CTTTATAAAACTATTTATATTTTTAATAAATAAAATACCTGGATAATAATTGAATTTTTTGAAAAAAATAAGTATAATCTTATTATGGTTTTTAGCAAATAACAAGCTATATGCTTGATTAAAAAAATATTTATAGGAGATTCTTTTTAATGAAAAAGAACACAACAGCTAAAAACACAACTAAGTCGGCTACACTCACAAGTGTTGTATCAAAGATTGTAAGCACAAAGAAATCAGGAAGTTCATTTACGCGTGATTCTTTCCTTTCTTCAGTTGCTAAGAAGATGCCAAATGCTAATCCGGACTCTGCTCTCCGCATTCTCCGTATGACAGGCAAGGCAACTTACAACCGTACTTCTGGCAAGTACACAATGGCTTAAGTTGGTTTTTAAGTCCTAAAAAAGAAAGCCGCTCTTTTGAGCGGCTTTTTTATTCATTAGCGTTCTGTTACCCAAAGTTTTGCATTTTCTGGAACTCTCATTCCAAGTAATCTATAACCTGGTTCATAAATCTGTCCGGCTTTATCAGTAATCATTGGAACTGTATTCATTCCATCTCTAACATACTGAACATTAAATCCACTATTTCTTAAAGATGTAACTAAAACAAGAGTTAGTTTATTTCCAGGAACACCATTTACTTCACCAATCTTTATGTAGTCTTTACCCATAAATCTCTCAACAAACATAACTTCTCCAGATTTTTGGTCAAATATAGGACAAACTGTAACACCTGACTCAAAAGTTAAAGCTTGATAATCTTTTCCATAGATATTAGCACTACAATATGCAAACTGGTCATAATCTACTTCAGGTTGGTCTTCACCTCCAAAATCCCATTTTAAGTTTTTATAGAAGTCATCCATTTCATTATCTAATGTTTGACTTGCTGCTTCTGCAGCTTGAACTTCTTGATTACCACTTTCTAGTTGATTTTCAACTGCTTCTGGAGAGTTTGCTAATTCCTCAACACCTTCTGTAGGTTCTGTATTAGTTGCTAAAGCATCATTATTGATTGGAGCAGCCGGAGCTTCTGGTAATTTTTCTTCAACTTGTGGTACCTGATTTGTTACAACTTCCTGAGCATTATTAGGCCTTAAAATAGCCATGTCTTTGTCAGTAATCATATGGCCCTTCTGAGTAATCTGGCCAACCATTGGATTTTCAGGGTCAAATGGATTTGTTTCAGGTTTAATTTCGCCTATGGCTGCTTTTGCATAATCAATATCAAATTGCTTTAATTCAATCTTTGTGCCATCATTTCTAATAATCCAATCACCAACTTTAGCATGAGCGATAGCATTATTTGTATTATCAACCTGTTTTGCAATAGTATCTGCTAATAAATCTGCATGTTCTGTCTCAACACCTGGGTTTTGTTCCAAATAAACTTTTTCTGCAGTTAATTCTTTAACTTGTTCATCATTTACAATTGCTTGTGCACCCTGTTGTAATTGAGCATCACCTTGTTGTAATTTAGAAGCATCTTCAGCAGAAAGTCCTGTACCACTAAATTGAGCTCCTAAAGCTGAAAGTCCAGATAATGCCATAGCAACACCACCCATAGCAGAAAGAACACCCATACCTTTTCCAAGTTTAGTTGATGAGTTTTTAGTAGTGTTTATACCATTCGCTGTAAGTTTTGCACCAGTCAATGTCTTACCAATTCCTGAAACTTTTGTTAAAACATCTCCAGATTGTCCTAAAATCTTACCAACAGCTGAGGCTCCCATAGCTGCACCTGCTACACCACCTAAAACATCTATTCCTGCTTTTACCACATGACCAGTAACAGCATCTTTTCTTGTGTTTCCAATACCATTTGCAATAGCACCTACACCAGCCATAGCTGTACCAACTGCTGCTAAAGGTGGACATGCAATACCAGCTAATCTAACAATACCACCTGCAGTAAGTAAAACTCTTCCTAATTTGCGATTAAAAATTTCAAACTTAGAGTTTCCAGTGGCATCAAATATAGGTTGAACTTCTTTTGCAGCTGCTGTGAATACAGCAACTTTATTAGCCAACTCTTCAAATGTTGCTCTAATTTCTTGTTCAGATGTTCTATTTAAGGCGCTTCTTGTATTATTTGCGAAATATTCTTTAGCATTTGCTTTTGCATTAGCATAAGCATTTTGAGCGCTAGTTTTAATCTGATTTCCAATTCTCTGAGCACCTTGCTTAATATTATCCCACCAACCTTCATATAAGAGTGACTCAAATAAAATAGAGTCTGCACAATAATTTATGCTCTCATCCATATCAATCATTGAGCTGACTGGACTTCTACTAGGTTGAACTTGAGGTTGTGGCTGTTCTTGCTGTACAGCTTGTTCTTTTTCTTGGTCGATGGCTTCAGCCTCTTGAGCAACTTCTTGCTCTTCTTGTTTTATCTCTTCTTTAGAAACGCCTGCTTCTACAGCAACTTGTTTTGCCATATTAGCAATCTTAAAATCTTTAGAAGTAACAAAACCATCAATTTTTGCTCTACCAAAAAGACCTGTATTTCTATCTACAATTTGAATTGCTTTTCTAAGCTGTTCGCTTGATAAATATGAATTAAGGTCTTCTAAAGCGGCTTTTAATTTAGCAATAGCCTCTTGTGCATTATTGATTTTTTGATTAGCTTTTGAACCTTCAAGATTTGCACCCATCTTGTCAGTTATGGCATTCATTTTATTTACAGCTTTTCCACGAGCGATAAGGTCTTTACCATTCTCAGAATTAGCAAGAGCAGCAGTGTTATTCTCTAATTCTTGTCTTTTTGCATTTAAAACAGTATTTTTCTTTTCAGCTTTATTCTGATTAAATTCTGTTACTTCATCTATTGTGGCTAAGGCAGCTCTAGCATCATTCATCTGAATAGTAAGCTTCTTAATTTGAGAAGCCATTGAACCAAATAGAGCTTTTTCAGATAAGTGTGAACGATAGAAATCTGCTTCTGTGTCATTGCAAGTTTCAAATAATTGACCAACTTTTGCATAATAAATCTGCTCTTGTAGTTTATTAGCTTCGGCACATTCTCCTAGGTGTTCTAAAATCCAATTAGCTTTGAAGAAATCACCTCTCGCTAAAGCAATATTAGCTTCTGTTAGTTTATTTTCTGGTAAATTAAAATATGATTCAAATAAAGTAGACTCTCTAATAGAGCCTGCATATTGTTCTTCATCTAAAAGTTGTTTTTCTAAAGTATCTACTGCTTTTTTAAATTCGGCATTAGTCTGATAAATACTTGTAGATTTATAAAATGCTATAGCTTGTTTTCCATTAGCTACCGCAGCATGTAAATTATTTATGTTTGCCATAAAATAATTAGTTACTAATTTAATTATGGATGATGAAGCATTAAACACTCAAAATAACTTAAATCTCTTAGCAGATGAAAATAACAATCCTATTCAATCTGGACTTGTACCTATTGATTCAAATACTCCAAATGTATCGTTAAAAGTTCCAGAAATTAAGGCTTTATTTACAGAAGGAAACTTTAATAATTGTGCAGCTCTTATGTCTTCTATTCAGCTTAAGTTTGACTCAGTAACTAGAACTATTGAGCCATTAATTGAGGTTGCACTTATTGAATTATTATCTTCTTCAGATAGATATGTTAGATCATTTGCAAATATAGTACCATCTTTTGATGATAATGGACAATTTGTAATTTCATTTAGCTTTAAGTTTACAGTTTCTGCATTTATTGTACAAGAAGTAGAATATAATGATGTTCTTACAGATAGCCAGTATATCTTAAATAAGATTAGACCTACTGGAGCAAACTTTACAAAATGTGAAATTGACTGTACTGAAGGAACTGTTACAGTAGAGGGTACTATTTAGTGATAGAATCAGGACAAAAAGTTAAAATAAAAAAGCTCTCAAAAGAGAGCTATTTATTGTATAAACAATATAAAAATGAATCACCTTTAATAGTGTGTCCTTGTCATCTTGAAGATAAAATTTTAAAAGTTTCTTTAATTGTTGATAAAAAAATTGCACTTTTAGAATTTAATGAATCTATAACAATAGCTTACACTAGCGATTTAGTTATTGCTGAAACTGTTCATCACCAAATTCCATAGGATTTCTATTAGCTACACCTGATGCCATTGCTTCAGCCTGAGCATTCTTAGAAAGAGTTCCTAAAACAAACTGATAATTTTTCCAACCTTCAATCAATCTAAAAATTGTGTCTTTTTCATTTTCACATTTAATTACATTTGCTTTAAGTTTTGCAAGCTCTGCCATATAACGCTTACGAACAATCATCTCAATTTCACGCTGAGTTGTAATTCCCTGCTTACCTAAAGAAAGCTGTTCCTGCTTTACCTGAACATAGAGGCTTGCATAGAAATTGTCATATTTCTCCTGTTCAAAATCATATTTAGAACGAGTTCTCTGATAAAGAGCTGTAAGCGCCAAAAGTGTAGACTCATATTCCATAAGAGATTTATTCAACTTATAAAAAGAAGGTGTTTCATCTCCACCAAAGAGAAGGTTATCTTGCATATTACTAATCTGTTTTTCAACAAACTTTAATAAATCCTCCTCAGCCTCAGTATAAGTTTTTTCTGCTACTTGAAATAAATCATCTGGTGTTCCTTCTTCAGTCTTAGGAATAATTACATTTTCTTCTAAAGGTTGGCTCGCAACTATTTTTCCTTCTTGTTCTAATTTCTTTTCAGATCTAGTCATATAAATTTTCCTTAAAAAAATATTTTTTAAATTTAATATTAACTGTTTTTTGTTATTTCCACTTATTACGTGACCAAAGGTCGGTGGCCTGGTCAACTACTTGAACGACAAAAAGTCGTGAAAGTGGTCATCTTTAAATATAATTTAACAGTGACCAGTTTCCAGACTTTTTAAATAAACTATTCAATAATTTCTACTAACTAACATATATGAGTAGTAATATTATTTTACCTAACGACAATAATGGAAATAAGATTATTAAACCAGGTGACCTCTTATTTCCTACAATTGATATGAATCAAATTCAGCAAGGACCTAACATTACTGAAAAAGATATGGGTAATGCAGGATTTAAAGACCCTAGAGCTGTCAATGACCTTAAATATATTATTAAAGATATTTTGTCTGGAGACCCAAAAGCTGCAAAAAGACCTGAATATACAAGCTTGGGTTATGAACAAATGAAGACCGCTATTAAGTGGCTTGAGCAGCAAGGATTAGATGATGCAACTTTACAACTTCTTCTTGAGAAACCATATCTTCTTACATTTAAGGATAAGCCTCCTACACCTGAAGAGTTTTTAACATCAAAATATATTGGTGCACAGGCCGAATCTGTTTGGTGGCCTGTAAAGAAAAACTTTTTACAATTCTTTGACCCACTAAAACCTTATCGTACAGCTGTATTAAATCCATCCATTGGATCAGGCAAGTCAACATTTACAATGCTTGCTCTGTTATATGTGGCTTGTCACTTTGCTCTTATGCGCGACCCTTGGAAATTCTTTGGAAAATCTCGTACAACAGTATTTATTATCGCTTTATGTGCGGTTACACAAGGTAAAGCTAAGGAAATTTATAATGAGCCATTGAGACAGTTAATTGAATCTGCGAGTTTCTGGCATTGGTGTCGTACTCACCAAGAAATGTTAAATGAAGAAAAACATCTACAAGAAAGTGATACTATTGAATATATTCCATGGACTACAGCTTGTGATGGTGTATTCCAAACTGGAAATGGATTAAACTGGAAAACAGCTTCAGGTGATGGTAACATTATTGGTTTGAACATTTTGGTTGGAGCTATGACTGAGATCAACTTCTTCTTGGAAGCTGGTAAAGGCTGGACTCCTGATAAAGTGTATCGTTTCTTCTCTAAATTAAAGGAACGTATTTCAAACCGTTTCCAGTCAAACTATTATGCACGTTTTATTCTCGACTCTTCTCCATCTTCATTAGATGACCCAATCCAAAACTGGATGACTTATGATGCTCCAGAAAATCCAAGTAATTATATTTGGCGTGGTTCTAGATGGAACTTATATCCAGAAGAATTCCCATCATTCTGTGATGTTGAAAACTTACATACATTAGATCAGAAAGTAACAGAACATCACAACTATGATGTTGCTTTTAGGTTGTATAAAGGTGGTAGTGGTAAACCTCCTATTGTTTGTGAGACTGAATCTGAAGCAAGTCAATTTGATAATGCTGATTTAATATGGTGTCCAAAAGAACAAGTAACAAAAAATGGTACTGCATCATTCTTAGGTAAAGCAAAAGAAAACCCATTGGATTTCTTAAAAGACTGGTGTGGCGAGCCTTCTGGTACTCCAGATAGATTATTCTATCGTGACGACTGGATTGAGGACTGTTTTGATAATGGACTTAAAAACTTATATGGCTCTATTGTAGCTTTAGCAGATGAGCAACCTGAGCACCTGATTTGGAATCAGATACAGAATCAATTCTTCTATAAAGTAATGAATAGATATTATTTTTATTATGAGCCAAATGTTCCTCGTGTAGTATCAGTCGACCAATCTAAATCTCGTGACTGTACTTGTATTTCAATGTCTCATGTTGAAAAAGATCCAAATAGAATTGATGAGCACACTAGATTGCCAATGACAATTTATGTAACTGACTTTACAATTGTGTTAGTGCCAAAAGGTGGACATATCAACTTGGATGCTATTAAATTTTTTATCTATGACTTGAAAAATTTAGGTGGTATAAATCTTAGACATGTTTCATTTGATGGATGGCAGTCGGATCCTGCAAGACAATTCTTAGCAAGAGCTGGAATAAATGTCGACTATGTTTCAGTTGATAAATTGCCAGAACCTTATTATACATTCTATGATTTGGTTACTCATGGAAGATGGGTTTGTGGTAAAAATATTTTCGTAAAAAATAATATGAAGTCATTACATGAAGTAAGACGTAAACAAACAGGTACTATTAAAATTGACCACTTTGAAGGCGATCTTGACTATGAATGGGAAAAAGGAAACTGGCAAAGTAATGTTGTTACTGGATATAACGCAAAAGATACAACTGATGCTATTACTGGAAATATTTGGTTAATGAACTTATATAATAATGAGTTTATTCCACAGAAATTCTTTTATAAAGATGCTCAACTAGAAAGAACAGTAGATAACATAGAAAAGAAGAATGCACAATTATTAAGTTCTATGAATTTAATTTAATAATTAAAGATGCTTTCTTTTGGTACCTCGAATTCCTCTCCTATAAAGAGAGGAATTTTTTCTTTATCAGCAAAAGCTTTAACTTTATTTAAATCCTTTTCATTTATTTTATTTTTAGTAAAGTGAAATAAGAGTTCAAACTTTATTGGATATTTATTTCTATAGTTAATTACTTTTAATATATTTTTAAATACAACACTAAAGTCCGCACCAGCTCTAATAGACTCTAATGATTTTTGAGATAGACCATCAAAATCGATTTCTAAGAAAATATGCTCACAAGTATCAACCAACTTTTGGAGTAAGTCTTCGGTAATCAGTGTTGCATTTGTTGTGATATTTATATTTTTACAATATTTATAAGTTTTCATAATATCTAAAACTTCATTTAGATAAATAAATCCTTCGCCCCAATCTGTGAGCCAAAGAGTTTTAAATTTATAATTTTTAAGTTTCTCTATAGTGTAGAAATATAATTGCTTTCTTTTTTCAGAGTCATGGTGACCACCATATCGAACATAACACATAGGACAATGTAAATTACATTCCCTACTAATAGCAACTCGTACTGTGCCTACTTCATAATTATTAGATTTCCATACATCTAAGCATGTTTTTCCTGGATTCATAACATAGCAATCTACCGGTTTAGTGAAAACTATTTTATTTAAATAATCATAAAAATCATTTTCTGGCAATTCATGAAAATCTTTATAACTAATCTCTCCTAATGATTGTCCAAGTCTATCATAACAACAATGGGCAATTTTAATTATGTCTTCTTTTTCATTATAAAAAATATCTAAATTCGTAACACAGTACATTTTTAAATTAGTTTTGAATTTATTCCTTATGATTGGTATAATCTATATGTAAAGATTATCATTAAAGAGGTAAAACTTATGGAAATGAATGAATTGTTTGAGAAGTTTGCTGGTGCTACTGATGACGTAGCAATCTATCTTTTTGGAAAGGCTCTTCAGGATGCTATTGACTCTAAGCTTGAAGCTATTAAGCCTAAGATTAATGCTCTTGATTGTGGCAAGTACACTGTAGATGGTGCAGATCGTCAAATTAACGTCATGATGAAAGAAAACTCAGTAATTTCTGCTGATGCAATTGCTGAACTTTCTGAAGCTGAACTTCGCAAATCTTATAAGCTTACTGAAACAGCCCTTAAGGATCTTGGCCGTAAGGACTTGATCAATAAGTATAAGACTACTTCAGAAGTTAAATCTTTCCGCGTTGAAAAACTTAAGTAAGAGTTTTTTAATCCTATAAAAATGCTCCCGAATGGGAGCATTTTTTATTTTAAAAGTTAATATTTTCCTTATGGAAACAAATATTACTCTCGCTAGACAGCCAGATTTTCTTGCTGAGAAGAGACTTTTAGCAGCACTTTATAAAAACAATAATTATCTAGATAATGAAAAAATAACAGAAGACTTATTTTCAACCGCCTCAACTAAGCATTTGTTTGAGGCAATGCAAAACTTAAAAAATAGAAATATTCCTTTTTCCCATGATACACTTTTACAGGAATATTCTATTCTTGACTTAAATGCATCTGATTATGTTGTTGATGTTGTTGTAAATGAAGACCCGGAAGATAAAACAAATTACAATAATATAAATGATATTCTTGACCAACTTTATGACTTCAAGAAAAGACGCCAAATCTCAGATAAACTTGAAAAAGCAAAACATATTGTAGACTCAACAGCAAGATTAACGGATGCTCAGAAAAATGAAATTTCAGAATTGATGGATGACTCTGAAATTCTTATGCAGAAAAATGAAGATCATAAGATTTCTGAAGTTATGGACTTTGATGCTTGGTTTAAGCTATATTCTCCTGAATATAAGAAACGCGAAAATGGTAAACAATATTATTTTAATAATTTTATTTTTGATAGTCTTGTTGAGACAGGTCCATTACCAGGCGAAATTGGAATTTTGGCTTCAGCATCCGGTTCTGGTAAATCTACCGTTTGTACAAACCTTATAAACTCTTTAATTGAAACAAAAGTTCCATGTATGTATTACTCACTTGAAATGAGTGCTATTTCTATTATGGATCGTCTTTTAGCAAAAAGACTTCAAATTAAATATAGAGACATCATCAATCCTTCGGAAGAAGATTTTGAAATGATTAGTGGCCTTATTGAACAAGAGAAAAATGAACTTATTCAGAATAATCTTTTTAGATTCTCAGAGGATTCCGCTCTTTCTCTTGCAACTTTAAGAAAACAAATTATGAAGTTTCAAGCTGAAATTGGTTCTAAATATTGTATTATTGTATTAGACCTTTTGTCTATGATTACTGATTTTACAAAATTTCAAAATGGTGCAAACTCTGCTTTTGGTATTGAAGTTGCAATCAATAAATTGAGTTCTATTGCAAAGGAATTAGGTGTGCATATTATCGGTGTGTTACAGATGAATCGTTCTAAAGAAGCAGCAGTAACACCTCATTGTGTTGATGACCTTATTCGCCTTAAACCATCTATCGCAGATATTAAAAATGCTGGTGCTTGGGTAGAACGTGGCCGTTATGTTATCACTTGCTTTAGACAAAAATATTATGCAGAGCGTTATCTTCCAAAAGAAGAATATGCCGACATGGAAGATAGAATCGAGATTTCACTTGTTAAGGTAAATAATGGAGAATTAGATACAATGGAAGCAATGTTCGTTGGAGAATATTTTGATGTTATTCCAATTGAACAACAAGGTGCGGACTTTGATTCGCAGGATGATGCATTTACTAATTAATAAATATGGCAGGAATAAGTTTTAGTTCTAATAACGCTCCAAAATCTGAAATTCAAAGAAAGTCTTTTACTCAGCGACTTTCTGCTATTTTTGGATGGCGTTCAATTGATAAAGAAAAAGCCACAACTGAATTTGAGAAAAACTCTGGACTTAGATTTGTAAAAGTAGATGTAGGAAATAGTGCATTTCAGATTAAGCATGCTGCATTAGGAAACGTTTTTAAAAATCAAAAACTTTCTTCAAATGTAAATCGTCTTTTTAATGCTTATTTGGATGAAACTGCTTTTACATATTCTAGCATTGAAGAAAGACAGAAACGTTTAAGTGAATTGCGTTTTGCTGTTTGTAATGACCCATTCCTCAAACGAACATGTCAACTTGTAGCGGATGAAGCAACTCAGCTTGATGATCAAGACCGTTTAATTACAGTTACAGCTGAAAATGTTTTATTTGCAAACAGATGTTATGAATTATTTGCTCAATGGGGTATCACACAGCAGCGTATCTCAGCAGTTTGTAAATCTCTTGAAATGTATGGTGAAGCTCTTTGGGCTCATCGTATTGGATATAAAGGAATAGAAAAAATTATTCCTCTTTCTGTTTTCTCACTTTCAGAACGTCTTGAGTTTAGTGCTCAACATATGTCTGAGGTTATGGCTCAATTAAAGAATGGTGATGGAATGAATAAATCTCGCCGTACTAAGATTGAGAAATTAATGGGTGAGATTAACAATGATAAAGAGTTTATCAATGGTTTAAATGAAGATTATGCCGACCAGTTTGATACAAAACTTTTAGGTTTTGAAATGGAAGGTGGTGAAGTAGTTCCTCCTTGGATTATTACACACTTCAGATACATGCCAGACGATAATGAATTTTTCCCTTATGGTTACCCACCATTGTTATTAGCATTACCAGAATTTAAGCAAGCATTTAGCCTTAAATTATTGCAAGGTCTTGCTCGTGAAAGTTCATTCCCAGTTCAGTTTTATCAGGTAAAGCAAACAGAAGGTGTAGGTGTTGAAACTGCCTTCGAGACAACAGATACTGTAAGACAAGAATATGAAAATATTGGTGTTACAGCAGCTTCAAACTCTATTGAAGTTTATACAGTAAACACAAAAATTTGGGCGCCAGAAGGTCTTCTTGATATGAAGATTTTTGAATCTAAGGTTGACTTTAACTTCATTGATGATATTGTAAATGCTGAAAAGAACGTAGCTATTGCAGCAGGTGTACCAATGCCTTATTTGACAGGTGGTATGGGTAGTAGCGAAAGTACTGTTCAGATTGCATCTGGTATTGCCTTGGCAGAACAGTATAAACCATTCGGTCGTCATGTTTACTCTATTCAGACATCATTCCTTGAGGAATTGGGAAAACTCATTCGTTTACATTTCGCTATCACAGGTGAATTTGATTATAATACTCCATTTGTATTATCAATGAGATTCCCTGCGGAAGAAGCTTCAGCTGATAAGCGTGAATCACGTGCAGCTTCTTTGGACATGACACAACAGATTATGGAACTTCTTCAAACTACATTAGGTCTTGAGGAAGGTGAAACATTACCAGAAGATGTTATCATTGATATTATGTCTAAGTATTCATTCTTAGATACAACTGATATTGAACGTTGGGTACGTCTTTCATCTATTGTTAAAAATTCTAGTGGTAAAAGTGGAGATAATGACAGCGACGATTTTGGTGATGGAGATATGGACTTTGGAGGTGATGACTCTGGAGGATTTGACTTAGGTGGCGACGACTTAGGTGGTGGAGATGATGATACGGGAGGAGATGAAGGTGGTGATGAAGCTCCAGAACCAGAAGCTCCAGAACCTGCTCAAGAGTCAGTTAATATAAATTCAGATCTTTATTATTTAAAGACTAAAAAGAAGTTGGCTGAAAAACGTCAAATAAGAGAAGCAAAACGTCTTACTGAAATAAGACATCTTTATGAAGCTGCCGGAAACCAGATTTATATGAAATTCTTAAAAGAAAATCATATGAAAGAATGGTCTAAACAAATCAGTAAGCATTCTGCTCTCCATGAAGTTTATGTTGCTCCAATTGATAAATATAATTCAATGTATGAGTCAATTAGAGTTTTAACAGGCCAAAATAGAAAGAAATTAAAGGAGAAAAAATGAGTAAAGGTATAGTAGTGATTAAGGCTGGTAAAAGACCAACATCAGGTAGTGTAGAAAGTATTATCACAGCTTCAAGTCACTTTGGAATTTCAGAAAAAGATATTCTTTCACTTGTTGAAAGTGGTGAAGGATTTGTTTTTGAAGGTGATACTTATTATTTCGATGAAGCTTTAGATGACTAAAGAAGAGTTTTTCGCTGATTGCGAATCAAATCTTGTTTTTGAAGATGATAATATTCATGTAACTATAGATGACCATGCTATTTGTCCATTTTGTGGAAATGAGATGAAATGGGAAGGTCATTTATTTTGTAATTGTAAAACTCAATTAGAATATTTTCAGAAAAAACAAGATATAGAAAGACAAATTAACTCTCTGAATAATGCTCTTAAAAATCTTAAGAGCATTTATATTAAAGATACTTATTCTTTTTTTGCAAAACATTTTCTATCACAGATAAATACTATGATAGATAATTTAGAAAAGGATAAGAATGATGTTGAAAATTTAATTAAGGAAGAAGAAAATGGCAGAAACAAAAATGGTGATAGTTGTTCGTAAAGACCTTAAAATGCCTCGTGGAAAAATTGCGGCACAAGCCAGCCATGCTGCAGTTGGAGCAGTAATGCAGTCGATTTTTGGTAAAAATCTTGAGGCATCTGATATAGATGGATATGAGATAAAGATAACACCATCGATGAATGATACAATGAAAGATTGGCTTTTAGGAGAATATACCAAAATCTGTGTATGTGTTGAATCTGAAGAAGAACTTTTAAGTATTTATGAAAAAGCACAAAAGAGTGGTTTAAATGTTTGTTTAATCACAGATAATGGTCATACTTGTTTTAATGGTGTTAAAACTAAAACTTGTCTTGCAATAGGGCCTTGCTTTTCAGCAGATGTAGATCCTATTACTAAAGACCTTAAATTATATAACTAATTTATTCCTTAGGCTGTTTTAAGTCTACCCATTCATCACCTAAAGCTTCGCGAATACATTCTTTTGTTTTTTGTACGGCAGGTGATGGATTTTTTATTTCGGCAATTCCATGTAATAATTTGTGACATCTTTTGCATAAAATTCTAAAGCGAGATGGATCTGTTATATCCATATAATCTTCTGCAGGAGTTTTTCCGTCTCTTTCCTGTGCTACAAATGCATGATGCAATACCATATTTTTACTAGCATATTTGTTGCCACAATATTCGCAAATATATCCACGTTCTTCTAATAATTTCTTTCTAAAATCTTTCCATTCATTTGTAGATCTAAAAGCAGATTTAGCTTCTGATAATTTTTTACGTTCTGCAATTTGTTTCTTTTTGAGTGCTGCTTTTTCTTTCTTAATTTTTAATTTTTCTGCAGCTCTTCTTTTCTTTTCTTCTTCAGTTAATTTTTGTGCCATGCTTAAATTAGTTTTAAAATAAAAAAGGAGCATTTAAGCTCCTCTTTACTTATTTATGTAATTCTTGATACCTTTTAGCTATTTCTTCATCTTTCTCATCAACAGTACCATCTCCATTTAAGTCACCTGGGCCATTAGCAACTTTTGCCATAGAGATAGCTTTTTGACCAGCAACATACAACATTATTGTTGTACCAAAGGCAACAGCTGCTTGTGATACTCCAAATTCTGCTCCACTACCATCTTTTAAAGTTTCTCCAGCAATTGTAGCAGCTAATAAAATACCACATAAAAGAATAACTCTACGTAATTTGCTAGGGTCTCCATAGTCAGCTTCACCTGAAACCATATGTGTTGACTCTAATGTAAATTGTGCTCTATCAATTCCAACATAAACTGAAACGATACCAACCCAAAGAGTTAAAAACTCTGGAATAGGTAAGTTTAATCCTGCGTTGATAAACTCTGCAAACTTAACATGGGCTTGTAGATATTTTGTTAAAGCTTCCGAACTATAAACCCAGCATGCAGCCATTTGAAGGCCTATAACTACTAAAGTTACAAAAAAGTATAGTCCAATCCAAAAACTAGTTTTCCAATAAAATCTCTCTTTCATGGAATAATTAGTTTTTAAAGGTTCTCAAGTTCCTCCAATTCGTGATAAGCTGCTGAAATTGATCTATAAAGAGCTGCACAAAGTGGTGTTCTTTCATCATCTTTATATTTTTCAAGTCTCATCATAAGAGCGCTCATATCAGAATATTCACCATCAGAAATTTCATAGGCATCAGTATCTAATCCATCATGTAAAATATTTAAGATATTCCAACCTCTGTCTTGAACTTCACCATCATTTTTAAGTTCTTCATACTGTTCTGAAATAGGTCTATGAATATCATTCAAGTTATCATCAATAAATAAATCAACTGAGTCTCTATCAAAACCATTTTCTTCTAATTCAGCAATAAATGAATCTTCATCATAAAGCTTTCCCCAAACTTCTTCATGATTTACATAATCTAAATCGGACATTCCAGCATTTTGAGCTGCTTGATGAATGGCCATTGCATGCCCAGGGTCATCATAAGCTTCGTCTCTAAAAGCTTCAAATCCACCAGCCTCAATTCTTGCTAAATCATCTTCTATTGACTCAGATAAATCCTCCATCTCAGGATCTTTATCATAATTTTCGCAATCTATACAAATATGAATTGTTCGTCCTTCCTTATCTGTTTTCTCAAGAGCTACTTCATCAGGAGCAATTCTATCTCCGCAGCAATCACAAATGAGATAATTGTCTTTTATTGACTCTATAATGTGCATTTTTATTCTCCTATTTAAGAAATTAGTTATATTTTTAACTATAATTCTTTAAAAAGTCTGGAAAGTGGTCACTGTTAAATTATATTTAAAGATGACCACTTTCCAGACTTTTTGCTGCGCTCCAAGTCCGAAAATTGGCTGACTGCAGCAGTGCTAGTCACATACTGAATAGAACTAATCAAAAATAGAACTAAATTTAAATATGGAAACTGAAAAATTAAACATAGAACAAATACAGAAAAAAGAAAATGATGCTTTAAGAGAATTTATTATCATGATTTGGATGACAAATCCAAAACGTGAAACTGTTAAAGTAATTCTAGATGATGGTCAGATTAAATTTTCATTAAAATATGATAGATTTTATCAAATCATGTTTGATACATTAACTGATCTTATTAAAGACTCATCTGTAATGGGAACTTTAAACTTTATAAAAGATTCATTAAGTACCTATGGTGGTATTTATTATTTGAATAAATCTAACAATGAATATCGCCAACTTACTAATACTCCTGGCATAGAACATTTAAGGCCTATTGATATTATGAACACTACAGTGGCCCAAGCTCAAGCTGAAAAAGAGTCAAAAATGACATTATTTGAAAAGTCTAAACAAGACTCTAAGCTATTTTTTGATAAGATTTTTGGACAAACTTTCCATCTTACTGGAACTACAAACTATCAGAAATTCTATGGACATGAATAATGGATTATAATTTTTGGAAAAAAACAGGACAAATAAAGCCATTTACCTCGGTCGAAGAGTTTAATAAATATTGTCAAGATATTGTATCAGATTCTTCATCTGTTCCAAATATAAAAGCTAATGCGGCTTTACATAAATCTAATATCAAAAAAGGATATTCAAAAGGTAATAAATATGACTCATTTGCAGAGTTTACTTTTTGTTCTTATATGGAACGAGTAAAGGGTTTCTTTGTTCAAAGAAATCAAAGAGATGTATTTTTACCTTATACTGATGAGACTGGAAAATCTAGAAAATATTATCCAGATTTTATAGTAAATGGGGCTTTCTATGAGGTAAAAGGTAGATTAAGACCTAAAGATGAACAAAAAATGAGACAACATCCAGAAGTAACCTTTGTTTTTCAAGATGAGATAAATGAAATGGCTAAAACTTTAGATAAAGATTTCCCTGGATGGCGTGGTGATTTTATTCAAACTAATTAAGACTAGCACATTTTATAGCTTGAGGAGAATTAACTAAATTAAGTTATGGAACAATATAACATGAAACCTGGACTAAAACTAATGTCACTAGGATTTAATTGTTATTTGACTCTTTTGGAAGAAAGAATAAGAGGACCATTTGATAATATGGTCTGCGATAGCATTAAGCATTTACAAGCAATTTTTAATAAAGAGTACCTAAATATTATATCAAATATAGATAATGTAAGATTTACACCTGGTGCAAAATACATAGATAGCTTAAACTTAGCCATCCTACATAATGAATATAATGAACATTTTTTAGAAAATCAAGCTAAAAGAGTGAAGAACTTTGAGGAGTTTATAGAAAAAGCAAAAACGCAAGATGACTATTATTTTATAGCTTATATTCTAAATGAAACAATTGCTGAAGATTGTAAGAACTTCTTAAAAAAAGAAGGCCTTTTTGAGAAAACAATTATTTTTTCTCATCACAAAAAGGTCTGTGACCTTTTTAAAAATTCTATATTTATAACACCACCAAATGGTAAGGCTTCATGGTCATTAGATATAATTAAACAACTCCTAAAATATTTTAATGACCACGGTTATAAGACAAAATGGTGGTGGGATTGGGATACAAGTAATCCGCCAAAGGATTGGAAAAATTTTAATTTAAATCCAAATCTTAATTATATGGCTTTAGGCTATAATCATTTTTTTAATTGTGTAACCTCTAGAGTAAGAGGGCCAGTAGATAACTTATTTTGTAAAGATGCTTGTTATATTTATAAGCTTTGTGATGAGTCATATTTAAAAATAGCTTTAGACGATGGGAATATTCGGAATTTACATGACTCTATATATTATATAAATGGCTTAAACTTAAATATAATTCATGATAAACCTGATACAAAATGGAAAAATCAACAAATAGAAAGATATGCTAATTTTAGAAAATTTATTAATAATCTTCAAAATCCTAATGATTATTATTTTTTATTATACATTATAGATGAAAAATATGTTTTTGAATATAAAAAAGCCCTTGAAGATAATGGTTTAATGAATAAAACAATTGTTTTTTCACATGAGAAAAAATACTTAGAGTTATTTAAAAACAGAGTCTTAATCAACATAGATTTTAAACTAGATACATCAAAAAATGAAGTAATCTGGTGGTGTCAACCTTTAGCAGATAAAATATACAAGTTTTTTCAGGCAAATGGTTTTACTGTTTAACAAGTTTTTTCTCACACTCTTCTAAGAAGTTATCAATTTCTGTTTTTATTTCTTCTTGAGTAATACCTTTTTCTTTCCAAGTTTTTGTGAATGTACAGTCATCACTAGAGATAGCAACAGCTATATTATCATAAGCAATAGTCATAAAAACTTCTAAGCCAGAATAGAAAAATTTTGCATTATTATTTTCAAGATGGAAACAACTAATTTTAGGGTTTGTGTCTCCAGTCCAATTAAGCATAAACATATTTTTAAACATAATAAAATTAGTTGAATAAAGTTAAAATCAAATAATGTACTAACTAATATATTAAGGAGATTATAATAATGATGCACTTAAGAGAAATCGTAGGTGACACACCTGACCAGATGCCTCAGACATCTGATAGAGTAATTAAACTTGATGAACAAGTTGTTACTCAGGAAGAGTTGGATAAAAGAATGCAGGATAAGTCAGTTCGTGTAACTGAAACAAGTCCAGATAATTATAAGACTCTTCAGCGTCTAAGAGGTTAACTTATTTTTTAGACGTTACTAAATAAATATACAAGACAATAATTTATTAAGTATAAGTTTTTAACCGAAATGGTTAATGACCGTGCAGAAAATATATGCTGCTTTTATTTCTATCGATATATAGAATTTTCATTAGAACTTTAATAAAAACGAACTACTGATGAATGTCTTAAAAAAATTTTAAAGGAGAAATAAAGAATACTATGAGTATGCAAGAAAAAATCAATGGTACATCTGATGCTAAACTCCGTGAGTCAGCAATGTTGAAGATGTATAAGAATGATAAAAACTTCCGTGCAGATAAACTTATCGAAGCTTGGTCGGAAGTACCTGAAATTGGTGCAGGTCTTAAAGACATGCCACTTGGAACAGCTCGTAACACAGCTATCAACCTTGACAGACAGTACAACTGGATGAACTCTTTGAAAGAGTCTCAGATGTCAACTGCTCTTAACAACTTTACACCAGAGAACATGCTTCGTCTTGTTCGTCTCGCAATGCCTAACATCATTCGTAACAAAGTTTTCTCAGACTTCGCTCTTGAGACAACAAAAGATACTATTCAGTACGTTCGTCCATTCTGGGCTAAGACTGCTAATGGTAACGATCTTAATGACCGTGATCCATCTTACACAGGTGGTGCAAATGATCCATCAGATCCATTCGAATATTCTAAGGGTGGTGACTTCAATGCTGATGATTTCCGTAAAGCACTTTACGAAGATACACGTGACCGTCCAAATGACGAGCTCGCTAACGGTATTGTTGAAGGTAACATCGGTGGTGAAGTAACAATCCACTTCCGCAAGATGGCTGCTGCTGACCTTGCTGGTATTTCTGGCGAGAATGCTGAACATGCTGCATTCCTTTCTGGAAAATGGGGTGCTAACGGTGCAAACTATGTTGATGGTTACACAATGATTTATGGTTACAACCCATCTGAAAGAAGAGCTTCTGAAAGAGCTGAACAGCATGTAATTGCTATGCAGGATAAGAGAAGTGGAGAATTCTTCGCTGCTCCTGGTTTCGAAGTAACATTGGTAAAACCTGTATTACTCCGTGACAAGTTCTTCAACAAGCTTGAAGCATACAATACTGGAAACGGAAACGTTATGCCAGGTTCAACTGCTGCTGCTAAGGCTATCAACGCAACTGTTGGTGACTTGGTTCTTGAAATCAAGACAACTGACGATGTAGCTAAGAAAGCTCCTTGGTATGTAGAAGGTGAAACAAGAATTGCTGGTTTCGCACGCTTCAATTCAGAAGGTGACTTCGAAGGTAACTACCTTGGTGAAGTTGAAATCCAGTTGGCAGACTACCAGTTCAAGCCACGCGCTACTGCAATTGGTGTATCTTGGTCACAGCTTACAGAAATTACTCTTGAAACATCTTATGGCCTTTCAGCTGAAGAGCTTCTTGTAACTTCTGCTTCACAGGAAATCCGTGCAGCTCTTGACTATCGTGCAATCCGTCTTGGATATGCTGTAGCTAAGACAAATGCTTCTATGAACCCTAACTATTACTACGTATTTGACGCAGCATATAACTCAGGTGATGGAAACGCTAATGCCGCTCGTGGTAAAGATGGTTATACAGACAATGCTCAGACAGTTCTCTCTGCATTCGATACTGTAGGAAACATCATTTACAATGAAATTAACCGTGGTGGTGTATCTCGCCTTGTTGCAGGTCCATCAGCATGTTCTTACCTTAAACTTAACAAACAGTGGTCTTCTGCTGGTAAACAGGCACAGTTCGGTGCTCACCAGGAAGGTACATTGGATGGCATGCCAGTATTTAAGGTACCTAATACAATCATTCCTGAGGATGAAATCCTTTGTGTATGGAAAGACGACCAGAACGAGACAGAAGTTTCTATCGCATTCGGTACATTGGTTCCATTCTTCTCAACAGGTATCATCCAGCGTAAAAACTTCTATAAAGAAGCAGGTATCGCTACATATGGCGATTATCACGTTCTTAACAGAAGATTCCTTGCTATTGTTAAACTTAGCAACCTCAAGGATATCGCTACACAGGGTGAAAGAGCATAAGCTTAATCGCTTAAGTGCTTAGTGGAAAGGAGCTCTTTGGAGCTCCTTTTATTTTTTAAAACTAATTTATTTATGTGTAATCAAGAAATAAAAGATGATTTTTTTATAAGATATGACCAGATTGACGATAAAATTTATTTAACTCATTGCTGTAGAATTGAGTCAAAAGCTTATTCATTAAAAGAATTAGAAGAACGTGGTCTTCAAAGTCTTATAGAAGAAACATCTAGTCTTGAACAGACTGTTAGACCAGGTAGTGAAAGCTTATGTAAAAAAACTTGTAAATATGCTTTACAACCTAAATCAATATTTATTCAAGCTATAGGACTATGTAATTTTCATTGTTTCCATTGCAGTTCTGGGCATGGGGATATTAAATGTACTTTACTTACAAAAAATCCTTTAAAAAATAAAAAAGTATTTTTTAATTTAATTGAGCATATTAAAAAATTAAATTATGATACATCTATTATAGTAGATGGATCTGGAGAAATTTTTATATATTATAATACTCTATTAGATACTCTAAAGAGTTTAAAAAATACAAATATAAAACAAATTACATTTGAAACTAATGCATCTCTTTTAAATGAAGAAAAAATAAATACACTAAAAAAATTATCCCAAGAAACAAGTGTTGAGTATTTATTTAGAGTATCAATTGATGGTATTTCTAAAGAAACTCATGAAAAAGTTAGACCAACTGCGAATTATAATCAGTTAATAAAAGTATTTAAAATTCTTTCTGAGACATTTAATACTACTATTAATTTTACTATAAAGCGTCCAAATGTAATGGATACACCTAAAGCAGAAGAATATTTTAAAAACTTATTCCCAAAAGCAAATTTATTTATTGAATATGATTTTTTTGACAGTGACTTTTTGAAAGAGCAATTAAATGACGAAGAAGGAAAATATAGCTGTTTATTTATTCCTAGACTTCAAAATTAAAACTAATTTATTTAATGAAAAATAATAATGGAGAAATTGCTCAAGACTGTGGGTTTTTATCAACTTTAAGTTGTTGTTTATGTAGACCTAATAAGGTTATGCTTAGGCCATGTTGTTTTATACCCTTTCCTAAATGTAGTATTTTATCTTTAGATGATTTTTTTAATAAAACGTTTAAAGAATTGAGTGACTTAAGGCCATTCAATAAAGATGCTATTGACTGTAAATTTAAATGTAATTTAAAGCCAGTTGATACCTTAGAAATAAATTTTTTATACAAATGCAATCTTAAATGCCATCACTGCATATCTGAAGCACCTTTAAATAAAGAAGACGTGAATATAACAAAGAATTATATATTAAAAATATTTGATAAGATAATAAATGAGGGTTATCATTTTAATAAAATTCATTTAGATGGATCTGGAGAGATATTCATAATATATAAAGACTTAAAAGAATACTTAAAAAAGTTGTCTAAAGATATAGTTAATGAGATAATGTTTGCAACTAATGCAACTTTGCTTACGGAAGACATAATTAAGGAATTATGTGAGATAAGTGAATCTACAGGAGTTAAATTTTCATTTGATATATCTTTAGATGGAATCACGAAAGAAACATTTGAGGCAACTCGAGTAGGTGCTTCATTTGAAAAAGTTATAAACAATATTAAAAATTTAAGACCTCATTTTGAATATATGCTTTCATTTACAGCAAAACGACCAAATATTACAGATAATCCTCATGATGTTATTTCTTTCTTTAAAGAACTAGGAGCAATATATCCAACCATAAGATATGATGCCTTAGATGAAAATATTAAACAAGAATATATGGAAAAATACCGTAACTTATTATCTTGCTAAGTTAATATTTTTTAAATGGAGATTTTTTATGGCTTGTAAAGAACAGCATGATTTACAAATATTATATTATGACCACGATTTTGCTGAAGAAAAGTTTTCTATACAAATGTGTAGATGTTGTTTTCTTAAGCCCCAAGCTATATTGTCATTAAAACAGTATAATGAGATTGATCCTATAGATTATATAGAATCTCATGATAATTCTAGAAAAGAATTTGTCCCAGCATGGGAAGGACATTGTGACCTAAAATGTAATTTAAACTCAAAAGTTAAAACTGTTTTATTAGGTTTATCTTATGCTTGTAATTTAAATTGCTATCATTGTTTTCATGATATTCATAAAGATTTACCTTTATTAAAAGAAACTTATATCAATACCCTTTATAAATTAAAGGGTCATAATTTGGATGAAATCTCTCCAACAACAGCTGGAGAAGAATTTATTTATTATAATGAGATTAGAGACTGGTTAAAGACATTAACTCCAAAAGATGTTAAAAAGATTAAGCATCAAACTAATCTCACTCTTTTAAATAGAGAAAAGATTTTAGAATTAAAACAAATTTCAGATGAAACAAAGGTAAAATATTTCTTTATGCCATCTATTGATGGCATAACTAAAGAGACATATGAGTCAACCCGTATTGGTGGAACATTTGAGGTTGTTATGCAGAATCTTAAAGACCTAGTTGATATTTTTGAACCACAAAATGTAAAGCCTTCTTTTACAATTAAGAAAACTAATGTTTCAGATATCCAAAATATTATTAGCTTCTTTAGAAATAATTTTGGAGTAGAAGTTGACATTGGCGCAGATGTTTATGATGAATTTTGTAGAACAGTTCAGCCAGCTGCTTATGAGGAATGTAAATAATGGAAGTATGCCCACAAGATAAAAGAGTTAGCCTTGAAATTAGATTTGATGATGATGGAAAAGTAAGTTTAGCGAGGTGCTGTTTTTTATATGCTTTTAGTCATCTCACTTTAGAGGAATATGGAAAGATTAAAGATATTATCGATTATGCAGAAAACTCTAAAATAAATTATGCAAAAAGTTCAAATATCTGTGTAGCTAAATGTTATCTCGAAAAAAGAATTAAACAAGTAGATGTCGGTATTTCTCATGCATGTAATATGCATTGTATGAATTGTTTTTTTAAAGAGCATAAAGACACACCTGAAATGAAGAAGGCCTATTTTGATACTCTTTATAAAATTAAAGGCCATCAATTAGACACTATTATGATGAATAATGGTGGAGAAGTTTTTGTTTATTATGATGAAATAATTGAATATCTTAAGTCTCTTACTCCGAATGATACTCGTCAGGTAACTTTTGTAACAAATTTAGTTTTATTAAATGAGGAAAGATTTAAGGAACTAAAACAAATCAGCGAGGACACAGGAGTTACTTATTTCTTTTTGCCTTCTGTAGATGGTATTAAAAAAGAATCATATGAGGCGATTCGTTTAGGTGGTAAGTTTGAAAAAATTACAGAAAATCTTCATTTATTAGCAGATGTTTTTGGTCCTCAACAAGCAGTAATTCTTTATACTATTAAAAAGCCAAATATAGACGAGACTGAAAATGTCGAAAAATATTTTATGGACACTTTCGGAATTAGATGTTCTATATCATTTGACGTTTATGATAAAGAGTGCGAAGAAAAATATAATTCCATTTTTAGAAAGAATTATACGAAAGAAGAAAAAGAAGTTTCTTCTTCTAAAGAAGAAAAATTTAAGTTTATAGATTCTGGAAAAGCTATTGTGTATCCTCTCTCTATTATTTTAAATAAAAATCCTAAAGAACAGAATGTCAAGAAATTTGCAAATACCAATTTTAACATTTATATTTTAACTAAAAGATGTCCAAAATGGATTAAAAAATATATGAATGTTTTTTTTATAAAGACACCTAAAAAACAGGTTTACTTTAATATGAATCTTAAAATTTTTACGCCATATATTTTAATGGTTGATGATTTGTCAAAATTAAATATAGAGTGTCCATCAATTCTTGAATACTTTTTATCAAAAACAAATCGTGATCTTATAAAGCTTAATAATATTGTTAAACAAGATAAGTCATTTATTACAAAAAGTGGTTCATTTTTTAGTTATAATCTAATTATTAAAACCGACTTTTTTAGAAAAAATTTCTATAATCTTAATTTAAGAAAAAGTTTAATAAAAAACTTTAAGAATAAGGATAAAATAGAGGTGGAAATTCCAGAAAAAGTTGCTTTTTTGTCTGATAAAAAATTATATAAGGAATTTTACTAATGGAATTTTGTTCGCAGTTAGATAGGTCTATGCTAGAACTTTCAGTTTTTTCAAAAGGAAGCGTTTCATTTTCTAGATGTTCCTACTTGAAAAGTTTAGCATACCTAAAATATGATGAAGTTAAAAATATTGACATTTTTAATTATGATTACATTGATAATGCTTGTAAAAAGAGTTCTACATTATGCTCTGTAAAATGTAATCAACTTTCTAATAAATTTGAAAATATTAAAATTGGCATTTCAAGAGCTTGTAATTTTAACTGTTATCATTGTTTTAATAAAGAACATAAAGACAATTCTCAAGATAAGGAAATCTATTTTTATCTTTTACATGAGGTAAAAGGTCATCATTTAAATGCCTTAATTTTAGGTCATCAAGGAGAAGTTTTTGTTTATTATGATGAAATATTAAATTATTTAAAAACTTTAACAGTAGCTGATTTTAAACAAATCATTTTTCAAACAAATTTAAGTTTATTAAGTGAGTCTCGCATAAAAGAATTAAAAGATGTTTCAGCATCAACAGGCATAGACTATGTATTTTTACCATCTATAAATGGTATTACTGAAAAAACTTTTAAGGCTGTTACAAACAGTAATAATTTTAATTTTGTAATAGATAATTTAAAATTATTATTAACTTATTTTGGACAAAAAAATACAAAAGTTACTTTCACTATAAAAGAACCAAATATAGATGATTTGCCTAATGTAAATACATTTTTTAAGAACTTAGGAATAGTTTTTTTAAATATAAATTATGATATGTATGATACTCGTTGTAAAGATCTTTATTTAGCATTTTTAAATAATGGTCAGTTTAAATGTATTTATGATACTTCATGTTTGGAAAACACTATTAAAAGTCCTTATTTACTTAAATATAAGAAAAAGTCTGAAACAGATGATGGTGAAAAATTTCTTCTCTTAAAGGAATATAAAAAATCGCATCAAAATTCATCAATAAATGAAATTGTTACTACACCTAAAGAACAGCCAGTCGAAAAAGTTTTGATCGACCCAAACTATGAAGGCCTTTTCACTATAGGTATTACTTGCCATAAAGAGCAAACACTTTCTCCAAGTTTGATTAATCTTATTACATCTAGTAATAATATAAAATTTCTCATATCAAATGATGCCGGAAAAAATTATAATAAAGGTTTGAAGACTTTATTAAAAGATAATCCTAATGTTCAATTTATTTATGCTCAACCTGGTATAGAGAATAATAGACAAAACATTTTATCCCATACTTTTAGTAAGTATTTATACATTGTAGATTATGATGATGAAATAAAAATTGATGAGTCTAAATTGCTCACATTCTTAGAAAAATGTAATGACGAAGTTATTATGGTAAATCCTTATGAGGATGGATCACAACCAGATTATATTTATCATAGTGATACTCAATTCTTTGTTGTTACTTGGGCTCAAATTTTTAGTACAAACTTTATAAGACAGGTTGGTGGATATATTCAAACTTGGAACTTTTATCATGAAGAATTTGGTACTAACGCTAATATTTTGGCAAATATTTATTCTAGAAATATTGAATATCATGTGAGTCATATAAATGATAAAAATATTATTTATTACAATCATTTACTTTCTGACAGTATTGGCCATAATAGTATGCTTAAAAGAAGATTTAAGGAAATTTATAATTTCGTGAAAAAAATACCAAAGAATGATAATATTACTTATAAAAAAGTTTTTCTAGAAATTTTTAAGGAAAGATTATCATTGATGGGCCTTTCTGAAAAAAATTATGATCAGATAAATAGATTGATTATAAAACTTATAAGGAAGTTATAGAATGAAGTTTAATGTTGCTATTCCAAAACATGCTTTAAATATAATAAAACAAGAATTTCCTCATGATAATATTATCATTTTTGATAAATCTTTATTTGAAGAATATTTTCCAGTTGATGATAATTTTAATTTCAATGAAGAACAACTTATGCTTTTAAGATTTATTCTTATTAAAAAATATAAGAATTTAATTTTTATCGACTATCCTAATATAACGATAAAGCCAGGTCTTCGAGAAGAAATAGTACAACTTAGTAAAACCAAAGATCAGTTTATTTATTTTAATGAAAAATATGATTTCTTTTATTCTAAATCATGCTTACCTGAAATAGAAGATGCTTTATTTAAGGTTGAAAACTTAAAAAGCCTATTGAGTATAAATAACTTTTCTTTATTTATGATCCCAAATACTAGAGAGTATAATTTTGAAAATATTCTTTTTTATGGTGGCCTTAAATATTATATTGAGTTTTTCTTAAGATCAGAAAAAATTCTTCTTTTAAATTTAAATAAAACGCCTTTTGATTATAAAAAATATAGAAAACTGATTGAAGATGGAGTCTTTTTGTTAGGTTATAATGCTCTTCAATTTGAGACTGGAACTCCATATAATTCTAATAATTTATTACTTATTGATTTTGATGTTGATAAGTTACCTATAAGATATGACCTTATAAAGATATATAAAAATATTGAAACTGAAAAAATGTATGTTGGATATTTTTCAGAAATAACTTGTAAAGGAGTTTTATGAAAAAAATAATTGAGAAAGAGGAATTTTCTAAAAAACTATCAAAATATCCTGATGAAATTATAAAATTATTTTCTCATTTAATGAATGCTAATATTTATTTTTTTATAAATAAGGATAAGCTTGTTGTATTTAATGCTTATGGCACTCCTTCAAAACTTTATTCCACCAAAAGTAAGGTATTTACAAAAATAATAAAAAATAAAAGGCTAACATTTAATGATTTCAAAGAATTAAAATCTAAATTAGAAGAATTTGAAGTTAATTCATTTACTTTTCTTAGTAGAAAAGACTTTATTCAGAAACTAGAACCTAAAAATAAAATTACTGAGCTAAAAATTAATATAAGCAATTATTGTACACTAAATTGTGATTATTGCTTTCAAAAAGAAAAAAATACTAAGAGACTTACTTTTGAACAATGTAAAGAACATATTGATTCTTTTATGGAAACTTACAAATGTCAAAGTTTTTTATTGACTTTAGCCATGACCTCAGAGCCATTTTTAGATTTTGAGTTGATAAAACAGATATATAAATATGTTCAAGAAAAGTGTCTTGATAAATTAAAGGCTTCTACAACTAAACAAGATATTTATTCTTTTTTAGGAATATCTTCAGATGAAGAATATTTAAAGATATTAAATCAACGAGATTATTATAAGTCTAGTTTTAAAAACATGGATAAAAGATTTATAAGTGATTCTTTAGAAAAAGATTTAATAAATATTGATTTTATATCAGATGAAAATGAAATACAAAGAATAAATAAAGAAGTTATTTATACGTCATTATCAGCTTCTAAAGATTTATATTATTTATGTTTGTGTACAAATGGAACAATTCGACCTTCTAAAGAAGACTTAGCATTTATTAAAAAGCTTTATTCATATGGACCTTTAAACTTAAGTTTTGATGGTGATTTTAAAGGAAATTCTCATAGAAAATATCCAAATGGAAAGCCATCCTATAATGATGTTTTAGAGAATATTCATTTTTTCCAAAAAAATGGCATAAAGTTAAAAATAAATTGTACTATTACTGAGGATAATAATGATTTTTTAAAACTAATAAAGTTTTTTCATAAAAATAATATTACAGATTTTAAGTTTAATCTCAAAAAAGGCGTATATTCAAAAAATCTTCTTAAAAATATAAGGAAATTCTATAAAGCTTATTATACCCATAAGATTGATTCTCTTTATGGTTTTGAAAAATTTGGAAGTAATATTCATAAAGATTTTATTTATCTTATAAACTGTGAAGATTGTAATAGAAAATGTATTGGCTTTGATAATAAAGAATATTATTGCGATTATTTCATCGGCAATAACTTAAATCTTCCTAAATCTGGAGTAAATGTTTTACGAAGAAATAAATGTACAAATTGTCCTTTTGCTTTAATCTGTGGTGGAACTTGTCAAGCAATCACAAGGTCAACAAATATAGATGAAAAATCATGTGAAGTAAGACAAGAGATATTTAAACAGATTGTTTATTTCACAAGTTAATATTAAACTAAATAATTTATCTATGGAGAAAATTACATGAAACTTATTTTAGGAACAGTTGGTTCGCCTAATACGAAGTACGAAGATTTAGAAAAAATTTTCGATACAGTGTATGATCATTATGGAAAAGAAACTATTATTGATACTGGCCATGGTTATATGAAAAAAGATGATGAAAATAATGCTGAAACATATATTGGCCGTTGGATTAAGGAAAGAGGTCTTACTCCAGAAAAAGATATTAAAGTTATCGATAAAGTTGGACTTTGGTATAATGAGAATAAAGATGGAGAGAGAAAAATTCAAGATCCATCTGAAATTTTAGATGAAATTTATCAGCGTCTTGGATTTATGCCTGAAACAATTTTAATTCATGCTTTGAAAGATTCACAGTCAATCTCAGATGAACGCTATTTGGAGTTAGCTCAGCTTATTGAAGACACAGCTGACATTAAAGAATCTGGCTTTAGTGCTCACATGGAATTTGAGCCTCTTATTATGTGGCTTCAGAAACTTAAAGAATTTTCAAAACAGAAATATGCTATGCTTCCTTATTCAGTATTAAGTGATATTCCTAATATTTGGCATGATGAACAAGGAAAACATTTTAGCCAGAATAAAAATATTTATGGCATAGATGTTTGGCCAAATTGTACAAAAGAAGGTTTTAAGGTTGCCAAAGATTTAGGCTATGATACAATTATTATGATGCCTCGCGAACAAGGAAAGATTACACAAATCAGCTATGCTCCTCTTTGGCAGAATTGGTGTTTTAGATATGCTTGTATGAATGAACATGCGGATTATATAGCAGAGTCATCTTTAAATCCAGTGCATATTAAAGAAGATATTGCCATTGCAGAAGGCGAATGGTATCATCAAACAAATCGTGAAGGTTTAAGAGACAAAATTATTGCTGAGTCAGAAGAACTTGGAAATTGGTAAGGAGAATATAGAATGGCAGAAATTAGTATTATAGCATATGGTGATGGCGTTTGTTTAAATGACCACGATAGAAATCCTTACGGAAATGAAAAATATGGTCTTTGTGCTTATTGTTCAGGCTCTAATAACTGGAATAAATCAAATGCGGTTGCTTCTCAGATTAAAGAATGGGCTGATTGGGATAAATTGGAAAAATCTCTAGAAGAAAATCCTCTTATTCAAAAAGCGATTAAAAATAAAGAAATTATTACTTGGAATCTTTGGGGTGCAAACCCTGATACTCCTATTCCAATTGCAGATGGATTAGATAGTCCTTTAGAAAGATCTCAAGCAATCATAGATTTCTGTGAAGATTTTTCTGGTAGGCATGACATTTTTAGACAGTATTTCGTTTCTACTAATGGATTTTGGCTTACAGATAAAAGAGTTCAAGATTTTTATACAAAAAATCCTAAAATGCATCTTCAATTATCTTATGATGGTCTTGGTAATTATGTAAGACAAGGTCCATTTGACCCACTTTGGGATAAAGAAACCGGTCCTATTTTAGCTGATTTTGCAAAAAAAGGCATTTTTGACTTAATAAATATTACAATGACTCGTCAAAATAATTCTTTATTGGCAAACGTTGCCCTCATAAATAAATGGAGATCTGATAATGGGCTTATGAACCTTGAACATTTTAGTGTTAAGACAAATCATATTAATGATAGTCCATATTGTGATCATTGGAATTTTAAAGGTAAATCATTAAATACTTACATTAATGAACTTGAGCGTTTGTTTATTATGACAAAATATGGAAATATTTCTTCCAACCCATATTGGAAACCATATACTGATTATTTTATGAATCAACTGGTTAGATGGGACCCTTATTCTGGAGATAACTCATGTGGAATGTATTCTATTTTTGTTAATGGGCAAGATCCAAATGACCCTATTAAACATAGGTCTCAGAATTATAACTGGTCTATTAATACTTTAGGAGAATATGTTGTTTGTCAATTGATTGATAAACCAACTGACGTGCCAAATCCACATTTAACTCGTCCAGCTATGTGTGAGAAATGTGAATATGGTTGGATGAATGAATGCCATCCTTGTCCAGACAATGTTAATAATCCAGACTGTCAGTATAAAAAAGAATATGCTCGTTTGATGCTTCGTATGAAACTTATGAATGACATTATTCAAGTAGGTGGGCAGCATCAATGTAATTGCTCAAATAAATAATACTAATTAAATTATGGAAATGCATAAATCATCCTTTGAAGTTCCTTCAAAGGATTATAAAAAACAAATTACTAATGGAATATATTCTCTAAAAGTTGAGGCTGGTTCTCTTAATATTGTTGATGCTCTTAAAAGCTTTATTGATTATGATAAAGTAGCCATTGTTACTAGGCATAGTATAAGAGGTGAAGATTATTCTGCTTCAGGACCATTAACTGATTTAGGAAAAACTGCAGCAGAAAATATTGGTAAGCAATTAAAAGCTGAATTTGGTGAAAGGTCTATTGCATTATATTCAACTGATACTGTAAGAACTAGAGATACAGCATCTCTTATAAATAAAGGTTGGAACGATGCTGAGACTTCCGAGATTGATACCTCAAAAGATATTATTAATGGAGGTTATTTTGAAGTTTCTGGTTCATGGCCAGAAATTACTGAAAGTGTACAAACTCCAGAATTTAAAAATAAAGTTGAAACATGGAAATCTAATTTTATAAGTGAAATGCCTGATGGCTTATCATGGTGGGTAAGCCATGACTCATTATTAGTTCCACTTGTTTATAATATTTCTGATTTTAATCCTGAGAAATATAAACAGCTTTATAAGTTTGAATATTTACCATGGGTTTCACCTTTATCTGGAATTATTATTGCCATTAAAAACAATGATATTCAGATTAAGGTTATTAGCTGTTTAGAAACAGGTTTTATTAGTAGTAATGACTATAATCATGACTATACAGAAGATGTTGAAAATCCAGAAGAATTACGCAAAAAAAATTTAGTAGCAACAACATTTACTCATCCAAAAGTTGATAATACTTATAAGTCAAAACCAGATTTATCTTATATATTTGATCAATCTGATACAAATAGTAATCCACTTTATTGTGATTCCACTTATGCAGGTTGTGGTCAATGTGTATCTTGCCAGAATTGCGATAATGGATGTCAAACATCTTGTCAAGGGTGTGATGGATGTAACTCTTGTCAAACATGCTTCTCATGTCAAGCAAAGTGTCAGACTGAAGGATATTCTTGGACAGTATATAAAGAAAAAATTACTGAATGTACATCATGTGTATCTTGTCGAGATTGTGTAGGTGGTTATACTAAAAAATACGTCACTGATTGTAATCCTTGTAATTCATGCTATGGTCAACAACAAGTTAAAACTTGGTCTCAGTGTTCTGGATGTCAATGGGGATGTACAGGCTGTAACTTATGCAATGGCTGTAATGATGGTTGTACTTCTAATGGCCAAGGCTGTTCTTCTTGCCATAATAGTTGTACAGGTTGTAGAGCTTGTTATGGCTGTCGTTCTGGATGTACAGCAGGAACAAGTCATACCCAGTCTTGTTCATATTATTATTCTGGTGGATGTAGTCCTTGTAATTCTTGTGATCAATGTACTTCTTGTAATTCTTGTACTGGAAATTGTTGGGGATGTGATGGGTGTACAACTTGTACAGCATGTCAAAGTTGTGCTAGTTGTCAAACTTGTACAGCTTCTTGTCAGTCTACCTGCTATAATGGTTGTATAAGTTGTAATTCTCAGACAACTGTAACAGAATGGAGATGTGATGGTTGTACTCAAGAACAACCTGTTACAAGATGTGTTCCAGGATGCGAAACTACTTGTTATGCCGGATGTACAAATACATATGATAATAGATGGAAAAGATATAATTGTTCAGATAAATGTATGACTTGTGTGGGTATCGATGCTTATGCATGTACTTCTTGTTATCAAAAAAATTATGATGTGGAGTATAAATAAATGGAATTACTAAAAGATGAACAAATAACCTTAAATATAGATGGTTTCGTTATTTCACAGAACCTTCATAATAAAGCCACAGCAACAAGTTTATTTGGTATTACTAATAAAGATAACTTAAATATAGGCCATGACGATAGAACATGGGTTTTAGAGAAAGATATTATTTGTGATACTTGTAATAGATGTGTAGGATGCCAAACTTGCGTAAGCTGTAATAACTGTGTTGATACAGTAGGATGTAATAATAATTGTCAAGGATGCACTGGAAGTTGTACAGGCTGTGCTAGTGGCTGCTATGATACTTGCTTTGGTGATTGTTATACCTGTCAAGATTGCCAAGCAGGATGTACTTCTTGTAATGCTTGTACAGCAGGATGCGATGGTGGATGTCAGACAGAATGTTATGTCTGTGTAAGTTGCGATGGCTGTGTCGGCTGTAATGGTGATTGCGTTGGTTGTTTTAATGGATGTCAGGAATCTTGTCAAAACTGTACTGGCTGCGCTAGCTGTACTGCTTGTGTATCTTGTCAAACAGGCTGTCAAACAGGTTGCCATGATAATTGTCTAGGAGGATGTACTACTAGTACTACTGGTGCTTGTACCACAATATGTCAAACACACTGTCAAACTTGTACAGGATGTGATAATAGCTGCCATGGTGGATGTACATTATGTAATGGCTGTACAAGTGGATGTACTACTAGCTGCCATATAGGTTGTCAAACAGGTTGTACAACTGCATGCCAGATGTGTACGGGTGATTCTTGCGCTAATTGCAATAGTTGTAATAGCTGTACAAGCTATAATGGTGGTTGTCCTTCTGGATATACTATATGTAGTCCTTGTGTAGGAACATATAGCTGTGGTAGTAGCCAAGGTTCAGCATGTTCACCATGTTATGGATCTAATCACGGTGGTCAAGATACCCCAGAAGATCCAGGGGAAGAACCAAAACAAAAAGAAGTAGACATTAATTGCTTAAACAGAGCCACAGGTGGAACTGAAGCAGGACTAAATACAGGTTGTCAAACAGCACCATATAATGCAGCAGATATAAAAGAGCCACCAGAGTATAAAGGCCCACCAGCTTGGAATCAATTATCAGATCACGATAAAGTAGATAAATATAAAGAGCTTGGATATAAAGTAAATATTAAAGATACACCTGAAGATATTACTGGTATGGAGCTTAAAGCGCTTGAAGACCTATTCCCAGGAGCAGACCATGTTCAAACTGAATGGGACGAAGAAAGTGGAACCTTTACGGAATATGTGTATGATGAGGAAGGTAATTTATTAGGAACTGCTAAATCAAAAGATCGAGGTGAATCATTTGAAGCTGAGTCGGTGCCTAATAAAAAAGGTAATAAAAAGAAAACTACAGGCATTAAAGTAAACAAAGGTGCAAAACCCCCTACAACTGATATGTCTAAAAAGCACACTAAAGAATATGATAGTGAAGGTAAACCAACAGGAAAAGAAACAGCAGCTGATGGATCAACAGAAGTTGAAAACCCAGAAACAGGAGAAAAAGTAAATACTGGTCCTCAACCAGCTGGTTGTTAAAATAAAAAAGAGAGGTCTTATGACCTCTCTTTTTTATTATTTTTCCATAAACTTATTACGTTCTATTTTAACATCCAAATCAGATGTTACCAATTCATAATCTTCAGTAATTCTCCAAATATTTTTCATAAAATCTATTACATTATTTCCACCAAGACCTCCAACCCAAACATCTGGAAGATGGCCAATACCTTCTGAGAAATTTGAGTCAGGAATAAAATCTCTAGTAGAGAGTACCAAACTGAATTTATCTTTTTCAAAAACTATTTGTTTTGGGTCAATTCCTTCTAATAAACCATTTGTATTACTACCAATATAAATAGTTCTTTTATCATCTTTAAGAGCATAAATAAGACGTTCAGCAGCAGAACCAGTATTGTCAATAAGAACTATAATTTTCTTATATTTTGATTTTTTTATCTTTTCAGCAAAAGCTAATGCTGGATTTACTTTACCACCAGGGGCATTTAAGAGGTCGATTATCAAATATTCTTTTTTTGGAAGAGATAACTTATCAAATGTATCATTTTTAATATGACTATTAAGTTTAATTACATAGGATTTTTTTGTTTCTAATATTGAAATTCCTTTACTAATTTCTTCCATTCCTACAAAATTTAATTTTGCGCCGGAATTACCATTCATCCAATCATCACCTTTCCAATTAAACCAACTCCACTCACCAACTCTCCAATCTTTTTCACCATTACTTGGATAATAAAACATAGTTTCATTTTCAACATAACCTTTTTTCAACAATTCATCTTTTGTGCCATATTCATTTGAAAACTTTACCCATTTGCGATAACTTGGAGACTCAAGCCATTTTCCATTCTCATCTTTAATACTCAAACCATGATGATTATCAAGTGGCAACCAACCTTTCTCATCATTTGGTCTAAAAAATGACTCAATATATTCAAACATCTCACCATCAATTTTCATATTATCCAACTGATGAACATCAAAACCTCTCTCCACCATCTCAGGATAAAAAACATAATCAACCAAAGCTAACTCAATCTTTTTAATATCCTCATCAATATCATCTCTAATTACAGGATGAAGGAGGTCTTCTCCACAAACATTAAAAAGTGCGAAAATTACAAAAAATAAACTAATAATAAATTTCTTCATATCTATTACCTCTATATAGAATATACTTATTATATTAAATTTATTCAAAAAATACTAAATTTTAATATGGAAACAAAATACTTAGATGTTCATATTATTTATAGTGATAAAGATAAAAAATATTTACCGAAATTGTTACAACAATACAAAAAATTTAAAATCGAAAATTCTATATATGATTGGGAATTATCATTAAAAGTTCATAATAATTCTGGAATTAACAATATAGGTCAATTTCAAAGAAGATTAGAAATTATAAAAGATGCGCCTGAAGATCATTATATTTGGTTTATAGATGGAGATGACGAGATTATTGGAAACGCAAACCTTAAAAATTGCCCAGAAAATGATATAGACATTTATATTTTTGCTTATAAAGGATTTGCTCAGCTTCCATCAAAAAAAGTAATTGTTGTTGATGAAAAATATTTATTTAAAGATACGTTCTTTAATAAAGAAAAAGGAGATTATTTTTTTGAAGGACCTAGAGGTATGTCTAACCTAACACATATAGGTGGTGGGGCATTATGGAATAAATGGATAAAAGTAAAATGTTGGCATAATTTATTTAATTATCTTAAAAATATGAATTATGAAAATATTAGACCTAATAGCTCTGAAGATTGTTTTTATAGTTTATATGCCTTAAATAATGCAAACTATATTTTTTATTCAATAAATCCTATATATCAATATAGAAATGATAGGTCCATAGTATTTAATCCCACAAATAATATTATTAAGTATCAATCATTTTTAAATTTTAGAAAAAACCATAAAGAAGTTACTGAAGCTATACGAGGATTAAATATTCCTTATATTGAAGATTTCTTTATAGCTGATAGATGTTGTCACTTAGAAAAAGCTTTATTGTGTGTCGAGATTAAAAAAGCTTTACAAGATGTTGTAGATGAATTTGGTAAAGAAACAATAATATATGTTTTAGAAAATTATGATGCTAGAGTAAATTCTTGTCACCCTATGGTAAAACATCTTGCTTATAAATATTTGACTAAATAGATTATGGAAATACAGAAGCAATTTTTACGAAAAGGTAGAGATTATAATAGATCTGGAGCTCAGTTAAGACCTAAACTGATTGGTTTATATGAATTAAAAGATAATCTACCTAATATGCTTGCTTCCAATGTGGTTTCACATCAAGATGAAGGCATTACAACTGTTTTTCATTTTGTAGTAGATGGCAAAGGAAATGTAATTCAAGCTGTTCCTTTAAATGAAAAAGCAAGATTTATGCCAACCTACTATATGAATGAATTGGTTTCTATATTAGTGGTTCCATCTAATGTAGATGGAAGTTTATCAGATAAACAGTATGAAAGTTTAGTCGAGCTTGTAAAATATATTAAAGCTACTTGTGGATTAAAGGACATTAGAGAATTAAATATGAGATGTTTTACAGATCCTGATAAATTTAATGAGTTTATATTAGAAACTGAAAATATTAATACAAATGTTCCAAAATAAATACGACTTTTTAATAGTAGGCTCAGGTTTATATGGGCTTACTTGGAATAGGCTAGCACAAGAAAAAGGTAAAAGTTGTCTTATCATAGAAAAAAGAGATAGAATTGGCGGAAATATAATTACAGAAAACTGGAAAGGAATTCCCATTCATAAATATGGCCCACACATTTTCCATACAAATAACAAAGAAGTTTGGGATTTTGTAAATAAAAATTGTAAGATTGAATCATATATAAATCAACCTGTTGCTTGGAATAAAAAACTTTATAATTTACCATTTAATATGAATACATTTTATCAAGTCTTTGATACAAAAAACATTGATAAAATAAAAGAAATAATTCAAAGAGATATAAAAGAGTCGGGAATTAAAAATCCGAAAAATCTTGAAGAACAAGCTATTTCGATGGTTGGAACTACCATTTATGAGATACTTATAAAGCATTATACTGAAAAACAATGGGGAAGACCTTGTTCTGAATTACCAGCAGGTATAATTAAAAGATTACCTCTTAGATGGACTTTTGATAATAATTATTTCAATGCAGATTACCAAGGAATGCCACATTATAATGAATTGGTAGAGAATCTTTCAAAGGGTGCTGATATTTTAGTTAATACAGATTATTTTTTAGATAAAGAAAAGTTTAATTCATTAGCTGACCGAATAATTTATACTGGACCAATTGATGAGTTTTTTAATTATAAATATGGAAAATTAGATTGGCGAACTGTAAGATGGGAAAATGAAGAGAAACATTGCGATAATTTTCTTGGTGCAGCTATAATGAATTTTACTGGGCCTGAAGAAAAATATACAAGAATTATTGAACATAGACATTTTTATAAAGACCAAAGTAAATTTCCAAAAGAAACCTTAATTTCATATGAATATTCAGAAGAATATGAAGCTGGAAAAGAAAAATTTTATCCAATAAATGATGAAAAAAATAATAAAATTTTAAGTCTATATCAGAAAGAAATAAGTGATAAATTTATTTTTGGTGGAAGATTGGCAGAGTACAAGTATTATGATATGGATAAAGTTATTGAAAAATGTTTTAATGACTTTAAGGCATAATTTTAAAAGTATCGAATTTTAATAAATCATCATATGTTATAACTTTTTCAATGTGGCTATCTCCTCTATCCATCTCATAATAAGATTTAGCCAATAAAAGGTCATCATAATGTTTCGAGTCTTTATTGAACCATCTATCAAATTCATCAAGTAAGTAAGCAGCACCATGCATGTAATCTTTTTCATAATATTCACAAAAATTTAATAATTTATTATAGATAAATGAATTTTTAAAAAATTCTTCTGATTGGTCATAATCTGAATATATTGCTTGATAACTATATTCTGGATGTGAAATAATTTGTCTACTAAAAAAGCCTTCTCTCAAATATACTTTAAGTGTATCTAAAGACCTTTTTAGAAAAAACTTTGTTGAAGAGTCTAGACTTATAAAAACTGGTGTCCATGTACAAAAATTAATATTACCAGCATTCCAAGTTATATAATATGTTGGGATAGTTTTTTTGGGATTTAAATTTAAATCATAAAAAATAGTGTCTGACTCAATGAACCATCCTCCAAGGTGGAGCATAAGAAATAATTTATAATATTCATATGTACAGGAATAGTGAATTTTATTTAAAATTTTTTTAATATCAGGCTCAATAGTTTTTTGACAAGCCTTTATTAAAGCTGAATTTTCATTATAAACATGAATTTCATGACCTAACTCAAGATTTCGATAAACACAAAAACGATTACGATAAGATTTTTTTAGGCAATCATTAAAATCAATAACATTAAGGACCATAGATAAGTTAGTTTCTATGGTCCTTAAGTTTTTACATCAACTCTCCAAAAACACCTCTACCTGGATCAATAACTTCATCCAAAGGTTCAATGCTTAAGTTTTTAACATCTGAAATAATCGCATCTGCAACTGAAACAAACTGAGTTGTCATATTAGTTGCGTATAAAACTGCATTCTTTACGATATTATATGGATCTACAATTCCCTGTTCAATTAAGTTTTCAACCTTACCAGTTCTAGCATTAAATCCAAAGTTTTTATCCTCATGAAGTTCAATAGCAACCTTTTCGTAAGAGCAGCTTGCAGAGTGTACTAAAATTTTGAGTGGCATTTTAATAGCTTGCATAAGAGCATCATATACAACTTTTTTATCTGAAGTAGTGTTTTCCAAAAGTTTAGAATATTCATCACCTTCAGCGATTCTATAAAGTGTTGTTCCACCTCCTACTACAAATCCACCATTCAAAGCGTTTCGTACAGCATTTAAGGCATCATCAACTCTATCTTTACGTTCAGATAATTCCTGGTTTGAGAGAGCTCCAACATAAATAGTTGCAATACCACCTTCAAGTTTAGCAATACGAGACTTGATATTTGTGATTTCATCTGAAGAAAGAGCATGAGTTGGATCTTGATGGTCGATCAAACCTTGTAAAGTATCAACGTAATCTTTCTTTCTATTCTTATCAGTTGAAGGTTCTGTTACAACTACACTATTTTTTGTAGCAATAATTGATTCGGCATGTCCACATTTATCATAAGACATTTCTTCAAGCTGAATTTTTTCACCAATAACTTCTGTATTAAAGATTACTGCTAAATCTTCATTTTCTCTTTGAATAGACTCTCTTGAATAGCCTGGAGTTCTAATAAATACATTGTTATCTTTGGCTGCGGTATTTGTGTAAAAAGCCGCAACCTCATCTGAATAATCTGGTGCAATAACAAGAAGATTATGTCCATGCATCAATTGAATAAACATTTTAAAATGTTCCAAGTCTTCAACTGGATCTCTAAAAATTGCAACATAAACATCTTCTAAAATACACTGGTCATTTGCAGAATTTACACATTTAGATGAGATATAGCCTTTTCCGATTTCACATCCTTTTGAAAGGACAAGCGAACTTTCTCCATAGCGTGACTGCGAGTCTGCATAAGATACAAGACCTTTATCTCCAATTGAAGTGAAAGCTTGTGTAATAAGATTTGCCATTTCCTCATCACCATTTGCAGAAATAAAAGCTATATCATGAATCTGTTTTTCATCATCAATATCACATTTGAAATTTGATAAAAGATTAAAAATAAAATCTCTTATTTCAGTAATACAAGTTCTAATGAGATTTATATCAAATCCTTGGTCAATAAGTCCATTCATTGCCTTACACATAGCATATGTCAAAATAGCTGTAGTTGAAGAACCATCACCATTATGATAATTTGCTTTATCAGAAGCTTCTGTTACAAACTTAACACCCATATCTTTAAGTTCATCACTTAATTTAATTTTCTTAAGAGCAGTAACACCATCCTTTGAAAGGATTGTATTTGTTCCATTATTATATGCGAATACTTTTCCTCTAGGACCGAAAGTGTCAATAACAACACCTACTGCAATTCGCATTCCCTCAAGCATTGCTCTACGGGCGTCAAACGATTTTACAACAATATTTCCCATAATAAATAATATTAACCTTAAACAAAAAGGAGCCGCTTTCGCGACTCCTTTGTTTTAGTTTATCACCTTCTTTTTATTTATTTTCCTCAGTTGTTTTTTCTTCTTTTTTAGAAGATTTCTTTTCTGCTTTTTTAGCTGGCTTTTTGACAGCAGACTTTTTAGCAGGTTTTTTCGCAACTGTTGAATTACCTTCCATAATAGCCTTAATTTCTTCGTTGATTTCAGCTTGATGCTTTTCAGCGAGAGCAGCAACTAAAGCTTGTTTCTTGTGGTCTTCTTCTCTTGCTTTTAGAATTCTTTCATGAGCTTCTTTTGCAGTAAACCAGAAATCTTTACCTTCAATCATGGCATCAATTTCTTCATCAGTCATAAATCCAGCATAAATTTCTCTAGCTGTTTCTTCAAACCATTTCTGATCAAACTTCAAACGAGCAGTAATTTCATGCCATTTTCCATAGAACATAGCTGACATAGAATGTACCATTACACATGAATGAGGAGCAAAATCAAAGTTATCTCCTGCCATCATGATTGTCGAAGCTGCTGAACAACAGAATCCATCAATATGCATATTGATAGTTGCAGGACAGTCACACAAAGCATCGAAAATGTGATATCCGGCATACATAGCTCCACCAAAACAATTGATATGAATATCAACAGTATCAGTTGGGTGGCATTCACTTAAAGCTCTCAAAAAGTCGATATAATCTTCAATATCTTCAATCTCATTGATTAAATAATAATCTATGTTTTTTGAGCCATCAGGTTGGCTTGTAATTTTCAAAAGTGGGTCATCATCATAAGGGTCATCATACATAAAAGGTGCTTTTGCCTTATTAGATGGTGTCTTAAACTTAGTTGTTTCCATCATTGTCTCCATATTTTTAAACATATATAAATATTAACAGAATTTTAGTTACCACCACCTCGCATAATAGCCATAGCTCCAACAGTTGCAACACTATTACACATAGGACCCAACTTAGCTTCTATCTCATCTCTTTGAGTTTTCATAACTTGTGGGTCTAATTGTCCTGCAATATCAGTCTTAACAAGAGAACGAATAACATAAAAGTTATTTAATACTTCTGAACGAATCATAGGACGAACCCAAACTTCAAGTTCATCTTCATCTATTCTCTCATAATCTTTAGACTTACATAGCCATTTAAGGTTTATGTTTCCACCAACAGTTGTAAAACCATGCATACACCATTGTCCATTGATTTTTTCTTTAGACCAATGTTCTCTACGAATTCTATTTAACATACCTTGGCGAGCAGCATCCATATCCATTTGCGATGTATAAGATGATGCTGTTCCAACATAACCTGGTACCATTTTTCCTGGATATCTAATTCCTCTACCATAACGAGAACCCATTATACCACCAGCTGCTCCACCCATCATTTGAGTATTATAGTAAGCGAATGGATTTCCTCGTCCACCACCTCCTCCCATGCTTCCACCTGGTACAGTATAATATGGAATACAACCCATAACTTCAACTGTATCATCTTCAAAAGTTGGGAATGGTACTATAACTTCTTGATTTGCAGCAACTTGTCCATAAGCCTGTTCTTTAACAATAGGTCTAAAAGTATAGTATCTCTGTAAAGCAGGACGAACCATATATTCAATAATCTGTTGTTTAGAATATTCTATATCTTGGAAGTTTGCAAATGGGAAACCAATAACAGTCAAACAAGTCTCCAACTCAAAATCTGAGATATTTATTGACCTTACGCCTGGAGTAACATTTGGTAATTCACCACCTTTTCCTTCAAATGAGAAAGGAATAAAGTTTTTATCAGGCATAAAACCCGGGTCCCATTTAGCTGGCAATATTCCAAAGTAAGGTAGTGTTAAACCTTGAACAGCAATTTTAGAAGGGTCCGACTCAGACTGAGATAATTCGTCCCAATGAATAATAAACTTTGTTTTATTGTCAACTCTATAATCTTCTAAAACATAAATAATTCTATTATGAAATAGAGCATTTGAAACGCCATCACCATCACTAGCATCTACTTTTACAATAGATCCTCTAGTATAGACTTTTGTATCTTTATTTACAGTAAAAGCTCCTAAAGCATTCCAAGTATTTAGGATTAGCTCTTGGTCTTGAGTACTTAAATATTCAAATTCATCCATGAATTAATTAGTAATCCGATGGCGTCCTGCTGTTTGAATTTTATGTCTTCCAGATGTTTTAGCTTTAAGGTCGATTAAACCCTTTAATTCATCAATGCTATCACTTACTCTGTCCATCCAACCCATAGCAATCATGTCTTTTACAGTTTTAATTGATGCATCTTTTCCTTGTAAAATATCATTTATATCTTTAATTCCAGGTCTGCAAGGTGGAACTAAAAATGAGACTTTGTCTCTTAATTTTTCCATAAGAAAAAGACAAGCTTTAAGTCCTGGGCTATCATTATCAACTACATAGATGACTTGTGGAAACTTATTTAATAAATAAATCTGTCTTTCTGTTGGTGTACAATGAAAAAGACAACTTGAATTTTTAAATTCAGGTTCTGTTCTTAAGCTAAACATGTCCATCAAACCTTCAGTGATATATAAAGGTTTTGAGGTGTCCAATTTATTATAATCATAAATTGTATTTATGGATGAATGGCCTGGATATAAAACTTTTTTATATTTCTTTTCATCATATTCTATGCCATGCTCTTGATGCCATTTTATCCAAGCTTCTTTTCCTTGAGTATCACGAGCTTCAAATGAGATAAGTTTACTATTTTCAAAAATAGGAATTACAACACACTTATTAAAGTAATTCCATTCTTTTTTATTTAATGGGTCTGATTTTTGTTTTGTTATAAAAAAGTCACCATATTTAATGTTATTCTTTTCACAAAAATCTAAAGTAAATCCACGAGACTGGGCCCATTTAACACCATTTGGATTATTCTTAATAGATGTTAAATTACCTTCAAATGTAAAGTCGATTTCAGGAGTTTTAGAGAAGTCTATAGATACTGGAGCTTTTGAAACATAGGTGCGTTTAACACCTATGTTCAAGTCTTTATAGATAGAAGTGCCAAATCTTTCGTAATAGACAGTAGTAAGTGCATGATTATACCCACAAGCATAACATTTACACCAACCTTTCTCAAGATTTATATTCATAGATGGCGAATGATCATCATGGTCTGGGCTAAGGCATCTAATATTAAATTTATTTTTATTGGCTGGAATTTTTACTCCAAGTCTATTTAATATTTCTTTACTTATTTCTGTTTTATCTTCTGAAAAGTCATTTAAGCGCATTTATTTACCTACAAAAACATCATCTTCTTTAAAGTCTTTTCCTTTGATTTCCATATCTTGGCCATTTCTTTTAATTTTAATAGTCTGATCTTCACCAAAAGAAAACTTTTCTCCAGTATCATTATCAACAATATCAATTACCATTTTTCCAGTTGGCTTGATAAAAACATTTGTTGCTGTTACTGAGTGGGCGTCATTATTTCCCATTTTCATATTAGGCCAATCAATATCTTTTAATTCTACACCTGAAGAGCGTAGAGTCATTGCTTCGTCCTGATAAATATCATATGAAACTTTGTCAATACCATCAGGATTTAATCCTTCATCTGCCATCGCGAGACACATTTGGAGGCTTCGGAAGTCTGCATCAACGAGCAAATAATCTGAATATTTTTCTTGTTTTTTAATTTTTAATGCCATAATTATAAAAATATTAACTGAAATACTAATTAAATTTATATAAAGGAGAAAATTTAATGGAAGGACTTTCAAAAGAAACTGCCTCTAAATTTATGAGTAAGGCTATGAGAATAAACTCTATTTTAGGATATAAAGATTATAGCCACTCTGACTTTACTTCAATTATGCTTGGAAATGTTAAACAGGATGACTCTACTTGGGCAAGATATATTGGTGGAAGATTTGCCATTTTTGAAGCACCAGGAAGAACAGGACATCAAAGTAGAGGATATAGTGGAGATTGGGAAGAAGCCTTAAATGTAGTTTCTAATTATGGAAAAATTGGTTTAAGTGTTGATTGGGGTGGTGGAGCTGGTGGAAGAAACACTAGAACAGAACTCGCCACAAAATTTTTCGATGGATATTATAACTTCTCAAGATGTATACAAGAAGCTTTTGGTGGACCTAGATCAGATAGCTGGGAAAATGAAGAAGTTGCTTTAAGATTTATTGATTGGGCAGCAAATATAAATTCAATTTCTGATATTATTAAAGCAACACCTCTTAAAAAGAATAAAGACTTATTTAATAAATTAAAGACATTTATTGTTGAGTGGACTTTAACTATTGAAGAGCTTGCAAAAGACCCTAAATATAAAAAAGATGATGACAAAGGTTGGTGGTATCATCATAATGTAGAAAGAACTGTTGCAGAAGATGCTATAAAATCTATTAATGTTCCAGAAGAATTATCATCTCTTAATCCTAGTGATTTCAACATTGATAATGGAAGTTTATGGGTAGCTGGAAAATGGGTCCATCCTATATTTAGAGAAACAACTAGTGGTGAAATTAAATGTTTCTGGCAACAATCTTCAAATGGAGCTCCAAAACCATTAAAAACTCCAGATGATTTGGCAAATTGGATTGGTGCAACTATAAAGTTTACACCTAAGTTTGATCCGGCTACATTTTTAAGTTAATATGACTTAAAATATGGAAACAATTAAAAATAAATATAAATCTAATTCGGGATGCAGCACAATGCATCCCAATTTGTTATGGTGCAAAATACTTAGAGCTGTAGAAATATGGCCAGACGAACATGAAGGCCAATACTTAAAAAAACAAGAATATTCTGATATGTTGGGTAAAAAGCCTTATAAGTATCAAGCGGAATTAGATAACTTAAAGTTTGTAGAATATATTGAATATATTCCTAAAAATAAACATGTTCCATACTATGGCTATAAATTGACTGAATTAGGAAAACAAGTATTACAACAAATGAAAGATGAATTTGGTGAAGAAAATCTTTTAATTTTTTAAAATAAAGAAGCCACTCAAAAGAGTGGCTTTATTTTTATTGATTACTCATCATCTTCAACGAAGTTTGAACGACGATTTATATTGTGGAATGTATTATCATCTGCTCCAAGACGACCTGTTTTAAGGTTTCCTCTATTTGTAGGAACTACCTTTTCAGCTCTGTCTAGCAAGAAGTTACGATAGAATGAATCAACTCCAATTGACTTAATACGACCAATTGCTTTATCCTGAATCTTCTTATAGATTTCTTTTTCTTCATCATCAAAAGTATCTAAGATAATAGAAGAGAATTTAATACCTTTAAGGTCTGAACCTTGACCAAATGCTCTATTAAGTTCTCTGTTTGTTTCTGCGAAAATTCTCTTAAGCTTACGAACTTTATCCTCATCCATGCTTCCTGTATCATAACCAAAAATACGTCTCTGAGTTCCAACGTCAATGTCACGGTCATAAACAGCAACTGGAAGAACAGTTCTTTCACGTGGAGCTGAGTCATGAACACCTTGATAAGAGAATGCTACTTCTCCCTGATATTCCTGGTCATCTTTTCTTGTAAGAGTTGGCTCAAGGTTGTGACGTTCCATACGGTCACCTTTAACTGTTTCAAATGGGTTACATGCTCTTTCACCAAAAGAACGAATCATATAACGCATAACTTTTTCTCCAAGTGGAGTTACTTTATAAGCTCCAAGGCCAATTGAACCTGGTGTCTTAACTCTTTCAAGATATCCAGCTTTGTTTACTAATGTTCCAAAATAAGCTGAGTCCTGGTTTGCATAGTCCCAACCATTCTTTCCCTGATATTCTTGTGGTTGGAGTAATTCACCATTGTGATATTTTGGCCAGAAATAAGCAGCTGCCAAGAATTCACACCAACGATTTTCTGGGTGCATAAACTTTACATGAGGACAAGTTGCATAAGGGTTTATATCCTTGTCACTATGTGGTGTTCTGATACCCATTTCTTCAATTTTTTCAACTGATTCTGTAAGACCAATCTTAATATTAGATCCATCAAAATCAAGATCGAACGAGTTTACATTTTCAAGAAGACCTTCTTTCTGCATATCTTTAATGGTAGCTTCAAAGGCTTCTGCAAGCTTGCTTTCAACAAGTTCTTTATCCATCTAAAATCCTCCAATAATTATTGTGATATAAAATAATTAGTTAATATAATGAATTTTGTTATCTTGAGAAGTATATTCTAATATAAGAGGTTAAATATGGCTATTATTTTCGAAAAAACAAAATATGATGTTTCTGGTTTAAATCTTCCAGATGTTTGTCCAGTTTGTGGTGGTGACATTCTTGTTAAAGATAATGGCCAGGTGCGATGTGCTAATCCTAAATGTGCAGGAGTTGCTCATCACTTAAATATGTATTTCTTTAATCAGCTTGAAATCAAAGGTGCTGGAGATGCTTTTATTGCGAATGCTTCTAAAGAATGGCGCTCTGTATCAGATATTCTTTATGCTTGGAAATCACGAAATCGTTCAGATAAATTCTGTGAGTTTGCAGGTGGTGTGAATGGCGATAAAGTTCTCAAAGAAATGGATAATAAACTTAAAAAGCCAACCTCAATGAGTGCTTTCCTCAATCTTTTTGATTTTGATGGATTTGGTTTTAAGAAAATTCAGCTTCTTGAAGATACAAAAGCTTTTGAAAATGCTTATAATGGTGATTTTGACCTTCTTTTTGAAAAGCCAATTACAGACGAAATTAAAGGTTTAAGTCAGGACTCACTTAATGAGTTTTATGAACAGGTTCTCGACCATACTCAAGATATTCTTGAAAGCTATGCTCTTTTGAAAGACTATATTAAAAAAGAACAGAAAGTTGAAGGTGGTAAATTCGCTGGTATGAACTTCTGCTTTACAGGCGCTTGTGAATGTGGTTGGAAACGTAAGGATTGTGAAGCAAAAGTTGCTGAATTAGGTGGTAAAGTTACTGCTGTAAATAAAGATTTGACATATCTCGTAACAGATGATGTCGACTCGGGTTCAGCTAAAGCTAAGAAAGCTAAAGAACTTGGAAGTAAAGTTATTACCTCATTCGAGTTCAAGAAGATGTGTGAGGAATAAAATGAGTAATAAATTACCACCAGTTATGAAGAAAGGTTGTTGGGAAAGTGGTCCTAAAAACTTTGGCAGTTTTGAATTCAAAGGTGAAATAATCACAATTGATACTGAAGAGAAGTATCTGCATTGGGATAAGAAACTTGATATTAATGGTGATGACCCAGATATTCAGGAAATGCTTGATACTAATGACCCCAACTTTGGAAAATTGTGGAAAGCTATGGAAGCCTTTTTATTTATAACCCATAGAATTGATATTCATCATTGGGATAAGTAAGGAGATTATTATGTCAAAAGAACAGTTGGAAGAATATTTATCAAATTTAAATTTGAATTATTATAACGAAGAAGAACTTCAGAAAATCTATGATGCAGTAAAATCAACTGTAGACCAAATTGAAGAAAATATTGGTCGTGAGGCATAATATGGACGAAGCTTTAAAGAAGTTTAAGCAAGAAGTACAGTCTGCCGAAATGAATGTAGATGACAGAGCTGCGTCTACTTACCATATTGTTCGTGAAATGGCTCGATATCTTATTGCTAAAGAAGAACAAGTTATGAAATCATCAATAGATGAATTTTTTATTGGGGATAAAAGTCCTGCTACAAAATCAGCTTATGCTGAACAACTTGCTAAAGATTGTTTATCCGAAGTAAAAGATTGGTTGGCTGTTCCTAATAAAGAAACAAGAGATTTGGCCTATGAACCTATTGAAGATTTAATTTATAAGTTACAAGATGGTATAAAGAAATCTCTGATTGATAAACTTACTGAGAATATTCAATACTCTACATCGCCTTCTTGCACAAAGGGAATGGAACTTTTTATTAAGAGTATTGAAGACTGGAGTATTGATGATATTGAAGACTAAAAAGCAGCGATTAAGAGAATGGCTCCAAAATTATGCAAATGAACATAGATGTTATGTTTGTATAAACTCAGATTATTCGCCTTGTGTAATTGCAATAAAAGGGAATCCTATTCGTAGATATGACGAAGAAGATGGTTATTGGTATTGGACTTATCATGGTAAAGGTAAGTCTAAGTGGCTTGATGATGAAATTCCTGAAAAGTTAAAATGGACAAGATTTGACCTTATGGAAGGAAAAGGAATTATATTTAATCCGGAGAAGAAAAATGTTTGATGAAGAAAAAATATTTAGAGAACATTTTCCAGAATACACTTGTGGTAAAGAACCTTTAAGTCCTTATTGGGATTTATTTCAAGAAGGTGTTTGCTGTGGATATGATAAAGCAAAAGAATGGCATAATATAGAAGATGAACCTCCTCCAGTTGGAGAAACGGTATTGGTTTATTATGGTATAGATGCTTTAGGCATGGCTGTTTTAGCAACAGCTACTGTGGATTGTCATGGTGTTTGGTACAGTAATGTAAATGAAACACCTCTTAAGTGGCAAAGTATAAATTTGCCAAAGGATTAAATTATGGCATTGTTTAAAAAGATATTTGATTTAGACCCCACAGAGGTTGAAAAGTTTATTACAAAAATATATAAAGCCCAGTGGACACAGTATGGTCTTTCTTTTCCAGAAGACATGGAAGTAAAAATTCATTGGTATGTCCCTTATAATGAGTTTTATGTTTATACTGAACCTAAACTTGAAACAGAAGATTACAAAAAATATTCTTTCCGTGGTAAGAGAGTAAATCTTTCTAAATATTTTGATTTAACCTTTAATAGTCATTCTCATTATGATTTTTCTCAGATTTATGGAATGATAACTGGTGAGACAACCTTTAATGGTGAAGTAGGTATATGGCCTGATCCAGAACATCCTATAGATTATGATAGAATTTTAGCATTTTATTATCACAAAGAATATACTCAAGTTTGTCATAAGACTGATGGTACTTGGTATATTTCTGATTGGGATGATGTGACTGATAAAGAAGTTAGAAAGCCAGTTCCAGCTAATTTGATGGCTGAAGTTTTGAAGGTAGTAGGCAATGATAGAAACTAAAGTTTTTTGTGATAAGTGCAAAAAAGAAATAAAGTGTATTCCTCCAGGACCTGATGGCTCAGTTCTTAAATTAGAAGGTGAGAAGCAGATTCAAATAATAAATGGCCCTCATAATATGTCTTTTCCAAGAGAACGTACACTCTTTGATGATAGTCCTTATCCTACAGAAATTATGCTTTGCCATGATTGTAGCTTATTATTTAAAAAATATATGGATGCTTTTTGGAAAAAATAATAGTTAATATTATTAAATGGAAAAATCTTTTCAAGAGATTGACATTGAAAAAGCAATAAACCAATCTAGTTTTTTATTCAAATATGATACGGGCCTAGGAAAGTCTTATGTTCTCTCAGGCTGTTTAGCCCATTTAAGATATTTTAATGAATGTTGGAAAGCTTTAGTATTAACCTCATCAATTGGTATTATGAATCTTAATGGGGAAATTCAAAAGTTTGTAGCCCAATATGATCCCTCTAGAACATTAGTTATTTCTTCTATTACTGAACTTAAAGACCGTTTAGTTTTTTCAAATGATAATTGGGATGTTATTATCTGTGGATATTCAACATTTAAGAGTATAAATGACGCCTATAAAAAAGCTCTAAAAGTTAAAGCTAAAAATAAATTTTGTATTCCATTGAAAGGATGGTTTGGCGATTATCATGGACTCTTATTAGCAGATGAATGCCACTTAATTGGAAACCCATCTTCTGAGAAAGCTAAAAACTTTTTTAATTCACTTCCTTGTTTTGATTATAGATATTTATTTTCTGCTACACCTTGGGATAAAAAAGAAAAAGCATATCCTATATTAAAAACTCTTGATGAAGGTCTTGTTAAAGGATTAAATTATACTGAATGGCTTTCAACTTTTTGTGAGTTGGGTACAAGATTTTCTCCTTATGCTCCAAATATTGATACTTGGGATATGGGAAAATGGGCTAGACTTCAAAATATTTTAGCTGACACTTATGTTGCTGTTCGTGAAAAATCATTATTAAACTTACCACCTGCTATTGATATGGATTTAATTACAGTTGATATGTCTCCAATCCATAGAGAGATTTATGAATTGTTTAGTAATATCAATGCTAAAATTATTGCTCAAGATAAAAGTAAAGACCAATCGCTAGTTGATAAACTCATCAACACTTTCCAGATTTTACAGCTTGTTGTAGATAATCCTTATTTGATAAAAAACAATGAGAAAATCAGAAACAGAATGGAAGAGTTTGAGCTTTATGATGACGTTGCTAAATTAGACCAACTTGTTGCTAAGTTTGATTATACAAGAGATTTTACAAAATTAAAGTGTTTGGATAACATTCTCCAATATGAGTGTGATGAAATGGAAAATAAAGTTTTAGTTTTCTATTTTCACCCTCTTACTTTAGAAGAATTAAAAAAGAAATATCCAAATGCTTATGTTGTTTCTAGAGATGTTCCAGAGGACCAGAGATTTCAGATCATTGAGAAGTTTAAGAAGGATCCTAAAGAAAAAGTATTGATTGCTTCTATTATGATTGCGAATACGTCATTTACTCTAACAGAATGTAAAGCTGAGATTTTTTATGAAAGACAATGGTCTGGAATTGTTCATGAACAAGCAAGAGGAAGAATTCATCGTATTGGTTCTACTGAAGAAGTTCGTTACTATAACTTGTGTTTTAATAATTCAATTGATAATATTCAGCTTGAAACCTTAAAAACTAAAGGTGATACTATGAAAGGCCTTGGAAAGAAAACGCATCTTACTAGTGATGAATGGCGTTTAATTTTTGGTGGGTCTATTGATGATCAGAATGCATTTTTACAAAAATTGAGTTAATATTTTTACTAAGGTATTTATATGGATTTAAGTTTTAAATTACCCAGCCAGTTCGACTGGGTTGATTTGTCTAATGATGAATTTAATGCTGCGCTTGAAGCAACAATTAAGACAAATGATAACCTCTTTATTCAAAGTAGAGCTGGTTGTGGAAAATCTTTGATTATTAAAATCGCATGTCAAATGCTTAAAAATGTGGCGGTTGTTGCTCCTACTGGTTCAGCAGCAGTCCAACTTCAAGCAGATGGAATTCCTTCTGGAACTTTGCACTCATTTTTCCAGTTACCACCTACCACTATTATAGATCAGGAAGCTATTTTTAAGCAGATGTTTAAAAAGCAGCGTGACCTCATTAAAAAATTGGATGTCATTATTATTGATGAAGTTTCTATGATTTCTTCTCATATGTTTGATACTATCATTATGAAGTTGTCACATATTAAAAATGGTGACCTTCCGAGATTTATTTTATTTGGCGATGTTTTCCAGTTACCACCTGTTGTAAATGATAGAGATGATACAGTTTATGATTTCTATCAAAAGAATTATGATGGCAATATCATGTTCTTTAATGCAAATCTTTATGATGAAATGGGCTTCAAAGTTATTCAGATGAATCATTCATTTAGACAATCTGACCCAGTTTTCGCAGACAATATTCTAAAAATTGGATTAGGAACAGCAACACAAGAAACTTTAGATTATTTTAATCAGAAGGTAATTTCTTGGCCAGAATATGAGAAAAATCATAAAAAGTATATGTATCTTGCTTCAACTAGAAAAGAAGTAGGAACAATGAATGATATTTATCTCAAATGGGTAAAAGGAAAAGAAAAGACATTTAAGACTCAAAAGAGTCCAGGATTTCCAGACAATATTAAAGAATTTGATGAGGATATAACCTTAAAAGAAGGTGCTCAGGTTATTTTCACACAGAATAATAGAGCAGCTGGCCATGTAAATGGTTCTATCGGAATTATCACTTCATTAGATGATATGGGAGCTGATGTAGAACTAGAAGATGGCACACATACAAGAGCTCAATATTCAAAGTTTGATATTTTTGAGCCATATATTGATGAAGCTACAGGATTGATTAAAAACAGAATTAAGGCGTGGGTGTGGTCAATCGATTGTAAAATCTGTAAGGCTATGACAATTAACAAATCACAAGGCAAGACATTTGAAGATGCTTATATTGCATTAGGCGGATGGATTCAACAAGGTGGTTTATATGTTGCATTATCAAGACTTACAGAACTAGATGGACTTGGTTTATCTAGACCTATTAAAATGGGAGACATGATTGTCAACAATGAGTCTAAGGAATTTTTTGCTAAGTTGGAAAAACAAAAGGCGTTGGAAGAAAATAAATCATAGAGACTCTGATATAAGCCCTAAACTCATAATTACTGGAATTGCCAGACTTTTATTATTAGGTTTATTTCTATTTGGCTTTATTTATGGCGTTAAGATTTCAAATGAATTATTTACTGCTGGGGTTTGTATAAGTGGGATTTTGTGTGTAATAATTGAGATGCATTAAAAAAGAGGAGCTTAAAGCTCCTCTTTTATTTATTACTACTCTTCGTAAATCTTGTGGTGGATAACTAATTCAACACCTTCAGAAAGTGGAGTAACAATAACTGTTACCTTAATTACGAAAAGACCTTGCTGTTTTGTAATCTTTGTATTTACACCAGCAATATCAATTTCGCACTTATGCCAGTACTTATTCTTCATATCTGTACGTTTAGCACAAATAGATTCAGTCTGACCTTGACGGATTCCAATGTAGTAATCATTGATAGGCTTCATAATCTGTGGAATCATTACATTGTCTCTGATTTCACGTTTTACAATTACGAAAGACATCGCATAATTCAAATAAGACCAATCTGAAAGGAAGTTTGGATCCTGAACAGTCTTATTAGAAGTAATCATGATACCTTCTTCACCATTCTGAACAATAGGGTTGATACCAATCTTGTCTAAGTGTTCATTTGCTTTCTGGTCAAATGCATAGCGAGCTTTATTTGATGTAAAGTCTGTCAACTGTCCACCAATACCACTCTCATTCTGCCAAGCACAAGGAACAAGACCATACATTCTGTCCATAGAACGTGCAAGCATCTTACCTACTGAACCGATTGGCTTTCTCCAGTATTTCTTAGCTGTAATTGCATCTTTTACCTCAAACTCACCAGCGAACTGAGCATTTGAAGCTCCATTGATACGACCATTTACAACAACTTTATTAGCAATCTGTTCTGTAATAATACCTTTCTCATTAGGAGTAAGAAGTTTAGGAGAGATAACAGTAGCAAATTCCTGAGCTCTGTTGATATCTGCTAATGCATCTTTTAATTCTTCACGACCTGTAGGTTCCATGAAAATCCATGCATCATCATAAATATCCATCTTAGCTTCTTCAAGAGCTTCCTTCATAATAGGAAGATATGAAGCATCCCAATCGCCACCCAACTTACCTAATTTAAGGTTTTTCTCCATAATAAGAGAAATATAACGGTCACCTTCGATAGTAAATACTTTCTTAGAAGGAGCTGAACCATCACCATCTACATCAAATGGGTCAATTACACGATTGTATCTCCAGAATCCATTCTCATCTAAGTCACCAGTACCATCACCGAACTTCTTAACAACACGTACTTCAATAAATGAAGCATCATTATCTTGAAGAATATCTTCGAGATAGTTTTCATTACCGTAAGAATTTACACCTGCAGGGTCCAAAGAACCAATGAATTCACCACCTGAAGTAGTTTTTCCTATATAAACTTCCTCTGAACATGTAATATCAATCTGGTTGAAGTTTGGATTTGTAAGAGCACCTGTACCATTTGCAACTGCAACTTCATAAGCAGCTTTACCATCTGTAGAACCATAAAGGTCGATAAGTTCTTCCTCTGTATTCAATCTGATAAATGTGCTATCACCATCAATCTTGTAGATTTTATGGAATAAGTTTGCGGCTTTTTCACCAACAATTGCATTCTGGAATGTAACGATTCTTGTTGAAAGGTCATCTGTTAATTCATAGAAGATTTCAGATGGGTCATCATCATTGATGATACCAATATGCTGTGGCAATTTTTCTTCATCTTCTGGATCATAGAATACAACATACTTTGAGTTCTCAAGCTTATTGTTGATAACTGCTTTATCTGTTTCTGAAGCACTATCAGGAATCTTAACAAAGAGTTTTCCTTCTTCTTCAAATCTGTCTGTATCATATGGAGCATAAGGAAGGATTTTCTCATAGTAATATTTATCATAACCAATTGCTTTAAGGTTGATAGTTGTCTTTGTTTCTGTAGGAGATTTCTGCATGAAGTAAGCATATACATCATCATAAATATCTACTTGATAAGCAAACAATCCTGTGATTCCAAAAGCAATCTGGATAATGTCATCACCATCTGAAACATAACCATTGAGCAAGAGTTTTGCAATCTTTTCAGCATCGCCTTCTACTACATTATAAGCTGTTTTACCAATCCAATCCTTAAATGGGTTGAAGTCTGGCGAATTTTTCTTTTCATCAGAATATTTGAAACCAAAATTTGTAAGAGTTGCAGTATTTCCTGAGAAAGACCAGAAACCTTCATTATCATCCCAGTAAGTAGTGTCTGTACCAGTAGGAGCAACTTTACCATTTCTCATTGTGTCATAGTCAATTGCTGTTACATCCAAAGAAGATGGCTTCTTAAATGTAAGTGTATAATCAGCAGTTGTCTCATCATGTTTCATTGAGAAATAACCATAACCTGGTTGATCTGCAGCTGGTGTATAGTCTGGAATTGTAGGACCTGTTAATTCGATAGTTGTTTTTTTATTCTTATAGTCTGGTGAGAAAGCACTTTCTTGTGTTGGAACTACTTTTACCTTAAAAGCTCCACCTGAAGCTTCACGTAATTCATCTTTACTTTGAACTCTATAGAACTTATAAAGACCATTACGAGTAATATAGAAACCACCCAAATATGATGGGTATGCTGAACTTCCTCCTGGTGGTGCAGAAATATAAATTGGATATTCTGCGTTGAATGCTTTAGCTTCGAGAAGATCTGGCCAATTGGCTGAACCTACACCCATAAGGGCATCGATTGCTCCTGCATTACCAGAAGGGAAATATGTTGCGCGAGTATTTCCTTTTGGGGCACGACATGCCATCCAACCGATAAGCTGTTCATCCTGAGTTTTAATTCTAAAGGATTCATCAATATCGATAAATTTACAGCGCCAAGTTTGTCTGTTTACAAATGCCATTATTTTCCTCCAAATAAATTATATTTAAAATTAGTAGTTAATTTTTTATAGACTACTCTATAATACCTAATTGTCTCTGTTTAGCCTCTAATGCAGCCGCATCAATTTCGCCTATATCAATTCTCTGAATAGTTTTTATCAACTCAGACATCATTGTAAGATATTCTGGGTCTGTTAATAAAAACTTTTTAATATATTTCATTGTAATTTCAGTAGGATTAAACTTTGAAGCAATTTTTTCATAGAATTCTGGGTTTTCCATAAGTTTAGCAATCACTTCGTCTTGATTTACAAAATTTTCAACGTCTACATAAAGCTTTCCATGTTTGTCATACTTAATTGTTTTTTCATCAATTTCAATATACTTGCTATGGAGTTTAAAATTATGTTGTATTTCATTTGTATCATGCATAGGAACAAGTTTATTTCCTAACAAGTTTGCAAATGTACAAATAACATCATTTAATTCCGAATCTGTTAGATGTTTTTTAAGATAAAACTTTTTATTTACAGGGTCCCTTTCGAAGTTACTGTCTAAGAAAGTGGCAACCATTTTATAGATTTCGTCTCTTGATACCATGTCTAAATTAGTCTCAAAATACTAATTAGATTATGGCACTAGATACTGAAAATATGAACGTTTATAAAGTAGAAACTGATAATGACATCTACAATGTAGTTAGAAACTATGATATTAATAAACTTTTTGATAAGCTTATTGTGCCAAATGCTACCAAGGAACAACTTAAAGACAATCTTAAAAAGGCCTTAAATGAGAAAAATAATGATGAAGCTTTAAGAATATTAAATTATCTTTTAAAATATAAACATAATTATTATAAAAGAAACGATGTTTTATTAGATGACGAAAGTCCTAATTCTCAAGAAAAAACAATTACTCTAAAAGACGCAGGCTATTATGAGATTATTATGGAGGCGGCTTCAGCTAAGTCTCCATGGTTTAACAAAGCCGGTGAAAATTTTGAACATTTTTTAGTTAAAGGGTCACCATGGACAGATAATATTCCTAATAAAAATTCTAATAATATTGATCTCATTTCAAACAGTCAAAAAAGTTTATATTTATTAAAAAATTTTAATTATGTTCTTATAAATAAAACTAATGATAATGTATTTGTAGTATATATTGGAAATTATGAATTAAATGATAAAGGATGTTTCTTATTTAAGAAATATCAAAAACAATATAATGAATTAAATCTTAGAAGTTTAACAACTCTTATAGAAGAGTTTCCTTATAAAACATATCAAAATATTGAAACTGCTATATCTGGAATAGTTTCGTCCTTTGAAAAAATTAATACAGGCTTATTAGATTATTTTGAATATAATTCATCTGCTTTTGCAGCTTATGGTTCAAGACAAATTTTTTTAGAAACTTTCAAAACACTTTTATATAGTAAAATAAATTTGGATCATAAGGTATACCTTAAAGGGTCTAAAGAAGATGAAAGTGATTTAAAAGATATTAAAGATAATATTATTTTTGATGATGTTTATGCTTGGACTCAATCTTCAGATGCTACATATGAGCAAAAACATTATTATGACAATTTTGTTCAAACTAATAATCTTAGTCCTTCAGGAGAAAGTGCTTATTTATCAAAAATTATTAGATGTGATGCCAACTCTCCAGTAGCATATAAGCTCCAAGGATTTGAGGATGACCAAAATACATACTTAAACTTAAAAGAAAAAGGTGAGATTCACATTTTAAATAAACCTACTCCTAAAGAAATAGATAAATCAAACTTTGATAAAAATTATAGCTTATCTAAAAAGGTAGACCATAAAAATGTAGGCCTTATATATGGTTTTGATTATGATACATTTGGATTGAACTCTAGCTTTGAAAATTTTATTGGAGGTGGCAAAAAAGGATACGGCCCTCATATGAACCATCAAGATAATTGCTATTGGTGTAATGGAGAGGATGCTCACATTAAAATTAGATATTTAGGTGATAATGATTCTATTCTTAAAAGGGTTTTTTTCCAGAATGGTTCATACCCTACTAGTGGAAAAAGAATTTCTCTTTCTGGAGAAAAGTCGGCATTAGATAATTTTAATTATATTGATGTGCCATCTGGATCTACATTAGAGTTTAAATACAAATGTTCTTCTTGTATTAAATCTTTAAACTTTGATAAATGTTTTGTCACAATTTTAAAAAATAATTCTTCAGTATATAATTCTAAATATTCAACTTATGGATATGAAGCAAAGTTAGATATTAAGACTGTAAATACAAATGACCTTTTATCAAAATTGAATAAATCTGAAAATATTTTATTTAATCAGAGTAATTCTACAATAAATCTTTCAGAAATATATCAAGCAATTGGCAACAATAAATGGACTATGAGTGAGTTGTTTTTTAATAACTCACACCTTGTTGATGGCTGTGAAGATTTCATTGATTTTAAAATTGATAAAGATTGGAATTATTATACTATCTCATTTAAAGTCTTTGATAATATGATTCTGGACTTTGGTGACCTATCTACAGAAGTTGAATATTATAATAATGTTATTTTAGATTCAATAGATGAGTCGTCTGTATGTAATGAACAATTACCACAAAAAGAATATTTTAATAAATCAAATACTCATGATGAAAAAAATTTTATTAAAGAACTTTCATTTACAAATGAACTTCAAGATAGAATCTTAGATGATAACTTAAATACTCTCTACAATAAAAATTATAATAATACCGTTTCATTTGATTCTGATAATTCTGGTGGACAAACTATTAACAGTACCATCTTTGATACAGAGAGAGATAAAAATGAAAGACTCGACAAATATCATGATTATAGAGTTTTCTGTGAGCTTTTTGAAAAAATTTATATTACTATAAAATCTGGTAATCAAATCAGTTTATTGCCTATTAACCATAATATTTCTTTTGGTGATTATGAACAAAAGAAATATGGCTATATTACAAACTTTTATTTTAAGAGAACTGCTTTTTCAGAAGAACAGATTTATAATAAAAGAATTTCGGTTAAACAAGGGGAATTTATTTATTTTAAATGTGAATACAATTCATGCCGTGTAGAAATTGATAAAGAATTATCTTCTATGCCTATAGATACAGTAGTATATCCAGTAAACTATGATCCATTTAAATGTAAATATTATCCTCTAAATCCTGCAGATTATGATACAGAAGATGTATATAAAGGTTATCCAAAATCTCTTAATTCTGAAGGTAGAACTTTCCAATGGATTAGATTTACAACATCAAATTCATCATATGATATTATCATTTTCTTAAAAAAGATTACTGTTGAAATCAATTTTTTAAGTAATCTATTTGGTGAAGAAATTGTTACAAAAAATTTTAGTTCAAATAAGTTTGAACCAAATGAAAATTTCTCATTTAGTATAAAGCTTCCAAAAATATGCAGAATTTCAAATCTTAGATACTCTGAGAAAGAAACATATTCATACATTGAAGATGAAAAAATCCTTAATCCGGTTTATTTTAATGAAAATTATAGTTATGAATCATTTATAAGCTTTTATTCTCAGAATTCAAAAAAAGTTATTAAAAACTTTAAAGATTATGTTTATAGTTTGCCCAATATCCTTTCATCTTATACTGGTTCTAGACAGATTTTTGAATTATTTAAAAATACATTTTCTTCATTAGGTAAGAAAACCTCTTATTTTTCTGATGAAACTATTTCATTCTCATTAAATGCAAAATATGCAGACTCACATATTAGAATTTCTGAAGATTATATTATAGGCTCTACTCTCTTTGAAAACTTTCAAGGAAAATATTCAGATCATATTTTATGTGAGGGTATTTATCGTTTTGTAGGTAATAGTGGAAACACAGGAAATGGCGGAAAAGGTGGCGATATTATTCCAGAAAAAATTTATGCTACTATTCTATCTGGTAGTGGTGGTGGAGGCCTTTATGGTGGAGATAGTGGTAAAGCTTGCCAAAATAATATGATAAGCCCTCTGGATGGAGAACATTGGATGTTTTCTTTCCAGGTTTGGATTGGAATTTATATTCCTCTAGATTTAGGATGGCTCGGAGATTATTCTTTTTGGCTTTTTGGCCCATTCAAGGTTCCAGATCCTCGTGTAACAAAGGGTTGGGTCGAATCTTCTGGTAAAACTAAAGGTACCATTGGTCTTACTTGTTGGACAGGAATTGGATCTGGTTGTGGTGGACAAGGTTTTTATGGAAAAGGTCACACTGCTGGAGATGGTTCTTGGTTTTTAGGTGTATTAAAAGATACTCTAGTAGATGAAGGTTCAGCTCCATTAAATTCATCATATTGGGAACGTGATGAAGATTGGCCTTTAAATAGAGCTTTTGAAAAATTAGTTAATAATGCAAACAACGTTCAAAAAAGCTATTTCATCAATTGTTTTAGCTATGATAAAGCACAAACCAAAAATAATATTTTACAAGGTGCAGATTATTTTGGTAATAATTTTAACGAAAGATACAGAGGAGCTTTTTTTGATACTATTATTGAGATAAACTCAGAAAAAAATAATAAAATTGTTTTATTCTCTAATGTAGGTTCATCTGGAAATAATGGACTAAATGGCGAAAATTCTAAAATGAATTCTTCAGGTGTTATGGAGTCGATGCCTAAAGATGGTATTTGCGGCCAGGAAGGAAGACCTACACATTTTGAATTTGACTCAAAAAGTTATTATAGAGTTATTAGTAGTTCTTATTTTACTAATATAAATGATAGTATTATTTTGGATGACAATTTAAAATTAAATAAGGGTTTATTATGTGGTGGTGTGCATGATGTACAACCTCAAAAATCTATAAAAATTCCTAAAAGTTTTAATTTCAAGGATGGGTCACCTATATTAGGATGGATGAGTACTTATCATAAAGATGGACGAAAAGCAATTATTATGGCAAAAGATGAATGGAATAAAAATTATTTTAAAGTTGACACCTTCAAATGGGATCATCCATTAAATCAAGCATCTTATATACCAAAAGAAGAAAATACATTTAGCTCTATTTTGTATGCATCTTTTACTTATTTTTGGTTTCAACTAGACTTTGATCTTAGGATAATTGATATTGTTAATCCTCTTGCCATTAATATTTTAGAAGGTTTTAAATATTTAATAAATCCTCAAGATGATGGAGAATGTATGGGTGTAAAGTTTAGACCTAAATTATTACCATTTTGTTGGGACACTAAGTCACATACAGCTTATACTATAAGCAATTCAAATTCAAAGTTGTCATATTCTGATATAAATGATGATCCATTTACTGAATATTCTCCTACAAAATATCTAAATTTTGATAATAATAATCATTTTAGATCTGAATATCCTTTTATATTTGAGTCAAATTCAAATATAGACACAGTAGAATTAAATAATATGTTTTATAAATCAGGTAAGTCAAAAGAAATTAATGAATCATATGGAAATCGTTATAATGCAGAATTAAAAACCTCTATTTATAATTTTATAAATTGTTATAATAACTTACAAAAACCTATTTGGACAGATCAAAATATCTTTAAAAATGATACACTATGTGTAAGTAATATTGGTCTTACTAGGACTAATAGTGGGGAAGGCCGTTTACTTAAATTAAAAGATGTAAATACAACTTCCCCAGCTATAGTACGAAATAGTTTTTCATTATCAAAAAGTACTGTTAGCATTATAAAAAATCATTTATATAAATGTATTTTCCAAATATCTAATGACATTTATGAATTACCTATAGATGGATTTGATGAAGGCTTATGTAATATTTTACCAAAGATTTTAACAAATAATATCACTATTATTAATGACTCATTTGTACCTTTTAATTATAATATCAGTAATATTGCTTATTCTTCAGAAGTATTTAGTAAAGTGTTTAATCGTCTTGATAGATATGGTAACCCTTTAAATTTTTATGATATTAGTGAGGCATTAGTTACAAAGTTTAAAAATACAGAAAATTTAATTACAGTATTTAGGATTTCTAAAAAATCTAAGTCAACTTATGAAATAAGCCATGTTAGTAGTAATCTTAATCGGAATAAATTTATTCTAGAAATAGTTGATACAAAAAGAGATAATCTTGTTCTTTATAATAGCCTTAAAAGTGAAACGAGCTCTATTCAAATTTCTAATATAAATGATTTATCTATTAAGACATCTTATAACAATTTGAAAATTAAAAAAGGTAATGACTATTATATTATTATTTATGATAAATATAATTATTTATATGGAAATATACAGCATAATAATATTATAGATGGCGTTGCAGAAACTGAAAAAACAAAATACTTAAATTATTTTTTGGAATATACTACTTCTAGAGGAAGAATTCCTGTTATAAGCACATGCTTGGATAGCTTAATATTCTTAGGAAGAAATCCAGAGAAATTAAATTCAAAAGATGCCGAAAATGTTAAATTAGCTTATATTTATAGTGGAAATATTTATACTTATGGGTCTACTATTTATAATAGAGATACTCTAAAGCAAATTTCAAATATTAATTTATCATTAGACTTAGAGCCAATAGATGATAATTCAACTTGTGTTGCCTTAATCGACTATAAGCATCTTTGCCATGGCGATATAATTCTAAATCAATCAAACTCAGATTGGCTCAAGATTTAATTTACTAATTTAATAGATATGGTTAGTATAGTTAAAGAATCAGATGACGCAAATAAAAAGAATAGTGCTGATTTCACTGGGGTAGATAAAGACATACAAGTTTATGAAAGAGATGTCTTAGACTACCTCACAGACATGGAGCCTCAGTCTCAAAATCTTTTTTATGCTGGAAACTTTCTAGAAGTAGGATCTGGCTCAAGCTCAATTAAAGAATTTTATAATGCTCATTATCGTATTGCAGGCATTCAACTACCAGGTATGTCATTTGATATGGAAACTGATAAACTAACTCGTATCCCAATGTTTAAGGCTTGTAATTTTGAATATAAAGTTACTATTGATTGGCGTGAAGATGTTTATCATTCTGTTCAAAAATATCATGAAGATTGGATGAGAAGATGGTATGATAGAGTTCATGATACTTTAAGATGCGGTGTAAGTGGAAAGTTTCGTTCATTAGATTTAATTGCATATCATTATACAGCGAGTTCAGATCTTGCAACATTTTTAGAAGAGCCAGAAATTGAACCTTTATTTTGGTATAGAATTGCTGGTATGGTACCTATCAATATTGAAGGTATGAAATTTGATGCTGCAAATGGTAAAAATGATGAATTATATTCTGTTCAATATATATGTTCTAAAATAGATTTACGATATAATATGAAATTCTTATCAACAGAACATAACTTATATGACACAACTGAAAGTGCCAAAGAAGGTAAATCTATGAATGATGTTGCTGTTTGGTCTCCTGAAGGAATAAATGAGTCATTTAATTCAGAAGCACAACAGAATCAAAATCTTGAAAAATTACGTTTAGCACGTACATTATCTACTACATATGATAGTTATTTATCTTAAGGAGGTTTTATGACAACTGAGAATACTTTATTAGGAAAAATGGTTGACCTCTTTGAGGAACCAGAAGGAACATCAAATATCATTGATTTAGACTTCGATCCGATGAATGAAGATGGTTGGAGTACAATGACTCGTTCATTAGTTGAAAAAAATAGTTTTGCTATATTAAATGCTTATAGAATGTGGTTAGCTTCTAGAAGAGGAGACTATATCAGAGAAAACCCTGATGCAAGTGGATATTTTCAATATGCCTTAAATAATAAATATACATTTGAGAAAGCAAATGAAGAAAATGTTAAAAATGATATTATCAGACTAACTGCAGAAAGATTTCCTTTAATTAGATTGGTTGATTGTCAGGTAAAAGCTAATCAGTCTACTAAAAAATGGGAAGTAAAGGTTATTATAGAAGACTTAAAAAGTGGCAATTTTGTATCTATGGAAGAAAACTTAGACGTTGTAAACAAAGAAACAAATCAGGGATTTTTGGAGATTGAATAATGAACTTAAAAGAACTTAAAAAATTAGAAAGTGCATATTTTACTTCTGAAAAATCAAACTTAAGAGAATATGCCAAAGCTTATAAAGAAATATACACAAAATGTAAAAGATTCTCTGGATTATGGCTTTCTGATGAAGTTTTAATTTCTGATATGGCTAGAGTTTATATTCAAGAACAAATGCATGATATGCAGCTTATAGCAAATGACTCAGATTTAAGACAAAGAATAAAAGGTGCAAGCAAACTTATAGTTAAAAATTTTGCTACAAAAGATGAAGTTTTAGCTTTAATTAAAAGATTAGATGTCCCACCTAGAAGTTTTGAAGAAGCACGTACAATGCTTGAAAAAAGTTATTTATATAGCAAGATTAAGCCTGAGACTCTTTCTGCTGTTCTCTCAGAATACTTAGGTCTTTAGTATATTTTTCAATACTGGTATAATATATTTCTTTTTTAGATTTTTTGATTTTAGGTTTATTTAGGTAGGCTAAAAGTTTCTTAAAAAACACAATTACTGGCATTATTGCTGTTTCCTCTCGTCAAACAAATGTCTCTCATTAAGCTCAGAAATAAAGAGTTCTAACTTAGAACAACTTATGCCACATTTTACAAATGATTCATCAGTATCTAATATTTCTTTAATCTCTTTCCAAGATTTATTTTGAACATGCTTATAATAATAGGCTACTGATGTAATTATTGCTTCCTTAAATTCCTCTACTGAAGGGAAAGAAATTGTTTCTCCATTGAACGCTTCAATAATTGACATGAAGTTATCCAACCCCACTGCATTATACACATCTATCAGTTTTAAGATTTTTTCATCTTTATAGGAATTTCTTAATAAAAGTAAGGTTAAAATATCTCTTACTAAATCTGCTTGAGGCTTATCTGTTAATATATTATTAAGTTTATTTTTAAAAACAGAAGTCTCATTGTCAAAAAGTCTGTCTGCCATGGATTAATTAGTCTTTTGTCCAAAAGGCAAAAGATTAAAGCCATGGCCTTTTAAGTAAGTTATTTTATATGAGGCAAAATCAAATTTATTTATCCATTCATTAGCTTTATCAAACATATCCTTTTCACGTTCAATTCCAATAAATTGTCTTTTAGCTAATTCAGCTGCAATTCCACAAGAACCACTTCCCATAAATGGGTCTAAAACAATGTCTCCTTCATCAGAATAATTCATAATAATAGAATAGTTTAATAAAATTGATTTTTGACATGTATGGATTTGTTTTTCAGTTGTTGACAAATAATAAGGCATCTTAAAACAAAAAACAGTATCATGAATATTAAATTTAGGTCTATCAACAACACCTGTATAAACATTTAGAGCATTTGTAATATTCTCTTTATAGTTAAACAAATCATTATTTTCATGAAACTTAAAGTTTTCAGTTTTTGTAAGGTGTAAAATATCTTCTCTAAGAGATTTTAGTTGATACTTAGAGCCACGTCCCTTTTGGCGCGCTAAAGATTTCCAATCTTCTAAATGGTTGATAAATCCTGTTTCTTTAATTGTTTCAAATAATTCTGGAATTTTTGAAGGAGCGCAAAACATCCACAAATTTCCATCATCTTTTAGTATTCTATAGCATTCTGTGAGCCATTGAATATTAAAGTCATAAAATTCTTTTGTGGACATTTTATCCCAATCATCATTTTTCATGTGATTAGTTGAACTCATAGAGATAGCATATGGGGGATCACACAGTACTAAATCTACACTTTTATCTTCTAATGTTTTTAAGTACTCCAAGCTATCTTTATTGTATAAGTTCATATAATTTTTTCGAGGCAACTCCTACAGTTCTATCATCTAATTTTTTAAATATATAATCACCACAATCTTGATAATCAAAATCAATAGGTGAAACCATTTTTGTTAAAATATCGCTAATCATCTTATCAGCATCTTTGCCTTCAGATCTAATAACATTTCCTAAGCCAGTCCATCTTAAGGGTGTTCCATCTTTTCCTGGAAACCATCCTCTAGGCTGACCTCCTTTATCTCTATATGGAGCTATTACAATTCGCATAACTTGCATTGTATTAAGCTTATTAGGTCCATTGTAATAAGCTTCATATACTTCATTATTAGAAATAAGGCAGACAACTGTATCATAGTTTACAATATCTTTTACTTTGTCATAATCTTCTCGTTTATAAATTATCCAATTGTCTGCTTTAATCATTTTTATTTATTCTTCTTAAAAAGACGATCAAAGAAAGACACACGAGGTTTTGCAACCAATTTATATTCTTTCATAAACTCAAAATAAGACATTCCTTCTGGTACAAGCGCCATAACTTCTTCAAGAATATTGTTAATAGCGGCCTCTGTATCAATATTAGGAGTATCACCAATAATTTTCTTAATTTTTGTAAGCTGAACTTTAGGATTTGCTTTCTCATATTCCTGAGATATTAAAATACCATTAAAAGCATTTTTAATAGCATCTTTATCAACTTTATGCTTTTTAAGAACGTCATTAATTGTTTTAAGGCTCTCAACACAAGTATCTTGATCTTCTAAAGCTTCTGGAAGGAAAAGATTTTCAAAAGCTTCTTGAAGTTCTTTCTGAGCTTGCATATAATCTTCTAAAGATTCTTCTTTTTTCTTAGATGACTGTTTCTTTTTAGCTTTTTTAGCATCAGTAGTATACTCTTCAACATCAGTAAAATAAAATTTCTCTTTTACTTTATCATTTTTCGAAACACCTTCTGTAGGTTTTTCATAAATTGATTTCTTTGACATATTTTAGTCCTCCATATATGTATAATTTACATAACCGTTTTTCAAACAGAATTCCACCGCTTCTTTCCTAACTTCAGGCTTTGAAATAACGATAACTCTAAAGAATCTGAATGTTGCACGCATATTGTCAATAAATTCAGCATCCTTTCCATTTCCAATCCAATCAACATAAATATGACCCATTGTATGATTCATAATCTGTACAAGAGCAAGTTGATTGATTTTATCTTCATTAGTAATTACTGTATAAACATTATTAAACAATTCATAAGCATCTTTATCTGAAATAACCTCTGGCTTACCTTCCCACAAGAAATAAGGTGGACGATAGTCTTTAAGCTTAAGCTTTCCTTGTTTATCCAATTCTTTCTGTAGATCTAATGACTCATGTGAGATATTATTTAAGAGGTCTTGAAGCTGATCAAAGTTTTCATTTTTAATAACGTCTGAACCATTAATCTTAAACATAGTTTCCTGAGAACCATCGCATCCTCTTTCATAAGCATCATTTACTTCTACAGGAAGCTTTGCAAGAGCGTCCTTAAACTCTCCAAACAAATCAATTTTATCTTCAGTATCTTCAACTTCATCAAAATAAATACTGATTTCTGGGTGTCCATTTGCTGGACCTTTATTCTCTAATTCATATTTAACTTCTTTAATCTTAAGCATATTTTACTCCTCTTCATCCTTTTTATTTAAAATACTTACAAGTGAACTGTTCTTAAAAAACTCTTCTCCAGCTTTTTCCAAAGAATCAAACTCACCTTTACGATACTTTCTCATATAAATAACTAATGACTTTCTCTTGTCATAAAGATATTTATAATAAACTCCAATCTTGTCATCCTTAAAAGTACTATTCTCTAGATATAAGAATGCAATGTCCTTGTGCTGTAAAACTTTATCAATTCTAAATAATCTTTCACCTGCAAGGCGTAATGAATACTTAGAAAGCTGGTCAATTTTAGTTGGGTCTTTTTCCAATTCCTCTACAAGTTCTTCCTTTGTATTTTCATGCTGTTCAAAAACCTGCTCAACAATACGAGGATAGTGCTTTTCAACCAAAATATCCTTAATTTCAGCGATAAAGTCTTTTACATTTTCTTTGTAATTAAAAGGGAAGAAGTAATCGCTATTTGTATTTACATGTGTTACTGTAACACCTTTGCGACCATCCTTAATTTCGATAACCATCGAAAGCATAATCGATGATTTTTTACAGAAGTTTGAAAACTTCTTTTGGAAGGTTGTTTCCCACATTTTTGGGGAACAATAATTTTCTACTAGCATATCATAATTCCTTTTATCATATTATCCCCTCATATTTGAGGGGTTATTTCAAACATGCATCATGCTTCTAGCTTGATTCATCATAGAACTCATACTTGGAACTGTCATTGCTCCATGAATTCCACCACCATTTTGCTGTTTTTCTTGTTCTTCAGCTTGTTTTTTGTTTCTTTCTTCAATAATCTTCTCGCGTTGATTTTCCAGACCTAAAAGACGATTTAATGGCATATTCATCATTTCGTCATATCCGAAACCACTATTCTCACTCAAAAGATAAATGAGCCTTAGAAGATCTTGCGGACTGCATGGCAGTGAGTAAGTCCATGATTCGAAAGTTGTATGGTCGCTGCACAACTTTATTCAAAATAGGGTCGAGTGCAGTGATTTCCTCTTTATAACCAAACTTTAGTGAATCAAACATTTCCTGAACCTGCTTGAATGTATTATAGTCAAGTCGTGGGTCTTTAGCTAAGTTGATTTTTTCTCTGATAGAAAGATGACTTACATCTTTTCCATCAAACTCTTTAATATACAAAGCTTTAGAAGCAGTTGTAGTGAATAATGCTTTTGCAACTTCATATTCCTTATAATCTTCTTTATCACGAGGAGAAACAGCAGGAATTCTAGTCCAATCTACATTTTCACCATTAATCATTCTTTCATTAGCATCTTTTATCAATTGAAGAATATGACCAAGACGAGCATATTTTCTATCCTCGTTCTGATAAACATCGTCAATAAACATTTTAAGCTTAAGAAAGTCTCCATATCTTGGAAGAGAGAATGTTACTGAGAAAGGCTTACCAAATAAATCTGTTTCATATTTTACAGTTGTCTTGAAATTGTCATCTTCTGAGATGTCATAATAATCAATTGCCTGTGAAATATCCAAATCGAAAGCAGGACGCCATTCACCATTCTTAATAGCTCTAAGCTGTGCTCTATATTCTGGTGTATCTCCACCATTCTGTTTCTTAAGCTCTTCATAGTCTTCTTCCGTAAGTTCCCATGTTTGCTGTGGGAAAATACTCTGATAAAAGATTTCATACATAGTAATTAAGGTCTCTACAACTTCTTTCTCATGGAAGTCACCAACATCAATATATCCTGGCTCTCCAGGTTTCATAGGATTGTAGATTAAATTTTGAAGAGTTTTTAAGAGACGAATCTGGAAATCTTTTTCATCTGAAAGTCCCAAATTCATAATATCTTCTGGTGAAAAGCTTTTAATAAAAAATGAAGCAGGCGCTCCAACTTTTCCAACTGTTGATAGTTTTATGTTTACATAACCATCAGGAGCATTTGTTCTATCTTCGACATTTTGAAACGATTGTTTTTGTGCTTCTTCTGAAGGTGTGTGGTCATTTACTGGACCCATTGGCATTTAGTTATCCTCCTTTTTTGCATTTTTACGTACATCATTAGAATACATAGAAAGTGTTGTTTCAATATCCATTCCATAATAATATTGAGCGAAAGCAACTCCTTTGCAAATTTTTCTCTCAGTAATACTTTTATGAATTAAATATCTACTTGTTTTAACACTTTCAGAAGCCACGCTTTCGTTCAAATAACGAAGACCAGTATTGAGGTCTATAATCTCGCATCTTCTTCTTGTATCTTTCATATTATAATTTAATTAGTTTTAGGGGAAAAAGTGAAGGCTTGCCAAAAAGCAAGCCTCTTAATTATGACCAAAGTGTGCTATTCATTCCGGTATTAGGGTCATTATTATGATCAAAACTTACATGACTTATAGAAAAATGAATTCCATACATGTTTATTTTTCCATCTCTTAAAAGTTTTTTATTCCACATATTAGGGTTGTACTCACCTATTTTATGAACATCATCGAAATAAATCTGGAAATAAGCATTACCTACTTTTTTGAAGTAATAAGTCATTGAATATTTCCAAGTGGTACCACAGAATATTGTTTCTTCTGCATTATTATTGATATAATCATCCATTTTTGTTTTTTCAGATTTTGTAACATCTCTTTTCTTTTTATAAAGTTCAACAAACTCTTTATCAGAAATAATAGACTCATGTAAAATATTGTTAAAAATAGACTCTGTTAAGGAATTACCCTTATATTCTTTATACAATTTTTCAAGGTTTTTATGAATATTTTCTCCAGTAAAACAAGTACCTGGGTCATCGTACATAATTACATGTGGATTTTTATTTTCTTCGAATACAATATTAAAGCGAGCTTCATCTTGCCAATCACCACCAGCATATCCTGAAATATGGCCACTATCTTTATCATCACTACCATTTGAAACTGAGTCAATTTCCCAGTTTTCAATATCTAAGTTTTTAGGCCAGTCTTTTAATCTTTTTATATTTAAGATGATATGTCCACTCTCAGAAATATATCCTAAATCCTCAAGCTGTTTAAAAAATTTTTCTAGTTTCATACTTAAATTAGTACTAACTTATATATGATTAAGGTAAAGGAACAGGCTTTAATAGAAAAAACAGAAAATGACACAAATAATAGAGTAGGAGTTCTTATTTTTAATGGAAATGGTAAGTTTTTAATTGAGCATGCTCCTAACAAACCACATGATAAAAACTCTTGGGACCTTCCTAAAGGACATATTAGTTATGATGACCCTAGCTTAGAATATGCTGTAAAAAGAGAATGCTTTGAAGAGACTGGAATATTTTTAGATAAAGTTGAGGAGTTGGGAACATTTTTATATGTAAATCCTTATGATATTGGTGACTTAACTATGTTTAAGGCTAGTGTTAATGATACTCAATTCGCAGACTGCGATGAAGAAGAATTATTATCAAGCTTAGTTTGTTCTACATTTTTTGAAGAAAATGGCAAAAAATTGCCAGAAGCTAATGAATATAAATTTATAAGCCCTGCCGAATTAAAAGATTATCTCTACGATTCTTTAGTAGATTATTTTAATTATAATTTTAAGTTCAATTTTTAGTTATTTCCAAACATTAAGCGACCTAAGGCGGTGCCGTGGTCAGCTTTTTGGGCTCGTGCAGGCCAAAAAGACATCTTTTGAGACTTTGAAAAAGTCGAGAAAGTGGTCATCTTTAAATATAATTTAACAGTGACCAGTTTCCAGACTTTTTGAACTTCTATATAAGATATGGTATTATCTATAAGAGGTAAATATTATGCAGAACTTAGTAAATGTTGAAAAACTTGGAGCATGTTGTGGACATGACATAGTTCATGTTGAGAATGGTAAAGCAAAAGTAGGTGTTATCAACTATTATGCTCAAGGTAAAAAAGATTATCTTTTCAAGATTAAGGGTGAAATTCTTAAAAATTATCTTTTTCGTGATGGAACTTTTCAGGTAATTCTTTTTTCACCTGAAAATCATTCTGGTGTAGCAATCCTTTATTTAAATGGCTCAGAAGGAGCATGGAAAGTTCTTTTTTCAGAGGATGACTTTGATAAAGAAGCTCTTGAAGCCGAATGCGAAGGTATCACACCTGACCAAATTAATGAAATAACAGAAATTGCAAGTTCTCTTGGACTTCTTGATTATAAAACACTAACAAAATGTTAAATTAAAAAAGAGCACTGAAAAGTGCTCTTTTATTTTTATTTACTAAATAACTTTCTAATTTTAAGATAAATTAAGATACAGCAAATCTTAATAAACCTGATAAAATTTTTCATTAGTCCCAAGTACCTTCATCTAAGATGAAATCATTGAAATCAATGAAGCTTGTTGTAGTTGTAATGCTACCATCTTCATGTAAAGTCTTGTTATGAACTTCAAGATAGTTTGTATAAACTGGATTATTCTCAAGAGAATTTTCAACAGTTGTAGGAACATCACCCTCAGCAATCTTCTTTCCAAAATGTTTAGCATCAATAGTTGTAGCATCTTCGATAGCAGTTTTAATATCATCTGTTGTAGTTTTGTTCAAACCAACTTTGATAGTATTTGCAGTCTCGTCTTTTGCTCCAATGTAAAGACCTAAACCATTTGTTTTAGGTGCATCACCATCTTCATTTGCCAAGATTGGGTCATGGAACTGGTAGTTCATGTGCATTACGTACTTAGCACATACATAGTATTCTACAGTTTCATACTCAACAGGACCTTCACCTTCTGTTGTGATATTTCCTGTATTAGCCTCAGTTGTTGTTCTCTTAGAAGCATATGCCTTATAAACATGTGATTTATCAGATCCATCATGTTCTTTCTCAGGGTCACTACAAATAGAAACTACATAAAGGTTTGTATCATCATTTCCACTGTTTTCATCATCGGCGATGTCTAAGCCACCTTCATCATGCTGAACAATGAACTGAATACCATCTTCAAGAGTCTTAGCTGTTGAAAGCTCTTCCATCTTAGCATACATTTCTTCGCGATTTGCAACTACGTAAAGACCTTTCTGTTCAACTGAGTTCTTAATAACTTCAAGATAACCTGAGTCAAAAGAATTTACAAAGTAAGTCTGGTCCTGGAACTCATGATCTCTTGTGTTAATTACACGAGTTTTAATAGCAACTCTGTGTGCCCAAACTTTACCATTTTCATCATAAAGTTCAGTCTTATTTACCTGAGGAGCAGTAGCAAGACCATAAATCTGGTCAGCTCCTTCATGTTTGTGATACTGATAAGCTGCATCTGTATCATCTGCATCTACGATATCACCATTAGCATTTGTTGGCTGAGCATAGTTGATAAACTCTTCATGAAGATATCCATCTGTAACGGCACGAACTGTACCTTCATCATTGATGTAAAGTTCTTTACCATCCTTATCCAAACCATATTTATGTGGGCCAGTTGCATAACCTTCCTGATATGGAAGAAGATTTGACTCCAATGGTTTGTGAACACCATGTTTAGTAATTCTTTTCATTTTATTTCTCCTTTAAAAATTAGTAATCTGCTTCACTAAATAGTGGGTTATCCCAACTATGTCCGTCATCAATGTAACGATCATCTATTTCAATCCATCTAGAGTCGTCATCATTTTCAGTAACAATAATACCATTACGGCCTTTTACTTTGGTAACTCTTTTGATGTAATCTTTATCAATAGAAATAAATGCTCGACTGGTATTCATTTCTTTTCCAATAATGATTCCTTCACCTTCATAGACACGAGGCATTATTTTTTCATCATCTAAGTCGATATAAACTGTACCATCTTCTTTATGAACAGTTAAAATATCATTATTGGTACTTTTTCCCTCAATATGAGCTACTAAAGAACCTTTATCATAGACTGAAACGCCCTGACTTCCATCTTTTTTAGGAAGAATTTCAATGTCTGTGAGGCTATAATCCTGAAATCCCTCATCTGGAACATAGTGGTTACCATCATTGAGGTAATATTCTTGGTTTATCATACTATAATTAGTTTATACATCCTCAAAATTTCACTAGTTAATATATATGAATATGAATGGACAAAATAGTTCGACAAAAGTAACCTTACTTACAGGTGGTATGTTTAGTGGTAAAACCAGACGTTTAGTAGATGAATTAGAAAAGAGAATTTTGGCACACAAAAGTGTATTGTATGTACATCCTTTTAAGGACACACGAGAGAATAAATCTCATCAATCTTTCGTTTCTAAGCATTTGGATGAACTTATTAGTGATAAGTTGGTTGACATCATTGAAGTAAATGATATTTCAGAAGTAACCAAATTTTTATCTGAAACAGATATCAATTATTCATCTATTTTTATAGATGAGTACTTTATGATTAAGTTTCAAAATATTGAAGACTTTTTGAATAAAGCAAATGAATTAGAAATTCCAGATATCTATCTAGCAGGTCTTATTTCAGATGCAAATTGTAAATTGTTTAAGGAAGCAGAAAATGTTTTACCTTATGCAGATGAGATTGTTAAAGCAAATGCAGTTTGTATGGAATGTGGCGCTCCTGCAAATTATTCCCACTTTATTGGAAACCACTTCAAAAGCGATGATATTAATGTAGATAATGGTTCTTCATATCGTTGTCTTTGTTGGAAGTGTTACGCCAAAGCCACAAATAGAGTCTAATTTGAAAATCCTCTTATATTTTAGTATATTCTATATAAGAGGTAAATATGGACAAGCAGAAGATTATTAACGAAGTTCTCATCCCACTTGAAGATGCCGGTTTTAAAGCATATTTCGTTGGTGGATGTGTTCGCGATGAGCTTTTAGGAAAAGATCCACATGATTATGATGTAGTTACTAATGCTCGTCCAGATGATATTCACAGAATTTTCCCAAAAATTATTGATATTAAGTCTGAATCATTTGGTATTGTTGTAATCAATATTGATGGCGAAAACATTGAAATTGCTACTTTCCGTAAAGATAGAGAATGTGATGGTCGTCATGCAGACGTTACTTATGCAGATACTATTGTTGAAGATGCAGAACGTAGAGATTTTACAATCAATGCTCTTTATCAGGATAAGTATGGCAATATTTATGACCCTACTGGTTTAGGTGAAAATGATATTCAGTATGGATTTATCCGCTTTATTGGTTCTATGTATGACCGCTGTAAAGAAGATAATCTTCGTATTTTGAGATATTTCAGATTTGCTGCTACTCTTACCCGAAAGGATGGTGGTTTCTTCACTTTTGCAGAAGATATTGAAGAGATTAAAAATCTTATTGATGACCCCACTTTTATTTTATCTTTTAATCATAGAGTTAGTGGTGAAAGAGTTGGTAAAGAATTACGAAAACTTATTTCTGGAAAGAATGCACCAAAGATTATAAATCTTATGTCAAATATTTCTATGAAAATGTTTGATAAGATTTTTCCAAAAGAGTTTTATGACTTAGAAAGTCAGCCTACTTATTCAAAGTATCATACAACATCTAATAATCTTGCTCATTCATTAATTGTATTCCATAAAATGTGTGAACTTACTGATAGCTTTGAATTACGCACTGCTGCACTTTTCCATGATGTTGGAAAATCTGTTTGTCAGGATGATGTTGGCCATGCTTTGGACCATGAAATTGCTTCAGTTGAAATCTGTGAGCCTTTTTTGAAAGAAAATTGGAAACTTACAAATCATGAACTCAAGTCAATTATGCATTATATTCGTTACCACATGGATATGCATAAAATTTCAGAAACAAAGCATCCAGAAAAGATTTGGAAATTTATGTATTCTCATGGGTTTGATGGACTTTTGAAATTACTTGAAGCTGATTGTATTGATGTTCCAGGTGACTATAATGACTATACAAAATTGGTAAGTCACCCACTCTTCGAGTTCTTTAAGAAAATAGAATATCCTAGTGCTTTTACTGGTCCAGAATTGATGGAATTTGTTTCTTCAGGTATATTCTTAGATAAAGGAATTGAAGCTGCAAATGCAGCTTTTGCTCGTGAGCTTATTAAAGCTTATAAGCATGGAGTTACTGGAAAGGTTATTTCTAAAAAAGCAATATTAAAACAGGCTGCTGAAAGAGTTATTCAGCTCCGTAAAAATGAAGAGGTAAAGAAAGATGCTTAAAGTACTTGCAACTTACAAGAATGGAAATCACAGAGTAATTATTGGTGATGATGGTACAAAGATTAAAGAAACATTCAATCCTGATGCCGACCATTTTACTTATGACTTCCCTGAAAACTTTGATATTCATATCAATAATCGCTGCAATGCAGGCTGTCCTTATTGTCATGAAGGTTCAACAAAAGATGGTGAAGTTCCATCTCTTATAGAGATGATTTTCAAGAATAACAATTTTTCTACTGAAAAGAAAGATGGAAGACTTTATTACACTGGAGAAATGACTCCATTTTATAAGTCCCTTCATGCCGGCACAGAGATGGCAATTGGTGGTGGTAACATTTTTGAGTCTAAGCCAGAAGAATTTGAAATCTTCCTTGCTGTAAATAAGGCAAAACATATTCTCTCAAATATTACTATCAATCAAATCCATATTAAGCCAAACTTTGAAAAAATTAAAAAATGGGTTGATAATGGACTTGTACATGGCATTGGCATTTCTCTTGTAAACTCAAAAGATGAAGAGTTCTGGAAATGTATTGATCAGCTTGGAGAAAATGTTGTTATCCACACAATTGCAGGTATTTTGACTGAGAAAGATTTGCCATATCTTAAAGACCGTAAAGTTCTTATTCTCGGCTATAAACATCTTCGCCGTGGAAATGATTATTTCTCAGATGCTATTCAGAAGAATATTGATTGGTTGAAGGACAACATGAAAACAGTTTCTGAAACCGTTAAACTTATGTCTTTTGACTGTCTTGGAATTGAACAGCTTGAGCCTAAGGAAGTTTTGAACATCACAGATGACGAATGGAATACTTTGTTCCAGGGTTCTGATACAGATGTAAAGGATGCTGATGGAAATGTTACATGTTCAACAATGTATATCGACCTTGTTGGTGGACCAAAGTGTGCTCGTATGTCAACTGCTGGTTTGGATAAGCGTTATCCTTTCAGCTATGATGAGCCAATTGAAGAAGTTTTCAAGCGTTCAACAAAAGACTGGTAATTGATTTTTCTGGCAAAATTTTGTATAATCTTATATAAGAGGTAATATATGGATATTAGTGAAATTGATTTGCTTAGAAAATTTATAGAAGAAAAAAATCTTTCAAGTTTGTATCAAGAATGGCGCAAATCATTTGTTAAAAATTATGAAAATGTATCCGTAAAATTCTATTGTTTACATGGCAAATATGAATTTGAAATTACAATTGCCAGAAAACAATTACCTTATTTCGTTGAATGGTCTGAGGAAATTGAGTCAGATTATCCTTTTAAGTCTCGTCTTGAAGTAGAATGGGAAAATGGAAAGGCTACCTACGAAAGATGGTCTGAAGTTTTCTTGACTGGTAAAGATGTTAAAGCAATTTTCTCAGCTATTGACCATAGTAAAGGAGAGAATGGTTCGATTGCTATCTCTAATGGCTCAGTTGAATGGGAATGGACAGAATCTGATTATGGAGTTATTAGCGAATATACTAATGTGTCAGACTCCAAAGATGATGACTCAGAAATCTGTGGCAATGATTTTGTGCAAGAATGTCAAGATTGGGCATATATTACTAAGAGAAAAGACCCAAACTATAATGATGCTTATATTTGGAATATCGAGGATAAATAATGGAAGACAATGACTTTACTCCAATCGAAAAAGATATAATTAACTCCCTTAAGGCAGGTATCTCAACTAAAGAAGACCTTGAACGAGGTGTAGCTTATTATACAATGCTCTTTGAGCCAGTTTTACTTTCTGCAGAAAAAGCAGTGAAGCAATATACAAAAGTAATGAAAGAAGCAGCTGGTGATGGAGACTTAACAGAAGATATGATTGCTTACCAAGTAATTGGTCTTCTACAAGACGCTCTAGTTGATAGAATTATTAAAGGATCAAAGAATGGGTAGGCTGGTAAGAATTCCAAGTTCTATTTGGATAAAAATGACAAAAGAACAGAAAGAACAGTATTATAAGCAACAGAGAAAAGAAAATATTCTTGTTGGTATTATTGTAAGCATTACGCTTATTGTGTCATTTACACTTTTATTTTTATGGGGGTTGAAATGAAAACAATTAGACCAGGAACATTTGAAACAAATTCTTCAAGCTGTCACACAATTACCCTTAAAGCAACTAAGAAACAGATTGATGAATTCAATGAAGGAAAGAGATGGTATTTTTATAACAGTAATCTTGGATGGAATGACCCTAAAAGAGAAGCTTTCTTGAATTTTGATGAGCTTTTTGAAGTATTAAATGATGCTGTAAAAAATACAGATGTTGTTGAAAAGACTTATTGCCATGACTATTGCTCAAGATTCAGCAATTTTGGAATTGATATTTGTGACCTTCCATGGTGGAAGGATGATGAAGTAACCAATAAAGATTATGACAGATTTAAAAAATATTTTGTTGACAATTTTGATAAGGATATGTTCAGATTTGCTATGGATGATGAATATGATAATCCTAAATATTTTTCAAAAATAATTCTTCGCTCTTTTATTTATTACATTTTTGAAGAGTTGGGCTGCCCTATTATGAAGATTGAAAATCTCAGAAATACTTATTCAGAATGTTGCGATAATTCTCAAGTTTTTTGGACTACTTATGGCAGTAGAAAAACTGATAAGCTCGAGTTTTATAGTGATGGTTGGGCAGACGACCAGCTTATTGAAGTTAATATTGATATGAGAGATAATTAACTTATGAATACAATTAGATATGATACTTTTGAAACAAATTCCTCAGCTTGTCATGTTTTAACTCTTATAAAAAAAGAAGAGTTACAAAAGATGTTTGAAGACCAATATGATTCAGTAATTCATTTTCCAGACACAGGTGAATATCAAACTGATAATAAGTATGAAATAATGTCTTTAAAAGAAGCTTGGAAACTTTGGGAAAGTCATGTTGATGAATACAATGAACGATATAAGAATATCGATTTCCATGTTGACCATTATGAAAATGAATATAAATTCAAATCGGCTTTGGATAAAGGAGAACTTTCACAAGATGAATTGTTTGGAAAGTTTATGAATTATTCACAATTAATGACTTATATTCCTCCATCACAAGATGCTAATGTAGATATTATGTGGTGGAATTATGACTAAAAGGAGAAGAAAATATGAAAACTATTAGATATGGTACCTTTGAGACAAACTCATCAAGTGAGCATTCAGTGTCTCTTTACAATGCAGATGAGATTAAAGATTTTAAAGAAGGTAGAAAATACTATGATACTTATTATGGATTTCGTTCAATTAAAAATTGGGAAGAAGATCTTAAAAAAACAAAGTATAACATAACAGATGAGCAGCTTAAATTGATGTTTGATTGGCTTATTTCTTTTATTAAAGAGAATAAAGATGTAAGCGGTTATGAATTTGATGACTTTGAAGATGAATTTGATGAGTCATTTACTGAAGATATGATTGCTTTTATCAAAGAGATTATGGTTGACTCAGGTCGTCTCTGGATTTGGGATAACTGGGGATATGGTTATAGTGAGTCTGACATCGACCAAATTACAACACCTCATGGTGACGTAGTTTATGCTTTGTCATATTCTGGATATTGCGATTAAAAAGGAGATTTTATGAAAACTATTCGATTAAATACTTTTGAGACAAATAGTTCATCTTGTCACTGCCTTGTAATTTGTGGTCAGAATAAGCTGAAAGAATTCAGAGAGCGCAAAGTTATTGCTTTGTCAGATGTAAGAGTTGATAGTGACTATGATGTAAGAGAAATCACCATTCCTGATGACTACTTTGTTTCTATTGAAGATGCTTTTAATAAGGTTATTGAGTATCGTGAAGCTAACAAAGATAGCGACAAATGGTCTGTAAAGCAGATTTTGAAATTGGAAAACTTTGATTTTGATAAATTCAAAGCCATCATTTTTGATGAAGATGATGACATGGAATCTTATGACATGCTAGATGTTTTGGAAGATGCATTCAATGTGCCTGAAGTATTTATTTCTGGAAGCTATAAATCACCTTTGGATGCTCATGAAATAACCACACCAAAAGGTATTGAAGGTCCTATTTCAATTATCTCAACTGAAGTGGAGTGCTAAATATGAAAACAGTAAGATTTGGAACATTCGAGACAAACAGTTCATCAGCTCATGTTGCTACCATTTGTGGTCAGAAAAAGTTGGAAGAATATAAAGCTCATAAGGCAATTTGTGTTTTTGATTTCTTTTACAGTGATGAAGAGAGTGGTGAAGTAAATGTTGTGCCTGATAAAGCTTTTAAATCATTTGAAGAAGTTTTAAGTGATATTAAAAAATGGTATGAAAATCCAGACATTGAAGATGGCAAAGATGAAAGTTATATGGAAATAGCCAAAAAGCTTCTTGATGGTGGATTTACTGCTAAAGACCTTGAAAATTGTCTTGTAAATGAAGGTTCATTTGGTGATATTGACAATTGGGAAATTCAAGAGCTTCTTGAAGAAGATGTTTATGAAGGAACTCGCATCCATGTATATGATCCTGAAGGAGAGAGTGAGCCTTTTTCAGCAGAAGAAAGCTTAGTTGGTTTAGCCGAAATTGAAGGTCCTATTGTATCAGTTTGCTCTGAGGTATGTTGCTAATATGAAAACAATAAGAAGAAATACTTTTGAAACAAATAGCTCAAGTTGTCACTGTGTTACTATCATGAAACCTTCTGTTTATGAAGCTGTAAAAGAACAAAATTCAGTAGTACACAATGTTTTTAATCATGTTGAAGAATATAGCGAAACTTCTGCAACTATCCACAGTTATGACTTGATTCCTATTAGCGAACTACATGAAGAATTTCTTCTTGAATATCCTAAGTGTGCTAATATTGAATATTTTAAGGATAACATGGAGTCATATTTTGAAGGAATGTGGGAAGCTTTTGAATCTCTTATTCAAGATATCAATTTCTTTAAGAAACTGGTTTTCTTTGAAGAGAAAAAACCTACATTTAAGCTGTCAGAAGTTTATGATGGAAAAATCACCAGAGTTGACTCTGAAGAAGATGATTTCAATAAAACTCACACTCCTGAGTGGATTATGGCCTGGATTTTTAGAGCAATTTGTTGTGACAGTAATATAAACTTTTTATCTTTTAATTTGGATTTTGAGGATGAAAATCTCTCTATTGAAGATTTTGAAAAAGAGGATGGAGTTTATAAAGCCGAGCATGATATTAGTTGCTAAGGAGAAAAAATGAGAACAGTTCGTAGAAATGTATTTGAAACAAACTCATCATCAGTTCACTGTGTAACAATTCTTTCTGATAAAGAATACCAAAATATTAAGAATGGTAAAGCAGTTCTCGATTACCATGATTATGTGGAAATAACACCACAGTTTATTCGAGAAAAAATTGCAGAAGATAAAAAATATTCTGAGTCTTCAATTGAAGAATATGAAAAGAACATTAAAAAGTTTGAAAAGCTTATTGATGTAGATACTGGTGACTGGTCTAAAGAAGATAAGAGAACTATTGTTGGATGGACTTGGGAACGTCTTTCAGGTTCCGAACTTAAGATTAAGCTTCGTGAATATCTTGAACGAGCTAAAGAACGCATTCAAGAAAATAAAGATTCCATAACAGAAGCAGACTCTCTTGATCCTGAAAAGATGGTAAAACTTCTTGAAAGAATGATTCCAGATCTTGAAAGACTCAAGGAAGAATATAATGATTATGATGATGATGAAGAAGACGACGATGAAGATATTCTTTCTGCCGATGACTATGGATGCTCTGAAGAAGAGTTTAATTGGGCTGTTGAGTTCTTAAATGATAAAGATAATATCGATACTTACGGTAGTGAATATGATGAATCTAGCTATGATTCGCGCACTATTGATGGTGTAACTGTTCATGTACTCTCATATTCAGGACGCGATGGCTGATGCTAAGGTTTCAGTAGTATATATTACTTACTTTCCTCGAGGATCAAAATTCGCTGCCATAAAAATCTGTACTCTTGAAGAAGTTTCTAAAATAGAACATAATTTTAGCCTCTCTACTGAAGAGGCTATAGCTTATATTAAAATGAAATGTGAAATTGGAACATTATGAATTATACTGAAACTGAAACATCTCGTATGCTTAAAAAATGTAATGATATTCTCTATGAAACTACACATAAGTTTTTTAAGGCTAAAAATGCGAATGTTAGAAATAGTCTCCAAAAAACTTTAAGTTTTATAAATAAGGCTATTGATGAATATGCTCTTAAAAGAGAAGAAGAGATTGCAGAAGAAAGAGCTCAACCTGTTACATTACCTGGCGGTCAAATTATAACAAAGGGCAGGTTTATTGATGTTCAGCGAATGTATGAGTTGGATGATGAAGAAACTGCAAATTACATCATGATGAAATGGCCCTTTGGAAGTGGAAGGTGTTAATATTTTCTTTGTAGAAGGAGATTTAACACATGATTTGTCCTAATGGTACAACTCCAGTCTCAAGACTCCGTGATATGGTTTATTCAAAAGAGTATGAAGTTTGGTTTGAACCAAATGACCAGCCTGAGGATTGGGATTGGAAAACTCAAGGTTTTTACCACTCGCCTCATAGAATAAAAATCACAACACAAGCAGATTTAATCGAGTCTATCAATAAAGAATATAATGGCGAAGGTCATATTATTTATGATATTACTAAAACCTATTATGCTAATCATCCATATGAAGGTGAAGAAGTTAAACATATAGAAGAAACTTTTGTATGGCAGTATACTTCTCTTTTTGGTAGAAAGCTTTCATATAAAGTTTGTCCATGCTCTTATTTAGGAGAGCCACCTAAGCATATTCCACTAGAAATTGTTTGTTATGAAGATGGATTTAATGGACCATGTTTTCAGATAGCTTCTTGGGAAAGAGATAGCGAAGGTTATGAATTCCATTCTTGTGGAAGTCGCCTTTGGGATTATGTTGAAGAAGAAGATATTCCAAGATTTTGGAACTTAATTAAAGAAGTTGATGAATTTTTAGCTAAAAAATTTAAGCAAGAAAATGACTAAAATCTAAAAGTTTGGTATATTCTTATATAGAGGTAACAATTTTATGGATAAAGAATCTGTATTTAACGAATATAATAAACTTTTCCCAGTACCGGCTCCCAAAAATCCGGCATCTTATGATGAGGTAAAAGGAATTCTTAATAGAACTCCACATAAAATGCTTACCTTTTCAAAGCAGCCTGGTGATGTGCCTGCTTATGCCACTCGTTCATCAAGTTTTGGAACGACTGGTATTTATAATATTTATGTAAATCCAGAATATGAACAGTCTTATGATGGTTTGCTTCTCCATGAAATGGGACATATCATCTTTGGTCATCTTCAGTCTAATGCATTTAATGAAAAAACTTTTGAAATGAAACTTAAGTTTGCTTGGGCACGCATTAGAAAACTTATTATGGTTGGAGATGATGTTAAACTTTCTGAAAAAGAAATCCAAGACATTTATCTTAATAAAGTTAAGCAGATTATGCTCAACTATGCTATGGATTATGAAGTAAACTCAAAATTGTTTACTCCTGAAGAATGGGCAGAACAAGCTCAGAAGTTTGAATATGACTGGATGAAAATCCATTTCGAAGATGAAAACTTTGATGAGCAGTCTTATGAAGAAACTTTTAATGTTAAGAAAGATGACCCTACTAAAAAGATTGTAAGTGCTCTTTGGCCTGAAGATGTAGGTTTTCCATTAAAATTACAGTTTACGCAGTATATTGATTTGATGATTCGCGACCCAGAAAAGTTCTTTGAAAAACTTCTTCTGTTAAATCCACCTCCAATGAGTGGAAATGGTGGTGATGACCAGGATGATGGCTCACAAGGTCAGAATGGAAAATCTAAAGGTAAGGGTGGCGGAAACTCTAAGAAAAATAAAAATCAGCAGAGTGGCCAAGGAAATGGTGGTGGCCAGTCAGACTCTGAAGATGAAAAATCTGATGAACAGTCTGGTGGAAATGGAAATGGCAAAGAAGATAAATCATCTAAAAGTAAAGATGGTAATGGCTCATCTGGCGGAAAGCTGAGTCTTGCTGATATTGATCGTCTTGCTAAAGAAGCTGAAGATATGGATGAAGAAGCCATGAAAAAAGTTACTGAAGCCGCAGAAAAAGCTGAAGCAGGTGAAGGTGGCGATGAAGATGGCTTAGGTAGCAGCGGAGATGAGGACGGAGATAATTCTTCTGGAAATTATTCACCTTTTGGAACTGGTGCAAAACGCAGTGCAATCATTGATGTAAAAGATACTCATGCTCTTGAAAATGAATTGCTTAAAGCAGTTTATAACAAAACTGTAATGAATACTCGCCAGGACCCAGTTTATTATTATAATCGTAAAAAATATAACTCAAATGTTATGATTAGCCGCTCTAGAGAAGAACAGCTTTGGAGACCTGGAAATATTGTACTTTTGGTTGACTGTTCTGGTTCTATCAATGACACAGCAATTGGAGTAATGATTAAATGTGTTCGTCGTATCGCTAAGAAATGTGGACCAAAATCTCGTATTGTTTGGTGGGACACTGAACTTGAAGGTGACTATCCACTTAATGCTGATAAAGGTCCAAAAGGTTATGGTGGAACTCGTATTTCAAAAGGTATTAAGTATGTTCGCAGCCATTATCTTCGTCAGTCTAATGATAAACTTGTAATTATCTCAGATTATGCAGACTCGCTTACAATGTGGTATGATGAAGCTAAGAAAATTAAGAATGATGTTGTTGGACTTTGTTGGCTTTATACCGAAGATAAAACAGAAACACCTAGACAATATCTTTCTGATTGGTGGAGCTATGGTAGTAGAGGAGAGGAAAATAAATCTTATGATAAATTCCTTAAAAAGATACCAACTACCTTAGTTAATATTTCCTAAGAAGAATGTTTTTTACATTTAGAAAACTTGATTTTTAGGAAATGTACTTAATTAAATATGGTAACCCTCAAACCTACTAAGCGTGATTTTATTTTTGATAGGTTCTTTGAAAAAAAGAATAATTATGAATATTTCTACTATGAGGAAGACCCTACAGTAGAAAATGATATTGAATTGTTTGGCTATTCTAAGTTTGCTTGTGATGCAGCTTATGAAGATGGCGAAGTTCAATGGAACTATATTGTTAAAAATAATAAAATTTTGGGTATTACTGCTATTAAAAAAGATGGTGATAATCTAAAAATTAAGTTTTTGGAAATAAATTCAAAACTTAGAGGAAGAGGTTTTGGAGCTGAAACTATTGAATATTTCAAAGCTCTAAAAGATAATAAAAAGTACAAAGCTATTCTTTTATATCCTAAAGATGAAGAAGTTGCCGAGCATTTTTACAAACCCCTTGGATTCAAAGAGAATGGTGGAGAACTGATTTACTAAGGAGTTTGATTTATGGCTGATAAGGTTTATATTGTTTGGGAAAGATCTGAATCTGAAGATACTTATGGTGACACAATTGTGGATATCTATAAGGACAAAATAAAAGCTCAAGAAGTGGCAGATAATTTACGCCATAAGATGATGAATGATCCTGAAAATGATGATGACTCATTAGACTATTTTGTTGAAGGTCATGAGGTAAAATAAACTAATTATCCTATGGATAATAAAGAAATTTTTAGAGAAAAAGTTTATAGAACTCAACAAAAAAGATTGGTTGAGAGTATAAATGAGTCACTTATAAGCGAAATTAAAGAAATTTATCGCAATTATGTAAGTGAGATTGGTTCTACCATCACTGAAAATCTTGTTACAATAAACTTTATTATTTCTGGAGCTGGAACTTCATATGAAGAAGTTGAAGGTGATATGGACAATATTGCAGATGCTTATGGAATGACAGTTTCAGATTTTAGTTGCTTCTGTGAAGAAGGACAAGATATTGAATGTGATGAATACCTAAGAACAGGACAACCTGTAGAGTTTTGTGTTTCATTTGAATACCTTTAAAAAAGAGGACCTCAATAAGAGGTCCTTTCTTATTTAAGACTAATTAAAGTATGAAACATTTGATTAAACGTGGAACATCAATTCCTACAGAAGCAGATTTGGAAGACTATCAATTAGGCTGGTGTACTGGAAATAAAAAGCTTTATATTAAAGATGATGGTGTTATTAGACAACTGAGTTCAACTGTAGTTTTAGAAGATAACACTTTTGTAGAGTCTAAACAACAGGCTATTCAGAATAATGGTACTTATGTTTTTTCTGCTGTGTCTGATAATTTATTATTTACAATCACTTTTAACTTTAGTAATAATATTCTAAACTTTAAGATTACTCCAACAGGAAATAGAAGATTTACTATTCAAAATGCTATAACTCATCAAGAATGGATGACAACTAATGGATATAGAAGTCTTTCTAATTTTACAACTCTTGAAACTGATTCAATTGACTTTAATGTAGGCTCATTTATCAATGCCGTAGATAAAAACTTTTATTTTGAAATGTTTTTTACAATCAATGGATATGACTATAAAATCGATTTTAGATCTGCTGAAGAAAGCTCAACATCAGTAAGCGCTATTTGTACTATGAGTAAAACAGTAGCATAAGGAGATTATTATGGGAAAAGCAATAGTACCAAAAAGTAATAGTATTCATCCTAAAAAAGAAGGCTTATTTATATACAATCATGCCTTATTTATGAATGAAAAAGACTCTAGTTATAAAATTACAAATATTATTCATAAAGCAAAACCTCTCAGTAAATTATTTACAGCTATACAAGAAAAAATCGCAATTACGGGAACACAGTCACTTTCAGAAAGTGCCAGATTATTAGCAAGCGGCGTTACTCCTGATGGTATTACTCAAAGATATCCAATTATTCAACCTAGAGTTGGATATTTAAGAATATGGAGAAATTATGAAGGTTCAGATCTTTATTTTCAATTCTTAGATACTTATAATAATAACACAGTTGGAAGACCTACTGACCTTATAGCTCATACAACTACTGATAAATCTCAAGGAGCTGGGTGGAATGGGGACCTTAATTTTATCTTAAACTTTTATTCTATTGATATGAGTTTAGGTTATATTCAAGATTTATCTAAAGGATATTGGAATAATAATAATGGATGGACACAAGGTTCATTAGTATATGATGGTGATGACTTAAATCTTTATTATAAAGATATAACAGTTTCATGGTGTAGAATTTTTGCTCCTACGCCTTCTGATCCACCTTGGACTTGGGTGTGCTTAGATGATGGCTATACTGGAAGAAACTGGGTACCTATTTTAAGTGGTACAAATGCTCAATGGACTGAATCTCAGATGGCAGAAAGATTTGCCAATAGATATTATGATTGTTATAGAAATATAGATCAAGTAATAAATCAAGGTGTATATGCTGATGGTATTACTCAAATAAGTCTAGGTATTGGCGATATAAAATTTACTCTTGAAAGAAGCGATACAGATTATACTATATCTTTTACTGGAAGTAGTCTTTCTTCTAAAGAAATATCCTTAAATTGTAAACTTATAGCTGGTGATACTTTTAAAATTTTTAATCCATTAAAAGGAACAAGTGATATTCATTTTAGTGGAAATTCTAAAATAGAGATTATTTCTAGAGGAAGCTATACAACTAAACAAGAGATTTTTATCAACGATACCAATAAACAATTAATGCTTATAACAGAAAAACTATTCTAATACCTTAAAGAATTCTTCAATAATTTTTTCTTTTGAGAAATTAGAGTAATATTGGCCACCTATCTCAACAATAATAGGTTTATCATTTATTTTATGTGACTTAAGACTGTTGAGGTAGGTGTCTCTTGCTCTTGAAGAGATTCCCATCCACACTGCTACTTTTTCGGGACTCATTTCAAATTTACCTTCACCATTTATACAATGTTCAACAAATTCTTTATATTCCCTTATAGTATCATTTGTGGCTTTTCCAAAGATATATCTTTTAGGAGCTTGTTCTTCTTGAACAGATTTATGAACTCGCTTTTCCTCAGGAGAAGTGCCTCGCAATTGAGACCTTAATTGTTTATTTTCTGTTTTTAATTGGACAATTTTAGTTACTAATTGCCCAATTACCTTTGAGATAAGGGCTTCTTCCTGTGGAGTCATTAGTCCTTAAGTACCTCCTGAGCTTTTGCAAGAATATCGGCAAGATTTCCTGCGCTCTCAGTGTTCTGATTTTTAAGATTACGATTTGTTTCCATTAACTGAGCATTTTGTGCTTTGAGCTCAACAATTTTGTTTACCAACTTTTCGATTACATTTACTGTTTCATTAATTACATTTTCATCCATTATTTTAATATCTCCTTTGCTTTATTTATTGCATTTTTAAGGGCTGTAAAGTCCATATTAACTGATCCATTATTTTGTTTTTTAGTAGAATATTTATTTATTGTATCGTCAACAGATCCTTCTAGATGTTCAACCGCTTTTTTACACTTGAACTCAAACTCATTTTGGTTGAATACACCATCTCCATAATAGTCATCATATACTTCAAGTAAAAATCTTTCTTTTTCCTCTTTATCTTTCCAGAATAAATATTCAGAAACTTGTCTTAAGAGTTTTCTATCAATTGCTGCTTTTGGTGTAAAATATGAGATTAAAAACTCTTGGCCAATACCTATAATAGCAATAATAATAATCATTAAAGTTTCAGCAATACCAGACCCAGAAGCATCATCAGATTTTGTTTTTGATGTAATTGCCTCAGAAATGAGCATAAAAATCTGTGAACTTTCACCTATATCAGAATTGTTTTTCCATTCTTCACGAAGACCTTGCAAAATACCAATTACTTGAGTAATATCAATAGGCTCACCATTTTCATCAAGAAATGAAACAGGCTTTCCTTCAATTACAAGTCCATTTTCATATGAGTTGGGATGCTTATAGAGATTTTCAAGAGCTAAAATAGTATTTTTGATTTCTTCATTATTTTCATTAGCAAGGGCATCATAAGCCGCAATAGAGTCTTTATCTATTTCTGTTTTCTTTGCTTCTTGCTGGAATTTTGTAACAAGCTCAGACCTAGAAATATAGTCAATATTATTTCCAATAAAAGTAGGGGCCATTTTCTTAAATGGCTTTCTTTTAGCTTCAATATAGCTAGTTTTTTCCTCTTCAGTTTCAAGAGCTAAATATTCTTCATTCTCATAAATATCTGCAAGAATATTTTGCCATTTTTCAATATTTGGCCAATATCTATCAGCTTCTCTTTCAGCCGTCTGTTTTGAATTTGCAGTTCCTTCAAGATTACCACGTGTAAGAGTACGTTTATCATTACTATCAGATTTTTTCTGATCTTTGAGAGCTTTTAATTCATCAATAGAAATTGTAATGTTTGTAGCATTTCTTTCCGCATCTTTCATAGCAGAGCCAATTGAATTTACAGAAAGTGATAAAGCTGTAATTATAGAAAGAATAATTGTAAACTTATGCCAAATATGAGCTTTAATAATAGGTTTATTTAAGTTTTTAGCCCAAGAAAAATTTTTAGCATAGAGACGAGCTTGTAATTCTTTTAGCATACCAAGCTTCATAGCCAACCAGAATTTAGCTGAAATAAAACCAATAGATATTACTGTATATAATATTGCTGCTGCCATTGGAATTGTTCCAATATGAAGCAAAGATTTAGATAATCCACTGAAAAAAGCAACATCAATTATTCCGGAAGCTATAGATAAGATAATACAAGTAACAACTGAACCTTTAACTAAAACTGTTGAGCTTGAAAGACGTTCTTGATTTTTATTAAAAATAATTTTAAAATTTATACCATTTCTTTTTTTAGTATTTTTACTTTTATTATGCATAGTAATTAAATATTAACTGAAAAGGCAGCTTAAAGCTGCCTCTTAAAATTACAAACGGATTGCGTTTGAATTATTAATTTGCTCTTTATCCTTATAAAGCTTCTGAATTGCTTCAGTTTCAGCTTTTTCCAACTTTTCAGCTTCTTTTTTAGCTTTGATTTCTGCAATCTTTTTTGCATCTGTTGCCATTAGTTATTTCCTCCATTATTTTGGTTATTTTGCTGTTGTTGATTGTTTCCACCCATTCCACTAGCTTGATTTAAGCTATTAGTAGAAACCTCCATATTTCCTTTGTTATTACCATTGCCCATAGATTTTTTAATATTTTCTACAAGCTGTTCACCAAACTTCTCTAAAGTAGTTTGAAAACTTTTTAGGATTTCATCTTTAGTATTTTTTAGTGCTGCTTCAAAAGCTTGCTCTAATGTTTTTTCATCTATTGGAGCTTGTTGCTGCACCTGCTGTTGTGGAGCTGCTTGCTGTTGAGGTTGCACATTTTGTTGCTGAACATTTCCATCTTCTTGGAGTTTTTCAGCTACATGTAAAGCATATAATACATCTCTTTCCATAAATAAATTAGTTAATACCCAATAGCAGTTCTTCTCTTTCCCATCTCATAAATAGTTGTTACCATTTCGGCAGGCAAAGCTACTGTTGGGATGGTACATAAGGCTTTTTGCATAATCATTTTAAGGCCACCAAAGTCACCTACGAGTTCTTTTACTTGTAAAGCAACTATAATTGGGTCGGTAATATCTTCATCAACATAAATTCTGAAAATATAATCATCAACATCTAAAGGATAATTCCAAGGAACTTGAACAGTATAAGATGCTTCTTGTTTACCTTCTTCATGTGCTTCAATAGGAGATGTCATTTCCCATTTCTTTGTTTCACTATTTAATAAAATTCTTCTGAATGGGATATTTACTTGTGCAGGAAATACAGCTCTAATAACATCTATTGATTTAATAGAAGCAAGCATGTCATCACCTCTATAGTCTCTTTGCATTTTACATAAGATACAATCAATAGGTGATGAAACATTTCTGAGGTTTACGTTATCAATTACTTTTCTTTTTAAATTATCTTGTTTTTGAGCAAGTCTTGATTGAAAAGTACTTATTCCTAAATCTAAATAATCTGCCATTAAAACTCTTCCTCATCTCTAATTTGAATATTTATAGCTTGTCTAACACTATGATATTGTCCATCTGCAGCTAAATAAACAGCATAAGATGGTACTTTATTTTGATCATTATGTGGAATCATTTCAGGTGTAATAATACCTAAATTATTTCCATTATAAGTTGTATCTATTCCAGACTTATTCTCAAAGTCTTTGTGTAGTTGATTTAATGTGCCGGCAGTTTTATTCCAAGTTTCTTTTTCTTGTTTACCACCTAATTTACCTGCTCTTACAAAGTTTTGATTAGCATAATTTACAAAAATTGCAAGATTATATTTAAGACCTTTTAGTAAGCCTTCTAATTCTCTTAAAGAATATGGCTGATCAGCTGGAACTTCTTCTTCTGGAATATTCTCTAACAAAACTAATAAATCACTTAATTGAGTTAAAGTTGCTTTATTATAGTCTTTTTTAGAAAGAATGTCTAATTCTTTCATGAGAGAATAATGAATTTTATTAGGATTATTTACCCATTCTTCAACCTTAAATGTAAGAAAATCACCGTTATCGTAAGAAATATATGTTGGGTCTCCAATAAATGTTTGGCCATCATTTGTAAATTTATGGCTTTTAATAGTAGGTCTTGTATCACATTTTGTATCTAATTGTCCAGTACCATAAGGATAACCTAAATTTTTATCATTTTGTGCATCTCTTGTAGATTTTCTACCACCTACAAGCTTTTTAATCATTTCCCATAATTCATCAATAGTACGAGAAATAATACGACCATCCATGATGAGGTTTCCATCTTTCATGAAAATAGCTGGAATATCACCATATTGGTCTGCTGTTTTTCTAGATTCAGGGTCAAACCATAAAGGTACTGAAGCACTAGACTCAGATGATGTAAATCTATCAGACTTATCTTCTTTTATTTCTTCAAATGTTTCAGTTTGGATAGCGCCAATATTAGAGTCTGGGTCATTTCCATCATCTATTAAAATTTGCATTTTAGATGCAAGGTCAATATTTCCACTATTTTTGAAATATTCTCTTGCATGTGAGTCAATTGATGGAGTAGTTGTTGGAATATAAGGTCTTGTAGTTTTAGCTTCGTCTGGAATATTATCATCTATTTTGTCATAACGATTAAAATCACCATTTCCAGAAAGAATTAAATTGTTATGAATAACTTTGGCTGATTGATTTAAGCTCTGATTAAAGTCTCTATAGTCAACAAAGTCTGCGAAGAAAGAACATCTAAATAAAAGCCAACAGTGTTTAAGAAGATATTCTGTAATATCTTTCATTGTTACGGCACCAGCTGAGTCTTCTTGTGTAATGAAATCTGAGAACGATGGATTAACTAATTGGAAATTAAAATATCTACAAAAATAATCCCAAAATGTTTTAGATTTATAGTTGAATACAACTTTATTATATGCTTTTAAGTTTGATATATTTTCTAGATATTTTTTAGAAAATGGTAAATCTTCTCTACAGAGGAAGAAATCTATATCTTTGTTATCAACTTTTGTAGGTAAGAAGTTTTCATCTATATCAAAAGTAATAAACTGATTAGGTGAACTTAAGTCAAAAGCTTCAGTTGTTTCAAACTCTTTAATAGACTCTTTATCCCAAACTTTAATACCAGGAGCAAAAGAAGCTCCACTATTCTGCAATTTAGCAAAATAATCACCTATTTCTAATAGCTGAGGTTTAACTTGTTCCAAATATTTTTGGAAGTCCATTGAAGAAAGTGATGTATAAGTTGAGATATTAGACTTAGAAGGAGTGTCATTAATAAATAATGGTTTAGACCTTAAATCAAACTTTGGAAGAGCCAAAGCAAACTTTGAACGATGCTGCTCAAGAATTTCATTTTCATCTTCTGTTTCTTTAAGTTTATAATATTTATTATAAATAAAGTTATTAGAATTGAAAACAATAATCTTATGGTCTAATTCAAGAGGTCTTAATTTATTTTTTGTATAGTTTGTTCTTGGAAGAATTTTACCATCTTCGGTATAAAATAATAAATCAAAAAGATTTACTTTTGAAATATGAACTTGGTAATTTTCAATAGAAACCTCTTGTTTCCATTCTCTAGATATATTCATGTATAAATTAGTAAATAAAAAAGGTGGCTTAATAGCCACCTTTTATTTTAGTTTAATACATTTTCATATTTTTCTTTGTTTGCTAAGAAAACTTTCCATAATTCAGGGTCATAAGCATCCGTTGGGAAATATTCCATTGACTCATCAATCATAGAGTAAATAAAGCATAGAATGTTATCAGCGGCTTGGTCTAAGTCATTATCATCATTATCCCAGTCGATATTTTTAGTTAATTCTTCACATAAAGCATAAGCTTTAGCTTTATAGGAATTTTCACTCTCTTTAAGGTTTGTACTTTCTTCCAAATCAAGAGTTATACGATTATCATATCCATCTTCATATTCATCTCCATCTGGATGCCAATCTAAGTCATCGTCTTCCCAAAGTTCACCACACTCTTCACAAGTATAATCTTCATATTGATCTTGGCGAATAGTATGACCACAGCAAGGACATTCAGCAATATTACCTGTATAAGTACCTCTAGATTCTTTTAAAGGTGGTTTTGTATAATCTCCATTAGCAGTACAGTAATAAACTTCTGCACAACCTTGTGAAATTGCATAAGCAAATTCTTTTCTCATGCTATTATACTCTTGTTCAGCTTTTTCTGCAGTAAATGGACCATAAATATCATCCCAAGCATCATCACCTTCTGCATATTCCATTCTAATGTAGTATTTTCTTGCACCTTCTTTTACTGTGGTAAGTTTAACTGAACCTTCATCAAACTTAAAGTTTTCTTGGTTATCGTCCTCTTCTTTCTTAGCTTTTTGGTCTTTCTTAAACTCTTCATGAGCTTTAGAGATAGACTCATCTGATTCTTTAACAGTTGTAAGCTTTACAGAACCTTCATCAAATTTGAAGTTTTCTTGATTATCATCCTCTTCTTTCTTCTGCTCAACATCTTTTTCATATTCAGCATGGGCATCATAAATAGACTCATCTGATTCATTTAAGATTGCTTTACCATTAAAGATGCTCTCAAGGAGTTTGAAGTTATAATTCTCTTTAAGATTATTAAGAGGCTTAGGATTATAAGAACTTTCTTTAATAAGTCTGCTTAATGCATCTGGACCATATCTCTTAATTAAGTTCTGCAAATCATTTAATGTGATGTTATAAACTTCTACCAAGTCATTTGCAGCTCTCTGTGCATAGTTTGCAAATGTATTACGAGATACATTATATTTTGCAGCAAGATTTGCAATATTCTTTTCAGCATTTTCACCTTTAGCCATATTAGCAATAACTGTTTTGAATGCAATCATAGGGCTAAATCCATTTTTCTTTTCAGTTAATTCTGGATCTCTAGTAAATGCTCTAAACATTTTAAGGTTATCTCGCAATTCAAACTCTTCTTCAGGATTTGCTATATCACTTGTGATGTCATCCTGTACCTCTCTATTGATTGAATGATCACCAGAACCTACCTTTTCATTGCTAGAACTTGTAGTTAAATCTTGCTTAATATTACCTAAGTTTCTTGTAAGTTCAGTAGACATACCACCTGTGGCTTCAAGGTTGTTTGACATATAAAGAATTGCACCTACTTTTGTATAATATACCCAAGTAAGATAATCTAATTCTCTTCCTGGTTTTACATACTTAATAAAAGGTCCAATTGTATTTGTATCTGTAATAGGATAACCATCAAAAATTGCCATCCAAGAAGCTGATACCCAGTTATCAACAACATCGTTAGCTGAATACTCACCATTCTTTTCAGAAATGTTTAAGTGCTTAGCCCAAATGCTAATTCTTTTTCTATCTTTCGAGAACTTTGTCTCGATAATATCTTTCATCTGCCAGAAAATATATTCCTTTGCAGATTTATCGCCATTCATTGCGGCTTTTACAATTTGTACAAAATTTACTCCTTCCCATTCATCTAGAGAACTCTGAGGACAAATTTTTGTAAAAAGCTGTCTCCAATATGGTGTAATATGCTCTTCATTTAATGTTTCCATTTATATATCTCCTTTAATTTGCGCAAAAATATGGTTCTGACCAAGAAGAACCTGTACTATAATTTACTTCTAACCCATCATAAATGTCACCATCATATGCATGTTGAACTTTAGCATAGTCTGGAAGCTTTTCTAACAACTTTTTAAGGTCACCAACTGTAGTTACCCTAATAGTCTCTTCTCTTAAAGCTGTTTCTTTTACTTTAGCTTTTTTACCTTTAACTGGCTCATCATCACCTTTATCATCAAACATAAGGTGGTCATTATAATCAACATTTGTAAGATTACCATTTTTGCGTGATCTATAAAGAGGTTTATCATCTTCTCTAGAACGCCACCAAGCTAAGAAGTCATCAATAGTACCATTATCAAATCTCTTATCGAAATCAGTTCTTCCTATAGGATTATAGTTTGGTCCATCAAAGAATGTTTCACCTTCTGTTGTTTTATCTCTCTTAGGGTCAAATCTAGAATAGCGTCTCTTCTGCCATTCTTTTCTTTGTTTTTCATAATCACTCGGACCACTATATCCTGTTTTGTGGTCTGTACCATCACCTTTACCATTTGCAAATTCCTGTGGTTCATAATATTTTCTAGCATTTGATACATATTTATCAGGCTCTTTTGCTTTAGGTGGTTCTGGTTTTGTATATACAATTTCTTTTTCAGCAAGTTTAGCTTTTCTAGCTGCTAATCTTTCTTCAATTGACTGGCTAGATTTTGTAATAACTGCTTCTTCTACTTTTGGAGCTTTCTTTTCTTCTAATGAAGCATTAAATTCAGCTTGTTCCATTTTATCAGTCATTTCAGTTAGAGCTGCCATTTTAGCTTTTCTATCAGCAAGTCTTTTCTCTAATAAAGATTCTTCTTTTTCTTTTTTATCTTCTGCAATACACATAGAAGGAACTACAATTTTTGCGCAGTTTTCAGGAGCAGCAGCTGCAATAGCACCACTCATTTGAGATGCACCACCCACATCTTCCTTCATATATGCTTCTGCAATTTTGTCTTTTAATTCATCCATAAGATAATTAGTTCTCCACTATTTATAAATTTAATTTGTATTTTCTTCAATATTTTCAACTTTTTCAACAGGTTTAAGCTGAGTTGCATTAGCCATATTAAACAAAGCTTGGAAGCCTTGTAAAACTTCCATTGGAGCAATTGTGTTTAATTGATTTATTGTTGTATTTGCAGGAACATGCTCCTTTTCTTTTTCCTTCTCTTTTTCTCTTCTCTCAGCTAGCTCATTCTGTTGTGCTGCAGTAAATAATTGAATAAATGGAGCTAATGATTTTGAAGCTAAGTCATTTTTATTAGTTGTAGCAGCCGTTAACATACCAACAAATGATGGGTCCAAATCCTTAAATCCATTTTGTATTGCATGCTGTTGTGCTGCTTGTACAAACTGATGATCTTCAACTTGCTCTTTAAATAAAGCTTTAGCATATTGCAAAACCTCAGCTTGTAGCTGTTCAATCACAGATGGTTTTTCATCTTGAGTGATAGTAGGAGGATTATTTGGATTTTGTGTTGCTGGCGTTTGTGTGCTAGTTGGGACAATTTGTGTTGAATCCATAAATAAATTAGTTAATATTTACAATAAGAGGAAAATAGAATGATTGAATTTAAAGCATGCAGAAAATGTCATCATACTAAAGGTCCAGTTCCTGAAGGCTATTATATGAGTGAGTCGGTGAATCCTAGAACTGGTGTAAAAGTTCCTGTTATGATTGAATGCGAACATCATAGAGTTTGGCGAATTAAGAAAGCTGCAGAAAAGAAATTTTTGGATGGTGGTTTTAATAAAGACTTTTTTGACTACGATATTGCAGATTACAAAGGAAATGAGTCAATTTCTAATGTAAGCCGTTTAATTAAATATGTTCACTTATTTGATGATAAAGATATAAAGAATGAAGTTGTAAAAAGTGTTTTATATTTATATGGTCCAAATGGTACGCAGAAGACAACTTTAGGTAATTGGATTGGCTCAGAACTTATTCAAAGAGGTATTTCTTGTCAATATGCTCTTATGAAGAAAATTATCGATGAACTTTGGGAATCTCAGCGAAATGAAGAATCTAAAGCTTATATTGATAAATTATTAAAGTGCGATGTCTTGGTTATTGACGAGGCTTTTTCAAAAGATAAAATTCATCTCTGGCAATCTGGAAATCAAATTGGATATATTGATGAATTTTTAAGAGAAAGATTAAATAATAGAAAAGGAATTATTTTTATTTCAAATAATGCTCCAGATGAAATTGAGTCTCAAGGTTTCAGCCATTCAATTCATGATTTGGTAAACAGAGAATTGCTAAAAACAGATGGAGCAATGAAAATGGTTGATAAATATTTTGATAATATTGGAGAAATTCCAGAGAGATTGTTTTAATGGATAGGTTAGACTTAAAAAGAAAATTAGTTTGTGAAATGCCAGCTGTGCCTGCTTATTGTGATGTTCCTAAGTTTAAAGGTGATTTTCATGTGCAGATGTACTATTGGGATGATGATGTGAAGGACTATAGAGCATGCATAAAAGAAGCCCACTTTGATGGTAAATATTTCCATCTCTATGATTTAGATGCTTATGAAGCAGTAAACTGGATTGATGATTGGAGTTATTTTACAACAAATATTAAAACTCCAGTTTGTGAAGGTTGGATAAATGAAGTAAATAAAGGATGGAGAAATCCAAGCCCTTTATGCTGTAAGTTTAATTCAGAAACTAAAAAATATGAAATCATAAAAGAAGATAAACTTAAACTCTTAAAAGAGTAAAAAATAAGCCGCTCAATTGAGCGGCTTTATTATTAGAAATTATCAGGTACTTGTATTGTTATCAATTCAGAAGCGTCCATGCATTTACCAACTCCTGGGTCACCGGCAATCAACGCGTGGCGCTTATCAGCATGTCCTAAAATAACTGCTTTAACTATATTTTCCATATCTCTGAAAATGAAGTCGGCATCATTTGCAATTTCAGTGGCATCTTCATCCATTAAAGCAGCTAATGCATCAGATGGAGCTTCACCAATATGAGAAGCACCTCCATATAATGGGGCATCAGGTTTTGGAGGAACTGGAGCTTTTGCTTCTTTTATTTTTCTTTCTGGGTCTTTATCAGCATCATAATTTGCAGGATTTTCTTCTGCATTAGGAGCAAAATCATCTAATCCTATTTCTTTAGGCATCTCTCCTTTTTCAATGCTTGATAAAATATCTAAAAGACTTTCATTTATATATTTCACTTTTACTCTCCTTTAATGCAGTGAAATAATGTATGCTTCTTAAAAGGACCATAACTTTCTGTTAAAACTAAATCCTGAGTAGGATCTTCAGGAGCAGTTAAAGCCGTAATAAATGGACACTTCAATTCTGATGGATCTGTTGGAGTTGGAACTACAGGAGCTTTAAGGCCTGAATTTACTAATGGTTCTGCAGTATTTAATGAGTATTCAATTGGAGTCTCAGCCTGAGCAATCAATGAAGCTGGGTCTCTACGATTATAAACTACAACTTCTGCCGGATTAGAAGGCTCAACTGTCTCCTGTTCTTTTTGGAATCCTGGAAGAATGTTGCCAATATCCTCTGGAGAAATAAAATATTGAATTACCATTCCCTTTGGAGGAATAAAGTTTATTGCTTTAAGAAAATCTTCTTCGTTTGGTTCTTGAACTGATATGTACATGTTTTAATTAGTAGAATTGCGACGAGATCTTTGTTTTAAGGCTTTGCTAATATTTTCATTGTGTGACTTTGGACGTTTTTTAGCATATTCAGAAATAGATTTATTTCTATTTGCAATTACATCTTCATCTAAATGAGACATCGACTCGGCAATTTTATTTCTAACCTCCTTTGCTTTTTCTTCACCATATAAAATATCCAATGGTGGTTTATACCACTTAATATAATGTGGTTTTGCTTCTTCAAATTCTTTTGTATAATAAATTCTCAAACTTTTAAATTGAGGCTTATTATAAATTTGAATAAGCTTATTATAACAATATGTTTGCATTTCGCCATCGCTCTCTTTCGCTTTAAGGTAATATAATCTCAAAGCAATTGCCAATGGAACTTCGAAAAAATATAAAAACTTATAGGTCATAGTATTTTCAGGAATAAGACCTATGTTTACGAGACTTTGAGTTTTCCTAAATAACTCGTCAAAGTTTTCAATTTTATCCAAGTCATTCCATTGAGAAATGAATGAAACATCTATAATCATTTTGTGTCATACATCCTTGATGGTGTGAAATATTTTCCTTGATTATTATGCTCACAATGTACAAACTTTACTATAGGTTCATCATAAGTAAAATCTGGCGAGCAAAAATAACTAGTATTGAATGATGAACAATGGCCATTAAATGAAATCTTTTTATCTGGAATTATTAAGCTAATAGGGTTATCTGCAAAATAATTTCCCATAATCTGATAGTTGAGGCTCTCAAGATTCATGCATAAAACCCAAGTAAACTTATACTCATTTAATGTTTTAATTATATCAAGTTTTTTAGAAAATGGTGGATTTGATAAAACTAGGTCAACATAGCCAATAGTTTTTATTTTTTCAAAAAAGTCTCCATCTGGCTCAGAAATGTGAGAATGAATAATTTCTATTTCTTTACCAAATTTTTCTTTTAATGCAATTACAAACTCTGAGTTCTCTTTATCAAAAGGACACCAAATTCGTGGAATTGGTTTTGTTGGATTCCAATTAGAATAAATTCCATCTATGTAATTTTCTACAAAAGGCATAATTACATCAACTAAAATCTTTGGTGTATATAATTCATCATTATCTCTTTTCATTGCATTTCTAATACTTGTTGACATCTTATGTTAGTTAGTAGAATTTTCAAAAATCAAAATTTTAATTGAACTTTTTATATCACTCTAGTATATTCTATATAAGAAAATTTTATAGGAGATTTTACTATGGAAACAATGGTTAAAGATTTTTTCTACGATAACAAAAACACAGGTGAACGTAAGCGCCGCAATGTTGTAGTTCTTAAGGAACGCGATTTTGCTTCACAGAAGGTTATGCAGTCTGCAGAAGAAGACTCAATTGAAGGTATTGATCTTTCTCTCCTTTCTGAAAAGGAAGTTAAGCGTTTCTTGAAGGTAAAGGAAGCTTATGATAAGCAGATGGCAAAGGTTATGCCTAAGGCTTACCGCAAGTTTTTGAAGTCTGGAATCATTGAAGTTGACCAGATCCTTGGTAAGTAAATATGAAACTATTTGAAAACTGCATAGTTCAGTCAAAATCTTATCCAGAGTTGAATGGAAAACGTGTGACACGAACTGTTAAGTGGTGTTATTGCGGAAATCAAGACTCAACTCTGTATGAGGTTATTCTGGATGATGGGAAACATTATCAGCTCTATGAAGATGAGATGGTGGAAAAGAAATGAAAGAAAAAATTACATATATTGCCAGAGATGGCCGTGAGTTTTCATCCAAAGATGAATGTCTTCACTATGAAAATGGTGATGCAATTCGTTCTGTGAGAAAATCTAAACAAATTGCTTATGACATAATTTGCTCTGAATTACATGCTATTAAGCAGAAGGGCACATGGCAGGAAACTCTGAATCGGAGTAATAAAAAACTTAACACTTATATAAATCTTCCTCGAAGCCATCAAGTTCTTGAAGAGATGCTCCATACTATAAAGGACGTTTTAAGCTATACAAATAGCGTAAATGCCCATAATAACAGAATTAAAGAATTGCGTGAAAAACGTAATAAGTTAAAAGCCGATATTATTGGTTTAGACAAAAAAATTGCAGAAATTGATGCTAATAAGGAGTCTAATAATGATTGATCCTGCTATTCAAACAGCTTATGGAGAACTTTGCAAAAAGCTTCAAGACGAAGCTAATAATCTTTGTGGGCCATCAGCAGTAATTATTGCTCCTGTTGAACGACCTTATGGAACAATGATTTATCTTTCTTATGGTGATAAAGAATATGAGTTTAATCCAAGTGGTTTTAATTATCTTTATGTTCTTCGCCAGCTTACAGATAATCCAGTTATGGATGCTATAATGGAGTAGATTATGTTTTTTCGTCCAACATTTGAAGAGTTTTCAAAAGCAGCTCAAGCTAAAAAAACTCAAATTGAAAATTTAAGAATAGCTGCTGAAAATAATCATAAAAGTGCTTTAAATCAGTTGAATGTTGCTTTTTCAGCTTTTGCAAAACAGATGTACCCTTATTTTGAAGAAACTTGTAAGGTCAGTGGCCTAAATGACCTTTATTTTTCAATTAACGAAGATAATTGGGATTATGAGGTGACTTATTACTCCGACCATCGAATAGAGTTTATACTCACATATGATACACAACACTTTATTATTTTGGAATATCAAGCTGTTCATGGCCAAGAAGGTTCTGTAGACGTTACAGAAAAGCTAACAACAGGTGATGCTGACATTGAGCGCGCCACAAGGTATTTTCAAAGTCCAGTTTTTATGGGTAGTGTGACAGATAAACTCTTGGAGTGTATACAATGAAAATGATTATTACATATTTGGCTGGTTTTATTTCTGCAGGAGCTTTGCTTTTAAGCTGGATAAATGGAGAAATTATTTTTGGTTTTATTATTTCCATTCCAATAACAATTCTTGCTTTTATTTTTGTACATAAAGTTCATAAGAAAAAGCAGAAAGAATATTACAATCGCTTTAAGGGGCTTTAATTATGGATGATATTGATGATGCACTTTCTTATGCAAAATATAACTTTGAAGGAGTTATTGCTGGATTTAGAGTTCAGAAAAAAGAACGTCTAAAAGAAGAAAATAAGCGAAAAGATAAAAAGCCAGAGGAATTTAAACATTTAACTCTTTTTGCTGCGCAACATCTTTCAGATGAAATAAAAAATTATTGTCATGCTTATGGTGATTATAACCATGCTACAGTTTGGGCAGCTTCATTTTTGAATGATATGGTTAGTGAATGTAAACAGCATAATTTTGAAAATTTCATTTCTAAAGATGAAATTCCATTAAAAACCTTAATGGAAAAAGCATGTGAAGTTCTATCAGATGACGTTATGGATGTTCATGTTTCTTGTAAGGCACACTTTCATGAAAGAAATGCGGACCCATATTTTGAAATTATTTTGAAATATTAGGAGTGATAATGGCTAAAAAACTGATGATTATTTCTTGGTTGGCATTAAACATTATTGGATTTGCAGGTATTTTTGTAAATTGGCCTAAATTATTTCTTTTAATTGTTGTTCCAATTTTATTGGTTATTCTTATTACTTCCTTCTTCAAAGAAGAAACTAATGTTGAAAAAAGAGAGCTTGAAAGTTTTAGAGCCTATATAAACTCAGGTATTGATGGTGCTGCTGAAAAAATTGCAGAACATCCGGAGGTATTGCTATGGAGATAATGAGAAAAACATTTCTTGCCACTAAAACAACATTGACTATTGCTTTTCTTATGGGTTTGCTTTTACTTATGGGAAAAGGATATGAAATGCATGTAATTCCTTTACCTACTATGGTAAGTGCATTTTTATATGTGGTTATTACTGTTGGTGCAATTTGGAAATTGGTCACATCTGAACTTTAAAAGTTAATATTTTAATCAAGGAGAAAAATCTATGTTGGACGCAAAGAAAATTACGTTTAATAGTATTAAGCTTGTTATTACTGAAATCGCTTATGGTTTGATTTTGACACTCATCAATGTTGGTAAGCAAGTTTTGAATACTGTTATTACTCAGTATGGTGCTACTTCAGAAATTCAGCGCCTTAAAGGTGAAACACCTTTAGCTGTTGTAGAAGTTTTGCAAAATCATACAAATTCACTTCATCTTGCCGCAAATGGTTTGATGCTTATTGTGATTATACTTATGGCTTATTCAGCTTACAAGTATGTAAAAAATACTTATCTTGTAGAAAACTCACCTAGTGAGAAGAAATAAAAATTAAGGAGATTTTAATGAAAAAATCACTTTTTGGACTGTTTGCAATTATTGCAATGTGTTTTATGTCTACTTCTTGTTTGTTTATCAAACCTTATGATAAACCAGAGTATGTATCAATTGGAACAAATGAAACTGCATTCCTTATTGACCAGTTTGCTGATGACAACAAGGCGAATGGCCAGGTAAAAGTAAATGGTGATGCAAATTACCGTACAGTAAACTCTAAGCTTGTAAAGATTGGTCACAAGTGGGTACAGACAGGTCGTCTTCCTGCTACAGGTCATTACATCGCTTCTGAAATTGTAATCGCTGTATCAAACTCACCAGTTACAGGTACATGGGCTAATGATATTAAGGTTGAAACAAAAGGTTCTCAGGGATTTACAGTACCTATGAAATGGGGTATTCGTGTTAAGCCAGAAAATTCAGAACGTTTCTTGCGCAACTTCCCAGCTAATGTTCAGATTATGAGTGAAGATGGAAAGTCTAAGCTCTCTAAGAAAATGACATCAGTTAAGTCTGTAGCAGAAGACCAGTTTAAGACACAGGTTGCCGCTGAATTGTCTAAGGAATTCCATAAGTATGAATATAAAGATGTTCTTCCAGAGCGTGATGTTATTGTTCAGGCAGCTGTAGAACGTGTTACAGAATGGGCAACCGAACTTGGTATTACTATTGATAACTTGGCCGTATTTGAAGGTTTGATCCCAGATGATACTACATTGCAGGATTCTTTGGATGAACAGGCTAAACTCGCTGCTCAGGTTGAAACTGAAAAGAAGAGATTTGATGCTGAAAAGCAGAAGAAACAGAATGAGATTGAACTTCAGAAAATGGAGAAACTTCGTATTGAAGCTGAAACAGAAAATGCTAAGGCTGAAGCTTGTAAGACAGTAGAAACACAGAAGATTTTGGCTCAGACATCTAATATCGAACTTGCTCGTAAGCAGCGTGAACAGGAAATTGCAAACCTTAAGTTGAAAGGTGAAGCAGAAGCTGAAGCTATTAAGATTCGTGCTAAGGCATTGGAAAATGTAAGCCTTCCAAAGGTTGTTACATCTAATGACCTCAAGGTACTTGGTCTTGATAGCCTTATTCGTGAAGCTACCGAAACAAGTCGCTAGTTATCTTTTAAGATAATAAATGAGGGAGCATTTAGCTCCCTCTTTTTGGAATTAAACTATGAAAGAAAAAACTAAAATTATTTGGCTTATTATCGCAGGACTTATATGTGGTACTATTTTGTGGGTATTTACATCTAGTCTTAAAAGAGATGATAGTCCGATAATGGAAGGTACTTCAATTGAAGAGTATGAACAGCAAATGTTCGAAGAAATTCCTGAAGAAAAAGAACCTCCTAAAAAAGAAGAAAGTCCAATAGACTTTAATAATTATAAGCCTATTCGGATAATTGTTTATCAACATGGTTCAGTTTGTATAGATCAATTTGGTCAGGTATTTATTAAATGAGAATTAATACAAAAACTAAAAATAAAATTATTTTAGGCATTATTATTGCTATTTTACTTATAAGCCTTGGTGCTTGGTTTAATGATTTTATAACTCGAGAAAAAGAAATTAAAAATAGTCCAGTCTTTTATGATGGACAACCTTATATAGATGAGTCATATGCTATCGCTGAAGATACAGCTATTAAAGAAAATCGAATACCAGAAAAAACAGCTGTTGCTGATTCATACAACTTTAGTTTAAATTCTGGCGAGTCTAAAACTGTTAAAAGTGGAAATACAACTATATCAGTAACTTATGGCGATAAGAAAAAAACAAATTACTTAATGTCTATTAATGGGATTAAGGTTGATAAAAATGGTGAGTTTGATATTGCTATTGATGGAATACAATATCATATTAGAGGTATTTCTTTAAAATGCCCTAATCCAGATTGTCGAAGACATACATTTTGTTGGGACTGTAATTTTCAATTTACTGAAGATGAAAAGTTGCATGCTGAATGTAATAAGTGTCACGCTTTATATAAATATGAAAATTCTATAGATGATTTCTTCTTTAATTGTCCAGAATGTGGTGATAGCAATTGTACTACATTTAAGTCTTGTAATTATTGCAGAAACTGTGGAAGAAATCTTGCAGAAGATAAAGAAAGATTATTAAATTATTCATGGGAGAGTAGATAATGCTTGCTATTATTTTATGGGTTGTTAGTTTAATCATTTGGATTATAAACTTAATTGTAAAAATACGACTTCCTATGAAAAATGCAACAGAAAATGGTTTTCATATCTTAATAGCAGTTTTGTTTATTATACTATCAGTAGTTAATATAGTAGGAAGAGTTATAAGCTTAAATAGTGATGCTTCTCCTGAGACTATATCTGAAACAACAGAGGCTCCTATAGAAGAACAAAGAGAAGAGCTCTATTATATAGAGGAATCATATTAATGCATGAACTTTTAAAAAAGGCAGTAAATACTGAAGGCTTCATTAAACCTGAAGATTTGGCCATTCATTTGGGATTTTTAGAAGAAATAAAAAAATTATATGGCGTTCAAAATACTTTTGAAATAGGCTTTTATAAAGGAAGATCTTCTATAATTCCTAGAGCTTTTGGCATAAATCATTATGCAATTGATTATACGGTTCCTGTAAATAATGAGCCAGGATTAACGATTTTTTATGAAGACTCAAACTTCTTAAAAGAAGATTTATCATTTCTGTTTGGTCAGGTTGACTTTATGATCATAGATGGTGACCATTCTTACCAATCTACTAAAAATGATTTACAAATAGCAGCTAAGCTTTTATCGCAGAATGGTATTCTTGTGGTAGATGATACCAACTTTAAATTACCAGGTGTTAATGAAGCTCTTTCAGATTTTTTGAAAAATAATAAAGATTTTTGTATTATCTGTAAAGATGATTCAGAAACTTTTTTGTGTAGATCCAGAGTATGGGAAGTTTATTATAAGTTCGCACTTCTAGAATTACCTTCATTGATGTCTAAATATTTAGACGATTTAAATTTAAAAGTTTTAAGTGGTGATTCTTTTGAAGCTAGTAGCTTTATAAGTCATCCTTATTTGATATTCGAATTTTTAGATTTTAAAGGTGACATGCGAGTAGAATATCTAGGTAAAAAAGATTATTATGATAATCCTAATACTTTTGTTTTATTAGAACGAAAAAATTTATCTTATTTAAATATTAAGGAGTAAAAATATGGCATTTTTAAACATCGATGGTGAGTACTATTGGATGGATGGAGATGGAATCTCTGTCGATAAAGTCATCAAAAAGAAGATTTGGAAAATGGTCCCAACTAAAATGGGTCCAAAACTTGCGCCATTAGATGATTTTAAACTTTCTCATGGAAAAATTTATGGTAATTCTCAGGCTAGAGCCAATCATATTGTTGAAGCATTTAGAAAAAATGATGCTGACCACAACTTAGGTGTATTACTCTCTGGTGGAAGAGGTCTTGGTAAAACCCTTACAACAAGATTAGTTATTGAACAGCTCAAAGATGATTATCCAGTTGTAGTCATTTCTGAATATATGGGTGGAATGGCCGACTTCCTTTCTCATCTTAAAAATACAGTTATTCTTATGGATGAATTTGAGAAGTTTATGAGTGGTAATATCAAAGGTGATGATAATTCCAATGAACAGACTAAGCAAGAGTCAATTCTCTCTGTATTAGATGGAAATACTGGAAGTGCTGGAAACCTTTATCTTTTAACTGTAAATAACACTTATAAGTTGGATGAAAATTTAATTTCTCGTCCAGGCCGCATTCGTTATCATTACACTTATGAGAGTGAAGACGCATCAGTTGTAAGAGCTTATTGTAAGGATAACCTTAATGACCAGTCAAAGATTGAAGAGGTTGTTAATGTTTTAGGCTCTACAAAATATGTTTCAATGGATATTATTTCTTCATTTGTTGATGAACTTAATAAGTTCCCTGAATTAAGTCCAACAGATGTTAGAGAATATTTCAATTTGGATGTATCTACTTCAAAATTAAAGTACTCAGTTCTCATGAGAACTCCAGATGGAAACTTTACTTATTCTACTACTTACTCTGGCAGTCCAGACGAAATCTGGTTGCATATGAATAACTCAGATTATAAGAAGTTGCTTAAGTCTAAAGGTCTTAAAGAAGAAGATGATGAATCTGATGACTTAGATTATATGTCTGCCATTAACATTACGATTGAAGATATGCCACCAATTTATGGTGTTCATAAACTTCTTCCTGATGAGCTTACTATAAATTATTTGGCATTCGCGTTAGGTCCAAACCAGTCTTTTGATGACTCTGATGGATATGAAATTCTTTCTGCAACAATTACAGACCCAGAGTTTGCTTCTTATACTAAGAAATATAATAAAGGCGCATTCTAATTTGTAAAATCTCTTATATGGGAGTATATTCTATATAAGAGGTATTTTTATGGATTGGGGTAAAATCGCAATTGCAAATGCAATAAATCCTGGTTTGGGTGTGATAGAATATGAAAAGCAGCAAAGAAAAGCACAGAAGTTTAATGAAATTGAATTTAAACTTCGTACAATGAAAGTAGGTGCTACTTTGGATGTTGAAAGATATACTATCAAAAAGCAGGGTCAATATAATTATGACCTTATGGTTTATAACAGCATCGTTCGTCAGTTTACATCTTATTTAATGCTTGTTGAATACTTAAAGCACATGATTTGAATTTAATTTTAATTTATGGTATAATCTAAATAAGAGGTAATATATGGCAACAAAAACTTATTCAAATGTACGTAGAAATGGAAGATCAGCATCTTGGGTTCGCGTTCTTAAGGCACTTAATTTGAGTGATACTCCACTCGCAGCAAAAGAAATTCTTGAAACTGCAGCAACAACAAATAGTGGTGTTATCCGCAAGTTGCACAATGATAATCTCATTTCACGTAAAAAGATTGGACCCCACAATAAAATGGGTTACACTCTTTCTTATAAAGGTTTGAAAGCTTTGAATGAAGCTGAAAAAGCTCTTCGAAAGTAATTTCATAGTTTTACTTCCTACTAAGCTCCCAGAAATGGGAGCTTTTTGAATTTTAAATAAATATGTGGTATATTCTAAATAAGAGGTAAATATTATGAAGAAATTTATTTGTTTATTCCTTTTTTCCCTTCTGTCATCAGGCCTCTTTGCTAAAGATTTTATTATATGTGATGATTACTCAGACAGTCATCGAACAGTGTATCTAACACAAGTAAAAAATGATGACCAATATAGCGTAATGGTTTTTGAAAATGAAAATTATTGTCCTCAGTATATAATATCTTTTAAATCCCAGACTAAAAATTATGAAGCTTATAAAAAAGCTAAAGACTGTTTTGAAAATATTGAGGTTTTTATAGAAGAACATAATTTTGAACAAGGAAGAATTTCTAATTCAAATATTTATTCTAAAACATCCAAAATTAAAATAGATAATGGCCGCCCACTTATGTATAATGACTTCCAAAAGTAATTCTCATTAACTAATTACTTTATGGACTATGATTTTCTCTATCCTCAAGGTGGTGGCGAAAAACAATCAAATAATAAAGCAATAGATAACATTCTCAGATCAGGAGCTGACTTTATTGGAAACCAGTTCCAGGCTATGTTTTATTGGTTTGATGAAGGTGGCAAAATAGAGAATGTATTTTACCAACATTTTAATACAAACCTCAGTTCAACATTAGTTTATGATAAATCTAATTCTCATTTTGATCCAGAAAATCCAAAATTAAATAGTGTAGACGGCGATTTAGACTATGATAATAAATATAAGCAAGCTATTTTATCAAAAGAAGGATTTTTAGTTCGCTTTTTAAATATTAAAATGCCTACAATAAAACAAGAAACTTATACTATTAAAGTAGGCATGCAGACAATAGAAAAAGTTAGAACTACAAAGGCAATAACTCCTCAAGCTTCTTTTTCATTTAGATTAGATGCAAACTTAGAGTGGCTAGACTTTTTTAATAAAGCTTCTGGAAATTATAATACCGTATCTCAGAATAGTGATGATTTAAATGATTGGAGAAAAAATATTAGTCAGGTAACAAAATGTTTTGTCCCTTCCAATATAACGTCAAATCATCGATTATGCTTATTTGTAAATGCAAGTTGTTTTGATTATACAATTCAAAAATACAAAAATGTAGAAGACTATAAAAATCTTATTCCTTTCTCATATGTTTTTCAAGATGTTAGATTTTTAGGACCTGGAAATATTACATATGAATCTAATGGTGGTGGAACTCAAGAGATTACTGTAGATTTTATTTATAAACGCTTGAGAAAAATTAGAAACTTAGAAGGCGGAGTTATTGAGGTAATATAATGGAATTAAATGACTATAACCTTAAACCATATAAAAATCTCAATCCTTATCTAGATGATACTACTGAAAGAACTGTTTATGAGCCTATAAATAGTGGTGAATTAGCTCTTTCTGGTAATGAGATTGACAATATTATTGGTGATGAGCTTGCAAAAGGATATGATAAGGATGTTCATTATTTAAACTTTGCAAAACAAATCTTAGTTACTGGTGCTGATTTTGCTAAAAACTTTTTTGATACATTTCTATTTGCTATAAAATCAAATGGAAAGTCAACAACACAAGATGATGCTTTTAATGATTTGGCACAACAATCAAAGGATAATGAAGAAAAATTACCAAATTTATGGCGAACTGTAGGTATGTATTCATTTACTACAAGAACAACTAGAGTTGAAATACCTCAACCTAAAGCTCAAACATTTGATTATACTGTTGGCCAATATGTTATTAGAAAAATAAAATCAGAATGGGATATGCCTAAAAAGTCATCACTTACTATGAGAATAGATGGGTTGGCTTACTATATAGATGCAATCAATTTATTGTCTCAGAATAGTGATAATGCTGTATTAAATGATAAAGGAATCGACCATTTAAGTTTTATGGGATTTAATAAACATATTGCAGAAGACCTTAAAAATGGAACTCGACTAGACTTAGTCGTAAGACATACAAATCCTAATGACGAGGGTCTTAAGAATAGTTGGTTAAAAAATGCAGAAAGAGCAGTGTATAGAGAGTCTGCAACACCAGATAGTCAAATTGGTATGGCTAATATTAGACCAGATAATGCTCGCTCTATGTTTTGGGTTTTTGAAGATGTTAAGTTTTTAGGATGGAATGATGGCCTTGAATTTGGCCATACTTCAACTGGAAGTCAAGAACTAACAACTGATTTTATTTTCAAACGCTTGATAAGAGTAGATCCTATGTATTTAGAAAATTATATAGGTGGAACTGCTGGAAAAGCATTTGAATTGACTGATATTAAGGACTCTGCAATTTCATCTGAATTAAAAACTAAATCTAATTTCTCAAAAGTCTAGAAACTGGTCACTGTTAAATTATATTTAAAGATGACCATTTTCACGACTTTTCGTCGCTCAAATAGTAGACCGGGACACCGCCCTTCGGTCTCATACTGACTGGATATAAATAAAAAAGAGCATATATTACTTTCTACTAATTACTATATGAATAGTAATTTTGACATTCCAGTTGAAAAATTGAACGAACCTGGAAATCTTTGGATTAGACCTCAAAACAAACAGCTTAGATATAGCACAGATGCTGATAAAGCAGCATCTTGGCTCAATCCACTTCCTGTTTATAAAGCAAGCAAAGAAATTAAATTTGGACAGCCTGTTTCTCTTACAAACTATTCTCAAGAACACAGTATTTCTGAAAGTGGTGCTCGTGCTAGAACTATAATGCCAACAAATGCCTTAGAAAACTCGTCATTTATTGGTATCGCTATTGAATATGGTGAAGAAAAGAAAGAAATTCATATCTTAAATCAAGGTGAACTTGTTTATGAAATATCTAAAAAAGATAATCCAAAATACTGGTTGCCACCTTATCATAAAAATGGAGATGACTTTGTATTTGATTGGACAGATGCAGATGTAGGTTCAACAGTCTATATCACAAGTAATGGTTCATATACCTTAAATGTTGATGATGTTTCAGGTGGAAATATTATGTCAGTGGGTAAACTTGTTTTTGCTCCAAAAGCAACTGAAACTAAAGAAAAACAACAGAAAATTATTATTCATATTCAAGCTGGTGGTGATGACAGAGGCGTTAAAGATACAGCACAATTTACTGTTCAAATGTCATCTATTATTAAACCTACTTCAATCGAAAGTGATTACGACCAACTTATTTTTGTTAAGATAAATAAAGATGGCTTAGGTGAAATTATTTTTAATGATGATGCGATTACAAATGATATAGAGTCTTCTCCTGTGGGTGCCATCATGGTTAAGTCTGAAGATGGACTTTGTGATCTTACACCTATCATTGGTAAGAAAATTACTTTAGTAAGAATGGGTCTTATTAGTGGTAATTTTGGTTTTAACACAAATAATGTTGGTAAAATTGGACTCTTAAATGATGGTAGAGTAGCTTTCAAATCAGCTAAAGATTATAGCTTAAAAGTTGGTCTTTTTAAGTCTTATAGTGGTGATACACAAGACTTCTTAGTAGATTGTAGATTCCCAATGGAAGGAGCAGAGTCTGGTGATAAAATTGGCACAATTAAACCTGTTTTTGGCCCATCAGATGATCCTCTTTTAGATATAGGATATGCATTAGTTGATAATGAAATCCATAGAACAACATTTATTAGAAATGACTCAGTTGACAAAAGTGGAATAGATTGGGAAGATCTTATTAAAAATTGTTATACAAAAGACATTTTTGAGTTTGGTAGAAAAATAAATGGTAAGTATGTTTTTTCTAGAGTATTAGAAGAATTTAATGGAAAATCTTGGTCTTTAGATATTTATGATACAGACGAAACAGTTGCAATCTTAAATCCTGAGACTTTCTTTAAGTTCCGCAATCTTTATTATACTATTAATTCAGATAATGGAATTAAACAAGTTGCTTGCCAGATTAAGTTTAATCAAGATTCAATAAATACAAATGAAGAATGTATTTGGCCTGAAGAAGCTTATAAGATTAAATTAAAAGCAACTTCTGATAAAGAAGATTATGTTTTAGGTGGTAAAGGACCTAAATCAACACTATTCTGTAATATTTCTCGTCTTGTTGCTATTGGAAACTATATGGATGGTAATGGTTCTAATATTGAGACATATGACATCACTGTAAAAGTTCAAAGTACAGGACAAATTCTCGCCCCAGGTTTTTATCAGAACAAAGATGGTAAATGGTGTGGCTATGAATGGTTTATTTATAGTAACAATGGCTTAACATATCTTTATATGAGTACAATTCCTTCTGGAGTAGATGCTAAAGATTGTAATGGTATTAACACTATTATTGCTGGAGAAAAACTTACATCTTCAGATCCAGAAGAAACCTTAATTGTTACTGTAAGAAGACGTCCAACACTTTATAATGCAGTTTATCTCAATCAATATCCAACAAATAATCCATGGATGCCATATGTTGATGGTAATACTGGAAATTTAATTACAGAAAATGCTATTTATTTTGGCTCACCTTCTAAGTTATTAAATCAAAATCAAACTGGTGATGAAGATGAAGCTACTTCTGGAATGGAATTTAATGAAGCTGGAAGAAATGGTAAAATTGAGCTTATAACAGAAGATAGTGGTAAAGTTGTTACTCTTTCAACTCAAGTTAGAGGCTCAACTAATACTCCAACATTTAAGGATAAAAAACAAGTAATTAAGTCCGATGGTTCGATATCAAATACTATTGAATGGGAATATGATTTTGCTAATAATGTTACATCATTAAATTCATATTTTGCTCCAATTTTAATTTCTAGAAATTCTAAAAAAGATGAAATTGACCTCGTCCCATTGAGTTATCAATTAAATAATGATATTGTTACTACATCAGACTTTAATGAGTATTTACATGACAACAGTATTTCTGCACTTGAAATTTTAGATACTTTCTATTTTAGAAATATTAAATATACAAAGGATGCAAAAAAGTCAACAATATCTACTTTATTAGGTGATGATACTGATAATTCAAAAATACTTTTTCCAGAAGTTGATATTCTTGCAAATAATTATTCTATTAATTCTGAAAGTTTATCTGCTTATAAAGATTTCTTATATGTAGATAATAAATATATTGACTATATGTCTTTCATGAGTTTAATTGGACTTTCTACAAAAGATTTATTTAGTAAGGTTCTTAGATTAGAAAGAATAGTTAATGGAGTAGATTTTAATAAAAACGTCAATTCTCAAATTGAATATTCTGACAATAGTTTAGATTATATTGATAATATTGGCCTTTTGAGAACTGCTGGATATTTAAAAAATTCATTAATTTTAATAGACTCATTCAACTTAGACCATTTAGAAACAAATGAAGCTTTATTTCCAGACAATAATTATATTTCTATTATTGATCGATATATTATTGAAAATTTTTATCATTATACAAATTCAGATGAATTAAAAACAAGATATATTGATTATAGAGATAAGAGCTTCTTTGATAGACTTCAATCTGTATTTAATTATACTCACCAAAAAAATAGTAATGTTGCCCAAATGTATATTGCATTTAATGACCTTGACATGAATGAATACTCTTACAGAGTAGGTGACTTTTTTAAATTTCTTAACAATAATAAATATAGTTTATCTCCACAGGACGTTTATGAAGGAAAAACAATTTCTGCAGATAAAATTGTTTTTAGAAAAAATGTTTTAGGATATGATGCTTTATGCAAAGATAAAAATGGCTATGGCTATGAAGGACTAGTAACAGAACCTGAACCTACTAAAGATGTATATCAGATTAGTACAGATTCATATAATCCAGAAGAAACTTATTATGAAAATGTAGGTAGTAGAATTTTTGTTGTAAAAAGCTTAAAGGAGGAGGATTATTCACCTAATAAATATTATATTAAAAGAACTATTGACAATAAATATCAGGGTTATCCATTTAGATGGCCTATTTATAAAGATAGTGCTTTTAATGAATTAGACGTAGAGTATAATTTCTTTTCTAAGAATACTTATGGATTAGATGACAGTATTGCTATCTATGATGATAACAGAAATAAAACAATAAGTTCATTTAGTTCACAGTCATTGGAAGGTATTACCTTTGATACCATTTCAAAACTGTCTTTCTTATATTCTTGTTTTGATAATAACCATACTTTTGAATCTCAAATGACATGGCTTTTACCATTCTTTGTAGATGATGGTACCGACTTTAAATATGAGCTTAAAAGATTATCTCAAGCTAAATCAATTAAAGCAGAGGATAATAAAATATATTCTGCATTTGTTACAAGAGACAATAAGATTATTGAGTTGGGTAGCTTAATTTATAATGCTTATCGATTCATGTTCTTTGAATCTAATGCCTTTAATGATACTGATGCATCTTCCATAAATTATGAAAATAAATTTTTAGATTGGAGACAAAGAATTTTAGGTGAAGTAGCTCATAAAAATGGTGTCAAAACATCTAAATCTATTGACTTTATTTTTGACTTAGGAGATAATAAAACTTATAAATTCTCAATTCTAGATAATATTGAAACTTATAAAAAGTTTATTTTCTTGGTGACTCAAGGAAAATTAGCTCGTATAAAGAAAATATTGGAAAATGATCCATATAATGCATATAAAACATATGGCGATTTCTTTAAAAAAGATTATCTTATTAGTATTGATATTTCCACAAATGAAGGAATAGAAGAGGCTAAGAACTCAATTGCAAATTATCTTTATTCTGGTATCTCAGATGATAAATTAAACTTATTATCTAAATTTTCTGTCACTCCAGCAACTACAGGCCCAAATGATGAATATAATCAATTAGGATCATATAGTACTATTGTTTCAGAAATAAAGTCCCTTAGATTAGTTGAAGATGTTACTTTAAGTGAGTTACAAGAGTTTTTTACATTTATAGAATCATTTAATAATCCTTCTTCAGATAGTAGATGGGATAGTTTTGAAATTATTGACTATGCTAGAGTAGCAGCATATGGTTCAAAAAATATAGTATATTACAATGAATCAGCATATAAGACATTCAATAATATTCCATCAGAAACAAATTTAAAATTTAATTTTACTCAAATTTTAAATAAAGCAATTAAAGATAGTAATGACCTTATTGATACTCAAGACACAGCCTCTCTTAAGGTAGTTTGGCCTTCTGAGATAAATACTTATGGTCAAAAACAAGAAAGTCTTACATTTGCTAAAAATAATATTAATCAATTCATTGATAGAAAAGTATCAGATGATACAACTACTAATGGAAATATAGGTATTATAAATATTAAGACAAATCCTGTATCAAGAATTTCAATTATTGACGAAAATAATATTCCAGATATAACTGTTGCAGAATTAAAGCTATTATTAGAAGGTGATGAAACAATTTGCAATAAATGTGGAATTGATAATAATGAAATTAAAGAATATAATCTTAATATTGAGCCACTGAAAAATGCAACATTAGACTGGACAATTCCGGTAGTTACATTGGGTGATGATCAATTTAAGACTTTATTTGAAATCAGAAACTTGCAATATCAGCAAATAAGTGCTTATAATAATTCTAATGTAGATGAAGAAATCTTGTCAACAGCTGTAATAGATTATTCTAAAGAAGCCATTATCTATGATTTAATTAAGCAAGGATTAAATTATGATACAGCAAAATTATTTGCTGATGGTATTTTAACTGAAGGCGTAAATATTAGTGGTGGCTTTATCCATAATCCTCAACTCCAGACTACATATGGTCTTTTAAATACAGATTTATATGGTGAAGTAAAAGAAGATGGTCATATACAATATGGCTCAAAACTTGAAGGATATATATTACATATATCTTCTAAAGAAGATAAAAATATTAATGACTTTAAGTTGAAAGATTTATACAATTATAATAATATTGATCAGTTAATTTTAGCTGCAGAAAAATCAAATTGCGATGTATTATTGCAGAATCTTTCAACTATTAAAAATTATATTGAATTATTCTTTAGTCATTGTGATAAGATCTTAAAAGATCTTTCAGTTTCAGGTAAGCAATCTCCTATTGAGATTAAAGGTACTACTTATATTGATGATTTTGTTGATAGTGAAATTACTAATAAAAACTTTAATGAATTAAAGAAGTCATTAGACTCTATTACAACTATTAAAAAAGAGATACCTACTGATAGTAATATTACAGGTGTTGATGCATATTCACCAATAGTAAATAGTTATTTTGCAGAATTGGCTAATGACTGCGTAGAAATATTTAGAAAAATTGCTCATATTTTACAAAATAACTTGAATTTAAGTGAATCTGATGCAAAATTAGTGGCTGATATCGCAAATGCTAGGGTATCACTAGACTTGCCTACTAATCAGCTTAGAGAATCAATTATAAAAACCGCTATAGAAGTTATTAATAAATCTAATTTTACTTTGGATATGCAAAAACCATCTGATATGGAAGATGTTAAAGTTTCAAAAGCATTTAATTTAGAGAAATATAATAATGAGTATGATAGAGAAAATAATACAGGACTTCAAGTAGAATATTATAAATATAACGAACTTTTACCAGAATATAGTTATCTCTATTCAAAGCCATCTGATGGAATTTCTATTAAAAAAGTGGTAGATGCTCAAGAGATTAATGGAAAAATGTATCACAATAATATAAATACTATTGTAAAACATAGACCTCTAAATGGTGAGGCAATGCAAAAAGAAACATTTATTGGAGATAAAATTGAACTTAAAGAAGGTATGTATCTAAGAGGAGAACAACTTCCATTACCAAGAGTTTCATTAAATATTAGTCCTTACATTCAAAATAATACTCAAAGAATTGAGTTTAAGCCTACATATGAAGATTATGCAAGTACTTATCGTAATCCAACAGTCCATTATGGAAACAGTTCTCAGAAATGTATTAAACTTATTGGTTCATTCCCAAATATTAAAATCGATGGTTTTGAATACCATATTCTTGCAATAAGAAAAAATATTTTCACTGGAGATGTTTTTGATAAATTGCCTAATGGACTAAAGATTATACCAGATGTAGAAATTAAATACGCTGCAAACTATAAGCAAGAATATACTTCAGAGAGTGGTGAGCCAACTTCCCATAGTGCTACCACAACAGGAGAGTTCTTTATCGAGGGTCCAAGATTATATAAAAACTATGTTTATAGTATAGCATTATCTAATGTTGGTGAAAATAATACTGTTGCAATTTCTAATAAAAATTCTGTATATGCAGGTATTACTGTAAATACTTCATGTTTGGTTGAAAACTATCCAAATGATAATAAATATATAGAGCATTTGAATATAATAAAGAGTACTACAGCTGAAAGAGCTTTACCTTATGACTTAGACTTATTAAGAGATATTATCTTAAATTCAGATCTTTTTATTTATAAGCCTACTACTAAAGAGGAATATTTAATAGATGCTAAAGATAATGTTGTATTACAAGTTGGCAATTATGATATATCTATGCCTTCCAGAACTGAGGTAGTAAATATGTTCAAAGGAAAGATCAAACACGTTTCTGAATGTGATATAGAATTTGTGCAATAAAATAAGTTTTTTACAATAAGAAAATCGCTTATTTAGTTTTTTACAATAAGCGATTTTCTTTTTTAAATTGAACTACTAAGTATTTTAATGGAGGACAATACATGAATAATCCTATTTCTTTTGTTCCAGGACAATATAATCCAGCAGGATTAGATGTTAATGGAGATGGACAGGCAGATATCACATTACATGATTTACATGCGAGTATGATTCGCCGTCCACGTGGACAGGAAGTTAGAACCTTAAATCAGTATACAGGATATTTTTCAACATCAGAAGGAGATTATCCAGTTTCTGTTGTTGCAAACTCAATGAAAGAAGCAGCAAAAATTCTTACAATGCCAGGTGTATTTGGACAAGAATCATTAGAGCCAACTATGATTAAATATGTTAAAGGTTCTGTAGCTGTTTCAGTTCCAGTTCATATGGTTGGTTTTACAACTGTAATCACACCAGCAGGAGCTATTGATTCTGGAGCTTATGCTACACCAGAACATGCAACTGTAAACAATGGTACAGATGTAATTTTCTCAGCTTATGAGCCATTTGGATGGAAGTTTGTTGGTTGGTACAAAGGTGACCCAGATAATGGTGGAACTTTAATCTCAGCAGACAAGATTTCTACAATCGACGTTTATGATCCATATTCAACATTAGTAACATACTATGCTAAATATGAGTTCCAGCCAATAATCAGAAATGGACGCTATATGGACGTTTCTCGTGGATGGACTTGGGAAATTGATACAGATGGCTATTCAAACTATGAAGGACGCATCATTTTAAGAGCATCTGAAGTAGCCGATTATTACTGGGTAATTACTGAAAAGAGAATGAATGCTGATGGTTCAGGAGTTTGGGTATTAGCACCAGATCCAACAGTAACTCAACCTGGTGGAGTTGAAGGTGGAATTAAGGCTTCTGTAGCATTTACACCATCTTATATTGGTTTAAATCTTGTATTCAAGACAATTGACCAGAACCAATTCACATTTGATACAGACACAATCTGTAATCTTAGATGGGTTGGAGTAGATAATCAGCAATAATTGATTAGCTAAAAAATAAAGGAGCAGCAAAGCTGCTCCTTTTTTATTTAATCAAGTTGATTACTTATCTTCATCTTCACTTGATTCTGATGATTTATCTTCTATCTGAAGTTCTCCAAAAAGAGATCTTCGAATTGGTTTTAATTCTTCACGAGGCTCCATGGAGATTTCAAGAAGACCATTTTCCAAATTGATTTTGGTTGTATTTACATCATAAAGCTTAGGATCAAATCTAAGTTCAAGAGTTTCATCTGTAGGAAGTTTCAATCCCTTATAAGAATAAACTCTTCCACTTTCATCAATATCTTTCTTTACTCTGATAATGATTTTATCATCATCAATATCAACTTTTACATCCTTTTTTGAAATTCCACAAAGGCCAACCTCATAGTGAAGGGTTTTATCTTCTTCGGGTTTAACAAACTTTGAATGTGGTGGGAATGCAACATTTGACTCACTCTTAAGAAATCTTGCTGGAGATTTCAACATATAATTTTCAAAAAGTGGAGTGTGAAAGAAATCATTGAAAGTTGAATTGAACATTGAGTTTACGATATCATCAAAAGATACATCATCATTAAACTCACCAGATTTTTGTGTAACGTTTCCGTTTACATTTTTAATAATAGAATATTTTCCTGCCATAATTTTTTCTCCTCGAGTAAATTAAGCTAATCCATAAAGGTATTGCTTAAAGTCTCTATTATAGCTTTGTTAAATAAATATTTAAGAATGATCTCAATATTCCGGACTAAGAGTATCACTCTCTTTATAATTTATATTAACATTAATAATTAGTACAATTTAAAAAATAAAAGGTGGTTTTTCAACCACCTTTTAAAACCTTAAACTCTAATTAAAGAGCTGGGTCATCTGCAGCAAGAGCAGCATCATCTTCAGCAGCAGGTGTATCTCCTGCAACTGGAGTTTCGATAGCTGAACTTCCAAGGATTCCCTGGATTGTAGCAATTGCTGCATTCAAAGCTGAAACCTGTTCACCTGTAAGTGTGAGAGGTTCTGCAGCTGCTACGTCTGCAACTAAAGCAGGTTCTTCTGTTGGAACAGCTGGTGTTTCGATATCAGCGCCAGTAACTCCATCATCAGGAACTCCTGCATCACCATAAATAGAATTGAATGTTGCGTTGTCTTCATAAGAGTCGTCAAACATTCTAATTGCATCTTCACGTAATGATCTCATAATCTATATTTTCTCCTCTTAATTAGCCAAGCAATCCTGTCTTCATAGACTCTTTCAAGCTCTTGAAGTCCAATTTTGGAGCAAAATAGCTCTCAACATAGCGGTTTGTTACTTCAGACTCAGAAATCTTTGCAGGAGTTTCTGTCTTTGTTTCTACAGATTCTTCTACTTTCTTTTCTTCAGTCTTAGCTTCTTCTGCTTTTTCTTCTTTCTTAGGCTCTTCTTTAGCTTCTTCCTCTTTCTTTTCCTCAGATTCTTTCAAACCTTTTGTTTCAGAAGCAGGAATATCTTTTGTAGGCCAAGTCTTAGCAGGTTTAATTTCTTTAGCTGCTGGACCAGAAGCATAACCTTTAGCGAGCTCTTCTTCAGATGGGATATGATCCCAGTCATCTTTTGATTCCTGAAGAACACCAAGATGTGTAAGATAAGCTTTTCCAAGGTCTCCCTTATAGTGCTCATTCATAACATCTAACTTAGCAGCACGGTAAGCAATGCGGTTTTCGCGGTCGCCATACTTTTCAATAAGAGCTGCACCTTTTTCAGCCATAACATTCTTGAAAGTAGCTTCATCAATCTTTTCGCCATTAGCGCGAATAGCATCAAATGCTTCCATTACTGGCTGAGCTGCTGCATCAGCAACACCTTCTGGATTCTGTCCTGTAACTGCACCAACATCAGAAGTTGGAGCTGAACCGAATTCATTAACTTCAATACCGGCTGAAGCTTTAAGAGCATCCAAAGCTGCTTGAAGCTGTGTAATCTGCTGTTGTACCTCAGGTGATACAGTTGGAGCTGCAGTAGGAGCGGCACCTTCTGGAGCAGGAGCGGCAGCAGGGTCAACTGGGGCAGCTGCTGGAGCAGCACCAGGAACTTCTGCTTCCTGAACTTTTTCAGTAGATTCTTCTACCTTTTCTGTAGACTCTTCAACTTTTTCAGCTGTTGACTCTTTTACAGGTTCTGTAGATTCTTCTACTTTTGTAGCAGTTGTTTCAGGAGTTTCTGTTGATTCCTGAACTTTTGTTTCTTCAGTCTTTAGTTCTTCAGCATTTTCCTGAATATGTGGTTTTTCTGAAGTAGGAATTTCAGCTTCCTTAAGGAAGATTCCTTTTGCATTAGCTGCTTTTACAGCTTCACGAAGTTTGCAAGCATCTCTGTAAGTAGCTGCTTCACCGAGGGTAGCTTCCTTGTATTTTTTGAAGTTTTCCCATACAACTTTGAAATCATTAAGAGGCTTTTCAGTCTTTTCTGTTGATTCTGTGAGTGATTTTCTAATCATTCTTTTTTCTCCTTATAAAACATATTTAAGGTTTTTATAATTTATACTGCGCCATATAGTTAACTCACTCTATAAATATATAGATGTGACAAATTATAAAAGCTTTATTTAATAATTAGTAGCAGACTCATAAAAGACTAAATATAATATCATGAGATCAACATCAACAATCGATAAGTTGTATGACCAATATAAGCTACAGGACTGGGATATAAATGCTGATAACCTTAATCCAAAAAGAGAAATGCTTATGGGTCAAGTTAAACAATTGGAAAAAGCAATTCAAAGTTTAACTGACGATATTGTTAGAAAACGAATTACTCCTAAACAAGAAGATATTGAGATGCTTACTACTTCTTTTGGTGGTGAATCCACAGTTGGTAATTTGGGTAAAACAATTGCTTCAATAAATGCTGGTTCTGATGATGGAACTATATTTGGAGAAGGCTTACCATCTGATGTTGAAGAACAAATTGCTTTATTACAGGCTGAGTTAGGACCAGTTGTAATAGATTGTAAAAAGATTTTAAGTAAATATAATTTTGATGTTGCAAGCTCTGAAGATATTGATGATGAAGATGGTGAGCATACTTATGTTGTGAATACGGATGATATAGACTCATCAAATAGACCTAAAACAAATGATGTTCTTGAGGAACTCAACTTAGATGGTTTACAAAATGATAATTGTGCCGCAGCAGATCTTACAATCTTAAAAATCTTTATTGCCATATTAAAGATATTTCAGATAATAGTTAAGATTTTGCAGTTTCTTCTTGAATTACCAACTATTTTAGCAGAACTTATTGAATTAGCAGCAATGTGTTGGATTAACCCACCATCTATTGCTTTATTGGTTCAAATTATTTTGGATTTAATTACTTCTTTAATAGTTGCTTTAATTTCAAATCTTATTAAGTTTTTATGGGATTTATTAGGATTAGATTGTATATCACAACAAGCAACAGATTTATTAGATAATATTCAGGATTTAATTTCAAAGTTTAAGAATACTGCAGCTTTAATTGATATTGGAGCTGTAGGATTTATGTTTGATGGTATTTCTACTCAGATTGATAATATTTCTGATTTAATTAAAAAATCTATAAATGATATGAAAGAGGATTGGAATGAGGCGGTCAATAAAGTTAAGGATTACTTTTCTGAAGAAGGTCTTGAAAATCTAAAAGAAGCAGCAATTGATGCTGCAGTAAATACTTTACAAGATGAATATTCTGAAGCTGTAAATGGAAATACAAACGCAACTATAAATAAAGGAATAAATGACGTTACTAGAAGTTTAGCTCATGGTACAATTATTGAAGATGCCAAAAATAAAGCTATACAAAAATATAATGATATGACAAATGCTTATTACTCTGCAATGGAAACGGCTACTTCTACAGTAGACAACCTTAAAGAGTCATTTGCAAGAATGCAAGACTCTACTACAAAATTAGGTGAGTTAATTTCAGACGTATCACTTGGTGATTTGGAGATAGAATAGTGGACTACACACAATTTGAAAAACTTTTAACAAATGCAAACATTATAAAAACAACTCTCTCAGATACTCCTAGTAATTTATATGATGGAGCAACTTCATTTGAGTCTAAAAGAGCAAACTCAGTAGATAATTATGGCCTTAGTACAAAATTAAAAGCAGTTTATAGCACATATTTAGATTTAATTAGAGGCCAAAAGAAAACTCATGATACAATTGCTAAATTAGAATCAATTGACCTTTCAAGCACAAATAATAATGCTTTATTGGATGATAGCCTATCTCAAGATCAGGTAGCCAAAGAATTTATAGAAGGTGTAGAAGCTCAAAAAGCAAAAGAAATAATTAAACTATACTTTTCTCAATACCTTAATAAATTAAATTCAGATATGCAATGGCGTATTGGCCAACCTATTGATAGTATTACTGAGGTAGATGATGCCTTTTTAATTAATGGAAAATATCCTTCTAGAGGATTCATCATTCCAACTAGAAATGACACAATTTATAATGGAAAAACTTTTCCAAAAGATGATACAAGATTCGTTAGTTATGGCTTTCCTCCATATAAAGTAGAGCTTGAGAAAAATATTATTGAAGATACAACAGTCACTTCAGATAATCCAGACTCAACTTTTGATTTTAAGGATTACTCAATAAATAGAGAAGAATACACTTATCGTGAGATGGGTATGAAAGCCCTTACAAGTTATATCGACTATCTCCAATATCTTACCGAAGGTGCAACAGGTATTGTTTCAACTTATATCACAGAATGGGATCTTTCAAACTATATGCAAGAAAATCTTATGTCTGTAACTGATAACAATATTGACTTAACCTTAAATTATCGTATCAGACAAGATAATCCTTTCTCAGATAGAGAAGAATATCGTGGAGATAAAGCTCTTTGTTTTAATGTTTGTGGTTCTTCTGTTTCTAAGTTGTATCATGATAATGAGAAATTATGGCTTCCATCTGATTATGTTTATTCTTCTTGGTGGACTCCATATCTTGAAGGAATTGATTTTAATCTTAAACAACTTAAATTACCTCAATATGACACATCTATTTCTTATATGGACTGCTATGATAATTTTGACATTTCATATAATTATGACTCACAAACAGATATTTTAAATGTAATTAAACATCAAGATATATTAAATTCTATTCTTTCTTGTAAAACAAGTTTTACCACAAGATATTATGATGCATTCTATTCTTCATCAGAAGATGCTTTAAGTGATTATGATGTTATGCTCGAAGAATACACAAATGAGGCAGCTGGTTCATCATCCTGTAGAGATGTTGCATCTTTAATTCAAGATAGCAAGATTGAAATGCTTTGTGCAGGTGGGTATGAGAATGCTTTATATTCTGCTGCTTTTTCTCAAGGTGGTTTATTTGGTAAAAGAGCTATTATTAAAGCTCTTGAAAAAAATGGTGAATATAAAAAGAATGAGCTTATAAATCAAAGTTCTCAAAAAAACTCAGCAGATATTAAGATCTCATCAGATGGAATTATTGATGATTTAATGCATTCTAATAATATGAATGGAGCAACTTTGGCTAAAATGGATGGTATTTCAAGATTTGCTCCAGCTATTTATGGAGGAAATCATGGTGCTTGTTATTCTCTTAATTCTTTAAGAGGTCATTTTGATAATACAATCTTAAATCTCAATACACCTACATTAAATTTAACTCCAGCTTCAAATGATTTTTCTAATATGGAAGCCAAATATATAAATAGTGAATCATTTCAGATTTGTAGATCTCCTACTATGAATAAGAGAATTCTTTTCGATGGTGAACTTCATTATGTTTATCGTTTAGCTTTTAAAATAGTAAAAACTACTCAGGAAATAGAGGCGGATATTTTTATCAATAAGTTTGGTAGATATGATTATTCTTTCCCAGTAACTAAAAATGGCAGAGCAGTTGTTTATTCTGGAAAACAATATACTAAAAGAAAAACATTTAAGGTTGCAGATATTTTAGCAGCTACAAATGAGAAAAAAGAAAAATTAAATTATTATTCTATTTTTAATAATAATTCTATTTTAACACCAGATAGATATGACCCAAAACAGAATTATGTTACAATTGAAGTTCCTTGTAAACAAGCAACCTATTTTGATGCTCGATTTGGATTAGTAAAATTGCCAATCATAAATGATAATCCAGACATAGAATGGACTATCACTATGCATAAATTTGATGAGTATGCTGCTGATACTCTTTTAAGTGGATCATTTTTAAGAACTGTAAAAATTGCTGATAAAACTGCTTTTAGAAGTGATAAATTATCTCATGAAGCTATGTTACAAAATCCAGGATTTATTTTAAGATTCCCAGGACACCCAGAAAAAGAGCAAGAAGTCATTAGGAATATGATGTGGTATGGAAAAGGCTTAAATAATAATAATCCTATCTATTTATATTTCTTGGAAGGAAATAAAGAAAAAAGATATACTGAAGGACCAGAAAGTATCATTAAAGCTCCTTGTTACATTAAATATTATGATGCTAAACCTAAAAGAAAATCTATTTTTAGAAAAATTATAGACTTTTTATTTAATAGAAATAAAGTTGAAAAAACAAATGTTCCTTATATTTATGTAGACTTATTTAATGCTGTACAGTTTTATGATGGACTTAATAAAAATATAAATTATGTTCCAGAGAGTGGATTTAAGCCATTGCATACAAGTAGTGATGCATTCTTTAAGAAAGCTAGTACTGAAGCTGTAAATCCTGTTCAAAAACTCCATAAAATAAACCAGGATATTTTGATCTCACAAAAAGGTTCTGTGTCTATCTCTAATGTAGGATTAGATGGAATTGGTATTCTTACTGGATTGATTGGATTAAACTCTAAAACTCAGGATCTTATTTCTATAGGTTCTGATAATGTAGCATTAGATAGTGGTTTAGGCGTAGATTATAGCAAAGACACTCCATTAGAAGTGCTTCCACTATATACAGCTCATGTTGAAGTTCCTACTTCTTGGTATGCTGAACTTTTTGGTAGAAAATGGATGACTAGCATTTTAGGTCACCAGGAATATGTTAAACAACCATATGACCCAGGCTTAAGAAAAGCTTATATCAATATGCTGTCAAGAATCACAATGTTTAAGTATGCAGATAATAAATATCAGCCATACTTCTTAGATATGAGTGCTCCTTATAGAGTTATCTTGTCAGCATTAATTTCTCATAAGAATTACTTAAAAACTATTCAAGATCTTTTAGGAAGTTTGGGTGCAGAATATATTCATGACACTTTAGTTTATAATGTTGATAGATGTGTTCTATATGCTTGTGGTATGACATTTGATAAAGAAGGTTTTTATAAAATTGGCACACCATTTAAGACTCACATTTTCTATAATTATTGGATCGATAAAGCTGTTCATAGCTTTGGAAATATAAATACAGCAAAAACAACTGTTAAAAATGTGGTAAATCTTACAAATCAATTTAATACTTTTGCAGATAAATATATTAATACTATGAAACCTATCCTAGAAAAACAATCTAGAGTTTGGACAATAAATGATATTGAAACAATGAATAAATGCCTCGAAAGTATTAAAGAAACTTTTAATAAAAGAAATGCTTTGGATGATTTCATGATGATGTATTTAAACATCTTATATTTCTATCGTTTATTCTATATTGGAAATAGATTTAATAAAGTCGATGGTACTATGTGGAGAATGAGACATCTTGAAGCATCATTACATATGATAAAACAACCAAATATTATTAAACCAAAATCTCCATCTGAGTTCCAAGTAAAACCTGAAAGACATACCGTTGCTTTCTATGAGGTTCAAAATACTGTGGCCATGAAAACAAAATCTATTGTTAAGGATGTTGTTTTGGATAAAGATAGAATTTATCGTATTTATGTTAAAGTAGATTATACAAATAAGGAAGCTTATGATAAATGGATTCTTTATAAGAATAATCCGGATAACTATGAAAGAGTTCCAGAAGTTGATAGATATTTGGTAAATGGCGAATATAGATATGTTCTAAAACCTGCAGATGGTGTTTATCAATTTAGATCTAAGGAATATAATGAGAATGAAGCAAATGTTAAATGGAATTCAAGACATATAAATGACATTCCTAGAAATGTTTGGAAAGAAAACTTAGATTGTAAGTTTAATATTACATGGCATAACTCAGCTGATAAGACTCCAATTAGATGGAATGTATTAGGAAATATTAATGTTGATAATTTACTAGAATATGCTCCAATGGGAATTACAGGTGAGGATTTAGTTTGTTTGATTGAAGAAGGTTCAGATTTCTGGACAATAAATATCCCTGAAGGATTGTGGCCAGAAAAATCTCACTATGTTAATAATTTATATATCAAGCAAATATTTGAAAATGAAAAAGAAGATGACCCATCTAAAGATGCTTATGTGTCTATTCTTGGACCATTGGCTCATTCAATATCACCTATTATTAAAGAGCCTATGGACGTGAGTCTAAACTTTACAAATAAATTCTAAAGGAGATTAAATGAAAACTCTTACAGGATATGGAATAAAACAAGAAAGCAAAAAAGGAAAGCTCTATTATAGAAACTTTTTTGATGAAAGTTGGCAAATTGCTGAAAAGTTTGATATGGATTGCATCGCTCCATGGCATATAGTTGAGAATGAATCTAAACAATGGAGTGACTGCGAAATAGTTGAGTTTGATATTATAGTTAGAGAGGTATAAAAAAGGAGGTCCTGCCAACGACAAGACCTCCTAGAGGTAAATATCTTAGGTGCTAAGAGCACATAGATTTTATGCAACTTTATACTGAACTTGCGGGATAATTTCGCCTTTCTTTGCAATAGCTACTTTATCACCAATTTTAATTCCAAGTTTATTTATAAGATTTATGTTACAAAGATTTGCGTGAGTAACAGTTGTCCCATCCAACTCAACAGGTTCAAGAACAGCAATTGGGTTGAAATAGCGACCTTTGTAATTCCAATCAATTCCGACAATCTTTGTAATTGCAATTGTCAAATCAAATTTGAGTGCAATTGCTGATTTCTGTACTTTTTCAAGCTGGTCACGATAATCAACTTCATCATCAAAGATAACAATTCCATCCAAAGCAAACTGATTATCCTGTGTACGGAGTTCACCATATTTATTACGGAATGCATAAACTTCTTCAAGAGTCGTTACAGTTTCATGCGCAGGAGTAATAAAAGACATACCTTCAAGTAAATCAAAAACAGCAGACTTTGTATTTGGCTGGTGTCCATCTGAATGGTAATCATAAGCGATAAAAGTTACCTGAGAAAGAATTCTTTTATCTTCATCAGTTAATTCAGAAGCTTTACGATTGAAAAGACCGGCAACAGCATTACGAGGATTTTTCTTTCCTGTGAAATATGGATCTTTGAAAAGTTCATTCTTTACTTCAAGCTCTCCACGAACCTGAGATTTATTTGAATGATCTGGAATTATTTTATTAATAGTAGAAATATAATCGGCAAAAACAAGTTTATCAAAACCTGAGAAGCCATCACCACGGCTTACAAGATGTGTGAGCTTTCCATTTTCATACTGAAGCTCGCAACCAATTCCATCCTGCTTTGTAGAAATATGAAAACGTTTTGTACCTGCTTTTTTCTTTTTATTAAACCAGGTTTCAAAAACTGAAGTTGTCATGGCTTTATCCAGAGTACCAGTTGTAAGAATATGTGGTACCTTAACATAACCAGCAGGATTTGTTTCATCACCTGCAAGACCAGGAATAAGTGGATTGTCTGGGTCCTGAGCACGCAACTCTTCAATAAGAAAATCATATTCTTTGTCAGTCATAATTTCCTGACCAGAATAATAAGCGTTTGCGGCATTCTTAATAATTTCTTCAAGTTCTGCTATCGTTTTCATATATAGAATATACCTCTTTTTATGCTAAAGTTCAATAGACTCTTTCGGACTCTGTAACTTCTTCATCGTCATAACAAAGCCAAAAACTTTCATCATGCATAAGCTGATTAGCATCAAAACCCAAACAGTCACAGAGCTGAGATACACGATAAAGTTCACCAGACTGCTCTCTCTTATCGATAGGAGAGCTCTCGATTTCTTTAAAGAAATTAGAGATTATAGGTGCATTGCAAGTAACACCAAAAGTTTTACGAATAAAATCGTCAATACCTTCTTTTGAAACAAAAAGTTTATCAGCTTTAAGCTCGTATTTAATTGTACCCCAATTATAATGGATCATACATCCCATAATTTACTCCTTAGTGAGAATATCTCAATTCTCTCTCAAATGCTGTTAAGCAATCTTTTTTATGAGAAAACTGGTCAACCTTACGGTTATTTTTGTAAATACACCATGTAGAGTTTACACGATCATAAACTACCTGTAAAGAACCACGAGTTTTATAAACCATTAAAACTGAATTAGACTGCATAATATTTACCTCTTATAGAATATACTAAGAATCATAAATTTATTCAAAATGTGTTAGTTAGTAGGATTTTCATCTTTTCCTCGAAAGCTACTTTTTTAAGCTAAATTTAAATATTATTAAAATAGGAGGAATTCAATGTATAATAAGTCTTCTGATAACGGTGGACGTCCACACTCACCAGCTATGAGAGGTATTGTCGATGCAGGTGCAGACCTTTTGAAAACAATGTATGATGTAAAGATTTTCTTCCCAGACTTTACATCAGGAAAACCTAATACAGAAGCTGGTATTTCTTCAACATATCCAATCACAGTTCGTGCTACAGGATTTACAGTTCCTGATGTTGAAGTTGGTACTTATGAAGTTGGTTATCATGGACAGAAAGTTAATAAACCAAGTGGAGAAATTAACTTTACTCGTTCTTTTGATATTACTTTCCGTGAAGATGCTGCTTTCGATTTGAGACGTCGTTTCACTGCATGGCTTTCAGCTGTAGGTGATCCAGTTTCAGGTGGTATCTCAAACTCTACTGGATTCTATGGAAATGTTCAGGTAGCTACAGTAGCTAATGATTTTTATGCATTTACTTCAGTTTATCCTTCTGGAAATGAAGAAAATGGTAGACAGATTTTCGCTGAATCTGGAGAAATTTCTAATGAATTGGGTAATACCGCTGGTAAACTTTCACCAACAAAACACACAAACCCAATCATGCTTTGGAACTTCTATCATGTATGGGTATCTAAGGTATCTGGTCCTGCATTTGAAACAAATGGTAGTGGTGCTAATGAAATGACAGTAACATTCCAGTTCATGGACTGCGATATGCCATTTTTTGCTGGTAATACTCAATTTGACTCTTCTAAGTGGACTGGTATTTCTGGTAGTGATGCACTTCCTGATATGTATAAGACTATTGGCGACAAGAATGCTTTAATGATTGCTAATAACAATGGTACATTCAAAAATCAGTAATTAAAAAATCTTAAACAAAATAAAAGCTCCTCAAATGAGGAGCTTTTTATTTATGATAAAACTAATGTTGGAAAACCTTCCTTATCTAAGATAAGGTCTCCATTAGTGAAGCAATGTAGGAGTGTTTCAAGTACTACATCATGAGGTACTCTTAGAATCATGGATATTCTAAGTGAGTCTAGCCCTCCTAAGCATAACTCAACAATCTTGGCAATAAGCTGACGATAATTACTTTGTTTCATTTTTCTTTTTCAACATTTCATAGTAATATTCTGGACAGAACCATTTATCATCATCTTCCAAGAAATTGGCTATAGCATATATGCCATTATCATCGCTAAATACTCTACAAGGTTTATTTAGTAGTGAGCTTAATCCAACTTCTTCATCAAAGCCAAATAAACGAATAAAGTTTGAAATAAAATTACCTGCTCCTACATCACTCCAACCTTTATCAGAATTACCAGTTAAAACAGGACTCATATATCCTTGAGCCCCAACTCCATAAGAAACATTATATTTTAAAACCAAAAATGATCTAAATAATGCAACATCTACATATTGAATTTGAGCATTCTTTATTTTAGCTTCTGGATGAGCATCTTGAAGATATTCTCTCATAAAATTTTCAGAAATATAGCAAGTTTCCATTTATTTCAACTCCTTTAAGACATCTTTCCAAGTATTACATTTTACTAGATTTTCATTTAGGTCTTTTACTTTTGTGAAATCCATCTCAAGAATTTCATCCTGTTGATAGCCATAAGTTCCAAATAAAATTTTTTTATATCGGTCTTTATTACCTAATAAACATAAAGGTTTATCATCAATAATTACTGAGCCTCTTCTTCCAACCATTCCTTTATCAAAGGCTGATAAGAAACAAGTTTGATATTCACATGGCATATTTTGCTCAAGCCATTCTAGAAGAGGTTCATAAGCTCCCCTTTCTCGACGAGAACAAACAATAATATTATAGGTTTTTGATAATTCAGCAATAGCTTCTTTTGCATATTCATCAGTCCATTCAAGAAACTCATACATTTTAGGGTCACTAAAATATGAAAGACATTCCACTAAATCTTCCTTATTAATATAAGGCGAAAAGTTCCATTTTAGGTCTTCTCTCTTAAATGGAATACCATTTAATCGATGGCGCTCGTTAAAAAGATTATAAATTCTTTCGCTTGAGGCCGCTATTGTTCCATCAAAATCTATAATTAAATCTCTTTTCATCTACCTTTTTGAACTATTCTCCAATAATGGTCCATTGCTTCTTTAGGATTTTCATAAAAATAAAATAAGCCTAAATACTTTTGACAAACCAAATATTTTGTAGGTGTTTGCCAAAGTTCAACAATACATTCACTATTGCTTCTTAGTAATCTCCAATTTAACATATTCCTAACCTCTTAATAAGAGCTAGCGGATTACACTGAGGATGGCATCTTATAACATAGGTTATACCTTTTGAAGAAACAAATTTATATCGTGGCATAGGAGCTATCCCATCTTTACCACAAACATCACACATTTCGGTAATAACCGGTTCTTTTTTCTCCTCAACTACTTTCCCACCAAACCAGCTGCTCATAAGTAAATTAGTTTTATAAAGTCTCTATTATCTCATTAAGCCAGTGTGTAAAATTTTCAGGATGGTCTTCATCGAACGCTGAAATCTTTAATAAAGTATCTTCACATCCAATCACAAAATCAATAACATAGGTTTCATATGCTCCACCAGATACTTTGGAAATTTTAATCCAATCATCTTCTGTAGTATCAGATACATAAAAAATAGAGTCCAACTTATCAAAAGATTCTGGGTCATAGTGATAACCATTGATTTTTAATTTTGTCAAAATTTCTGGCATATTTATTTATATTAACTCCTAATCTCCGTTTCTGAATAATAATTTAACAGAACCTTTATCAGATTTTATAATTGATAAAATTGGGTTATCTAAAACAATATCGCTTGCGCAATGGTCGCATTCTGTTAAAACTTCAATAGCATGAACTGCTAATCCTGCATTCGCAGCTAATTGGCATGCAGATTCTAAATCTGCTACTGTTTTTATTTTATAATCCATGTTTTTAAACTTCTCCTAAATATCCTTTGCAATAAGTCTCAATTGATTTTTCTACTTGTTTAGAGATCTGAGTACCTCTAGGCTCAGTCATATCAAAAAGGCCTATACATAAAGTATAATCGAAGTTTTGTTTTATCACCACAGCAAGATATTCCCAAAGATTTTTAGGTTCAGTGAAACTTGCTGGATGCAAAGCATATAAGAAAGCTCTACCATTCTCAAATTCAAGTGAGACAAGACCTGCCTCATTAAAGAAATCTTTAATTAAACTTACAACAAGCTCTGCAGCAGATTTTATATCCGCCATCTTGTATCTTGTATTAGAATACGTCTCAGTAAAATGATGCCCAACAGCGCATACTATCGCGTTAATAACATCTTCTTCTGGTGTAGATTGTTCTTTCGTAGGAGTTAAAAGTGCTACATATTTTTCTAAATCTGCAACTCTTTTTTCAAGTGCATCTACTCTTTCTTCTAACAGTTTATTACCCATTATATTACTCCTTCATTTTCCATTTTATGGTAGTCGGCTATTTTTTTGCACATTTCCCAAATAATAGGATGATATTCGCCTATTACTGTTGAACTTACATCATCCCAAAAAAATGTAGCAAATCCATTTTCTTTTGCATATTTTACAAACTCTTCTCTTAGAAGAGTAAACTTTCTATCATGAATATTATAAAAATAACTTGGTACTATATAGTCCTTATATAGGCTAATATCATGTATTTTTTTACTTATAGGGAACTTAATAATCTCTGGGTAGTTATTTATTCTATTTATAATAGAATTTAATAAACAATCATCAACAGATGAGTAAAATATTTGATATTCTTTTTGAGTTTTAACAAAATTTAAATCAAAATCTTTCTTTTCTCGGCGAGCTTTTTTAGCCCATGTGATAGCATCTTTAACATAATAACTTATATGTTCTTTTTCATGAGAGTCTAAATAAGACTCTTTACTTAGGTTAATTACTTGTTTACCTTCAGATTTACAAAGAGTAGCAATAATATGAGTATAATAAGGAATTAAATCTCTAGGCTCCTTAATAGCTACTCTTGCATCATTTAAATAAACTTCTGCATATTTAACTATTGAATCTGGATCGTTATGAGCATTACACCAATCAAAGAAATCACTTTTTCCTGTAAAATTATGTGTTCGTTCTGTCATAGATATTAATAATTTTTCCTTTCTTGAATGCTGTTAAAGCATTATCATAATATATGAATTCATCTGTTGGTAAAACATCCGGAGGAGCTTTATAAACCTCAATACCACTATCAAAAGTGCCAATTTTATAAACACCTTTTGGATCGCTATTAACTCTTTTAAAATTCTGCGAAAGTTTAATGTAAGCAGATACAGTGCAACCACAAACTATAAAATCTGTCTTTAAGTTTTGTATTATTTCACAAACATATTGTGCTTGATTAAAATAAGGTTCTCTAGTATAAGACTCACTTGACCACTTAGCATCTAAGGTTAGAGGTGACCCATCATCTATAATAGAATTATAAATCTTTCGTATTGCTAAATATTCAATTTGCAATTGCTCATAATCTTTAAGAAGAGTGGCCATATCAATATACATGCCTGCAGTACCAGCATCTTCAGTTAATTTAGAGACCTTATTTCTAGCAATTTCAATAATTGTGGGATTATTGAATTCAAATCTCTCCTCAAATGTCATCTTCTTACAACTTCCTCTACATCCTTAAGGTCAGAAATAGCATGCATAATTTCTTCTAAGTTTTTATCAGAAGAAACTTTTACATCTAAGTGATATTCTTCTTTATGGAATTCCCATTCATTGATAAGTTTATTAAGCTTCTCTGAAAAGTTTATCCAAATATCACTGCCTCTTGGTCTACCTAAAATTCTTTTACCTTCTTTTACAAGTTTATATGCTTCTTCAAAAGAAGAAATAGCTCCACTATCTTCGTCTTCATTTTCAGCTGCTTCTGCTCTGTTGGCATTCCATTTTATTTCTTCAGATTCATTATTGATTCTATAATAGAAATTACAATCCTTAGTATATTTATCTGCCTCTTCTACTGTAAAGAATGGTCTAATAAGCTTCCATCTTGGATTAATAAAATGAAGATCATTTTGAGCCATAGTTATATATTCATTCTTGTCATTGTCAAAATAAACAAACCATTTAGGCTCTTTCTGATGAGTTAAATATCTTCCATATAATGTGGCATTATGCTTACTTTGAAAACGAGCAATAAACTTCCAAGAGCTTATTATAGATTCTTTAGGACCTACTACATGATAAACATTTTTGTCATCCTGATAAAGTGCCATTGGATATTCTTTTACAAGTGCAGTACCACATTCAACAAAACAAGGCTGTGTCTCTTCTAAAATAGTTGTAAACATTATTGTTTCTTCTCCTTTTTTCTAATCCATATATTGTATTCTACAGGTGCAGTTAAAATACCAAAACGAGTTGCAATATACTGTTCAAAGTCATAAGTATCTAAAACATTAAAAATATAATCTTTATACCGACCTTCTGAAAACTCTTCATATTTAGAAATGTATGCCTTTTCAATTTCGTCCATGGCCTCATAAGTAGGCTCACCATTTTTAATAAATGACAAAAGCTCCGCATCTGGAATTGACTCCAAAAATGCAAGAGCTTCAATTACTTCATCGATATGATCTTCTACTGAAAACCCAAGATTCTCGATTTCAGAATATTTATCTATGACTTGACTTCTTAATTCTTCCTTTATCATAGATAAATATTAACCTATTAATCTTTAGCTTTTTTAGTAGAAGACTTTCCTTTATAGTTTTCAAGGCTAGCGCGGCTAACATAGTTGTAAGTCTGATAAAGGAACAAAAACCAATTTGACTCTTCTGAAGGAAGAAGTTTACCTTCTACATCAAACCAATAAGGGAAATCAGTGTTTTTAATCACCAAAGGTTTATATTCAGTTTTAAGTACATTTGTAACTTTTTCAATTGCTTCTTTTGGAGCATACATAACACCACCCATCACATAATATGGCATGTCAATAAGCTGGCGGAAGAAAACTCCACATAATTCTGGTGATACTTTTTCCCACTTATATTTTTCCAAATCAGTTTTGCGGATATGATAATAATTACAATCAATAGGGATTGAATAATTGCCATCTACTTCAACAAGCTGATAGATGTTAAGTTCATCATTAGGACAGTTGAAATTATTAATCGCCTGATATTCATCATGGAACTTATCTACAAAGGCTTTCTTTTCCTTTGAATTAGGACGAGCAACAATAGAGTCAACTACTTCCTTAGTTTTTTCATTCCAAATTTTGTAAATTAATTTTCCCATTTACTTCACCTTCTCGATTTCTTTAATAATATTGCTAAACTCTGTTGGAGTAACTTCAACAAGTTTTTTATCTTTAATTGCTAAAACCTTAGCAATCTTAGTTTTTGAAATAGGCTTTGCAATATCAATAACTGAGTTTTCAGTAACATCATTACCGATATTGAAAAACATTGACTGACGAAAACCAATAAGCTGATTTTCTGCTGCAGGCTCATTGATATTTGCAACAGCAATATATTCAATCAAGTCTTGCTTTGCTGGATTTAAGTTTACCAATTTCATAGTTTATCTCCTTTATTTGCTACTTTCAACAAAGCTCATCTGGTAGTAAGCCATATAAGTTTTCAAAACAACTCTCAAACGTTTTGCAACATCCTGAATTGAGCTTGAACCTTCATAAGAATCTTTCAAGAAGTTTTCAAGGCGAAACATTGCCTCATAATCTGAAGTAAACTCTCCCATCTTTTCAACAGAACCATCTAAGAAACTGAGTGATTTCTTAATATCTTTTGAATACTTCTTTTCAACTTCTGTCATTGCCAAAGAAATATCTTCATCAATATCTTCAGCATCACCAGATTCATAAGCATTCATTGTTTCAAGGATTTTTCCCTGCAAATCTGAAGCATAAACTACAGACTCTTTGTTTCTAAGAGAATTAACTCCACCGGCACAACGCTGAAGAATTTCACAGCCTTTCTTGTGGATAAGTTCGCGGAACTGATTTATTTGTGTAACACGCTCTTCAGGATCTTCTGACCAAGAGTTTGTTCCACCACCCATCATACCATCCATTACCAAAGATACAAAAGAAGGGTCATTACCATCAAGTCCCATAGAATAAAGAGCCTTGAATGCACGACAAATATAAGACATATTACGACCTGAGATGAAGTTCAAAACCTGACCAACACCTGTATCATTGTCAGAATACATTCCATCAAATCTCTGATTGTTGAGATTTAATGCGCCAATAGTCTGACCAACTTTTGAAGAAAGGTCGCGTGGATATTTTTTCCAAAGTCCATGGAAAAATTTATTCATGAGATTTAATACTTTTGTATCGCTTGTTTTTGTTGGCTCAATATTTGGAATTTCTGGCCATTCATCATCAACTTCTGCAAAGTCCTGAGTAAATTCATCAATAACATCCAAGTCATTAGATGACTGAAGATTGATGATACAAAAACGATTTAATTCTGGAGCCATGATGTCACACCAACCAGGAAGGTTGAGTTTATAGTTTGCAGCTGCACAAATGATACAATCATCAGGAAGTTTACGACCACCACGAATTTTGCGTTCAAAGCAAACCTGAAGAAGAGAAGATTGAACTTCAGTTGAAGCTGCAGAAATTTCATCAAAGAAAAGAATAGAAGGAATTTTTTCTTTTTCCTTAGATTTAATATTGGTGTACCATTCAGGAGCTTTTGCAGTGAGTGATTCACCACCTTCATTTACAAGATAACCAAGAATTTCATCTTTTGAATACTGTGATCCACATACAGTTTCAACATGATAGCCATTCTTCTTGGCGTATGTATTAATTGTAGTTGTTTTTCCGTAACCCGGATTTGAAATAAAAATAACTGGTACCTTAGAGCGACGGCTCATTTCCAGCGCATAGATAACAGTATTTCTGAAAGTGTTATTCATATACTTACCTCTAGTAGAATATACTAGAAGTAGTAACTAAAATTCAAAAATCTGGATGTCTCCTACAATTTTTATTGTAGTTTTAAATTTATGTTCTTTTAAAAACTTCTGAAAAATTTTACCTTTATTTTTGTCAGAGCTATAATAATTTATTTCAGTAGGCAAAATACTGAAATTAAAAAAACTTTCATTATACTCTTCACAAAATTTTTGTATTAACTCTTCTAAAAAAATTACATCTTTCATATTATATTTAGGTGTTTTTAAATTTTAATTTAAATAGCTTTAATAATTCTACTATCTATTTTTATTTATATCCATCTGAGTATGTGACTAGCACTGCTGCAGTCAGCCAATTTTCGGACTTGGAGCGCAGCAAAAAGTCTGGAAAGTGGTCATCTTTAAATATAATTTAACAGTGACCACTTTCCAGACTTTTATTTTGACAAATATTAAAATAATGTCATTTTCATAAATTAGATTGATTATTAAAGCAACTAATTATTCTATGAAACCTGAATTTGTAGTACCTGAAAAACCAGGATATATTTTTTCGCATTGGTCGGCAGTTTCTCCAGATAGTGGAGAAGAACAAACTCCTTTTGATTTTGATCATAATGTTATTTTAAAAGATACAGTTTTATATGCTGTATTTGTGCCAAAAGTAACTGTTACATTTGAGTCAGAAGGCACAACTTGTGGCTCTGAGGATTTGATGACAGGCGGTAGAGCTTATGATCCTCTAAGTAATAGCATTGTTCCAGGAGTATGTAAACCTTCTAAGGAATATTATAGAGAGAGTTAATATGAAATTTTTAGTTGCAGAACTTATCTTTCATGATAATACATGGGAAGCTATTGGTCTTTATGACTCTCTTTTAGATGCAAAAGCAGCAGTTTTTGATTTATGTAAAAAAGAAGATAAAGATGATATGTGTACTCATACTTTTGAAGTGAAAGATAGAGGATGTTATGATAGACTATCTTATGTGCATAATAAGCCTGAGTGGAGGGAAGGTGACCTTACAACAAAAGTCTATGATAATGTTATTTGGTAAAAACAATGACTTATATTATACGAAAAAAGAATTCACCTTATTATGTAAAAGATATGACTCAAAAAGTTGATGGAAACTTCGAGATTCTTCATTGGGAAACATCTTTTACAGATGTTAAAGATTTTATTATCTTAAAAATAAAAGGAAAAAAAGAAGCACTTGAAAAAATAGCTTTATTAAAAAGTATTTTTCCAAAAGAACAAATGGATTTTGAATTAGAACCTTATGGAAAAAAGTAAAACAATTCATATCATAAACTTAGGTCATTATTTAGAGAATACTCCATTTGCACAAGATTTATTAAAGCACAATATGGAGATGGAGCCAAATATGGAATGGAGAATATGGACTGAAAAAGATCCAGAAATTCAAGAAGGCATAGAGTCTTATGTTGGTCCTGTAAGTAAAGGTTATCTTCCATTTTTAGCAGGAGCTTATTTATCACACTATATTTTATACCGTTTTGGTGGTGTTTACTGCGAGATGGATTATGAATTTAAAATTAAAAACTTTTTCTATGATTTATATCAGAAAGGAGAGGTTATACATAATGCTCCATCTACTTGGTATTTTTTAAATTGTAATTGTAATCAAGTTCATTATTTTCCTTATCCTAAGCATGATCTTCTAAAAAGACTATTATGGTTGTTAAATTATAATCAAGAACCACTTCATTTAGAAAGTAGTATTGCTAATGATGCAGAAGCTCTTTCTATTAAAAGAGCTTTAGAATTAAAAGCTTTTACACAGAACGAGATTGATGAATTGGTAAAATCAGCATTATCTAAAAATATTGATAATTGTAAAGTTTTAAATCACTATCAAACACAAGTAGCTGGAAGCTGTAAGAAAATCGTCTTTTGCTCTGCTTCAACATACTTAAAACTTAAAAAAATAGAAAAATTTAATTTGGAATTTTTTGACAACGAGTATGTAAATTTAAGAATTTTTGAAGATGTTGATATATCTTATAAAGAATTACCTAAACGCTATGATTGGGGATATTTAATATCTACAACAAAAGATGTTGAATTATTCAAAACAACATGCCAAAAATATCAAACTTATAAGAAAGATAAAGTTGTAATTCTAGGACAGGATATAAAGAAACTAATAAATGAAAAATAATGTTATTCATATTATAAATTTAAATAATTTTCTTGAACTCAATAGATTAGCTCAATATCTATTAAGTCATAATAAAAGTATAGAACCTAATATGGAATTTAAGATTTGGACAGAAAAAGACCAAGATATTAAAGATGCTTTGGCCTTATGCAAAAATGAATGGCCTTTAGATTTTAAAGCAGGTGTTTTTCTTCCAACTTATATTTTATATAAGTATGGTGGTTTTTATTGTGAAATGGATTATGAACTTTTACAGCCAAATTATTTATATAATTTAACCTTAAAAAATCAAAGAATATTAGAAAGTCCACTTTATGAAAATTTATGCATAAATAATGGCTTTGTTAGTTATTTTCCTACTGCTAATGATTCTTATTTAAGAAGATTATTAGATATATATTTGGAATATTATACCATCGGTAGTGATTGGTTTGTATCTTCTTTTTCATCAGCAGTTGAATTAGGTTTTTCTAAAAAAGAATTAAATGAATTAAGAGATATTGCGACAGAAAATTTTAAGTATAGCCATGATTATATTTTCCATATTAGTAATTTACGTGGTACAAAAGATGTGGTTATTTGTACTTTAAGTCAATTTGAAAAATTATTTTCAAAAAAACAATCGCGAATAAATAGATATTTTATATATGTTGACGATGAGAAATTATCAGAACAAAAACCTTTAGAAATTAAAGGACTTACACTAGAATATTGGCAAACGCTCTTTTATGATAAAGAGACTTTAAAAAAATATTATAATTTAATCAAATCTTATACTGATAAGAATATTATCATTATGGATAAGTCTTTAATCAACTAATTAAATTATGAAAAGTAGATACGACTTTATGGATGAAAGCGAAGTTATTGATAAAGAAACTGGAGAAAGCTATCCAGACCCATTGTCAATAAACTATAATGAAGGTAAACTTACTATTCTTCCAATAAATGCAGATGTTTCAAAATATGACCTCGAAAAGTTTTGGCTTTTCATGTATAATCAATATAATACTTTTAACTATGATGATGTTCTCTTAAATGAGAATAATGTTCCTTATATAAATTGTCTAAATCCAGGTGATAAAATTTATTTACCCAGAGGTGGAGATGTTACCAATTTTATAAGAGAAGCCTCAAATCGAAAATAGCCAACCCAGTTGAAATTTTACTAATTTATTTATGAAAAAGTTTCAACCTAATAGTGATCTATACAACAATTTTTACGATGGCTACACTTCTTCAGATGAATTTATAGCCAAAAAAAGAATCCATACAACTAATGAAATTCCTCCTCTTTCAATTTATAAGAATCTCCATTCTATGCTTCAGAGAGATTTCTGGAAGAACTTAGTTGGCGACACAGAAATTATTTATGATGAGTATTATAATTTAGACACAGATGGAAAAGAAACTTTTGATAGAAATGGTGACATAAAGGAAATGTCAGTTGCCAAATATACAAATGGCATTCGTTCCTTAAACTATGGCCCAATCCCTAGATTAGTTTGGAATAAAAACTGGAAAAAAGATTATGAGAATTATTTACAACAAGTAGAAGATGGTGAAGCATTTGATGAAGGTAAAACAGCAAATGACTTTAAATATATTGTAGATAATTCTGAAACAAAATATAATCGTTTTGAAGTAACTGGTGTTTTTGAGCCTCAGAAAGATCTTATGATGCATGAGGCTTATCGCTATTTAAGTTGTATTTATCCAGACCATCCAGATTATTTGAACATTCTTACAAAGAATGAATTTGATGATAAAATTGATGACTCAGCTTGTTTAATTGATTATAAGATTGATATTCCTTTTATGGATTGGCTTCCAAAATATTTTGAATATATTGAAGGAATAAATACACAAATTGCTCAAGAAGATGAAGCTGCAAAATTAAAGATTCGTAACCTTAAAAATTATGCAATGAATAGAAAATTCTTTGGTGCTAAAGAAGGTTATAAAATGTTTGCGGCATCTGCTTTCCAACATGCATCAATTTACTCAGCTTCTCAATATATTCCATTAGAGGGTGGAAATGTTTCAAGTTTTGGCACTCCAAAGAATGTTGATATTACTTGGTTTAAGGAGTTTTTTGACCAGCCTGAAGAATTTACAAATAGTGACATAGATAAAGGACACTACTTATATAAGAAACTTTTCAGAAATATAGATTGGCAGAACTCTTCTTATGATTTCATAAACAGATATAAAGAGCCAACTCCTTTTTATGGAACAGCATATCCAACTCCAAATTCTCGTTTTGTTTTATATGAATATCCAAATGAAAGAATTATCGATACTTTGGATAAACAGGAAGGAAGATCAACTGATGATCTCTATGGAACAATAAGAGCTGATTTCAAAGAAGGTCAGAAAATTAAGGTAAGTGGTCAAAAACAAAATTGGGAAGAAGGCTCGTATAAAGAAGGACATATCTCATATATTACAAGCGAAACTTATTATAAAGTTAGAGCTATATTAGGATATAACAAGAGTGGTGATTACATGCCTTCTAAATCTGAATTAGAAGAGCATCATATTGATAATGCTATTACAGTTGTAAATGTTGATACTCCATTGCAGCCACTTTACAAAAATTTTAGTGTATATCCTTCAAATGGAAAAATACTTCAGCTTATTTCAGACCATGACAATAATCCTGAATTAATAGAACATGATAAGGATTTACCTATTGAAGAAAAATGGGCAATTCATAAGAGTGATGCAGATGTAATGCTTCCATATTTTCAATCACTTGAAATGGAACAGCCTTTCTATTGTTCAACTATTGTTCTTGAGAATATTTATGGTGATATTAAAGGTGAATTATCAAGATTTAATGAGGCTCCTAAAGTAAAAACTGCAAAAATCACATTAGACCCACATCAAGATGGATGCATATTTATTGCCCCACAACAGCAGATTTCTGAATTTGAAGAGGCCTTAAATATCACATTAAATATAGATAGTTGGTTTGATGAGAATGTAGCAAAACCTGCCTCAAAAATAATTTATGGAACTACAAATCTTTCTGATAAAGCTTTCTTGAAAGAAGGTGATTATATTGTTTCAGAAGATAAAAAATATATCTCATCTGTTTTAGGATTGTCTAGCGCATTCTTACAATTCAGCTTAACTGGAAAAGGAACAGACTATGAACTTATAAATAAAAAAGTAGAAGCAATGAATAAAGAAACTACTGCTAGACATGGTGTTGTTTTTGCTTTAAGTGGAAACAACCCAGAAGCAGCAGGAAAAAGAGTAATTGTTTTTGGTAAGCCTACTTTTGAAGATGTTACTTCTATGGACAATGATCCAAGAAAATTCTCTTCTAAGGGTGTTTATTTTGATGTTAAAGCAATTCCTACAACTAAAGACCATGCTCAATTAAGATTTATTTACGGTAGTAGATTTGCTTCTATTGCAGCTCAAAAATATCAAGATTTAAGACAGTTGTATAAAGATGATTATCTTTCTATTGCTGATGAATATGCTAAAAATCTTTTAGATAATCTTCTTTTGATTGATGAAAGTTTTAAGGCTTTAGATGAGAGAGTTGAAAAAACTAGAGAGTCTATTAAGAATGAGTCTATTTATTACAATGACTACTCAGCTAAAAAATATGATTATTATATGGACACAACTATTTCTGCTATGCTTCTTCGTAAAGTTTTACAAAAACAAGCAGAAAAAACTTATAAGCCTTATGATGATGAATTAAATGGTAAAATTGATGACCTTGTAAAAACTTATAGAAATACTTGTAACTATGAACTTACTATGGCTGGTGATACAACTTATGCAAATCTTGAAACAGCTAGAAATATTTATACAGATAGTTTAGTTGACGCTTGGAATGGTTTCAATAAAGTATTTAATGAGGAATACAATAAGTTTTATAAGGCTATTAGCAATTTAGTAGAAGATGGCACAGATTTAGAAGCTCCAAAAATTAAAAAGAATCTTGAAAAGAATTATAAGATTGTAAATGAAAAATTAAATATTCTTTATAATGCAATTTTAGATTATACACAAGTTTATAATGACTCAAATTGGACAGATATTTCTCAGCCATTAGAAGATCTTCTCGGATGGTTTGATAGATTTAAGGACTCTAGAACTCTTATCAGAGAAGCTTATACTAAACTCTTCAAGGATGGTAAAGATGCAGAACAAATCTATCTTAATAGCTGCATACAGTCTCTTAAAGAGTTTAATGATGTATATTATCCTCAATATGTTGAATATACTAAGGCTCTTAATAATTCTGAAAATGATGTTCATGAGGAATTAGAGTCAGTTGAGCATCTTTTCTCAGCAATTTCATATTACTATGATGAAATTGAAAATACTCTTAATCAAAGAAAAACAGTTACTAAAGATGTAACAGACTCTTTCAAAGATGCATTCTATGACTATACAAACTTTATAATTTCTTCTTGCGGTAAAGGTTCTTATGACGAAAGAGGAATGGCCGCCTTCAAGAAAGATTATAATAAAAAATTACAAGAATTTATTACACTCGAAATTAAAGCTAAAGAGGTTGTTAAAAAATATGTAGATGAATACATGACTTGGTTTAGTGAAGAGATTGCAATTTATTTTGATGATGAGCAGTTTTATAGCGATGTTATAGACATTAAGAGCTCAGACCCAGAAATTAGAAATCTTTCACTAGATATTCTTGGATGTGATACAGTTTTATTTACTGAAATGCTTCCAAATAAAGCATTCTTATTAGCTCCTCTTCCTAAAGACCTTTTAATGAGAAAGGAATTAGAAGGAGATTTTAGTTACTCATTACTTACAGACCAAGATTATTTCCAAGATATTGTTTCATTCAAGAAAAATGAATTTGATGATTTATTGGAATTAGAAGCAGAAAGTATTTTTGGTAGAAGTGGATTGCTCACAAACTGTAAATCAGTTTCAATGGATGCTTGGAGTTTTGGTTCAATAAACACAGCAACATTAGCAGAGACTCACTATGATGAGGATATATTTGATTATGTTACTGAAGATGTTGCCTTAAAAACAGAAGCAGATAAAAACTTCTTAGGTGATTACTATCAGTCTAATAAACCTTGGATAAATGATTATTATATTGATGACCCACAGGCAGCAGAATTAGAAGTTAAACAATATAAATATTTTGACTTAAATCAGGATATTTATACTTTAATGAATGATACTGATATGACTCATAAGTTTGCATATTGTGACCCTAATATGCTTGAAATGTTCTTAACTGATGAGGATAAGAATAATATTCGTGGTGAGGTATTAAATTTTAATAAAGTAAAAATTAATTGTCATACTGTACAAGATTCAAATGTTGTTACCTTAGAGGAAAGAGCATCAATTAGAAAATTAGATTATATCACAACAGGATGCCAAGTTATTGGTAAAACTGTAGATGATGATACATATGTAGAAGCAATTGACTTAGAAGATCATTCTATAACATTAAATAAGCCAATGCAGATTACAGGTGAATTTGTATTTACATTTTTATGTAAAATTCAATATGAGCCTGATGACGTTTCAGAAGACTTCTATAATTATCGTATTGCAGCTTCTAAAAATAAAGAAGTTTCAAATAACTCAATTTTTGAACATGGTGTTATTGATACCTTAAATTATGGCGAAATCTCAGATTATATGCTTAGCTCATATATTGATTTTGCTGTATTTAGAGAAGCTCTTACTGATAACTTACAAGAGCAGCCATACTATAAAGAAAACTTCAATTTGCTTGTAAGAAATTTCTATAATAGATATTTGGGAACAGCTCGTGAGAATGATGTATTTGTTAAGCCATCTATGATTGAGAATGAAGATGATATTTTCTTTGAATTAAATGCTTATAACCTTTTAGGTGAAGATTATATCATGAGGCAAGAAATATTAGATTATTTCTATCAGTACTTAGATGAAATGACAAAAGCTTCAGATGACATTCATCTAGGTGTTGCTGTAAATGGATATACTCTAAATGATGGAAAAGTTTTCCATGGTGATAGCGCATTCTCAGATAAAAACATTCATGCTAAGTTTATAACTACTGATGACTGGAAGGATTATGAGCCATTCTATATTAAGATTGGTTGTGGTTGTATTCCAGGTATTTTTGATGAAAAAGAAATTGTAGACCACGATGAGAATGATGAACTTGTAGGAAGATCACTTTATAATGAACATGATGACCCTTATGGTTCTGCTCTTTATAATGGTTCACAAGTAGAAGTACAAGATAATACTCAAAGAAAACATTATTATGATATTGGTGACCCTGTATTTAAGGCTCGTTTAGGTGAATATGAAATTCAGAAAAATATCATGTTTAATGATTTCTCATCTGATAGAGTATTTAATACTATCCAATTCTCAGTTATGAAAAGAATCATCGACTCATTTGTTGATGATAACACAATTACTATTGCGAACTCAACAGTTTCAAACTGGAATGGATTACAAACATGGCCTAAAAACTGTTATACAATAGATGATCTTTATATTATGGGTGAAAATGGGGAAGCAGCTGAACTTAAAGATATAAACTTCTTAGGTGAATGGTCTCCTAAAATTGAAAATGATGAGATTGTTTTCCCAGAAAAGCCATTATATGACAATGTATTAAATTATTATGTAATTACAAATAATTATAGCTTCATTGTAGATGAGAAAGAGGTTAATTATAAGCCTGGACAGATTATTATCTGGGAAAATGACAAATGGATTGTTAAAACATTCTATGCTGCTGGATTTATTGGTGATTCATATTCTGCAGCAAAATATATCACAGGTAAATATGAAGATGAGGCTATCACAACAGGTTCAAATCTTATCATTACTGAAACAACAGATTTTAGAGCAGTTATTCTTTATAAGGTTTTAAATTCTATTGGATGCTATACTAATATTGCCACTGCAGCAAATTATGGTTACTCTAAATTATTAGAGCTTTATCAAAATGCTTTAGCATTCTTCAAAGAAGAAAAAACAATAGATGAAGTAAATGAATCAGTATATCCTATTGAATTAGACCCAACCTGTAAAAATACTTTTGATGAGAATACTTGTTATTGGTTTGAATACATTGGATATGATGCCGATTTTGCGGATGCTTTGGCAAATAGAAACTTTAAGCCAGGACAGTTTATTGCAGCTATTTATAATATTGACCATTTCGAGATTGTATTATGCGATGTTTCTCAATTACTATTCCATTTTGATAACTCAAGAAAATATCTCTCTGAAAGAGAGTATAGAACATTCTTTGGATTAAACTCTAAAGCAAATGGAGCTTCATTAGAAGGTGAAGATTATATTGATAGATATCCATTCTTAATCAATGAAAAAATTGAGTCTATTTCAAATACTATTAAGTTGAGAGATTATGAAGAGCTCGTTCCAGGTTCATATTCTTCTATGAATAGAGTTTGTATTCCATTCACAGCAGAAGGATTTAGATATTTAGAAGATGGTTCAATCTCAAAAGAAAAAGAAAAGATTTTCCTTACAGAAGACTATATTTTCTCAGATGATGAAAATAAAGTATTATTTACATATAACATGATTGATGGTAAACCTGTAAAGTTTGCTATTTATCAGGAACAGAACAAATACTTTAAAAATATTGTAAATAATGTAGTTGGATATTCAAAAGAAGAGGTTCTTACAAAAGATGGCCTTATTCAGAATGGTATCTTTACACCTGTTTCTGGATTTGACTTCAGTGGCTCAAGTTTAAGTTTGAATGATAGAATTTTAAGTCTTAAGCCAATTGATATTCGTTCAGCTTATGGACTTTATTTAGAGCCTCGTTTATTCAGTAAATATACAACTATTTCTGGTACACTTAAAGGTATTATTGCAGATTCAGATATCGAAGAAAGACTTTATGGAAAAGTTTTGAAATGGAATGTTTCTCATGAATTTGGAACTGGTACAAAAGAATATCTTAATAGAGTTTCATTTGCATCAGTTTTGGATAATTTCCGTCCAAATAATAAACAAGATGAAACAGTTTATCAAGAAAATAGTTTGACATTTGATAAAGATTCATTTGAAGACAAAATTATATCTGCTCCTAAGATTACAAAAGTGAATATCTTGGATAAGATTTCTACAGAAAATGGAGTAACTTATTATAAGAATAATCTTATCGTTGAAGGTACAATTGATGAAAAAGACCCAACAGTTATCAACTTTGGTAGTACAAAATCTATTGATGCCTTAAATAATGTACAGGTTGGTGATAAGATTCTTGAAATTGCTTCTCTTACAAATGGTTCAAATACATTTAATCAGATTGATGCCGACCTTACAGGTATTAGATTTATTGATTATAGAAATAATAAACTCTTGATTTGTGCTGACTCAGGTATGAAAGTAAGAGAAATGAGTGAGTTTACACTCGAGAATGTTAAGAGAATTAATGGTTCTACAAGACAGGACTACATCTTAGATGATGAAGTATTAACTGGTTCTGTAAGTCCTTCAATGCTTATCTGGGATAATGACCAAGAAAATTGGATTTTAGCCCTTAAAGAAGCAAATGCTGAAATAGGTCTTGGAATGTATAATATTTCTTTCCAAGATGATAATAGAATCGTTCTTATTAAGATTGATGAAGATCTTGAAAAAGATAATGACTTCAATAAGTTCCAATTAGTTGACCCTTACATTACTGAAAATCTTGATAAACTTAATAATTCAAATGATAAATTAATTTCTCATAAATATAGCGAAGGTAGAATGCTTGCAAGAGATATGGCCATTCGTGAAATTGATACAACAATCAATAAAAAGCCATCTAGAGCAACTGTTACTGTTGAATATAAAGAAACAAATGGCAAGATTCAGCCTAAATCTCCTATTATAGAATATGATGCATCACCTAGAAATTACATTGAATTAGATTGTACTATAAGCAATACAAAAGAAGAAACAACTCTTAAATTAAAGAAAGATAAAGCTTATTGGTTGTTTGACAATAGAATTGGTAAGTGGATTTTCTATCAGACAAATAAGGGTTCTGAGATTCATATTGGTGACCAAGGAAAAGATTCTCTTAATTTAAGACTTTATTATGTTGGTTACAATACAGCTAAAAATATTGGATTAGACCAGACATTTGAAACAGATGCTTGGGGATTTGCTGATGCTACAGAGGTAAATGATAATACTTTAGCTCAAGGTGAGTTCTTATGGAAATTACCTCGCCCAATGTATGACAATGAAATTATTGCCGTACAAGTTGAAACACAAGCTTCTTATGAAAAGAGCTCAAATGTTGATGATAAAGATAATAAGTATTCAGAAATTGATGTTTACGCCGAGATAGCGGGCGCAACAATTTCAGACGTAGCTATTACAACTAAAGACATTCTCACAATTGGTACAGAAGCTTATGATAATCATGAAGCTTTAAGAAATAAAACAGACTTCGATAGATTACCATATGTAACAGGACCTTATATTCCTTATGAGGATAAGTCTAAAGTTATTAGAGGTTGCTCAAACTCAGATGGTTATGAAGCTGTTTTGGTAGGTACAAATATCTTTATTAAGTCTCCTACAAAACTTTGGACTTCTGACAATAATAAACATTATACTCCAACTATGGAAACAGAAGAGTTCTTCTGGAAACGTGCAAAACTTCCAAGATTTAGAGATATTTCTCATGGTGATATTTCTAAAATGACTATTGAAGATGCATTTACAAAAGTTGCAATTATGCGTCTTATGGTTTTGGAAGACCTTAAAACAAACTTCCCAGAGTCTGCATTCTATGCTTGGCTTAAAAATAATGAAGTTGTTCATTATGAGAATATTGATGATATTCCAACAAAAATCACAATGAATGATGTATCTTATACTATTACTGCTAATGGTACAAGACCTACATATTTCACAACACTTAAAGATGGCGAGCTTGTTCCAGAAAGTGTAGTATATGGAAAAGCATTGCATTTTGAAAATTATATCGCAGCAGAGGATGTTGACCTTTCATTAGGATATGCTTCAAACTCATACTTAAAAGAGCAGATGTATCTTTCTTATTTGAGAGATTTCTATGAAATTATTTTAGGTTGCAATAATATTACAAATATGTTTGAAGAAGGAATAAAAGATATTAAGATGTCTAATACTTGTCTTATTATTACTTCTTATAACAATATCATCATGAGTTTGCCATTCTCTAAAATGACAAGTAGAGATGATATTGAAAACATGAATAACTGGAATATGCTTAGTCTTAATACTGACTACGAAATTCCATGTTGTGATAATCATTCATATCAGAATGGAAATTATATCTATAAAGATAGTCAGAATGGTATTGTAACTTATAACTTTGGACCAAAATTATCATCATTCTTTGCTTATGACCTTACTTGCTCATATGTTAAGGATGATATTCAGGTTTATGGTGGTACATTAAATCTTGATAATCAGGCTGTTTCAGATTATTTGAGCTTCCTTAAAAAGTTTGATGGTGTAGATTATGACTATTCTTGGATGGATAAATCTAATGTAAATGCATTTAAGAATAAACATTTATTCATTGCTTATTCAAGTGATAATGGTCGTACATTCACTACAGTTGACCTTACAGAAGCTGGTATTCAGATTCCAACAATGGGTTCAAATGTAAATGCAATTTATAGAATAGATAATACTATTAGAATTCTTTATAACAAGAGTTCTGATAAGATTTATAATTATGATATTATAATTAAGGATGACTCTCTTGAAGAAAGTTTGATTGAAAAAGAATATACTGAATCTGACATTAAGTATAAGCTAATGAATAAAAATTTCTATATTGGTGGTGGCTATGAATGTTTAATCAACTCACCAGTAGAAAAGAATAGCTTTAATTCAAGTGTAGATAGTTTTATTATCTCAATGCCAGGTGCTTTCTCAGGTGGTACTATTTCTATAAAATCTGCTACTTCTATCACTTATAATCCAACAAATGTATATGATACAGATGGTGGAAACTTAAATGTTAGAGTTCTTTTAGCTATTCAGACTTCTAAACAGATTTATGATCAGTTCAAATACCTCGACTATAAAGAAGATTACTTCAATATGCAAGGTGATTTAAGAGTAAGCGAATCTGAAGAGGTATTGAATTCATCAACTGCTGATAGAGCATTCTCATTAAATGAAACTTTACCACTTGCTCAAGAGTCAATTTATAGTATTCCTTCATTAGCTGTTGATACTGGAGATAAAGGTACTCATAACATTTATAAATATAATGTTTCTCTTAAGAATGGCTCAAATGAAAAGGTTTATAACCCAATTCCTATGACAAACTTTGAAGGTAATGACATTTATCTTTGTGGTATGGTTTCTCAAGAAGAAGGAAAGAAATTCTTAATTTATAGAAACAGAACTATTGGAAGTTGCATGACATTTAAGGATATTCTTAAATCATATAATAGTTCACCAGATATTATTGACAATATCCAGAGAATGTATGATATAAATGATGACTTTGAGTTTACTGTAAATGATGAGTTCTTAACAAATATTATCAATAAATATGCAATTGATAAAAATCTCATCTTAAAAGAAATTCATTTTGAGAATGAAAATCCTCATATGATAAATACTACAAGTGAAAATACAGATGAAGATATTATCCAGATTTTGAATAATAAATACTTCTTAAAGTGGCCTACAATCGATGGTGCTTTATGCGAAAAGCTCTGTGGTGATTTAGGACTTGAATTTGATGAGTATGATGGTTCTAATACTGATGATGGCCTTAAAGAGTTTTTAGAGAAGTTGCAGCTTCTTGAGAAAGATTTAGGCAACCTAACAGATGAAATTATTAGATCATACTTTAAACCAATTAAGGTTTACTATAATGAAGATGACTACTTCTATGGCGTTTATGAGATTAGTTCATCTACAATTTTAATGACAGAAAGATCAATCAAAGAAGTTATTTCAATGACTTATGAGTTTGGTTCTACTTTCAATTATTTGGATAATTCAATTCTTACAAGTACTACAGATTTGGATGAAAATAATTTGAGTATGTATACTGCTGTATTAAATACTCAATATGATGAAAACTCTTTAATAAACGCAATTGCTATTGATCCGGTTGGTTATGGAGCTTCAATAAGCAATAAGAAATGGGATAATAAGCTTCCTCAAGATATTGACCCAGCTGCTTGGGTTGAAAATACAATGTTGTTCAACTCAAATGGAGAGCCAATCTTCTTATGCGACACAAATGGAAATAATGTCACAATGAGAAAAGGTTTATTCTATGGTGAAAAAGGAAATGTTTATACAGTTTCTCATGATAATCTTTATGCTGAAGATTCAGTTATTGACATTTTTGATGGCAACTTGGTTGATAATAAATCAACATTCCATTTCTATAGTTTACCTGAGTCTGAAATAAAGATTTGGACACCTTTTGAAAAAGTTGACCTTAAAGATACAGTAATTACTCCATTTAGAGTTTATAGAGGTGGTATTGCAATTTCTAAAGAAGAATTTGATGCTCACTACACTTTAACTTATAGTTCTCTTTATAAGAATGACCTTACACCTTATGTTGGTTTAGCTATCACTTATGATGGTGAAAAACTTGCATTTAAGGGAAGTTATAATGGTGATGCTCTTGTTGAAAATGATGTTCTTAATATAACTATAACAGATAATAGATCTGGAGCTTCAGCTTCTATAACTCTTGAAGTAGAAAATAACAGCTTCAAAGTTGTAAATGTTCCAAATACATATGAGGCTTATACAGAAGATGATTCACAACAAATAACTTATGTTATCAATAGAGAACTTTCTAAGATTTCTATTCCAGATAATAATATCAGTGGAGCAATTTCTAGAGAAAATGGAAAAACAAATTTAGCAATTACAATTGCTAGATGGCCTGAAAAACCTTCAATTATCATTTATGATAATGATGGTAATTCAGCAAATCTTAAATTGGATGTTGTTAAATTAAATCCAAAGCTTTATACAGATAGAGATTGGATTAGTGACAATTTAGATGTAGATGGAATAAATTGTAAAGTATACTCAGAAGATGTAGATATTACAGATAGATATGTTATCACAAAAACTAATAAACAAATTAAAGCTGTTTGTAAGTATTCTGCACTCTCTATTCTTACAAAAGAAATTAAACAAGTTGAGTCTAATATTAAAGTAGGTGATATTGATTACAACAATAAGTTTGTTTATTCTTATGGTGAAGAAAATACATTTGTTGTAAATCGTCAGGAAGACTTCTTAATTAGAGGTTTATTTGGACAAGTAATTCTTCTTGCTCCAGCATTTAAAAACTTTAAAGACTTAATTACCTCTCTTGGAAGAATGATTGATACTGATGTTGAAGAAATTTATAATGTTGAGACAGCAGATGAAAAAATCTCAATTGTAAGTATAGATACAACAAAAGTAAGTATTGACCACTTATTAGATACTGAAGCACCTTATTTAAGGATAAAGCTTATGCCAGTTTCTTCTATTATATTGCCATCAGACCTTATGAATAATAAGGATTACTATACTGAGATTAGTATTGATGATATAGACTTCTATGGTTATGATAGAGTTTGGATTAATGAGAATGTATTTATGGCTCCTCCATTAAAAGTAGAAAATCAATACTTTAATACAGAGAGTGTTGCACAATATACAGTTGAGTCTTGGAAAAACAAAGATGGATATTCAGTATATCTTTCTGATGAAAATGGTAAGTATGTTAAAGGATTTATCAATAATCATAAATTGAATTATAAGGTTATTGGTGATGAATTTGGAAATTGCTCACAAGAAGTTTATCAGAGTGTAAATCCTAGATTAAATCCAACTGAGCTTATTTATAAGACTGCTTATGATTATTACTATAACACATATTATAGTAGTGTTAGAAGAAGCAATCCATTCTTTAGATTCTTGAAGATTAACCAAAATATTATTGGTGAGAATATCATAGATGAGATTGGACTTTATCAGCAGCTTAAAGAGAATAATGTAATAGTTCTCAAGAAGGATAATGACTTTAATGTAATTAACAAGATCACATTAGACCTCGACCTAAATCAGACTTATAGTCTTGATGATATTATTGATGAAAAGAAAGGAGAACTAAATTATATTATAACATGCACTCCTTCTGATGAAGAATATAGCTATTTAGCTGGTATTAAATATAAGAATTACATGTATGATAGTGACATTGTTTCTGATAAAAAATATTGTAAAGTAGACAGTAATTTAATGGCTAAGTTTGCAATACTTTCAAAAGAAGATGTAACTAATACTGAGTATAAGCCTATAGTCAATATCACAGAAATGGGTATCTTCAGTAAGGAAGGATATTTGTTAGCTTATATGCACCATCCTATCGTGCAATATAATACAAAAACAAATCACATCTCATATAACTTAATTATAGAGAATGCATAGAGGGGAATAGAATGAAAAAACTTATTACAGTACTTTTATTATTACTTGTCGGAACTATTGGATTTACAGCTACCTATCATCATTATGGACATTCTGTAAAATGTGCCAAATGCGTTGAAGAGTCTAAGAAATGGCCTGGACAATATATCAACATTGCTTGGCGTACTACTGAACCTTATAGAAAAGAAGGTGATAAAGTGTATGCTCAGTACCACTGTTTTGGTGGTCATTACTATTGGGCTGAAATTGATTAAAACAAAAAATGGGAAGATGTCTAGCTAGCCCATCTTCCCAAAAAATCATGCCGTCTCACTACTTAGAACTTAAGAGGTAATAAATAGTCTTTTTGTGAGACGATCCATAAAAATGGATTGGGAACCTTCAGATAACGGCCAACAGTTCCTCATCTCACGATTTTCAAAATGCCGTTTTAGAGTGCACCAGACGAGACTCGAACTCGTACGCCTGTTACCAGACACAGGATTTTAAGTCCTGGGCGTCTACCAGTTCCGCCACTGATGCAAAAAGGGATGGCTTCATATTAACATACAAAACCATCCCTAAGTTTTCAGGTTTCACGCCTTACCTCAAGAAATAAAGCTCTCAGACCGAAGTCATCTCTTAACTTTACCCGAACCTGTACTTGAGATTTTATAACGGCAGCGGCAAATAATTATTCTAAAAAGGGAGGTTATGCTCCCCGATTACTGAAAAAAGGACTCGAACCTCTTTCGCGCGCCTTATCGTCAGCTGGGATCTGCTTAATGCAGGCCATACTTATTGTCAGGCACTGTGCGCCAGTACACCATTCAGTAATGAGTGTTTCGAACCACTCCAGAAAGTTCACGTTCGAAATAGAACTTTCCTTTTATTGAGGACTCCAGGAATTGAACCTGATCATCTTCTGCATTTAAGTTTTAACTTAAAATTTGGTAATGCAACCGTACATCAAATCCTCAAAAATTCGTAATTCCGACTTTACGGTTAAAGTCTCCGCTTTAGTATTCTCTTAATCATCGAGAATTGATTGATTCGGGCTAATTTCGCGCAGTGAATTACTCTGCCTTATTATGAACCAATCCGCCCAACCTAATTCATCTTAGGACATCTTTGTTACGAGTGTGAGCTTTTCAGCATTTCACCCTGATTATTATTCTCTATATTTAGACTATACCAAAGCTAAAGAAAAAGTTCAAAAATATCCATACTTTTTCTCAATAATTGCGTCTTTAATAAGTAAAATTATTGCAATGACATCAATTATTAAAATAAATGGAAGTGTGAGAAATACCCACAATGCAGATAAGTCACTATCTACATAATTAGTCCAGAAATAAACATCTAAGATTAAAATTGCTCCTATAAGACCAACACAACAAAGAGCACCAAGCACTTCAAAAAGAATACTCATATTTCCCAACCTTATTTTTTAATATAGTCTTTTGCACCTTCAATTAAACTTTTTACATTTTTGAAATCAGAAGTACTAATGAAGTTTAATAATTCTTCTGCGCCTGAAACAAAACTATCTTTACTACCAGATTTTTCTGCCTTACCTTGGAATGTGATAAAATCATCTTTCGCACGTGCACTCCAAAGTTTAGAAATATCACTTATGCTTACATAATCAATTACTTCATGCAATAAGCTTAATTTATCCAAGTGTTCCTTAAAAAGGATAACATCAATATTACCATATTCTGTTGTAAACCAATGATTTTTATCGTTTATGTCCCAAGAATAATCTGAATAGCAACACCCATCTATATTTGATGCATCATGTGCGGCTTCATTCATATTCTCAGCTACAAGATAATATTTTTTATCATTTACTGTCGCAATATAAACATTATATAAAGATTCCATATAGTATTCTCCATAAAATAAGGTATTCAAGTAGAGTCACCTGAATACCTCAAAAATTAAATTGAAAAATATTTAAATCCGATTACAGCATCTTTGCCACATTCGTCTTCAAGAACTTTCTTTACAGATCTTTTATCATCTTTTACGAAAGGCTGCTCTAAGAAACAAACTTCAGCTAGATGCTTATTAAGTTTACCAGTAAGAATACCTTCTTTTACCTTATCAGGTTTTCCGGCCATCTTAGGATCTTTATCCATCTGAGCCTTGAAAATTTCCATCTTTTCATCAAGGTAGTCCTGAGGTACACTTTCTTTGTTGATAAAAGGTGGCTCAAAAGCTACAAGATGCAAACAGCAGTCATGAGCAAATGTTTTTGCCTTCTCTCTGTCTTTAACATTAGAAAGAATTACTACAGCACCAGACTTATTATCAGAATGTACATATGTACCAACTACATCTTCAGGACCATAGTCAAATGATTTTTCTGTGTCGATAATAATATTTTCGCGCATAGAAACTTTAAGTTTATCTACAGCTTCTGTGAGATTTTCAGCTTCACCTAATGCTGCAAAGTCTTTGTTATTTGCAACAAAGTCTGTCTCACATTTTATAACAGCAACATTTACAGCATCTTTACCATTATCTTTGATAAAGACTCGACCTTCAGCAGTAGCTCTACCACTTCTAGCATCAGAAGCAGCAAGTCCTTTCTTCTGAAGAACTTTTATTGCTTCATCAAAATCACCATTAGCTTCATCTAATGCCTTCTTACAATCTGCAAGACCTGCCATAGTAGCAGCTCTTAATTTTTTAACCAATTCAACATTTGCCATTTATTTTTCCTCATCTGATGCTTTAAAGTTATAAATAGGTTTTATAATAGATATAACATCAGCATTTTCTTTAATATTATCCAAAATCTCATCAGCAGATTTATAAGCCATTGGAGATTCATCAATTGTAGAAGTACTTACACAAGTAGTATAAATATCCTTCATTGCCGCCTTAAAATCTTCCATCTTCAAGCATTCTTTTGCTTTAGAACGAGACATTAAACGACCAGCTCCATGTGGGCCAGAGAAGTTCCAGTCTGGGTTTCCCTTACCTTTTACAATCAAAGAACCATATTCCATGTTGATTGGAATAATAGCTTCTTCACCTTCCTGAAGAGAAATTGCGCCTTTACGCAAAATGCCATTTTCAAGGTCGATATAATTGTGGATAGTACAAAACTTACCAAGAATATGTCTTTTTTTAATTCCCATTTCTTCAATGAGAACATCAAGCATTGCTTCACGATTTAAGCGAGCAAACTCCTGGCAGATTTTCATATCATGCAAATATCCATCCAAATCTTCGCCTTCAAGATATGACAACTCTCTAGAAATTATAACTGGTGGAAGCTTAGCAATTTCTTCCTGAATGTCTTTTTCACGACCTTCTTTTTTAAGTCTGTTAATAAGTTCATTCTTAGCAGAAGAATTATTTTTATGATAAGCGATTGCTTTATTTTCCCAGTATTTAGCAACTACAATTCCAAGGTGACGAGAACCAGAGTGGATTACAATATAATAATCACCATTCTCATCTTTATCGATTTCAACAAAGTGGTTTCCACCACCTAATGAACCCATAGCATAAAGTTCTTTATCATAGTCGGCATCCGCAATAAGCTGTTTAATGTCAATATTTTTTGTAAACTTATGGTAAGTTGAACGATGGCCCGCTCCTGATGGAACTTTAGTATGCATGATCTTATCAAACTTATCCAAACCTGGCTTATTAAATAACTGCTTTCCAGCTTCTGCAGAAATTTTCAAAACAAGCATTCCACAGCCAATATCAACTCCAACCATATTTGGATTGACGCGAGGATTCTCTTTATTGATCTTCTGGGTAAATCCAATTGTGACACCTTTTCCACTGTGTACATCTGGCATAATAGCCACATGGCATCCCTCTGTAACAGGATTATTTGCAAAAGTATATAATTGAGATAATGCCTCATCCTCAACTGTTGAGGCATATACATTCATTTCGCAAAACTTACCTTTAATAGTAAACATAACCTACCTCTCTAACCATCGCTTACATAAAAAACCTGGGACAAAACCTTCTGGGCATTCATAGCAAAACTTATTTTCTTTGCCATTATTAAACCAGTGTTTTCCTTTGCCTGCTTCAGAAATTTTCTTTTTTCGTTTTTCCTCAGTTTCTTTATTTATTTTTTTAGTAATTCCTTTCCAATAACCTTCTGGGCAACATTCAGATACTATATTATCTTTTCCATTTGTCCAGAAAGTTTTTCCAAACATTCCATTATCTTTTCCAAATTTTTGTGAAGATGGACAAGACTGACCTTTATTCCAAACTTTAATTTCACCAGACTCATATTTTGTTTTTAAAGTTGTTGAAATTTTTTCTTTCGTGGATTCATTTAATGAATGACCTTCATTATGAGTTTTAATCTCTTTTGAAGCATATTTTCTTTTAAGAGTATTAGAAATTTTATCCTTGTGATCTTTAGAAGGACTTTTATGTAAAGTTCCATTTTTTATTTTAGTTTCTTTAGCTTTGCTTCTTGACTCAGGAGTCCAATTATTTATGCCTTTTCTAAGATTAGAATGCATAATTTTTAATTGCTCATATTCTCTACTAGAGATTTTATAATCTGAATTAGGTCGAACAGTAAAAGCTACTAAAGCATATGACATTTCTTTTGATGGATATATTTTACTTAAAAGTTGATGACAGAAAAAATGCTCTCTTGCTGTCAAAAGAACTATATTTGTTCTTCTCTTTTTCCATAAAGGAAATAATGACTTTGGTAAAATATGATGCCTTTCATAATATCCATTCTTTTTAGATCTTAAACCTTGTGTTTCCTCCAATCTCGCATTAGAAATAATTTTAATATAAACTTTTCTATAATTCATATTTTAATTAGTTAAACTAGTATGTGTATCTGGCATAATTGCAATATTACAACCTTCTACAACAGGAGAGTTCATAAATCCGTAAATTTGAGACATACATTCATCTTCAACTGTAGTAGCATAAACTTTTGCAGTTCCATATTTTCTTGTTATTTCAAACATAATTTTACTCCTTCTTATGTATTTCGAAATACATAATTGTATGACCAGGGTCAAACTCATTGTCAACTTTAACAAGAGCCAAAGTCTTACCTTTTTCAGGTATATTTTCAGCTGCAAGTTTTGTTAATTTTTCTTCTGAAACTTCGACATATATTCTGTCATTTTCATCTCCGATAGGATTATCACAAACAAAATAATGCAACATATTATTCTCCTTTGTCCTCTATACCTATAGAGAAAAATGTTGTTAGGATAAATCCAATTATATAAAAAAGATATGCAATAATTACAGCCGGCCAAAGAAAAAAGCAAAAACATAAATGTTCATGCCAAGAAGATGCTTCTATTTTAGGATTTTTTGCTTTTGCTCTTTTATCAATCCATTTTTGGATGGGCCATGAGATACGAGCAAAAACTCCACCAATAAAAGCATATCCAAACATTATAGCAAATATAATAACAATTGCTAACATTTTTTATAAATCCTCTCTGTTCCAATCAAAGTTTATTACCCAAGAGGTGGCCGGAAGTCCTTTAAATATTCCTTCTATATTCTTTTCCTCTTTTTTAAGAGTGTCATAACCATACATGAAATATTCATATAGGGTCATAAAGTGTTTATACCAGATAAATGTCTGAACATCTGGTCGATATTTTTCGTCAATGGCATCTTTTTGAATTTGTTTATAAACTCTATGCAGTCGCTGCTTATCAAAATATCTAAAATAGGCAGGTCTAACTCGATACATAAAAGCTAAATCTTTACGTCTAACCTGTCCATAAATAAGAGATAAAGCACGGCCAATAAGACGTCTCTGTTGCTTTTTATAAATTCGCTTATTCATAAATAGAATATACAATTTTTAGAAAAAAGATTCATAAAAAAGTATAGTCTATATATGATAGGAATGATTTTATATTTTATTGCAGTGGGCTATTTTGTAGCCAAACTTTCAGAAAGACTTTAAAGTTAATATTAACTCATAGGAGACACAAATGAACGAAGCTTTATTGGCACGAAATTTATGGTTGGAGTATATATTTTTAGGACTTCCTGCAACTATACTCATTGTTAAAATGATTTTGGAACATGTATTTTCAAAAATAGTTAGAAAACAAAGTGATGCAAAGTTTAAACTTAAAAATGCTTTAGAACAAAAGTATAGTTGTTTTAATTTTTATCATTTCCATAACGCCGATGTTTTTCTCATGAGAGATGAGCATGGTAAACTTATTTTTGATGATGAGAAAAATGAAATTAAAAAATTATCTCCAGAAGAAGTAAATAAAAAATACCCAGAACTTGAAAATGATTATCAAAAATTACAAAAACTTGAAAATGCAAACCCAAGACTTAAAAAAATATCCCACTTTTTAAGTGGATTATCTGTGTGTGATGTTGGCTGGTGGCTTGGATATTGTATTACAAGTTGGTTTTTATTATTTGCATGTTTAATAACTATGAGTTGTTCATCCACAGAATTTGACTCAGAAAAAGCATTTTATAACAATGGAAAATATACAGCTATTACTCAGTTTGAAGATTATGAGTCACTTCCTGACTGGGATAAAAATGCTAAAGTTTATATTCATAAAGCTGAATTAGTAAATGAGTCTTATTTTAAGGAAGATGGTTCATTTAAGCCTGGAGTTTTAGGTTATATCATTCCAGATGAAAATGGAAATTACCCTATTTTAGATGATAATGGCAAACCCACTGGAAAATATTTAGAGTCAATTAATACTAATCAGATGTATAAAAGTTTTTTAAAGCTTTGCCAAAGTGAAGAAGAGGTATTAAAATGATTTTATTTAAGTGTGATATTTGTGGAGTAGACTGCAAAGAAAAAGTAATCTCCTGTCAACTTGTCTTTGGCGCAAAAAATATTTCTACAAATGAAGTTAAAGCAACTGCAACAATGCATGCAGTAGATTTGTGTGAGTCATGTTTTAACAAAGTATGGAAGGTCATGGGTTATACTGATGGTGATATGACCTCTATAAAGGATGTTTTATGAAATATTATGTATTAAATGGCGCTAAGAAATATGATAATGTTCAAAATGAAGATAAAGGTTGGTATAGAAACTGGGCTGTAGTTCTCGAGCTTACTGATGGTCAGAAATATGTAGGTTATCATTCTGAAACTTATTATTGGGAAGGTTCAGGCTGGGAAGATAATCACTATGGACCTAGATATTGGTCTAAATTGCCTGAAGATTTTTATGAAAAATATCATCAAGTTGGTGGTGAAGAGTGTTCAGAAGCTTGTGAAGCTTTATGGTATAAATTTAAGGAAGAGGATAATAAGGAAAAAACAGAAATGGAAAAAGCAACAAACTCTAAAATGGAATTTCTAAAAAGTTTAGAAACAGAAAATGCACATTCATCTGTTACTAAAGAAATTATTAATGACATGAAAAAGAAATATGAAAATATGTCAACTACAAGTATTAAAGAAGTAATGAGTTGGCTTCTTGAAGATAAAGATGTAGTTTATCGTCCTGTTCATCCTGGCATTCCTGATAGTGAAGCAGGAGAGTGGCTAAAAGTTGATCCTAAAAATCCAATTTTAGCTGAAGATTATGAATATCAACTCGCAGAAAAAACAAAAAGTATGTGGACTTTTAGAGTTCCAGATTGGCATTTTGAAGCATCATCTAGAGAAGACGCTTTACAAATAGCATATAAATATATAATGGAAAATCCAGCAAGTATCGTAGTTTATCCAGGAGCGAAAGGTGACCCACTTTTTTAGAGTAATAAAAAACTATTTTAATATTCCATATCAAAGAACTCTTCTTGTTACATTGGATAGTGGAAAACAGATTTATTGTGAAAGAAGAGCTTTTGCTAGTTTTGAAGCAAACAAACAGTGGCTAAAAGAATGGCCAAACCTTAAAGGTAGAGGTGGCAAATACAAAATCTATGAAGGCATTTGGAACCTTTTTCCAGATGATGGAATTGGTTTTGTCCCTCTTAAGCAAATTAAAGATTGTAAGTATCTAAAAAATGAAGAAGATTTTAATCAGTATAAAGCCTATCGTCTTAGATATTATGAAGAGCATCCAGTTGAAATGTATATGCCTGAAGAAAGAGATGGCGATACTAAAAAGTTTTTAAAATGGATAAATCAACCTAATGTTCAAGAAATGATTAGAAATTGGGTCGATGGATATGGTTATTCAGATGCTTATAATTGGGAAAGTCCAGATATTTTAATGGAGCATATTTATAAAGCAGGACTTAAGGAAGGTAGAGATGGCAGAGTTTAATTTTGAAAAATGGAAAGCAGATAAAAAGTTTGTAAGTCTTTTAAATAGGTATTATACCGAAAGGCAGTTTTATGAAGAAGCTGTACGAAAGTATAATAAAACAAAAGAAACTTATAGACACTTTTCTAAAGAAGAAAATCAGCTTAGAAAAAGTGTGGAACAATTGAGAAGAGCTCATGGTTTTGGAATGTCTTCTGATAAGGAATGGTCGGCCTTTTATAATAAACATTTTATTCCACTTACAATGATGAAGAAAAGTGAATTGAATAAAATTCATGCTGAGGATTGTAAACGAGCTAAAGAATTGGTTAAATTACATCAGCATTTATTTAATAAGGCCTTTTTGGAGCTAAAAGAATTTATTTCTCATTATGGTCCTTTTTAGTAGTTAATATTTTAATGAGGTATAAGAAATGAATATATTTCGTTTTATTTTATTTGTAATTGCCCTTTGTTTTAGTATTGCTTATTGGTGGTACTGTTATGAAAATGGAATTACAGATTTTGTTGGACATTTTTTAGATGAAGATGGATTTATTGCAAAGTTTTTATCATTATTAATTGTTGCAGCTTCTATTGGTCTTGTTGTTTGGGCTTTTTTGTCTTGGCTTGGTCCGCTTTTACCGCCATCAGATATACAAACTGTGATTCAAGAGGCAGAGCAAGCTGGAGTTGTTTTTGAATAAGGAGATATTATGACAGTTTATATTATTATAGAGCATGAATTAAGGAGTGGAACTTCTTATATTTATAATGTTTATCTTGATAAGAAAAAGGCTAAAATTGAAGTTGACAAATTAAATGACTCATGCGGTGAAGATGTTGATTACACTCTTGAGTCTCATACAGTAGAGGAGTAAAAAATGGATTATACAAAAGAAGCGCATATTTTTAGAAAAAAGCCTGTAAATATTACAGCAATTCAGTGGACTGGAAATAATGTTGAAGAGGTAAAGGCCTTCTTTGGTGGAGATGCTAAAAAGTGTAGTAATCTTGTGGACCTTAATGACCAGCCTATAAAAGGAAATTTGATTATCGAGACTCTTGAAGGTAATCATACTGCTTCACCAGGTGATTTTATTATTCGTGGTGTTAAAGGTGAATATTATCCCTGTAAGCCAGATATCTTCGAGCAGACTTATGAGGTTGTTGAATAATGCATGTTTTTCAATATAAAAAGAATAAAAAGATCGAACACTATAAGTATACATGCCTTTCTGGTCTTTTTATTCAAGACATGGACTACTATAGAAATAAATTAAATATTGCCCACCAAAGAGCTTCTTCTGCAAATAGACAGATTATTGAAGCAAAGATTAAACTAACTCAAGCTTTTAAAAACGAACCTCATAGTGAACACCTTAAACAATTAAAAGAAGAATATCACAAGATTAAGCAAGAATGGAAAGAAGCTTCAGATGAAGTTATCTCTACAAGATATTGGCTTAATTGTGCATATAGAGCTTATGCAAAATTTAGATTTTTATACCCAAATATAAATGTTGAAGAAAATCTTGTAGATAATCATTATAGGAGAAAAAAGCATGAGAAAGTTGACACATCTAGATAAAAAGATTTTAATCTCAAATCAGAGAATATTTGAATTAGAAGACCCAAAAAGAAAAAGAGCACATTTCCTTTGGTTTAAGCTTACAAAGTTGAATAAACTTGCTAAGAAATATGATGTTGAATTATATACAATTCCAAAAGAATTTCATAAGAATTATGTCTTTAATTATAAAAATAAGAAAGGTGAAGATGCGGTGTATCAACCATTATGCCGAATTACAACAGGTATTTGGACCAAAGATAAAGACTTGTTTTTGTTTAAACACCTTAGAGAAAGCTGTCCAGATAAAAGACTAATAGTATTTATTGCTTTGCCTTATTTTGAAGGTGGTAAAATAGTACGAAGAAATTTTTATAAGGAAACTGGTCCTTGTGCCTATCTTGATTTTTTAGTTATGAGTAAATAAAAAGAAAGCCACTCAATTGAGTGGCTTTTATTATTTTGTTTTTTAAATTCTGAGGGCGGGATTCGAACCTGCACGACTCGGGTATGAGTCACCAGAATCAAAATCTGGGGAGATACCAATTACTCTTTACCTCAGAGTGAAGACGGATAAGGTGAGATTCGAACTCACGGAAAGTTTCCAATCACTTCCTTAGCAGGGAAGCCACATAAACCACTCGTGCACTTATCCATAATAAAATTAGGAGCGGTTGGATTTGAACCAACATCCACCAGTTAGACGCATTATACTGGACGGTTTATAAGACCGCGCTCATACGCTCCTATGGTAGTTGGCTACAAGCGAGTCGGACGCTTCGAACTAGCCTTATGAGAGCCAGTTGGCAAACCTGCGTAACCAAAGAAAAATAGCTAGTTCAACATCATTCTGCAGGGTCACTAGCCTTGTTGTCACGTGGTTTTTTCCTTTATTGGAATGTGATACTTGCTTTCATATCATCTTTTCAGGTCGCAAACCTTCCATAAAGTAAGACAACGTTCTGCACTCCGGAACTTCCCCAGAATTTTTCTAGCGGTAGGAGTCGGACCCACACAAGCTTGATCCAGAGTCAAGAGCACTACCTATTATGCTACGCTAGAGTCGGCAAGATGGGACTCGAACCCATAAAATTCACATTTTGAGTGTGACACGTATTCCAATTCCGTCACTCACCGAAAACAAAAAGAAATAAGAATAAGCAAAAGAGTTCTGTGGGACTTGAACCCACAAGCCATAAGGCGTTTGATTTGCGATCAAAATGAGTATACCAATTTCTCGAAGTAACTCTTTCAAACTGCATTATTTCTTTTATAATGGGCCTGGAGAGATTCGAACTCTCAATCCTTTCGGCGCCTGCCCCTTAAACAGGTGTGCATACCAATTCCACCACAGACCCAAATAAAGTCGACCAGGAGGGATTTGAACCCTCAATCCTTACGGCGTCCGATCTTAAGTCGGATGTGCATTCCAGTTCCACCACTGGTCGATAAATATGTGCTGGAGGGGAGTTGAACCCCCATGTGAAGAACCACAATCTTCCGTCCTACCGTTGAACGACCAGTACAGTCCCGCTGAGAAGATTTGAACTTCCACTTTATAGATTCTAAGTCTACTGCCTCTGCCGTTGGGCTACAGCGGGAAAATAAAGTGTGAATGGTTGGAATCGAACCAACGACACGAAAATTTTCGGTCTTCTGCTCCACCTACTGAGCCACATCCACATAAGAGCCCGGAGACAGGGAGTCGAACCCCAACTTTTGGATCTTCAGTCCAAAGCACTTCCGTTATGCAACCTCCGGAAAATAAAAAACCCTCTCGATTTTTTCGAGAGGGCTCTATAAAAATTAAACTTATTATGAATCTATCACATATCAAATCTAATTTCTATAAAGTCCTCCACCGAATAGGAGTATAAACATTTGCTGTAAAAACAAATGTAACTGGCTGAGAAAACTAAACTGATGTAAACTCATTGTATTGTTCATACCTATACTCCTTTTATATTAAATTTTATAATTTAATTAGTACAGTCACTAAAAGTAACTTACATATTTTATATTAACATAAACTTTTAACATGGGTCTCCCCAAGCATTATGTCTTATGTAGGTTGAAAACCTGAAACCTTTATTTCTATCAGGTGGAAAAAGATGCACATAACCACTAAGCTCTTTTCTATCCATACCATCAAAAATGGAATATTCTACATACCAACCTGCATCAGTAAATTGTTTCCATGGAAGAAAGCGAATATCATCTGGAAAGTCTGGACTATCCCAAAAAAGACACGCTCTTGCATCTTCTATGGTATAAGGAATTTCAAATACCTTAGTACTTGGATAATTGTTACCCTTATCTAGTTGCTGCTTTAAATCATCAGCAACAGCTTTCATTTTAGCATCAGAGTGCATGTTTATATATTTTGCAATAGAATAATCATGTCTCTGTTTAATTTTAGCTTCTTCTTTCTCTACAACTTGTTCATATGTAGGGAAATTTTCCATAAAAACCTTCTTACTTTTCAGAAATTAAATCTTCTTCAAAAGACATATGATACAACCAACAAGCTGCAGCTCTGATATTTGCTTCGGCTGCTCCTGGACCTTCAAGTTCAAACATTTTAATTAAATCAGGTTCAGTATTGTAAATAGCAACTGCATCACCAGAAAGACCAACGATTAAATCTTCTTTCTTACCATTTTTATGGGTAAGAGTAATACCACCTTCTTTAGCATTCAAAACCTGCTTAAGGCGAGCAATCAGTCTTTTTTCTAAGTCTTCTGAAATTTTAATCATCTTATTTAGAATATACCTCTTTGAGTTAAAAAATTCAAATCTTAATTATAATCTGGCTCGTCTATTTCAAAGTCATTTTCAAAATATTTATCTGGGTTGGCCAATAATTTTTCTTTAGCTAAATTAAAAAGCTTATTTCTTAATTCTGGGTCTGTTACATCTTGCTCATCAGATAATTCTCTCATCATGTCTTTGAGCTGAATACTATTTTCATCAATATTTACATCAGACCATGAATAATTTACACTATCGTCATATCCTTGGTCGAGGTCGGCGTTCATTATAAGATAAACTAGATAATAAGTACCATCTAATTCAACTTCAATTTCTTTTTCATATTCACCAGAAGTATCAGAGCTGGCCCATTTACCACCAACCATGCCATTTCCATCATGTGGAACATATCCAGAGTGGTGATTCCATGCTTCATTTAAGATATTTTCAAAAAGTTTTTTACTGTCAACTATATTCATATTATAATTAGTACTTTCATTAAACATCTTTGTTATAGCTTCATCATTTAATTGTTTTGCTAATGGATCTTCTTTATAATGGCTAATTCTTTTTTGAATAAGCTTTTTGGCATAATCTACACTTTGGTCTATAGGTTCAGCATAAAGATGAATTAAAGGAATATCACAACCTTTAATATAAATTTCATCAGATTTTTTAGAAACCTTAAACTTACCAAAAATGAGGTGCTCAGATTCATCTGTCCATTTTGAATCTGTTTTCTGCATTTCATATGAGAGTGTATCTTTTGAAAATTCTACAACTGCAACTGATTTTCTTCCAACACCATTTGAGATATACATAAGTTTATCAATATCTGAGGTAGTGCATGTGATTCTTAAATTGACAATACCTTCATAAAAAAGGCGGTCATCTGAGTCTATAATTCTATAAAGTGTTTTACCAGTTTTACCTTTTGTGAGAATAGTACGTAAGATTTCTGTAGATACATGGGATTTTCTTAGATATTCATTTTTACCATCTTGCCAGAGTTTTTCCCATTTTTCAAATTTTGCCATATGATAAATTAGTGAGTAATATAAATAAAAAAGAGGCTTATGAAAAGCCTCTTAAAAGCCGGAGTAGTAGGAGTCGAACCCACCTTAAAAAGCTGGTTCCGTAGACCAGTGCACCAATCCGATATGCCATACTCCGAAAAATAAAAACAGGAGCGGAAGGACTTGAACCTCCACCTGCAGGTTTTGGAGACCTGGATGCTACCATTACACCACGCACCTATATTAAATTGAGCCCGGACAGATTCGAACTGTCGACCCTAACATTAAAAGTGTTATGCTACTACCATCTGAGCTACGGGCCCGAATTGTAGTGAGCGTGAGAGGATTTGAACCTCCGATGGGATTTCTCCGGAAGATTAAGAGTCTTCTGTATTCGACCAAGCTATACTAACACGCCCATTTAAGAAGTGAGCGTGAATGGAATCGAACCATCCTAGAGGAAAAATCCTCCCAGATTAAAAGTCTGGTGCACGACCAATGTGCCACACGCCCATTAAGATAAATTGTGTTTCCATTTAATTCTGGCCACTTTCTATCCCAATGGACCGAACAGAAAGTTATGGCCTCTGTTTCTTCTTCATTTCTTCTTCAAATTCCTCTAAACGTTTCTTCCGTTTTTCCTCTCTAGATTCTTTATTAGCTTTGGCTTCTTCAGATTCTTTCATTATGTATTCATAAAGCTTTTTAGCTCCAGGTCCTTTAAATCTTGGTGCGCCACAATCCATATAAAAAATCTCCTTTAAGAGATGGAGGTGGGAGTCGAACCCACAACGATAAGTTTTGCAGACTTACTTCCTAGCCTTTCGGATTCTCCACCATAAACTTATTCATTTGTACAAACTTTTAGTTAACATCAATTTCTACGCCACATTCGAGTAATTGACAAACCTTAGGCTTACTGGATGTAGGAGTCGGACCTACCTAAGTCGTCTTGTAAGGGCGATACCTAGCCGATAGGTTAATCCAGTATAAAAACATATCATGCAAAATACTATATAGTCTAAATATAAATGCTGCAGTTTCGAGATTAATCCTAAACCAGTACTTTGCTTCCCAGTTTGTATAGTTCGTCACACTTAGAAACAAATTAAGCAGCTTTAAACTACTTCTCCCATATTTTGTTCGATATGTCTGTTATTAGGTAGATCTCACTCAACCAAAGCTGATTTCTACCATAGTAGTCCAAGATGGAATTGAACCATCAACCTTCAGTTTATCAGACTGACACTCTAACCATTTGCGCTATTGGACTATAAAATAAGTCGTAGATGAATTTCGAAATCACGACCTCCGAATTGGCAATCCGGCGCTCTGCCTCTGAGCTACTACGACATGCATACCATAGAATATTGCAAAAAGTTTATAATCGCGTTCCCCCATAAATATCCTAAAAATTAAGATACTTATGGCGGAGAACGAAGTAACTCTTTGACTCCGCTTATGGTTTTAGTCGGTCGGCAGAGAATCGAACTCCACTTTCCCTTTTACTCTCACAGAGATGAATTCTACTCCAAAAGGCTTCATTCGTAGTTATTCCTTTCTTCTGTAAAACCATATCTCTATTACCCTCAAGGTGTATTCCTTTCATCTACGAAAATCCAGGACGACCGATAATATTTTATATCCTTCCAGGTCTAAAACCTTCAGGACATTCTTTTGCTTTTATATTAATTTCTCCATTTGTATACCAATGAGTACCAAATTGAGAATTTTTAGATCCTTTTTGATGTTCACTGTTTGTTAAACCAATTTTTCTTTTGGTTTCTTCTGAATGATGTTTACCAGTGAAAGTATCGTGTTTTTTCCAACCACAATTCTTAAAAAGATCTGGATGTTTTTCTCTTGTAGACTTCCAAGTTTTAGACATCTTAGAATAGTCTATAAACTTTGAAGTATCTCCTCCATCACCACCTTTAGCAAGATTATATTCTGCTTTACCAATAAGCTTTTGGCAAGCTATCATACATCTTTCAAAGCGATTAATTTGTTCTTTTGAGAAGAAACCAGAAACAAGAATTCTTTTTTTAAAAGACTTTTTTCCATATTTCTGATATGCTTCTCTAAGAATAGAACCAGAACCCATATATGTATCAGATGTAATTGTACGATCTTTACGCACAGTATGCTGACCTATATAAGTTTTTCCATTCGTTAAATTTGTAATTTCATAAATATATCTTATTCGTAATTCACTCATAAGATAATTAGTTAGAAATGTACAAATGAGTGGACACAGCCGGCATCGAACCGGTTAAACCTCCGTGCAAAAGAGGTGAGATGCCAAACCTCCCCAGGCCCATAAAATAAGAGTTCTTTATATCTATAACTAAGCGCTCTATTTGTAGCTATAGATTTCACAGTGAACTTCGTGAACTTCTAATATCTGTGGAAGGCTGCGATTTTAGCTTATTAGTTCTAAAACCTCTGACACCAGTACCTTCAACGAGTTTGGAACATGTCGGACTTGAACCGACGACCTTCAGCTTGCAAAGCTGACACTCTAGCCAACTGAGTTAATGCCCCATATAAAAAACATATAGAATAAAACTTGCGAGCTATATTTCAAACCCAAATCGAAGTAACTCACAAAAGCTGCTTATATGTTCTTAGCGAAAGCCATAGGACTCGAACCTACAATCTCCACCAACCCCTAGGTGGTGATGAACCAATTCATCTCTGCTTTCAAAGCGGAAGCGGCAGGAATTGAACCTGTAAGACGCCCTCATCAGGCAATCGGCTGTTTTCAAGACAGATGAGCTCACCAATGCTCAGCACTTCCATAATAATTTTTAGTCGGGCAGAGAGGACTCGAACCTCCGTTGAATGCTTGGTCCCAAACCAAGTGGCATCGCCGCTAGCCGACTGCCCGATAAACATCTTCGTGGAACTGGATCCCTTGTTATACCACATTAGCTATCGCAATCACTTTATTGACTAGATAAAGTGCTCTACGAAATCACTACCAGACCCATATTGGTAAGCTACTTCATTTGCTATAGTCATCACAAATTTTTTACTTATTCTTCCAATACAAGAAAGATTTTCTGGTATGATGGAGTTGAACCACCGCCCCAAGTCTCCAAAGCTCGCATGCTACCGTAACACCTATACCAGATATAAAATAAAAAAGGTCTTTCATTTCTGAAAGACCTTAAGTAAATCTATAAAAAAACTTATAACCTTACTTAAAGTCTTTCTCCTTTTTACCGGCAATAACCCATTTAGAAGAACAAGGCACAATACGAGGGGCAACTGCTTTCGCAGACGCAATAGAAGAGGCACAAATAATTGAACGACCGATAATTCCATTCTCTACCATAATCTTATTCTCCTTTATATTAAGTTTATACTATAATTAGTACAGTTACCAAAAATAACTTAATAAAATATTAACATTGTTTTTAGTATTTTATTAAATTATCTTCAAAAAAGAAAGCTGAGATTTATTGACTTTCCTCTGCGTCCATCTTCATCACTTTCGCAACTTAACCACACTTTCATTTCTGAAAGTAGAACGCATAGCGAATAACTTAAAGGTGTTATCTACCTACTACAATAAGACTAATAATTTCATTTTTCATCCCTAGCGGCTTGCGGCCTAAGAAGCTTGCGGGCTCCTACCAGTTGATTACTTCAATCCATTCTTGACTTTCCTTGCGGTACTCACCAAGTCAACATATTACAGTTGAATAACGCTATTTTCATCTTATCGTGACCAACACTTTTGCTTATCATGGCACAAAATGCTGGACTTGAACCAGCCACATTTAGATTAATAGTCTAACGCTCTATCCTACTGAGCTAATTCTGTAATTATCGGTGAACTTCCTTGGGAGACGAGGTTGACCTTAATACCATGGCACCTTTTGAGTGCTTTAGGTAAATCGCCTCTCTTTTTTCGTCTGCTAAACTACTCAATCTAATAAAGTCAACATCTCTCACTTTCGCTTAAGCGTCAACATAATTCGTTATCATCTCACTCAGAATTTTGCATGTTCTTATTAGATGATATACATATCCCATATGTAAGCTTTCGACCCACATTCTTTTCAATCTTGTCTTTTAGACTTGATCTAAGCTCGTTGTTCAACCGAGCAATACCACTGCAAACCTCAGCATTTGCCATCAATCTGCGCCATAGTATCTTGAATATGTAGTTTTCGTATGAAGTGATAAATCACCGCTGCACCTTTACGAATGCAACTTTCGCCGCTTATGAATTCACGGTTTATTCTAACGACTAGAAACCAGCCGGTGAACCCGAAGGTTCGATTAAATTACTGAGGATTGAACCTCTATAACCTTGTAGTTAAGTAATTTATAATAATATATTAACAAGTTTTTTGAAAGCTTGCAAAAAAGATTGAGAATTTTGTGAAAAAGTATTTTTACGGCGTGCTAACCAACTACACTAAAGCTCCCATAAACGGAGCTTACAGGATTCGAACCTGTGATACCGGCGTGATAGGCGAAGTAACTTTTTCGATCTGCATCAATCTATATTCGGAAGGTGGGATTCGAACCCACTCTCATTTTTGAGCGGCAACTCAACGTTTTTGTCCTACCAGCCATTTTTCGATACTTTTATCAAGATTGCCGTCTCTCAATTTTCTCTAGGTAGCTTCCGCATAATTTGTTGCTGCTTATTAGCAGCTTATTTAGAATATACCAACAATCAAAATTAAATTCAAAAATAAATTTAATTTTTTATAAAACTTTTATGTAGGATTTGAACCTACGCTTCCGACACAGCGGGCCGGCGCTCTGACCAACTAAGCTAACAAAAGTCTTCAATGCTACCCTCAAATCCGTCGATAGAGGACATCTACTCTTATATTCCGTCGAACATAATTCTAATTAAAAGATCCTCTCTACCAGCATAACCTGTTGTAGAGAGGCAAAAAGCAGAGTCGGTACTAGTCTAGAACTAGATTTCGTCTTAGTCACGTTTAGGAGATTGGACTCACTCCTTAACCTACTCAGATACCCTTTAATTGATTGTGTCTTTATTCTCACCTTCGTGGCCACCATCGTGGAAGACACAATATTATATTAACAATCCTGATTAATCAATAAAGGAATGTAACTTTTAAGTTCTTCATCATCTAAATCATATTGTTTTTGATAATCCATAAATTCTCTTTTTGACATTGTAGAACCATCACTAAGTTCAATAGGACTATGTAAATCTTCTTCAATTTCTTTTTGTCTCTTAATTATAAGTTCATGTCTGGCACCATCTAAAAAAGTCATTTCAAGCCAATATTTAGACTTTTCTTTTCCAGTTCTAGAACTTTTCCATTTAGCTTCTGCGGCTTTAAAATCTTTTTCTATTTTAGTTATTAGACCTACAGTTTCTGTTATAGCAATATCCATACTTAGAATATACTTTTAAAAATAGAAAAGTGCCCAAAAAATGGACACTTTAATAGAGTTATTTGCTGTATAAAACCTTGTACCAGCTTTTTATGATTTTTTCTTCATTTTTGTGAAGCCATCTCATAAATTGCTCTTCAGTTTTAAGATTATTTGGAATGATATTTCTTTTAACAAGAAAAGGAATCAAGCCTCTATCACAAGATGCTTGTGTATAATCATGCCAATTAACTTTTCTAACTGAAACCCAAGTAGCTCCTGGCTCTAAATCTGACATTAAAGGCTGATGATATAAAGTTTTTGAAACTTTTTTATATGTTGGTTCCCAAGTTGTCCAATGCTTGTGAAAATGTCTTCCATATTCGCCTACATTTGGATTGAAAACCCAATCATCATGTGCTTCTTTATGCCAGCCAATTACGACCTTATAAGATAATTCATATTCAATTGTTATGAATTTAGCATCTCTGTATCTCTGATATTCTACCCAAGGATTGTACCAGACATCCCAATAATAACACTGTTCTTTTAAGGCTTCATTAAACTCTCTTCTAAGAGTGCAAAGGTCATCCTCGAATTTGCTTCTCCCATCTGAAGGCCAAGACCAAGGATCTGCACTTTTGCAACCAAAGTCTCTACCTTTTGCGGTAATTTTTTCAGAAGGGCGAGCATTGTCGCCATCATCAATGAATTTTAATTCTTCTTTTAATAATGTACGGATTTTTCTTCTTACTGAACGGTGATATTCTGTTCTACAAACTTTATCACCTCTGTATGAAGGAGTATAACCTCTTCTGTAACTTCTGCTCATGTTTTGAATCTCCTATAGCTCAAAACACTGCATATTTTCTCATTAAATTTTCCTCCATAAAAAGTCCGAAGTTTTTCTTTCAGTTGCCACAACCAAGTATTTTTCAACCCACGTCCCATTAAGACAACCTACAACTAGAGCTTTTGGTAAAACTTTCTACCCATATTCATCATATGGTAACCATTGTAAAGGCCTTTATGCTTGTTCCGCCATGCTCCCCACATCACAAGCTGATGTCTCGGTAATTTTTCATACCAGCCTTACCTTGGGCTCATACTTCCTTTCCCCAAGTACTCTTAGGAATTCACGTGTCCTAAACTATCCCACGATAAAAAGCTAAGTGCAGGGACAGGTTCGGTATTTGCAACCTGCACTTTCCATTGGAACCACACAAATATGAAGTAACCTGTCGTGGTAGCACATGCTCGAGTTTGATAATTTATATAGCGGTCAACTCTGATTAACATGCTTGCTTTACAATCGCTGGCAGTCTAAACGTTTTCAACTGCTTTTAGAGTAGATGGGAATTGAACCCACGCACGTTCCCGTTTTAGGCGGGCCGCTCTACCACTGAGCTACTACTCATATCACTGTATCATTCTATAGTTTTTATTGCGCAATTATTATACTATACTTCAACAGCTTAACCATTTATAGATTATACCAATCTAATTCATTTAGTTGAAAAATGGCAGGCAAAAAGCCCACCATTTATGATTATTGCTGATTTACAGCATGTCTACCAGCTTTCTTGGCCTGTTTTTCCTGGTCTTTCTGAGCTTCGATAGCATCCCACTGCTTGATATAAGCGTCAGCGAATAATGCTTCTTTTCCTGTCCAACCATACAAGAATGCTGTACGGTAGCTCATTTCTGGAATAAGAACATTATCATATCCAGCTGTTTGACAGCTAAATACATTTACCTTTGGATTTACCTTTTTGCGATATTCCTGAATAAGTGCATAAACATTGATCATATGACCCTTACATCTGAAGCTTCTGTAGTCATCATCATTAAGACCATATAATCCACCTGTTCCTGCCTGCTGGTCTGAGAAAATGAAAATATTATCATAAACTTCTTTCTTTGCAATTGCATCTTTGAAGAATAACCAAATACCATTCTCAGTACCACCACCTACATCGTTATCTCCTCTGCTTGATAAAAGCTTTGTCTGAGCAAGAGCACCATTTCTCTTAGAAACTGGAGATGTAATAAGTCTGTCACCAAATTTACCAACATAACCTTCATCTGAAGCTTTTGCAATTAAAATTGAAGACAAGTTGTCAATATCAGCAATAGTAGTCCTTCCATATTCAGAAGTAAATCCATGCCATGCAGAACCTGAGTTGTCAGAAAGAACCATTGTCTTTCCCTTCAACTTTGGTAAGTTTTCAATTGCAATGTCCATACACTCTTCAAGAGCATCAAGAATTAAAGTCTGGTGATTGATACCTGAAGCCTCTTCAATCATCTGATATGCATTCCAATATCTGAATGGGAACTGCTTACCTTTAAGGACTCCACCTTTCAAATCTTCCAAAACTTTCTTACAGAATTCTGTGTCTTTTACATCTGTGAAGATGTTTCTCAAGTTGCGTAAAAGAGCCATGTGCTGCATACAGCCTGACTCATAGATTTCACGCCAACCCATTCCAGCAGAGCGTTTCTGTTCCCAAGTTTCCCTGTCTTCAGTAACCTTTACTGTACCTGTCTGCATCAACTCATTCAAAACTGGTGAGTTTGCATGAGAAATACGAACACCATTGATCATACCAATTTCGTGGTTCTTGTATTTGTTAACAGCATAAGCATCCAATGAGCTAAGTTTCTTAGCAATAGACTTTTTCAAGATTGTTGGAATCTTGTTTTTCTTACCACCATTAATATACATGTAATATGTAAGCTGAGTAAGTGGCTCATCTGCACGAGACATAACCAACTTTTCTACAGCTGCAAACTTTCCAGGATTTGCATTACAGAAATCAGCACGCTTTGGATGGATTGCTGCACGTACCATAATAACCTGTGGATTAAGGCGCATATTGTATGTTTTACGCAAATCAACTGCAAAGTCCAAAGTTCCGCCAAAGTCATAATCCAATGCCTTATCAATAGCTTCAGTAAATACCTCTGTTGTTGATTTTCCTGCACTAGCAGAGAAGATTGCATACATAGCTGGATCGGTAAATTCCTTTTGCCAAGAGAATTTTCCATCCTTTACATCTTTTCTGTAATAAGAAGCCTCACCAAAAATTGATGATGCTGAAATCAACTTGAGAGTATCAAGTGGATTTACTTTGTAAGAATCGCCACCCATAAAGTTTGTAACGATTTCATCTGGTCTAAGTTTATTCATCTCATTCATCTGAGATACTGCTTTAGCCATTTTCTTGCTCATATTCTATAAGCCTCCTTATAAGTTATATAAAATAAAAAAGCACTTACCAAAATGATAAGTGCTTTTCCAATATTCAAAATAAAATGCTTAAGAATAAAAATAACAGTTTTGCAGCCAACCTGCTAAATAGGACTCGAACCTAAACACTTTTTCTCATGCATTGAAACGAAGTAACTGTTATATGCTGCTTTAAGCATGTAATTTTTATATGTAAAAAAACACTTAAGAAATAATGAATGAGTTTAAATTTTACAATTATAAAGGCCAAATTGTGAAGTAACTCATTCGGCTGCATTAAGTATATTTTTATATTAACAATAACGGTGAAAATTACTAAAATTTTTTCAATTTTTCCTTAATGACCCTTGGACAAGTCGTACTCAACCAATAATCATTTGTTCATTTCCACCGAAGTCTTTAAGACTTAAACCTTAGCATGTTGTTGAAGTAACCAGAATTACCGCATCCCTTGTCCTTAGATGGTCACAGAGAATAACAACCCAGGTTTTTTCATAAACTATAAAAATTCATGAAAGTCTCAAAAAGAGTTCTCGCTCTCACTTAAGTGAGGACCAATCACTTAAGCTATTGGCGCTGACAGGGCTCGAACCTGCATAGAACTGTTTAGAAGACAGTTTGCACATCCAATTGGCACACAGCGTCATATATGTTAATTAGTTTATATTAAAATATTAACATTCAATTTATTCAGTTTCTTTAACACGACCTGAATTAAAAATAAGTAAAGCATCATCTAAGTTGCAATATACTTTACCATCAACTTTATGATGATCTGCATCTGTATAAATAACACCTATAATAGCATAATGCTCTTCAGTTTCATCTTTCCAAAAGTCATATTTAGAATTTGGATTATTTGGAAGTTGTACTAATATAAGCATTCGAGAACTCATACATTTTGTCTGTAAAACAACTGCATCTTTAATATTAGGAATAATAGATTTTGCTTTTGTTGTTGATTCTACTTTTTCTTCAGGAGTTGGCTCATCAATTTCCATTTGTCCAATAGACCATGAATAAGGATCTTCTTTCTCCATACAAGAAGAAAATAGCACACCAATTAAACAAATAAATAAAACAAAATACTTTTTCATCCTAATCCTCAAGAGAAGCAAGTCCTAGCATTACAGATACAGCAACAACACCTACAATTAAAACTACTGCAATTACGCCTAACAATACTTTCATAATTACTCCACAAAAGGACCTATCCGGAATTGAACCGGACTCCACTCTTTAGGAGAGAGTTATTCTATCCGTTAAACTATAGGTCCAATTAAGTGAGATTAAACTCTTTCCCACTTATAGCCGTAAGCGCTATTACAAGTCCAATCTTTACCATAGTAATGCTGCTTACCATTTACTGCATGAGTAATTGCTACTTTTGCTGCGTTTACAGATGCTGCTTTACCTTCTTCTACAAGCCACTCACCAGCAGCTGTCATAGAAGCAAACTTTTTTGTTTTCTTTCCCATAATGCACTTTACTGCGCTTTTATACATGTGTTACCACCTTTAAAAATAGAATTAAAAATAAGTGTTGCTTTTAAGTCTTGGGAGCATTTATAGAGGTCCATATCTCAGAACTTGTAAATCTGTACCATCGGAAGCTAGCAACAAGCTATGCCTCAGCAATCCCGACTCGAACGGTGCTCTCCAACCTCGGGGTAAAAGGCTGGTGTGTTACCGCCTACACCAATTGCTACCATCTGTGGCGAGCAGCTCTTTTTTGTCCCAGTGAAAAAGAGTAAAAGTCCCCGACTACCTACCCAGTACGTCGATTTCAGGCGCCCATTAACGTTTCTGCACTAGTCGCTATGCAACGGGAGCATTGTCTCCACGGAAGCTAGTTAGCCCTGTGCTTTTAGCAAACCATTGAAAAGAATTTAGTTTACCAAAAACCTAATCATGTTCCGTATTCATCAGACTATGTCTATCTCCAGGTCTATATCATTTTACATATTAGCTCGTGCGCTGGAGCCTGCACTGGATGAGTTACCATAGTCACTACTCATTTCCATTAGCACTAATAAGGCATGTTCGTATGTATCAAATTAAATTGATGCTTGCCACTACTGGATTCTCACTAGGGAAGTGGTCCTCCTTAATAGCTTTCTGAAACATGCAAGTCAACATCAACCTATTTATAGAATATACTTTTTTATTCAAATAAGTTCAACATGTTATTAAGTATTCTTTCAAGTTCTGGAGCATCTCTTTCATTAAAAGATGTTGATGTTTTAATTCCAGATTTTAATTTAAGAGCATAATTATCAAAAATATCTACATAGAAAAAATTATCCTCATAAACAACTCGCAATATTTCTGAAGTACAATTACACTCAAAATAGCCAATTTCATTATAAGGTGGATGACTAATATAATCTCTTAATCTTAAGACTGTTTCCTTTCTAAGAAGAATATGCTCCCATCCTTCTCTCTTTTTTAAGGCTTTAGAATTTAAAATTGTAATTCCAAGCCAAGGTTCATCATTATGAAAAACAAAATAAAGAACATCACCATCTTGACAATAAAACTTATCTTCTATATAATCTTTCATAAGCTTAATCCCACCAGCTATCACCATTCTCTGCCATATATTCAGCAATCTCATGGTAAAGATTTTTGCGATCTTGTCTATAAAGCTCTTCAGCTTCACAAAGCCTTTTACTCTTTTCGTCTGGATCTTTAACAGAGTCCCACATCTGATAATATTTATCATCTGTATCACTCATATAAATGAGTTTCTTAAGCATATGTCTAAAATGCAAAAGTTCTACCAAGTTTCTTCTCAAACCTCTTGCCTTAGATTTGATATAAGGTGATAATTTAGCATAAACTTTCATATCATCTATAGTCATTGTTTGAGCGCCACTAAGGAAACTTTTTAATACATCTATTTTAATGCCTTTGTCATCAACAATTTTTTGAATATCAGTCCAAGTATAGCAAGAAGGGAAATATGTTACACCTTCTTCTTTTTTAACTCTATACTGTGGAGCTTCTTCATGTCCTAAATCTGGCTCATCTAAATTTAAGTAATACTGTTTTTTCTTTTCAGGAATTTCAGAAGGTGGAATCTGCTCATCATAAGTCCTTTTAATTCCCCAAGTAGTTGTCCATCCCCATCCATCAAACGCATCATTATGATATAAATAATAATGAAGTAAGCCACTATCCGAAATAGACTTATCAACCTCTTCGTTTCCAATCCACCAAGAGTTTTCAAAACCTACATATTTTTTGTGTTTGCGATCTTTTTTTGTAACAGTTTCACGTAATTCTTTATCTGAGTAAAGTTCTATTCTATGAAAGTTCCAACAATATTTATATTTTTTTGGGTTTTTTTCACAATTATCTAAAACTTGTCTGGCAAAAATACCTCTATCACTATCTGTAGCGCCTTCTTCAAAAAATCTAAAAGAGTCAACATAAAAATATTGATGATAAGAATATTTTTTAAGGTTATGAAACATGTGCTCTGTTTTTAAAAGAGCCATCTGTAAAATGTCTGAGTCTCCATTCCAAGTACAAGTTAGGGTATCACGAGCTCTTTTGTCATATTTTGAAGGCTCATATTTCTGAGTATCATCATTGAGATAATAGTGTGGTGTCTTTCTGAAACGATACCAATATTCTGTTTCGACAAACTGAGAAATAACCCTTTTTAATTCGCGGAATGGTTTTAATATTTTTATCATAATAATTAATATTAACTTAGAGATAATATACTTCAATGTCGATAAGACTGTCTTTGAAAGTATCTTTGATAATAGAAGAAACTATATCCCAATCTAATCCATCTAAACCACAACCAATTTTAGGTATTCTAAGTATGGAAATATCATATTGTATACAGTTACATTTTAATTGTTTTATGGCCTCAGTTATAGTTTCATAAGTGGGCTTTCCATATGTAAATTCTTTTGTTATAAGCTCAATTTCTAAAAGATAATGGTCTCCATTTATTCTGTTAAAACATAAACTCCACCCATGTCCTTGCCATGGATTTTCTTTTAAGAAGCGTTTTACAAATGTATCAGACTGAAAAATTTGACCTATAAAAATAGGAGCTATTCCAGCACCATATTTTCCGTCATTTGCTATACAATGAGCATAAGCTATATTTCTATCAGCTGGTAAAATAAAAGTATTATCACCTATTTTTTGGAAATGCTGAAATAAATCACCTCTGATTTCTGTAAATGTCATATGTTGATGTAGGAGGGATTTGAACCGCTCGAGTAAATCTGCCTTTCACCATTGGTACCATTGACTACTTAGCATGATGCCTTTCGACTTATAAACTACTAATCTGAACAGGTTCGCGAATGATCAGCTTTTCATCTATATTACTCACCAAATCCTTACTCATCGTAAGGCTACACCATATAAAAAGACTAAAGTATCTATCAAATAAGTATTATTTTCTAAGATGCTACCATTACACCAAACCGCCACGAAATGGCGGCCCGTGGACTCGAACCACGACTCTTCCTTTATGAGTGGAATCGAAGTAACTCATTCGAACTGCATTTAGTCTATATTCACGGGAACTGGATTCGAACCAATACCTATAGCCGTACGTCTATCGCTCATCCATGACCTCAGGGCCCTGCGACCACTTTTTAAGCTATCCCGTGATAAAATTCTCCCGCTAGGACTCGAACCCAGCCTGTAAGGATCAAAACCTCATGTGCGACCGCTACACCACAGGAGAATATAAGTAGTTCCACAGGGATTCGAACCCTGGATCTCCACCTTGAGAGGGTGGCGTGTTTAGCCAAGTACACTATGGAACCATGTTTTTTGGAATAAGTGTGCCATCTTTTAACCAAGCTTTTGGAGTAAAATTTGGCATAGGTTGTAGTGTCTCAAAAGACCACCAAGCATTATCCTTTTCATCCCAAAGACCATAGCCAATACCTTTAGAACCATCGCTGTTGAAACCAACTAAAAGAACAACTCCTTGCTCTTTACCAACTTCTAAGTTATAGTTCCAAACAGCTTCAACTGTTTCTATCATATAAAGAATATTAACAAAAAAGGATAAAACTTTTTTAATTTAGTTCGTTTTGCTGACTTCACAGCGTGCTTACTCTTCATTAGCAAGACTTACCGTTTATAACTATCTAAACTCAACGCTTTATTCCGCTCCTTAGCTTGACAAACAAATTAAAGATAGCTGCTAGAGTACCAATTTAATGGTATGGGTTATTTTCGCGAAGGTGAACTACACCTTCTTTATTACTCTCTAGCCTTCCCAACCTGACTTATACAGGACCTATCCGCTGAACGGATTCAGTGCACCTTTTTGGTAAGCGGTGTGGTATACTGCATATGTATCACCGGTAGTTTTAATCTCTATATATAGATTATACCAAAACTAAGACTTTTGTTCAATTTTTCTTTTGTAAGAAATAATATCTCCAGTCTTTTTTAATAGTTCAATAACTTCTTCATTAGTTGTTACTTTTTCTCTGAGAATAGTTGCACCACAAGGAATCCACATTCCAAAAGTAGCAAGATTCTCAGTTGGATTTATAGAACATCCATACCCATTTCTACCAGTATTTTTAAACATTCTACTGTTTAAGTCTTTTCTTTCATAAGAACCAATTCTTAAAGGTAAAGTTTCTAAATCTATCATAATAGTCCTAATAATTTTAATAATGCAATGTCAGTATTTGAATAACTTTTTGGAGCAATATCATAAGGTGTATATTCCAACTCATCCATTTTTTCAGTATCTAATATTCTATAAGTGTTGTGGTCTCTTGTATCTGTTAAAATTAAATGCTTATTTTTATAAACATAATTTTTATTTCCACATTCAGTGTGGCCTACAACCTGATATTTAATTCCTCTTGGCCAGTTATCTTGCAATAAAGAGTCTGGTCTTATCCATACACAACTTTCTCCTGAACTATCGCCTGTATTACTCCAACCGCAATGTTCAAAAACTTCTGCATTATATGGGTCACCTTTATTAGGTGAATGAAATACCTCATTTAAAAACTTATATGATGCATACTTATAATAATCTTTTTTATAAGATTGCATTTCTTCAAAAGTTTTATTTATCTGATCTTGAAGGTTGGCCTGAATTTTTCTATATTCAGCAATTCGCGATTTTTCTTCTTCTGTTTCTGCATTTACAAGAGAAAAAATCATTCCATCAAAATAAACTTCATTTATATTATGAGATTTATAATCTAAATCAGTATATCTATCCATGAGTTCTTGTGGAACATCATCAAATTCATGCTTTAAGTTTATAAAATACTTTACATGCTGAAGCCACTGTTGCGATACTCCTGCATGAGAGAATAAAATATTATCTACTTTATAGATGATATTAAGCTTGTCAATATTATCTACAAACATCTTTTTATACTTATCAGCATATTCATAGTGATGGCCACTAACACATTCGCCATTTCTAGTTTGAGCTAAATAACTTAAACAATGATTTCCAAATAATAGTTCAAACTTCTCAGGCTCTTTATCCTTAAATTCAATAAGTTGACTAAAACCATCTATCATTGGCTGACCATTAAGATCTTCATCAAAGTCGTCAACATAGTCACCTAAAACAACAACTTTATCGACTTCATCTTTATGGTCTTTAATATTTTGGAGAGCTGCAGCATAATTACCATGAATATCTGGTATAACTAAAATCTTCATATATGAAAAATATTAACTCTGTTTAAAATAAAAAATGTCGGGGATTTCTATTGAGTACCCCGACAGTCATCTCTCATACCAAGTTTACGATAGCCTTGGCACATTGGGTTGTTATCCCAGCAGAATTGCAATCAACTCTGCAAAAAAGCTTTAAGGTTTGCTATATCGCAAGCTTATGAACCATAGATTGTTTCACCACCAAGTTTATCTGGTAGAAACGAAATTCTATCGCAAAACAGTATCTCGGGTGATGGAATCGAACCATCCCGATATCGAGCTTATGAGGCTCGTAAGCCACAACCAGTGCTTCAACCCGAATTGCCAAATGCTGGACTTGAACCAACCTACCATATCACTTCCGTAACTAATCAAACCTTAATTAAGGTTTTAAGGTTGTGCTCCACAACCAATCTTAGGTGATATCCTCTGCCTTTCGAGACTTGGCATAAAAAACAGTTTAAGAATACTTCAAACGGTTTGCTGCTGAGCAGCGAGATTGGGACCTTTCCCATCATCCAATGAATGGCGGATAATATAAGAATCGAACTTATGAAGTAACCGTCCAAAACTGCATTAAACTATAGAGTACCAGAAGGGACTCGAACCCTCTACATCCGACTTGGAAGGACGGCGCTCTACCAGATGAGCTACTGATACATAAAAAACATTTTAAGTAAAACGAAAAGAGTGTTGAATCAGCTTTCAGTGGGGATCGAACCCACAAATATTCATTAACAGTGAATTGTTTAACCATTAAACTACAAAAGTATTGAAGTAACTCTTTTCAACTGCATTAAAATGTCTCTAGTCCATGAGGGAGTCGAACCCACGTCTTTTGGATGAAAACCAAATGGCGACTGCCGTTAGCCGAATGGACCATAAAAAACAACTAAGAAAAAATTGAACAGTACGTTTTTACCTGCTCTACCAACTGAGCTACATCTCCACGAATTGGAGACGACTGGATTCGAACCAATGACACGGGGTTTTCAAGACCGAAGTAACTGTTACGTCTGCATTAGTTGTATTATTATGTGGGGCATTACTTTTTAAGAACACCGTCGCATTCTTAATTGTCACCGTCGCAACATAAAGTTTTGCCTCTTAGTTCTTGCGAGATTCGAACTCACTCCTCGTCCTTGAAAGGGACGCGACTCAACCAATTTGTCCTAAGAACCATGGCGGCCAACGGTTTAATTTTAGGTGGAACCTCAGGTCTGTAAAAACCACCTTATTTTTAGGATTTAATCTTATAATCCGCAAAGAATAAGCTACGTGTAGGAGTCGAACCCACCTCTCTTGATTACAGGTCAAGACCTCAACCGATAAGACAACGTAGCATATAAAAATTATAAAAGAAACCGCGAAAAACTTTTACTGAATGTTACACTTTGCCTACTTGCACAAGGCCACTCTCACACTCTTTCAGCTTACTGTCATAGACAGCTTACCTTTCAACCCATTACAAGTTCCTGGGCTCGATTTTTTATAGTTTCGGAAATAGGAGTCGAACCTACTATTTCTAGCTTATGAGGCTAGCGTGATAAATCCGTTTCACTCTTCCGGACGGGATAGGCGGGACTCGAACCCGCGACCTTCGCGCTGACAACGCGTCGAGCTAACCAACTGCTCCACAACCCCAAAAAATGTTTGATGTTTTAAGTGTTATCGTCTCACTAGGGATTAATCGTTTGTCCACTATCGTTATCATAGTGAGCACGAGGAATCCTCCACCATCAGCTCTTTAGAGAAGCTGAAAACTCCTGTTTACTTAAAAACATACGGTTTGTGCGAGAATCGAACTCGCCATCCCCTGCGTGACAGGCAGGTGTGATAACCGATACACTAACAAACCATAAAGTGCTCAGGGGGAGATTCGAACTCCCTGCGTATCTTACGTGTCGGTTTTACAGACCGATGCTACTCCACCATCGTAGCCGCCTAAGCATAATTTTTAGCTGGCCGTGCGAGAGTTGAACTCGCCTAGGCGGATTAACAGTCCGCTGCCTAAACCGATTGGCTAACGACCAATAAAATAAAAAAGCTCTCCGAAAGGAGAGCTCATAAAACTTTTTTAATTATATAGTTTTATTAACTCTCTCTTTTATACAAAGTAGTTTCTTCTGTCCCATAATCATATGTTACATTTTCATAAGAGAAATTATTATTGTAATCATAATTCATAGTAAACATTGAAAATCTACTCCTCCAAATTAAGTTTTATATTTTAATTAGTACAATCATTAAAAATGATTGATGTATTTATATTAACATACTTTTGAAAAGTATGCTAAATATTTTCAAAGAAAAGCTCCAAAACTTTCAACTGATTAGAAAGAAAAAAGCTTATGCTAAAGCTCGATCCAACTTGCTACAATAGGGTAAGCTAAGCTGATTGTCCATACTTTAGTTTCATTAATCGGGGATGCCCGATTAAAGGCAACCTTCCACCACCAAGTTTCATTAATGTTTCTGAGAAGGAAGCTTCAAAAAACCTGGAAACAAATACCTTATTTAGAATATACTCAAATCTTATAAAAAGTTCAAGTAATTTCTAATGTTTTTCCATTTACAAATAAATGGACTATGTGGGAATCGAACCCACGTCCGAACTACTCAGCACTAATAGAACTTCTACTAGATGGTGTCTTAGGTTAGTTTTTCTTGGACCTAGCAATATCAACTATAGAACTGTTCACTAAAATTGAAGTTGACACAAAATTAGCTACTCGACTCGGTTTAGTAACAACATTTAAGATACTGAGTCTTCCTACTCAAATGCCGTCGGAAAAGATTATACTCTTCCGATTAAGCTACAAGGCGAGCTGCCTTGCGAGCTGTTCTGCTTGTTCTGTTAGCATTTATTTGGTCTTTGACTAGTTTTTTCTCTAGGTTCTGCCATCATTCTACCAGCCATTTTATAGCCGTCGAAACCGGGAATAGCCCGAATAATTTTATATTAACACCCTCTTTTCAGAGGGTATTATTTTATTTAGTTACGAATACCAAGGAAACCAAGTGGACAAGAATATTCTTTACCAGAACCATTTGCAATGCGGAGAATATTCTTAGGACGAGTAGTATTGAAACCAATAACCTTGTAAGAATGGCCATCATTTCCAAGATACCACTTATCATATTCTACCTTTTTAACCAAGGTGTTCTTCCAATAAGCTTTGCTCTGTTCAGCAAGCCAAAGTTCTTTTGATGAAGTTTCATCAGTACCAACATTCTTTACTTCCAAACGAGTGTGAAAATCATTTGTATTGTAAGTAATATTACCCAGTCTGATAGATACTCCATACTGAGCTTCCAAAGCAGCCACAGCCTTAGCAAAATCTTCTCTAAACTGTGGCAATGTAGTTTTGTTCATTTTCATAGTATTTACCTCTTATATAGAGTATACCACCATGAAAAGATTTATTCAGAAATATTTTATTCTTTTTTAAGTTTATCTTTAATAGATTTAATAAAACTGAGAATATAGCTATAACAGAACTGAGCAACACCTACAGTACCAACAGCAATAATAATTGCTCTCAATACACCTGTAGCAACTGAAGTCTTATCAAAAAGAGCTCCTACTAAAGAAACACCCACACCTACCAAAGCTTCAAAAACAATACCTATAATTGTTTTTACCTTTGGATTCATAGTTGCTATTGGGAACAAATTCTTAACAACATCAACATAACCTACAGCAATTACAGATGCAATTAAAACACTCAAAATTAAATTTACCATTATAATTTCTCCTTTATTAAATTTAGTTCTGCAAACAATCAGCAAGTTCTTTTCCCATATCTGATGAAGCAACCTTTTCAAGGAATTCATGCTGCCAATTTAAGATTTTATTTTTCAACTCGGCATCACCAAAAATCTTAGCATAATTTGTTTCAAGATCTTTTCTATTTTTGATATAAACTTCTGGGAATGGGCTAATCACATGCTTAGAGTCAAATGCATCTTCAAAGAAAACAATACAGTCTGCCATCATAGACTCATATACTCTTCGAGTAACAAATCCATCATTATAATGCTTTTCCTGCATAATACAAGTTGATTTACCTTCAGCATTCTTGGCTATAACTTCTGTACACTTAACCTTTGCAAACTTTTCACCTTTATAGTTATTAAGTTTTTCAATCTTAAGATTTCCATAAAGAGCCGTCTTCAAATTTGAACAGAAAAACTCATTGAATGATTTAATACGAACATCTCTACGAGCACTACCACCATAAATAAAGTCGAATAGTCCTTTATTTGGAACCATCTTTGATTTGTAGTCTCCATATAAAACCATTTTTCCAGAGTCAAAATAAACTACATTATCAACTGTCCATTCTTTTGAGTTTTCTTTTCTTGCAAAATCCAAATCCTTAAAAGATGAGATAACCATAATAGGCTTATCAATATGAACATCTTCTGGTTTAACATCTTCAAATGTTTTTGATTTCAAAACTTTGCTAAGCTGTGTCGCCTTTAATAAAGAGTCATTGAAGAAATAATAAAGTTTTGCATTTGTTTTCTTTAAAAACTTAAACAAATAAACTGTATCAGCTGGAACAACACCACCAAAACAGTTGATGGACCCATTCATAATGATAATCTGGTCAAACTTATTTGGGTCTGAATAATAAAAACTTTCTACAGGTTTAGAGCGTCCTCCAAAAAGTCCTTGAGGTTTTGCAGGAGGTTCTTTTTCATTCTGAAGAATTCTGCAGTCCAACCCTTGGCTCTTAAGAAGATTCATAACTCCAATAATTTCATCAGAGTTCGAATTTTTTCCTTCATAAACTGAACTACCTGCAAGATTACAAATTCCAATCATTGTATAATCTCCTTAAATACTTGGATTTCTTTATTTATAAGTTCTCTTGAAAGTCCATTTTTGATATTAACTTCTAGAGATATCGTCTTTTTATCATCGGCTTTTCTAAGTTGAGAAACAATTTCTTTATAATATTTTATCTCATTATCGGATAATTCTGAAATAGGCTGTAGTCCAAATCTACTTACATGAATATGATTAATTTGATGAATGCTTTTAGCTAGAGCTTCAATATCTTTATCACCTGATTTAATAAAGCCACCAATATCAAAATTAATTTTAAAATTCTTTCGATCAACCATTAGTAATATGGCTAAGCATTCCTTAAAAGAAGTTCCAAAGTTTGTGCCATATTCTTCTGGATTATTTTCCAAAGCTAAAATAGCATCTTTAGGAATATTATCACAAACATTTCTGAAAAATGTTAATGCTAACATATTTTCTTTAGGAGAAGATACATTTCTAAATTTAGGACTTCCAAAAACAAAGTTTTTACAACCAAAATCATTATAATAACTTCTTATTCTAGAAATTAAGATATCTGAATATTTTTCTACATTTTCGGAAGAAGCAAAAAAGTTATCACAGTCAATACCATTAAATAAAGACTGAGCACTAACCACATTAAGATTTTCTGGACAATATTTATCACAAACAATTTCAAAGTGGTCTATTCCATTGTCTTTAGCACAGTCAATGATTCCTTCATAATTCTCAGGACTCATCAGGAGACTAATTGCTGGTACCATTAATAAACTCCTTTATTTCTTTTAATAAGTCTTCTTTTAAATAAGAATTTATTCTACCTTCAACCAAAACATTTTTGTAATGTACTGCATTAGGAGACTTAAACAAAGACAAATTAATGCCACAATTTACAGCAATTTCCTTATTAGTAACTACATCAGAAATAATAGTTACTTCTGGAATATTATTCTCAACAAGGTCAAGAATCTCTTCTGAAATATATTTTAAGTTGAACCAATAAAAATCGCTATTCATATTTGAAAAGTTGAGACTTGTAAAACCTAAATCCTTAAAGTGTTTTTCAACTTCTTCATTCTTTGTTTTTACCTCATAGATTTTCTTTTCAGCATTATATGAATACCAATCTTTAATAGCTGGATCTTTTTCAACTAAGCCATCAAAAACATAATCCTTAATAAATGTTGGAATTAAGTTTTTCATATCGAAGATCACATTCTTTTTAAGACCTGGACCAAAAATGCCTGGCAATCTTAAAATATGAACATTACCTAAATTAAGGCTTTTCTTCACTGAGTTTTCAAAATCAAGGCGATTTTTACCATAAGCATCTTTTGTGAATACATCAATAGTAGAAATCAAAACTGTTTCTTTAGATGTGATTTTTGAAAGATTGTTATCCAACTTAATGATATTATTTCGATCTTCAAGAGGATTCATATTTGCAAACTGCTTATTTGCAGAAACACCTGAAATAATCAATAGGTCAAATTTCTCCCCACTAATCTCACCTATATTTTTGGAATTATATAGCTTCATCTTTTTATATTTATCTTTAAGCTGAGCTAAAATATTAGAACCAACAAATCCAGTATAACCAATAAGTCCAACATTTTCCATTATTTCAAAATCCTATCTAAATCATAAATTGTATTTAATTTACCAGAGAAAACTGTGTAAAATCCAGGATGAGATGGGTAATCTAACACTAAAGTAGGTCGACCATCATCATTTTCATTTGCCTTTAATATAGGCTTTATAGTAATTAGGGACTTAACAAATTTCATCTCAATATCATCATTAAGATATTTCTTTGCTAATCCATACATTTTATCCCATGCCGTTTCAGGTTTATAAGGGCATTCACCACAAGTATTAAAATAATTTTCTTTACATTCTTTATCGTGCTTTTGACAAGAAAGATCTGGAATCTCATTCCAAGATGTCTCATGTGGGGTGAATGTTACAGCAGTTAATGAATGTAAACCAGATTTTCCAAATGGCATAACACTAAAGAATGGACCATCCATAACTGTAAGACCAACGTTTTTAATATTATCCGAAACTTCGCAGAGTAATACCTCACATAATTCATATTTCATTGGAACGAGTGGGAGACCCATTTTTGAAAGAATATTATTTGTGCCAGCATAAGTAGCATTTAATACCCAATAGCTTGTAAAAATCTCTCCACCTGCAGTAAGTACATAAATTCCATTAATACGAGAAATATCTGTAACTTTGTGATTATAAAGAATATCTACATTTTTACATCTTAATAAAAGTTCTTCTGCCAATTTATCTCTATCAATAGCATATTCTAAAGTATCATAAAGACCATCAACCATTCCTGGCTTAAAATATTCTGACTCATCTACTTTGTCACATTTAATGCTAAGTTTATTACAAAACTTAACAAAGTTTTCATTAGTAGTTAATGAATCTTTTGAAGATATAGCATACAACTGCTTAAAGTCTGAATAAATTGCCGACTTAAAATCATTCATAAATCTAAAAAAATAATCTCTAGATTTTGCGGCTGTTTCTTCACTTCTAGGATAGTGATATCCTGAATGTAAGCGAGCTTGATTTATATATGAGCCTCTATTTAATGCTTGGCTCTCAGCTTCCAAAACTAAGACTTTTTTACCTTGTTCTGAAAGTTTAGATGCTGCATAAAGACCATAGATGCCCGCACCAATAATAATATTATCATAATTTTTCATATAAAAATAATATTAACCTCAAACAAAAAAGCTCGGTGAAAACCGAGCTTAAAATTATTTTAATTTTTCTAAAACTTGTGTGACCATTTCTTTTGGAGATAAAACAGATGAATCTAAATAAATTCTTTTATCCTCGTCGTAAAAAACGTCAAAAACAAATCTATAAGTTTTCAATCGACTTTCAATGTCTTCCACTGAAAGGTCTTTACCTTTTGGAGCTTCAGGATGAGTACCATCATCAATCTCATTCTGTCGTCGCTCATATAAGGTTTTTGGGTCGCCATAGCAATAAACAAATAGACATTCACTCTTGTTTAGAACTTCAGCAGACCTTAAAAAACTGGCCCATCTGCTTGAATCATATCGATTATAAATTGAATCATAAGCAGCATAACCAGCAGGACCTCGCGGAATTATAATATACTCCCACTTAGTTGCTTTACAGATACCACTTATAAGTGTATCTTTACCAGTTCTATCATCACCTTCAATAACTATAAACATTATATTCTTGACGCCATATTAAAGTTTTGTTTGTCTTCAACAAACTTTTTCAAATCTTCAAAATGTCTTGAATAAAGATGCATAGAATCTGATGTCCATCTAATAACACCAACTTCCAAATCTGGATATGTTTCTTTTAAGTCTTCATACATATTCTGATAAACAAAACAATTCCAAGCCAAATCGGAACAAATAAAGCCATAACGAATATCATTGGATCTCATCTGATGAACCATATAAAGCTTATTTTTGCGAATAAAGAAATGAGAATACATTGTGCAAATCATGTCATGCATTCCATCTTTCTTATAATCTTTATAGATTCCAGGACGATTATACACTATAATTGCATTTCTTGTTGTCTTATCTTTTTTCAAAACTTCAAGACAATTATCATACTGTGAACCATTTTCTTCACTGAATACGCACCAACCATAATTTGAATTAACAAGTTTCTTTTCATCTTGAGTACAACAAGACTGCCAAGTTGGATTACTCTCAATTCCTTCATGGCCAATAATTGAAAGGTCCATTGACTTATACCAATCTAATTCAGACTTAACATACTTTTTAGGTGTTTGGAAATTTTTATCCAAATAAATATAAGGTGAATAAGGGTCTAAATCAACTCTCTTTGCAAGAAGTTCAACATATCCTTCTTGGCCGGCGGTTTGACTCGCATTCGCACCTGTAGTTACAATATCATTGTTTATAACTTTACTGTAAAGTGGGAATAAAAACTCAGATAAAACAATTTGATCATTGTTGCGCGATTTTTCAATCGGTTCTTCTACTTTAAACTTTCTCATAATTTCAATATTAACTGAACAAAATGTCAACAAAAGGTTTTACTTCTTGTTCAAAAATCTCCTCTTTTCCACGGCCTTTTAATTCAATAAGTTTCTTAGTTAATGAAGACTTATTATAAGCGGCTTTAAATCTAGCAATCTCATCATTCTTTTTGTCAATATCAATAGAGAATGAAAGACCATCATCTCTTTTAATAAGATTTTCAGCTGTCTCTGTAAATACTAAAAGACCAACATTTGTTTCTAGATTAGCAGCTTTTTCAAGCTCAAAAACATAGTCGCCATCATAGCCACGATAAATTGGAGAATAAACAGCTTCTCCTAAATGTGAGCGATCACAAATAATTAAACAATTTCCATAATCTTTACCAACAATTTCAAACATTTGTTTATAAAGTTCTTCAGAAACTGCTCTTACATCTTTTGCGCCTTTAATGTTAGAATAATGCATATAATGCACAGGACAATTATATTTTTCTTCTACATATTTTTTAATAAACTCAATTTGAGTTCCTTTTCCAACGTTATCACAACCTTCAATCAATAGAGTCATCTTTTTCTTTCTCCTGCTTTTTCACACCAAGGGATTCTAATACCCACTTTAGAATTTTCTTATTACCTAAATCTTTTTCAATCTGTTTAATATTTACAGTACTAACACCATTTGTAAGGTCCTGTAATATATATGAGTGCTTTCCTTTAACAACTCGCCAATGAGCTTTTTCTTTATACTCTACTATAATAGTATCTGTACCATAATCAATTAAACGATAGTCTGCATAATCTAGGTCTCTTATAGTTTTTTCAATCATATTAAAAATATTAACTTTAAAAATAAAAAAGAGGACTAGCCAACGACCAGTCCTCTTTGGGAGGTAAACTATACACGTTTTTTAAATATATTTTTTACATATTGGCACAGTTAATGCCGAATAAATTTCTAATATGCATAATCGCCATAGGATTTACACGAGCTGTAATAACATACTTTTGATTGCATTTATCACAGCATCTCATCTGTTCTCCATTTGGCTTGCCTTCTTCGCAGTGAATGGCATCAGGATAAATAGGCCAAGTTGAATTACCATAACCTTTAAATTCTTCACCGCAAAAGCAGCATTTCATATTACCAAACCTCGCTATTTGTTACTTCATGATCTGAATATCTTGCGTAAGGATTATTCATATATTCTTCAAGCCAGTCCCATATCATGGAATATGCACCTGCTGGAATAAACCAGTCCTGGCCATAATCAATATAAAGACCAACTTCTTTCTGATCTCCAAGATTCTTTACTGTAGGCTTATCTTTAAGAAGATTCTCAACGTACCAGCCTGGAGTCATCTGATACCAAGGAGCACTTCCATCTTCTTTTGTCTGCTTAATTAAAAAATGAACAGTTGGCTTACAAGGTGTTCCATCACAATCTGTTTCAAAAACAGCAAAACCATATTTTGGTGTAACCATCTGAACTGATGTTGCCTTCTTAATATCCATAATATTTACCTCTTATAAAGATAATACCAAAATTACTGATAAAGTTCAATTAAACTTTGAACTTAAGATATTCAAGGCTAAGAGTACCTGCCCATTTACCATCACTACCAAAGTAAAGAGCGCAGCTATCACCACCCCAAACAAAATACTCAGATTTCTGTTTACCTTTTTTGATTTGAGTAAAGAAATATTTCTTTGCAGATTCTTCTGTGGTAAAAACCTTAATTCCTGCAGCTTTAGTAAGCTCAATATCCTCTGGAGAAAGAGTTGCATATTGAATTCCCCAACGTGGAGAATTATAATAACAAGAGTCAAATGTTCCAGCATACCAAATCTTTTTTCTAGCGGCAGAAGATGCTTCTTCAAAAGCAGAGTCAATAATATCCATGTTGAGGATATTGCTGCGAACAAGACCTTCTTTCTTATAAATGAAAGAAATAAAAATATTATCTACAGCATTAATTGTAGCATCATCATAGCGCTGACCACCTTTTGTATGAATGCTATATGTTTTTCCGATTTCAAAAATTGATTTTTCCATAGTATTTACCTCTTATGTAGAATATACTACTAAAGATTAAATCGTTCAATAAAAAGAGGACCAACTTATTAGGTCCTCTTTAGTTTTAATTAACTTCGAAATTTTTCAATTGGAATATCGGTTGCATGCTTTTTATCGTATTCATTGAATTCATCTGGATGATTTGTAAAAAAGTCATAGATTTCTGCTTCACTTTTTCCTTTAGTAAACTCTTCTGCATCTTTTTTACATTTTGTCATATCTGTACAATGACCTGTCCATAAATCCATGTAATAGTCATGTTCATCACTAAGAGTGAAGTTTGCAGTCCACTTAGATGGATGATAAGCCATCTTAATAACTTTTAATGAGAATGTGTTCTCAATCAAAGAAATAAACTCTTTTCTTCCAATCATTATAACCACCTCTTAATAAGATTTATTTATTATATGATATACCTGAATATTAGTCTTTTTTCAAATCTTCTGTGGCATCAATGGTAATTGTAATTATTTCATCTTCATAGTAGTTGCTGAGCTTTTCTTCTTCAAATTTCTGATAAATATTTGGTGACCCAAGCTTTTCTGGATCTTCTGCTTTATATTTCACAAAATATTCATAATGATGGGTTTTTGCAAAAGGCTTAGGTATTTTAATATATTTTCGTAATCCTCGTTTAGACTTAACCCAAGGAATGCACCAATATTTTACATCTTTGTCGTAAACATGAATCTGTGTAATATCTCCAAACTTTAAGCGTTCAATTGCATCCGATTCATCTTGACGGCCAAAAGTAGTTTTCTTATTTTTTAAAGCTTCCTTATATAAAGAAATACAAGCTGTATAAGCACTTTCTATAGTATTAAATCCAGAAAAAGTATCTTTATCCTTATCATCAAAGTGTGGCAAATTATAGGTATAAGCATATTTTTGAATATTATCAAGTGATAAATATTTAATATCTTTAGAACTTAATTTAAGAAATTCACAGTTTTCAAAAACAATTTCAACTTTTGTTATCATTCTATCTCCTTAAAAATTATAAAGCATTACATCTTTCTGTGTTGAGCGGTCTTGAGCTTTATCATGATTCATTCCATGAGGTGAAACTCCTTTAAAAGCTTTTTCAGATAAAACTAAAACTTTCCAGCCTGCATCAAAAAATGGCTTTAAATTTTTAGTATCACTGAAGTCGTCAACTTTTGTTGAACCAAATAAGCATACAGGATTTACTTTAGATTTTTCTGTTAACCAATTTACAAATCTCTCTGAGTCCCAACTTTCTGGCAAATAATCAGAATAAGTATTATCATAAGGTGGATCAACCATCAATAAACCTTTTTCAATAACCAAATCCTCATAATCATCTGGGTGTGTTTCAAACTCTTTGTTATTTACACAGGCCAATCCATTCTTTAATGTTTCTTTAATATTATCTGCATTTACAACTTTACCATTATAAGCTTGATTAAAATACCAAGGATTACCAGGAATCTTATGGCCATTCCATCTTATTAGCGATGATGTGCAAGTGTGGTCCAACCAGAAAAATTGCATGCATCTTTGGTCAAAATCATCTAATTGATTATTAAATCTTTCTCTAACCTCAAAGTATCTTTCTTTTGAACCTATGTACCAAGCTTTTACTGATGAGTCAAACCATTCATCAAAAGTGCCATCCTTAAAATGACTATATGCTAATTCAATAAAGGTTGCAATGAAAATGTTTTTCTCATTATAAACTAATCGGTCAAAATATGGTGCTAATTGACAAGTCAAAGAGCCAGAGCCACCAAAAATATCATATAAAGTCTTCTCACCACATGACTTTATTACTTCAGCTATTTTTTCACCATATTTTCTTTTTGTACCCAAATATGATGATATAAATCTTGCATTTGCATTAATATTGCTCATCTTCAAATTCTCCATCTTTTAAGATATGTACATGATAAAACTTTTCCAAAGAAGCCAAAATATCCCAAATAGCATCAATAGATGGGAACTTATCTTTTTTACCTTTAGCTAAAACGCCAGCTATGTCTCCTAATTGTCGCCAAGCTTCAAGTTGTTTTTCCTTTGGAAGAGAGTCATAGTTTTTAAGGTTTTCTTTATAATCTTCTTCTAAAAGGTCTAGTTCACCCTGAGGATATAATCCATTATTTTCTGCATCATCCAAAATAGCATTAAAAACAGTAATTATATTCTGAATAGATGGAGAAATTCTTTGCATAAATTCGTCTTCTGTCATCATATTAAATTTAAATATTAACTACTAATTATTAAATAAAGACTAATTATTTTATAAAAGGAGAAAAATAAATGGATAAATTAGAAGCCCTTATTTCTGAAGCTCTTCAGAAGTTCCCTTCAGAAGATATTCGTGAATTAGTTGCTAAAGAAACTGGTCTTACAGTAGAGCAGGTTTCTGAAAAAATGAATGAAGCTGCTAAAGCTGCAGGTGATGACTTCCCAGCTGTAGATTTCGCTTTATTTGAAACTAAAAAAGATGGTCTTAAGGCATCAGATATGAAACAGTATACTGATGACCTTGATGGTGATGGAGATGCTAATACTGAAAGTGATAAAGAAATTGCCGCAGAAAAAGTAACAGAAGCTATTGATACTAACAAAGATGGTAAGATCACTTATAAGATTGGATATCTTCCAGAACCAAGCTCAAATAATACAGACTGGTCTGGGTTTGGTAATATTGAATTAAGTGATGTTCCATTTGAAACTAAAACTGCTAAGATTGGTATAACAGTGGCTGATGCTCTTAAAGGATATGACTATGATAGAGCATTCACAACATATTCTAAATATGTAAATGGTACTCATGAATATACAACATCAGCAGTTGATGAGAGTGCAGCTAAAACATTGAGTGACTTCTCTAACTTCGGAGATATTTATGATGCTAACAACACATTCTTAGCTGATGGATCTATAATCCTTCTCTATAAGGGTGCTACTGACGAAGCAAACTAATTATCTTATATGAAGATAGATATTGTAGTTTGTTTTTGTGATAAAGACTATACTTTAATTGATAGATTTTTAAGCTATATTAAAAGATTGACATTTGATTATCAGCTTACTTTAATTGATAATCGCGTTGATAAAAGTATTGATTTACATGAAAAATTAGCAAATTATAATTATCTTATACCCGAAAAAGATAGAGGTTTATTTGAATCTCGTCGTTATGGATTTGAGCACACCAATAATGATTTTATTTGGTTTGTTGATATCGACGACGAGATTTTTGATTTTGAATTAAATATCCAACCTACTGATGATATTGTTCTTTATAATTTTAGGGTTCATGACTTAAATAAAGACATTATCGGCAATAATGAAAGATGTTATACTAATCGAATATATAAAATAGACCCAAACAATGATAGCCAAGTTGGATATGTCAATTATTATTTTATGCATGATGGTATATGGAATAAAATTTTTAATAGAAAAACCCTTAAAAAGTGCTATGACTCTATTCCATTTTTAGAAAACTTTTTTATTTATGAAGACCTTTTCTTAGAAAAACACTTTTCTTATTTTGCATCAATTTTTAGAACTGATACTCAATATATTTATCAGTGGAATATGACAACCACTTATGAGATTAAAGACCATATGGAGGATGGCGAAAGGTTTTATAACTTAATCGCCAACCCAAAATTAAAAAAAGAATATAGAAAATATCTAGATTTAATTTATATCCAACTAGACTCTGAAAATTAAACGTACCAAACAGATGGAGTTCTTTCATAAACTGTGGCAGTTCTATCATAGTCAATAATTTCATCATCTTCTTTTAAATCTTCAAAGTTTACCGAACCTCTTTGAGTAATAACTGCTAGGTATTCTGAATTATTCCAAACATTTCCTTTATCATCTTCAACCTCAAATCCTTCGCGATTATAAGGTGAACAGAAGAAGCGTTTCATATAATCTGCGATTTCTCCACGAGCTGGTATTTGTTGGAAGTTTGGATCATTCATTGCATGTCGCATACTTGTTGTACCAAAAGCATTACAAGATGGATGAACTCTATCTGTATTATCATCATTATGGTGAACAACACAATCTCCCCAACCAATAATAAATGCATTTCTTGCAACATTCAAAGAACGGAATCTTTTAAGAATATCAATTCCAGGTTTATTTAAACGTTTATATTCAGTCAAAGCAGCATCGGATGTTGGATAAACACCTGTTTTTGCTCTTTCACCTACACAAGGCCAGCCTAATTTTTCAAAAAGTTTTCCAAGCTCAACAGTTGAAGTAAATGGGAACTGAGGAGAAACACCCCAAATCTTGGCCATTTCTTTTTTACATTCTTCAATTTTCTGCTGAATTTCTTTATCAGCAAAATCCATATAAGGCTTATCAAAGAATACACCATTTAATTCATTATCAATACAAGCACAAAGATTTGGCATCATAACTTCTTTATACCATCTGTAAATTGTCCATTCTGGGATTTTTTCATTTGGCATAATTTCATCTATATGATGACACCAGGCATCCATAGCTACTTGCTGGCGCCATGTTGAAATAGGGTCCATACCAGCATATTCTTTAAGAATAGGGAATACAATTTGGAGATATGATGTTACCTTCATCTTTTTCTTAATTTTATCCAAGGCATCATCATATCCACCAAGACTTCCGCACCAGAACCATGTTCCAGGTTTCAAACCTTTTGGTCTATAACTACACATAGCATGTGATAAAAGACAAGTATCATCTGTTGGATAAACACCTTTTACTCCATTTACGAATAAGAACCTAATATCAAATTTACCATTGGCTAAAGTAAGACGCTTTGCAGATTTTAATACTTTTGTAAACTTTCGCTTATATACTCTTAAATCAGACCAGCTAAAGAAATATCCAATTTGGCCATCATTACAAAGCTGAACTGTTCCTAATTGATCTTCCCAACAATTGAATCCACCTGTTTCAGTATCGAGCGCAAGTAATTCTGAGTTCATCAAACTATCTAAAACTTCATCAATTTTATCAGGGTCGACTTCAATCACAATTGGGTCTCTTGTATCTAATCCATTTGTGGTAAAGTCGTCATCTTTCATCATAGCCATATGCTTTCTAAAAATACGAGTATGCATATTGACTACATCTGTTGAGTTTAATTCTTTATATGGATAAATTGCATTAATTGAGTTTACAGGATAAATCCATTTATCTGGACCACCAACAAATTTAGAGCCACAAAAATAACGAATTGGAGCAAATAATTCATCTGTAAAATCAAAATAACTAATGTCTGCTGATTTATTTAAAAGACGAATTGCCCAACCAAATGAAACAATGGCTGAACATTCTTTTTGCTGATAGTTAAGGTATTTTCTCCACTGAGATTCTTTTGCCATCAAATCTGTTGTTGATGTTTCTTCAAGTTTATCATAATCAACACAAGAGAGTGCGATATAAGAATCAATACCAATTACTTTCAAATCATTTTTAAGATTCTGAATAACTCTTTTATCTTTTTCAGCCACATCCAAAAGAAACATAAAAAATGTGGGTGATTCTGGGTTGATATTATCAATAATTAAAATATCTGATTTTTCTTTTTGTAAGTCTTTAATTTTTGTATTTACATTTACATGTCCGAAGTTCATGTAAATGATATTAACTGATTAATCAATCTTATCAACAGAATATTTTATTCTTTGTACACCTTTTTTATTTGTATAAATACGTTTTGTATAATAAACTTTTACAATATCGCCTTTATCATATTTGCCATAATAATAAGAGCTATCATATCCAATCTCAATTTCTCGGCCATCTTCTCGCATATACTTAAAATATACATCATCTTTAGACGGAATTGATGTTGGCATCCATCTGTAACCCATTTTTCCATCAGGTTTAAGGCCATAAGAATATCTTAATTCTGTTCTGCCATCTTCATGGTATTTTGAAGTAACAATACCTTCTGAAACAAAGCTCTCTTGATAAGAGAGTTCTTCACATGAAATAAATAATAAACTTGTTATTGCAATAACAATAAAAAATAATTTTTTCATCGATATCTCCTTATTAAACCTGTGGTACCAACTTTACCATAGTCTGCATTCACAAATCCCATTAAAAATAAAATATAATTCTCATCAAAAAAGTGTTGATTACAAACTTGTATATGCATTAAGCCAATATGACCATAATGATAGTAGTCTGATGCAAAATTATCTTCTGACCTAACAAAGCCTTTGCATGCATCAAAAACTGGACGTAATTCTCTATGAATATAAATATTGGAAATGTTAAGAGCTGTTGCAAATTCTATAAACTTAGGTTCAAATGCTATTTTAATAAAATCTGAAAAATCCCGTCTATCTAGTTGGGTTAGATCAAAATGAAATGGCTGTATATAAGTTATTGCTTTTTTAAAACCTTGCGTTAGAAAATGCTCTTTCTCTTGAGTCCATATAGTGTCCATATTACCATCCTAGTTTTTTATCAGGATTTTTTGCACGAACTAAAGTAATTTTATAAGGCTCAATACCATTCACTCTTGTTTCAGTAATTTTGTTTACCTTTTCTATAGTAACATATTTAGAATCTTTTCTCGTATAAGCAATATAATCTCCCATCTCAATTGGAATCTTATACCTATCTAAGTGAGTAGCTTGTTCATCACGCCATTCTTGTACTTCTTTTGGAAGAGATGTCCATTTATTTTTAGCATCATACCAGTGATTAAAGCTATAGCCATCTAAATTAAATTTGTCAAAAACAGCATTAGTTAAAGTATTGCATCTGTCCTTCAAAATGGTTTCGCCATCTGTATTACCTACAGCAGCTCTAACAGTGGTTACCCAACCATAGACTCTTGGCAAATGTTCGTCATCAACATGCCAAAGATTTTTTTCTATTTCAAAAAAGCCACTTCTAGTAATAGCTCCTAATACTTTTTCTTTTTTGGCTGAGAAATGTACAACTTCATTTTCATAAAAACTAGAGGAACCAAGTGTTGCATAAAACTCATGGTCCATAAATAAAGAATCATCTGGCTCTTTCTTTGTATAAAACTTTGCTTCGCGATAAAATGCTTTATTAAGAGAATTTAAAATAGTAATTTGTTTATTCCAATCTTTCCAAGGAATAAAGTGAGCTGTAAATTTGTCCATATATAGAATATACCTATTTTAGTATTATTTTTTCACCAAATAAAGCTTTATCATGTCCAAAAACAGCTATTACTTTATAGCATGAGTCTTTTTCATCTCTATAAATACCATGCATATAAGCTACACAATCACACCACTTTTTATAAGAGTCAGGAATTTTAATCTTATCTATAACTTCAACTGGTCCACCAGCATCTGCTTGATGTCTAACTTCCAAATTGTAATAAGAAAAACCAAAACTATCTTTGTAAGGTTTAGTCATATGGATAGTAATGGCATGCTTAAAACCTTTTTTATCATGAAACTCATAGAGATGATAGCAATCTTTTTTCTTATAGAAAGAAAGAGTGAATGTTACAGTTCCATCATCTGTATTGATAATATCATTTATATTACTTCTTGCAAGTTTAAGCCTTAATTTAGACTTAATCTCTGGTTTTCTATAAAAAGGCTGTTGTGGCATAATACTATAAGGAAGATATACATGGTCACCATATGCAATTTCTGGCGATGTATCAACACCTTTTTTCACACAAAGAAATTCACCTTTTGGGACAAAATCACTTTCCACTATAGAAGTACCTTTTAATTTTAATTGTTCTATAGTATCTTCCGATATGACTTTTTTAGTCTCTGGATGCATTACTAATGTATTAGACTTTGACTCTTCATCTAAGAGTCCATCAAATAATTTATCAATCTTTTTGCTCATCGTCTTCCTCCTCCTTAGGATAAACTACAGTTGCTGTTTCAGGGAACTCAAGGCCTGATGCAGCTGAAAGTGGACATAAATCTGGATGTCCACAATATTGGCAATATCCACAACTAAATGAAATATTTGCATTCATTTTGGGGTCCATTGCTTCCCAATCTTTTGTCTGGTCATCTTGAATCACTCTCTCAAATGCTAACAAAGTATTGTTATAATCATCTGCAGAAAATTTATACTCAATAACATCTTTAAGCATACGAGCAGTAACTTTCTCATCTGTGGCCATTCTTGTTTTAATACCCACAAGTGGATAGAAGAGATAAAACTTAAAATTGTCAATAATGTCCTGTGCTGAATATCCTAATTGTTTTCCAATCATATATCCATACAAGAGCAATTGATTTTCATAACCTTCAAGATGAACACTTGAGCCAGTTTTATAGTCGTAAACTCTTACTTGAGCTTTACTTACAATTTCTTTGTCTTTAATAAATTCTCTGTAAGGTGTGTTGTCTCCTGTTTTAGGATCACCTTGAATAAATTCATATTTTACCTGAGCAAGTCCATTTCCTAAGTTTATAAGATTTTCGTTAATTTCATTTGTCTTAATAACTGGACCCTTAAAACAGAGAACGTCGATTGCTCCACATAAAGGAGCTCCACCAATTGAAGAGTTTTCCCAATGCTCTTTAAATAATTCATAGTGCTGATTTTTTACCAAATCAACGACGTATTTCTGCCACCATTTATAAAATATTGGAAATGATCTTTCTACTGGATATTTTTCCTTATCATAAGTATGTTCGTCAAGAGTTTTAAGACCTCTTTCTGTAATTTGTTCTAAGGTATCATCAACAGATGTTTCTTCGGCGATCTTATGGAATGCAAGACCCTTTTGTTGTACATCAAATTCCCGTCCTTCAATTTTAATACCTTGAATATAAGCTAATTTGTACTTCTGTAGACAGCTAGAACGACAGCTAAATCTAGAAGCTGAATATTTGTTTGACATGTTATAATATTAACTAAAAAGGGACCTATCTCTAGGTCCCCAAATGAGTAAAAATTATAATTCTTTTATTTATTACTTCAGGTACATTCTTGCTCGAGTTCTCCAGCAATTAGTGTTACCTTCATAATCAATTTGATGTGAAGACTTGTTATCATAAACAATCTTCATATTAGAATATTTTGTAGGAAGATTAGCACTAAACAATGCTGAACCAACCATACCTTCAATTACAACTTCCAAATCAAAAACTTTTGGAGAAACTTTATTAAGTCTCAACTGATGAAAATCAACACCACGGCAATTTTCATCAACAACTTTCATCAATTTGGCATGTAATTTTTCGATTAATTCCTTATGCATAATATTTACCTCTTATATAGATAATACTTTTTTGCAAGGAATTATTCAATTATTTCTTAAGTCCGGTGCTCCCGAAGCCATTTTCTCCACGATTAGAATTATGATCTTTATAGAACTCTTCAGCAGTTGTCTGATTCTTCATATCCTTAAACTTTTCGATTGATGAGTCATACCAAACATCTAAGTCATCTGCACAATACTTCTCTGGAACTCCCTGAGCAAGCTTCTGTCCAAACTCAATAATGCGTGATGAGTTAGAGTTATTAAATACATGGATATGAATAATTCCTTCATATGTTGAGTCGATAACTTCTGCACCAACAACAAGCTTCTGCTTTGTACAAACACCAGATTTGTTAGCCATACGAATATACATTCCTTCTGGAATACGAGACTTTACATATGTTGGAATAAGCAAATCTTCATGAGCTGGAAGAACAATAAATCCTGCCTTATTTGGCTCATTCTTGAATTCTTCTTCTGTGAGTGGAACCATCTGAACTTGATATTTCATAGGCGCACCTGGATTTTTGTCTGTAAGGTCTTTCAAAAACTGCTCACTAAAGTTTGGTACGAAGAAATCAATTCCTGCATCACCTTTAGCACGCTGTGGAGCCTTTACATCTCCGCAAACAAACAACTTAATGTCTGATGAATTTTCCATTCAATATTCTCCTATTTTTAATTTATATTAACTTTTGCTATAATTATCTTTAAGTCTATTTACAAACTCTAATTCAAGCATTTCAATTGCATTGAGTTCTTTTTTAGATTTTGCAATATTCTTGAGATATTGCTCTTTAATGTGGCGATTACGAGGCTTCTTAAGACACAACTCTAAATAAAGAAGTGCCTTAAACAATAGGGAATTATTGCCAACCACATCTTCATAGTCTTTTAAGATTTCCTGAATAATCTCATAAGGTGTAGACCTTAATCTAACAGAAGGATCACTATTCTCTTCACCATATAGTGTTTGTGCTCCAAATCTCTGCTGGTCATCAATAAAACTATATTCAGTATCTCCATTATTAAATGAAAAATCCAAAGAAAGAGTCTTATCCTCATTCTTTGGACGATATAATACTTCAATAATCTTATAATTCAGATAACCTGCAAATGAAGCACCTACAAAAAACTCATAATTTATAACATAACAGCTCAAAAAAGCTGTAGTTGCTTGCAAAGCTTTCTCATAAACTTCTTCTGGCTCTAAGAAAGTTTTACTTTTGAGTTTCTGTAAGATTAGTGATTTTGAATAGCTGAGTAATACATCAAATAAAGCTGTCCATGCTTTAGAACGATCTTCAGGAGTATTAGCCATAAAATAATCATATTGATAAGCAAAACACTGTTGTTCTGTAGGAGGCTTTGTTTTAATGTCATTGATTAATGTTTTAGTATAAACTTTTTTAGCCAGCTTTTTAAGGTCTGGCTTTGGACTCTCAAAATAATTTACTACATCCATAGTTAATAATACTATATTAACATAGAATTTTTATTTAACCTGAATAATCTCTAATTTATAGTCTGGATGCTCTTTTGAAGCCTTATCTAGTGTCCGCTGAGCTTGAGAATATGTATAATTTCTTCCACCTAATATAGAATTATTGGCCTTATTTTTTACTAACCATATATGTGTTTCACCTAATGGACCTAAATCATCTAATCCAAATAGGCTATCTAACTCATCTTGCTTAATTGATACGTTATCCATTTCTGTTTAAATTAGTTTCCATAAGTAGTTTACTAGCTTTTATTTTAATTCCCAAACTATAATAAGGATTTACATTAATATATTGACAAGCTTCTTCGGTTGTTAACTTAAACTCATTCATTATGAATTCAACTGTTTCTCGATAGCACTGTCGGTAAACTTCTATTTCTTTAGGTGTCATGCTAACTCCATCTATGAGTATATCCATGTTTTTTCTTGCATTCATCTTCTCGTTCTTTGCGTTTTATAGCTACTTCTAATCGAGCATTTTGTCTAACCTGTATACCATAGTCACGATTCATTTCAAAATATTTTGTTGCTTCTTCAGGAGTCAAACCAAATTCTTTTTGAATAGACTCAATTACCAACATATAATGTTTATACAAAATATCTTTGTCTAATACTGCAATCATATATTATGATACCATTTATCTAAAGGAATTCTAGAAGCTCCATAATGTTTATCTACAAAATCTGCCCAAGAACGTTGTTTTACCATAGGCTCATAGTTTAATTGCTTAAAATAAGTAAGAGCTTCATTTTTTGTTAAATCAAATTTTTTCTGTAATTTAGAAACTACATATGATTTATGCTGGTCGTAAACTTTTTTATGTCCATCATCTAAATCTTTTAGAGAGACTGTCTTATTAGTTATCATAATTCCATAAGAGGATAACTACAAAAATTCCTAAAAAAGGATGACCACAACAACATAAAATTGCGCCTAAAAGAAATGCTAAACAGTTACTGAAAAATGCGTTGTCATTATCATTATTCTTTTTCATTATTATTCTCTTTTAATTGTTTTTCCCAAATCTCTTCATCAGAAGGTTTAATCTCATTTTCTTCTACAAGCATATCGAAGTATTTTTCAGCTTCATCATCCTGTAATGAATGTTGCTCCTTGAGTGAAGAAATCGCCACTTGTTCCAAACCAGTATCGATATCTAACTTGAAGACATCCTTGAAATCCTGGTTGCTTACACTTGTCTTCTTCATCATATAGAATATACCTATTTCCTTATTAATAATTCATATTTAATACTATCCTTTAAGATAGTTGGCTTAATATTAGTGGCTCTTAATTTCTTCATATATAACAAATTAAACTTGACGTCTAAGCGCTCTATGCAAAATGAAGTGCCATATTCATGCAAGCCAAAATTATTTACCTTTTCATTTTCTTTATTTTGTACAGCGGCATATTCCCACCATGAAAAAGGAACTACAAAAACACCAAAAGCTTGAGTCATTTTAATTATGTAATTCAATTTAATGTCAAAAACTTGTTCAATAGGCTGCATAGGATTTAATTAGTTTTAAAACTAATTAAAACATGATTTTAAATGTTATTGACTTTAATGATAATCTTAAAAAATCATATAGAAATAGATATTGCCTTTATCGAAATCTCGAATTAGGTCATGAAATTCATGTTTATAATGAGAATTCTAAATTAATGAAGGCTTGTCAAAGTACATTAACAGATGAGATGAAAAATATTTTAAAACGAACTCATTTTTCTCCAACATATGAATACTATAAATTATTTTTAATGCAACACATAGAAGGATGGTTTACAGAAAGCGATACAATAGTCTATTCAACAAATTTAAATCCAAATAAAACTGTTCCAGGTACGATGCCAGTATATTATGACTCACAACATTGCTTACTTATACTTAATTTTTGTACTTGGATGCCAATTTATATTCATCTTGATGAAATTACAAAATTTTTTCTAAAAAAATCTTTTGATACTTTACACCTTTATATTAAAGAAGATATGTATCATAAGGGCTATATGATGAGTGAACTTTTTTGCCAAGAAATTATAGCTAAACCTTACTGCTCAAGCTATGATGAAGACCTTAAAGACCTTTGCGAAAAGTTTAATTTTATTAATATACCAGTAGACTTTGTTCATCATTCAGTTGGTAATCTTGAAACAATACCTCCTAATTATGTAAATCCTGATTCCCCAGAAAAAGTTCAAGATTATAAATCTGCAAAGCTTTGCTTAAAAAGAGACCAAGAAAATAATATTCTTTTTATTGATAAGAGTCTTATTTATTATGATGATTTACTAAAATTTGATACTTTTAAAATTATGCCTTAAGAGCTATTTTTCTAAGCTTCATTTCCCAGTCTTCTTCTGGATTATAACTTATAACTGAATGTGTAACAATACGATACCACCAGTAAAAATGTTCATTTCTATCTACAGGATCACCATTTAAGGGATTTTGATAATCATCCATTCTTCTGTGCACCCATCTTACTAAACAAACTACATTATGTGGATTATAAATATGCTCTGGCTCTTCTGAGGCTGCAAACACATGAGCATGATCAATTTGCATTTGATTTCCAGGCTTGCATTGGAAAGACTCTTTCATTGATAAACACATCTTAAATGTATCTTGACATCTATCTCTTTGGTCTACTTTTCTTTTACATTCTTGCCAGAATGGGTCTGCATTAGACCTTCGTCCATATTCTACTTTATTAGCCATACTTAATTTAGTAGTTAATATTAACTCAAAGAGAGGTTTAAAGTGACACGATCTAAAGCAAATGACCTTTGGAAAAATTTTCATGATCGCTATGATTTATTTATTATAAATCCAGAAGTAGTACAAGAACAAACTTGTGAAAAATTAAAATCAGATTTCGGCCTTTCAGATGATGAAGCCAAAAATTATTATGATATGATAAAAGACGAAGAAAACAATAAAATCATTAAAGAAGTTGAAAAAAAGGTAAGAGTAGAAGTAAAATCTACTAGTACTTTTAAGGTTGAATTTAATTATGGTAAACAATGATAAAGATTTTCTTTCAGAGAATTATCAAAAACACAAGAAAAATATGGTAGATGGTATTAAAAAGAAATATGGTCTAACAGATGAAGAAGCCGAAGAATATTATTATTTAGACCCTCAATACGCTCAAGCAGCATTATTATGCGCAGCTATTGAAAATGGTCCACCTAGTTCTGAACCTAATACAGTCAATGTTACTGTGAGTCCTCAAGTTGCACAATTTTTGAAGTTGCTATAATTTTCTAAGTATATTCTATGAAGTTGAAAGTGGCTTTTATGCCGCTTTTTATATTTTAAAACTAATTTTAATAACTATGAAAATTAAAGCTTTATTTATACATGGATTTGGTGGCTCTAAAGACTCTAGAACTGGTAAAGTAGTTGCTTCTATTTTGAAAGAGTACGATATTGAAACAATTACTGAAACTTTTAATCTATTAAATGTTGATGAGACTCTTGCTAAAATTGATAGTATCATATTAAAAAACAATGTACATCTTCTATTAGGTACTTCTTTAGGCGGTTTTTATACGTTAGCATATGATGGCCTTGTTGACAAAATTGTAATAAATCCATGTATGAAGCCTTCAGATGAAATCCCAAAATTAGACCCAAGCATTTCAGAAGAAACTATTTATGATTATATGGATTATGAAGACTATATCTTCGATTCTAAAAATAATATAAATACTCGTGGTATTTTTGGTACTAAAGATGAATTATTTGGTGATAAATTTTTAATTCAATTCAAAAAATATTATGGTGCTGAAAATGCTTTTACTTTTAATGGTGGTCATCATGGAGCTGAAGGTGCTGAAAATGCTTTAAGAGATGCTATCGATTCTTTAGGAATTAAACAAGTTGATAAAATGTTTGATGATGAAGATGATGTAGCCGAGCCAATTTTCCATGTTGTAAGAGAATCAAAATTAAGTGAAAGCTTTAAAAATCTTTTCCCAAAAGAACAAACTGTAGATGCTGGCCTTAAGCAAGAAGTGTATGATATTTTTAAAGAAGGATATGCTTCTATAGGTGGAATGGCTGGTGGTGAAACAATTGATAAGTTTTATTCCAAAGTTGATATGATTAAAATCAACAAAAAGGATGGTTCAATTGCTGCTCTATGTGCATATCGTTTTGATAAAGGTGGTCGTAAATTAGTTTATTGTACTGCTAATAAAAAACATCCTAAAGGAAAAGAAGCTCTTATCCAAATAATGCAAGATGATATTAGAAGAACAGAGCGTGGTTTCTGGGGTGAAGTATCTGAACAACCTCTTCATATGTATATTAAATATGCCAACGCTCCTGTTATAAATGCTGATGAAATGAAAAAATACATGAAAGGTGAAGATTTCATTGGCATAAATACTGAAAAAGATTTAAATAATATTGATCCAAAATTCAGAGATGAATATAAACAAGCTTATGTTCGTAAATTAGGTGATGGCAAATATCATGCAAAAGTAGGTATTGGACAGCTTCCATCTGAAAAAGTATTTGAGAACATCTTGCATACTAATTAATTTATGGAATTTACAGAAAAATTAGCAAACCTCATTATGATACAATATTATCTTGCCATGGACCTTGAAATTCATGACACAGATTTTTCTCTTAAAGAAGTAGAAATTGGACAAAAAGCCTTAGATGAAAATGGTGGCTCTGAAAAAGCTCTCTCAAATGCTTTAGATGATTATATTAAAGAAAATGACTGGACTGGATATTTAGGAACTTTTGGTTCTGGAAATCGAGAAAGAGGCTTTGCCGTTGAAGGATTTTTTGAAGCTTGTGGTAGAAGCCTTACATATAATGAATTAGAAGAGTCTACAAAAATTAAGGAAAATGAAGAAGAAAGTCCTTGGTTTTGGATAGCTTATAATGAGGATGCTCATTCTTATGAAATTTTACAAGGCCCACCTAAAACTAAAGATTATGCCTCTTACTGTGAATTTGATAGAAAATATTTAGATAAAATAATAGATTTATTCCCTAAATTAAATTCCATAGCAGATAAACCTGTTGAAATTTGGGATGTTGTTGAATCTAATCCCTTCAGTGACCATTCTTCTAGTAATTGGTTCTTTAGTGAAGAAGAAGCTAATGATTATTATGATGAGCTTTGTGGTAATCAAGGCGGCAGAAGTTCTTATGACGATGACGAAGGTGGAATGGACTACAGTATTGATGAATTAGAACAGCCATTTAAGGATGTTTTATATGAATTATCTCAAGACATGAATAATGAAGAGCTTATTAGATATATTGAATCTTTTGATAGTGATGAATTAACTGAACGAGCTCTTGAAATAGGTAATGGTAAAGTTTATGCTGTTCAAGATGCTTTTTATACAAGAAAAACTCATGATGCTACTGGTGAAAAAGACATCATGATTAAAAATGGTGATAGAGATCCAAGCTTAACTAATACTGAAAAAGATATTGCCAAAAAATCAATTGAAGTCCTAAAAAAGATGGGTAAATTAGGTGACATCAGCAAAGAATATAATGTAGACCATGGCCCAGATTTAACTTATATACCAGTAGAAGATACAGTAAAAGTTACGCCAGATAATGGCTCGCAACCTTATAAGATTAAAATTCCAGAAGCATTATCATTCTTAAAATCTTATGAATATGATATTTTAGATGAAGCAGTTGCAGTTTATACTAAAGCTGATGAATGTAAAAAAGCTTTACAAGAAAGCTTTTTGGTTATTGAAACTGTAAGCCCTGCCGATAATAAAAATTTTGGATATTTAGAAAATGAAGTTACAATTTTCAAAGTAAAATAAAGTCATTTTTTATTTATATCCAGTCAGTAAGGAACCTAAGGCGGTGCCGTGGTTCACTTTGGGGTTGCCGCGGCTAGCCCAAAGACATCTTTTTAGACTTGCAAAAGTCTGGAAAGTGGTCATCTTTAAATATAATTTAACAGTGACCAGTTTCATGAGTTTTTAAATATGGGAAAGTATAAATTATTTGAAAGAATATTAAAAGAAAGCCTCACTCCTGAAGAAAATGATATTTATACTGCTGGGTATAATGCTTTTTACAATGACAATGATGAATGTCCTTATGATCCTCAATTAAACATAACTGAATTTAAGATTTGGGTTTGGGGATATAAGGACGCTGAAGGTGAGCTTCTAGATAAAGAATATTTTGATTTCCAATAATTATTTAAAATAAATCATTAAATAATCATCTTTTATAAAATAGTTTATAATTTCTATATCTTTATGCAAATAATCTTCTATTAGAAATTTAAAGCCATTTATCATAATGTCATTCCATTCTATATTTGTTGGCTTCTTAATCTCAAAAAAATTAGTCATATTGCAATAGTCATTGGTCCTACTTAGATAAAGAATCCAATTATTAGAGTCTACTGCTATTTGAGGAAATTTTGTAATCCAATCTTTATCAAAATAAAATGCCATGCCATCAGCAAAGCAATGCCAACACCACTCCATAAAAAATTTAGTATTTTTGATAATTCTTAGGTATATTCTATTATGAGGTTGGTCATGAGAACATCTATAAATAAATTAAGAAATCGAGCTAAGTTTAGAGCTCAAATTAAAGATAAAATAGCAGATTTCGAAGTTAGAAAATGGATTTTCTCTTATAGTATAAGAGAAAGGTGTGACTTGGCTCATGATACTCGGATATTTATTAGAGACTTAAAGAGGGAATTGAAAAGAAGTTTAGGATATGGTCATATTATTCTTCCTAAACGCGAAAGCTATAGGGACATTTGGAGATTCAATACTGATCCACATTTTGTCAGCTCAGATATAGCATATATTTACAGTAAGTTGCAGAAGGTATTTATAGATATTGATTCAATATATTTGTCTATAAGGTTCTGCAAATCATGGTGGGAAGATCTTAATGGTAACTGTCACTATAACTTGGATTATCTTACTAGAATGCCTGACGAACTTCATATAGTGGAGTTCAATTTATGTGAGGCAAAACCTGATATAAAAAAACTTATTAAGGAGGAATAAATTATGGCATTAACAAAGGAACAGCAATATAAACTCATTAATAGGTATCAGAGTGGGGATAAGACTGCTTTAGTTGAATTGATTAAAGCAAATGAAGGTCTTGTCTGGGATAGTGCCTATAAGTTTTACAATATCCATAAGTCACGTTTGAAGACTGTAGCAGAAGCAGCAGATTTTGCCCAAGAAGGGTATATTGGCCTTATTGAAGGTATTAGACGCTTTGATACAACAAAAGATGTTGAGTTTAGTACTTATGTTAGATTTTGGATTGAACAAAGATGTCGCCTTTTTGCAAGAGAATATTACTCTTCTGTAAAAATTTCTACTACAAAATATGAACAGCTTATGAGAAAAAAGATGTATGAATCTTTTGGAGTAGACTGCATCAAGTCATCTACTTTGGATGAAGTTGATAGAATGGCAAAGGTCTCAAGTCTTAATGTTATTATAGGTGACTCATATGACGAAATGATCGACCTTTTGGCAGATAATAATGCAGAAGACCCACTAAATAAATGTGCGCAAGCATCAGAGCATGATTATTTGCAGCATCTATTTGATAAATATCTTACTGAAAGAGAGCAGCATATCATTAAACTTAGAACAAACTGGGATAAGTGCATGGAAGATTTTGCTACTCTTCAAGAAATCGGTGATGATATGGGCATTACTCGTGAAAGAGTTCGCCAAATCGAAAACAAAGCATATAAAAAGTTAAAGTCACATCTTAAAGATTACTAATCTTCGGGTTTTCCTTATAAACTAAATTTATTATGAAGTTTATATTAGGAAAACCTGAAAATTATTGTTCTCAAAGAAACAATAAATACAAGAAAACAATGACTGGAAACATGGGTACTTCTAAAATGGAAGCCTCATGTATGTGTAATGTTACAGTTTTATCTGAAGCATTAGAAATTGGAGAATGGATTCAACCTAAAGGACAATATGACCAAAATGAGGATAATCTTTGTGATTATATTGTAACTGAGTCTGAAAAGCCAGATTCTTATTATGCTATTCATTTTCCAGCAATGTGGAAAGAATGGATTGAAGGTAAGAAAGATGCTTATTGGCCAAATGAAGTCCATAAAGTTTTAGAAAATGGAGTAAACTCTTGGCTTGGATGTTCTCACGCAGATACTTTTATTGAAAGTTGTGCCATTAGTGATTTAATCAAACAGCTTTGGTATGTTAGAATGCCAATTCCTATTTCAGTTAAATTTGGAAATCTAAATCATATTGTTTTATTAGAAGGTTTTGAAACATCTATGAGCGAGGCTGAATTAGCTAGAGCAGTAAATAATAAAACAGCTGTTAAAATTGATAAATGGTATTATGATGATCCTTATGGAGCTTTTGATTGGAAGTCAAAAACATATCTTCCAAATAGAGGTTCAGGTGATGACCAAGTTTTAACAAATGCTCAGTTTAATGAGAGTGTTAAGCCTCTTGGAAATACCAAAGTAAAATATGCCCATATCTTACATAGACCTGCAGCAGTAGTTTAATGACTAATTAATTCATGAATGCTAAGACATATTTTGTCCCAATCTTAAATGCAACTACTGAATTAGATCCTGCTTTCATTCGTGAATTTGTATTTGTATCTTCAATCTCAGGACAACTCCCTCTTGGATATTTTGATTATTTTGACCAAGAGGGCTCTTTTTTAAAAAGTTATGAAAATCTTTCTGTAGGTACTCCTATTACATTTGAAACATACACTGATAGTGAAAGTAAAGACCTTAAAAATTTTAAGTTTAAGAATTATGTAATTCTTTATGTAGAAAGTTTGAATGGAGAGGGTGACTCAGGCCAATTTGATGGAATTGAAGGAAATATTCGTGTATGGTTTGGTCATAAATGGTATTTATATAAAGATACTAAAAATCATGCTTATGCTCCAATGAAAAACTCAAAACTTGTAGAAAAAATCTTAAAAGATGATACAAGAGGTGTTTCTTTCAAAATAAAAAATCTTGTAGAGAGCGATGATGATGGAAAAGTTTCACGCTATAAAACATGTGAAACAGATATTGAGTTTTTAAATAATAAAGTTATTCCATTCTGTTCACATAAAAAACTTCCAATGTATTTATTCTGTGATATTTCAGGAGATTTTTCATTCAGCTCTTTTGCAAGACTATATGAACAAAAACCAAAGATTTTTTATACTCCTGCAACTATTTCTGAAGATGAGGGTTATGATACTGTAGCAGCATCATTAGAACAAGATGCCCTTAAATGTGAAGCAACTAGCGATTTTATGTTCGCTACTATCGCAATGGGTAATAAGAAATTTTTAGATGAATCTAGAATGAAACTTTTCTTAGAGGATGCCGAAGAAGGTTCATTTATTTCTGGAACTAAAAATCCATTAAATACAGCTGGAAAAAGTACTGGCAGCCATTTCTATAATTTACTTCCACTTAATAAACACTATGCTATGACCTCTATGGGAACATCTGTATTTACAGTTAGAAATAGAGTTATGCAAGATGCTATGTCATTAGCTTATTCTCATGTAAAAGATTTAGACAGTTGTTTTAAACTAACTATTTCAGGTTATTTTGATGCCAAACAGTATAACGTTGGCGAAACAGTAAATGTATATTTTAATTTAGGAAACTGGATGAATGGTAAATGGTTAATTGAATCATTTATGGTTGGCACAGGAGAAGGTGATGGTAAAAAAGATAACCTTCTTCAAAGTTTAGTTTTAATTCGCCCTACATTCTGTGGTGATGAGAATACTACTACTTTGGATAAGAAGACACGACTTTTCATGTATTCAGTTAAGGAGAACAATTAATGTTTGAAACTGAGTTTTTAATTCCGCAAGAGCCAGAAATATCAGATGAACTTGTCTTAAGAAAGGCTCGTATATATGACATTATAGACCAAGATAATAATCAACTCAAAGTATGGCCATTACCAGACTTGGCAGGTATTCCAGAAAATGAATATGATAATCTTCCTGTGTTTCAGCCTTTTTATCCAGGCACTTATGTTTCAGGTCGTACAGTTAAAAAAGATGGAAAAGAAAAAGCAGATTTAGTTTGGTGTGTATGCACTAAAGATTTTCAAACAGGATATATTTTAGGACTCTGTTCTCAGTTTTACTGGGATGACGACCAGAAAGCTAAAGCAGGTTCCGTTAGATTTGAAAAATTGGCAAATTATTGTCGTGAGAGAAAATGTTGGGCATCAGATTTCAAATATGAAGATCTGGTAGTAGTAAAAGCAACTCAAAATCCAAGCTCAGGTGGTTTAATAGAATTTTACAACAGAAATACAGGAGATTGGTTTTTGATAAATACAACTGGTGCAATGATTTCTGTACAACGCAGTAAGATTTATTTAAGGGTAGGTTCACCAGGAAAATCTTTCTCTTCAATCGATATGTCTGGTAATAGTATCGATTTTAAAACAAATGAAGTAAACTTTTCAAAGTGCCAGAATATTACTCTTGGCCATAGCGGCATGCTATTAGCTACAATACCAAGTGGTACCTGTATAGGTCGTAATGGTGTTATGGTTAGTAATGCATCCAATATTCATGTCTAACTAGAGGAGGTTTTCACATGGACGAAAAGATTCTTAAAGAAGAGTTAGATCTTCGAAAAGAAATTCAGGTTCGGCTTAATAAGATTAAAAAGATTAAGCGGAAGATCAAAGATTTAGGTTATTCTATGGAAGGTTATGAAGCCGAAATAAAAGACCTAGAGGAAGATATTAAAAAATTACAGAAAAAGACTAAATAATTATAAAGGAAATAATATAAATGAATAATTTAAATGAAATGGGAATGAGAAAGCCAACAACCTCTTTTAATGTTCAGCATCTAAATAAATGTCTTGGAATTATTCAAGCAGAAATGGGTGCAAATTTTGAAAAAGAAGGTGTTAAGAACACAGTTCGCTATGAAGAAAAGCCAGGAGTAAATGATGCTTGTATTATTACATTTACAAAGCCTTTGAGAGATGAAACTGGTAGAAATTATATGGATAAAGCTGAGAGTTATTTAAGAGGTGCTAAATTAAATCTTGCAAGCATTCCAGCAGATCCTGAGATTTTAAGTTCTCTTGCTTCTATTGCTTATTGTATCGACTATGATAATGCTACTTTTATAAATGACCATGAAGTAGAATTGATAAATCCAGAAGTTACAAGTTATGATGTACAGCTTATTGTGCCAAACCCTACTGGAAGATCTAGCAAACCTAAAATTGCAGAAGAGAAAGTTTATTATGGTATTTTCTCAGATACAGGATATGGCCCAAGAAGTTCAACAATCATACCAAAGATTAAGAAAAGAATTCTTCAAGATTGTTTCGAATGTATTTCTAATCCAGAACATGAGATTTACAGAGACAACGGTAGCATTTATGGTATTTTTGAAGACAGAAGTGATGCAGCAAACGCAATTAGAAGTAGAAGAGACGATGAAGCTTATAGTGCACAATATTCAAGAGGCTATTATAGAACAGCTTACATTGTATACAAATGTAATAAAGATGGTGAGTTAATTATGTCTTTAAGAGATTTCTATGACCCAACTCTTTGGGATAAATATCCAAGTGAAGACGAAATTAGAGAGTGTATTAAAGCATATAATGCATCAATCTTAAATAGAGGAGCAAATGAATAATGTTTTATGATGGCGATTGGGTAGAAGCTTACGATGCAAACTTTGCAACACCTTGGAAAGGACAAATTGCTCATAATGCAGATGGCGAATTAATCGTCATCAAAGAAAATGGAGATTATCGATATTTCTATAATCTTGCAAAAATTAAAAGAGCAGCTGCTCCTAGAAAAGATTACGACTTTGGTTTAAGGGAAGCTGAAGAAGAATTCAAAAACTATAATGATTATTTATCATACCAGATCCATAGTAATATGGAGAAAGGTGTTGACTATACAAAAGCTAATGATTTACAGAAAAAAGAATTAGCTAAAAACTATGCAACTGTGGCAGCATCACAGAAAAATAAAATGGAGAATACTCCAAAAAATGATAAAGAAGCTGAAGACTCTTTTAACGGTGCTTTAGCTAATGAGTTGTTATCTCAAAATTCTGAAAAAGCTGCAACAGCTCAGAAAAATATTGATGAGATTAGTTCAAAAATACAAGAACAAATAATGGGAGAACTTAAATAATGACAAAATTGCATGAAGCACAAGCCAATATGGCATATTATGGATTTAAGAGAGTTCCTGAAAGAGATTTCTCAGATGATGGAACAAGATTCTTTATGTGGGTTTGGGACCCAGAAGATACAGGTCATTCACCATTCTACTTTTCAAAAGCGGGTGGATATGATATGGTTTTCTTTTCAGAACATTTTGGCTCAAATGTTCGTCAAGAATGTCGTAGACATGGCTATAATAACTTAGATGACTTAAATGGCATTTCTAAGAGTGCATTTACCGATGAAGCATTAGGTAAAATTGTAGCTCAATTACAAAAGATTCGTGAATCAGATTGGTTTGAATCTCTTTGTCCTGAGTTTTCAACAAGAGGTGCTATTGACCAAGGTATTGAAGTAAAAGACTATAATGCTGATAAAGATCATCAGAGAGTTATGGATTTTGCTAAACGCGCTGGTGGCGATACTGATAAAATGATTAAATTAGCAGCTAATATGGCTAAAGCTATTAAAGATGAAGAAAAAATGAGATCAAGATGGCAAGCAGCAGTTGATATTTATGGATCAGAGAGTCCTGTTGCAAAAGCATTTGAAGCTCAAGCTAATGCTAATCATTGGCATATCAATATTAGACCTCGTTCAGGTGATATTGACTGGTCATCTTTATTTGAAAGTACTATCCGAGAAAATGTAAAAGATGAAAGCATTTATAACGCTCATGCTGAATATGAGAAAGACCAATTAAAGAAAAAAGAAGAGGAAGATAATCAGGAAAACTTTACTTTTGATGAAGGTTCTGTAAAGTTGGCAACAGTTGTTAAGGAATCAGAAGAAAGAAAATATTGGAATAATTTCTTTGATAAACTTACAGAATCTACAGATGTCGATAGAACTGAAGACCTTCTTAAAGATTATTTTGATACAACAAACGTTGAACTTTCAGACGAAACTTGTTGGGGATTGCCAGTTTATATCGTAGATAATAAGAGATATGCTGTTGGAGATAGTGATGAAGCTTATGATGCTGCAGTTCGACAAGCTATTAGTGTATTTGAAGATGATACAGATGAAGGCAAAATAAGATGGCTTCAAAAAAATAACTGGCCTGGAATTGATGAGGACTCAGTTTGCGATGATTTAGGTGATGACCCAGCTGATTATGAAGAAGGAGAATTAATTTATAGACCTAGTTCAATAAGTGAATATTTAGATACTATGGGTTATTCTGATGCAGCAGATGCTTTCTCTATGGCCTTTATAGGAAATTATTTAAATAAACGTGAATTAGGAGAATATGTTGTTGACTCAGATGGAGTTGGACCTTTAGCATCAGAAGATGGTAAAGAAATTTCAATTGGTGATGGTTTATCAGCATTTTGTTTAGGAGGAGCATACTAATGGAAGTAAAATTTTTTAAAGCAGTTTATAATGAGTATGATAGAAGCTTAGATAGAGGCGTTTATTATATTCAAGAATTAGACGACGCGTCTGATTTTTTTGATGATAGGAGATTTGAGTATGTAGAGTTTGCTCAACCTTGTACAGTTGATGATTTAGATGACATTATTGGAAAAGATTCTCCTTTTGCTAAAAATGAAAGTCTTAGAAAATTTATTGAAGCTGTTGATGAAGCAGAATCTATTTTCTGTTATGGAGAAGGTGGCGGAACATCTTTCTGTAATTACTATCTTGTAAATATTTAATACAAAAAGCCGAGTGTTTACTCGGCTTCTTTTTTGTATTTTGGATTCATCCATCTGCGTTCATAAGTAGTACAATGTTCTTTAACAGTAAAAATTAAACCATCTTCTGATTTATATTTTGTAATCTGTTTACCATTCTTATCTTTAGAAATAATAATCTTCATATTAAGAATATACTTTTTTATTCTAAAAAATATAAAAGCCACTCAAAAAAGTGGCTTTATTTTTATCTAACATCCCAACAAGTAACATCTTCTAGATTATCTTCAATATATTTAGCAAGCATACCTGAATTTGCAAAGTTATCAATAATATCAGCTAAATGGTCTTCAAGAGCTTCATTTTCTGGCTCATCGGTTTTGAGATCCCAAAATTCTGCTTCAATATCATCATAAACATCTCCGGTCAACCATTCCTCTCCATCAGGTGGCTCCCAATAACTGCCAGGTGTAGACCAACCAGCTGCTCCTGCAGTAAATTTTACCTCATATATAAGTTTATAAAGGGCTTTTGTAATTCTATCTTTGAAAATAAATGCAATTTTATTAATAAATGTTGCTGAACCACCATCATCATCTAAGTCCAAATCTGGGTCATTACATTCTTCAGGCTCAATAGATACGATATATTTTGCAAGGTCTTCTTCTGAAATAGCACCAGATTTAACAAAAAGATCTCTATAATAAGCTTGTTCTTTCTTATATTTTTCTAAATTACGTCTGGCTTTAGCACTTGCTCTTTTATCGGTAACATCTTTGTCTGGTAAATTTTGACTATTAAATGTTGCTTCTATAGAAAGCATTTTTGAAGTAATCTTTAATGCAGCTAAAGAAACATCTACGGGAACATTATATTTGTTTTCACAATTTTTTGCTTCATCTGTTAAATAATTTATATCTCTATCTTTAACAAAATAAAGATTTTTCCAATAAAAAATTTCTTTATCATTTAAAGAGATATGGCCTGGAAAAGATGAATTACTATAATAAACCCTAAAATTATAATTTTGAGGTAAGTTAAATCGCAATGAAAAACTATATCTATCTTTTTTAAGAATTTTTCCATTTAAGCTTTTAGCCAAAATTATAGCTAGTCTTTCTGTTTTCGATAAATTGGTATTATAAGCGATAGAAATTTCACTTCTATTAGCTTCTTTTAAGGATGCTTTAATAAATTCTTGTACTATATCCATATGAATAAATTAGTTAGATTTTATGTTTATTCCTGAGTTTTTACATTTAATTTTGAATTCATCAGTGATAATTTCAAATTTACTTTCACCCATATCCTGATTTAGAAAGCCATCTCTTAAAAAGTAATTATCGATTTGAAATTTACCGATCATGCATCCTTTAAGATCAATATCGAATTTCTGAGGAGGTCTATTGGCCAATGGGTCACTATTTATTATCTGATTATTATGAAAAAACTCTTGAACTTCTGCACATTCTCTTGGATTGTCAAATGAAAAAGTTATTGTCATTGTAAAACTTCCTTATTATCAATAATATACTCATAGCCTCTAGGGTCTGTAGTTCTTCGAGGAACATATTGAACACCAATCTTTGGAGTTAAGTCAATAACACCATGAAGAGGAATCCATCCATTTTTAACTGCGTCAATATCATCAAAGGTAAAGTTTTTACCAAACTTTTCATTCCATTTTGCTAACTCAACTTTAATATCAAACTTTTCAATATTTATTTCTCTACCTTGACGGAATACTTCTCCTGCTGATGGGTCTGCTTCCTCAACGTCAATATGCATTGGAATACCAAAATTAGGTTGACGAGCAACTGAAGCAAGATAGTTTAGATAAGCATACATTAAATCTCTTTCAGGTTTGTAAACATATAACTCCTGAGAGTCATGTACATAATTAAATACTCTAGAACGCAATCCTAATTTCTTAATCATACCACAAACTGCTGTTACATTAGGCATGGCTTGGTAAACTTCTTCTGTCTGAACTGGGGAGTTTGTAGCATCATTTTTAAGGTGTTTAAACATAGCACTAAACAATTTTTTGTCTGCGCCTACGACTTCACCTTTAGCATTTCTTTTCATAAAACGGAATTCTTGAAGATGGCGAACAGGACCAGTCCAAGTTCTAACATATCCATGTGTCATAGCAAAATTTTGCTCACGTTCAGTACGACCAAAGAGTCCTGGATATGTATCAGCGAATAATTCACGGATTTTAGTGCCAATTAAAGAATATTTAATATCGAGTGGATCTTGATTTGGCTTTTTAGCCAATATAGCTTGATTTATAGCATCAGTAAGTCCAAAAGCTTTTGCAGCTTTATCACAATCTTCTTCACTAAAACCACTTTGTCTCATCTGAGAACCTAAAGCTGAACCCGAACAAGCAAAAATTGTAGCAAAGTTTACTGTTTTAGAGTTTTGTCTATCATCACTGTAGGGTTTTATTTTTTTAACTTTAAGAAAGTCAGCCAACTCCATTGGCCTTTTTGTAATTGTATAAGACATAACATTATATTAACTAATTTATTCAAGGAGAAATATAAATGGACGATTTTCCAGTACTCATACCAGAAGATGGTGGTTTTGCAATATATTTAAATGATGAAAGAGTAGATTGGTATAACAATGAAGCCGATGCTGAAGGTGTTGCTCTTTCTATGGTTGATGAAGAATTAAATGATGAAAGTTTTTTTGATAGACCACTTGAAGAGTCGGTAAACTTAAAAGAATCTTTTAGTAGTCCTATATACACTGGTCTAGCTTACAAGGAAGCTTATGCAAATATTATTTCAAGTTTTGTTGGACAGATTTGGGATGGTATTGGCGAGAGTGACAGCAGAGAAGGCAGAATATTTAATTATTATTACAAACATATTGATTATGTTCATGCCGGCGAAGAAAATGGTGAATTCGTAGTATATATTTATCCATATGATATTGACTCTCTTATTAGAGGTATTTGGAGAGTTGCACAGATTGAGAGAAGCGATAATGGCTCGACTGATAAAAATATATATTATGATTATTTGGATGCTGATTGGTCTGATATTTGTAAATTACAAGGAGCTTTAAAATCTATTTCTAAAAGATGGAATCAAGATCCTTCTAACTTCAAAAATGAACCTTGGTCTGATGAGAAAAAAGCTGAAAATGACGCAAGAATAGCTAAAGCAAAAGCTGAGGCAGAGGCAAAAGCAGCGGCCGAAAAGAAAGCTAAAGAAGAAGCTGAAGCAGCCGAAAAAGCAAGATTTGATCAAAAACAAGCTGATATTGCAGCAAATATTCATCCTGATGCTAAAGATATTATGAGAGCATCAGATGCTTGGAAGAGAACGTTTAATAAACCAGGTAGATTACAAAACTTATATTATCAGATGCAGAGACAGTTGGATAAAATTACTGACTTAAATAAAGCAAAACGTAGAATCGTTGCCTTCTATCAAGAAGCCTTAAAGCACCCAGATGTAGATAGCTATGATTATTGGATTAAGCGCTTTAAAGAAAAAATGGATAGAGATATTGACTTATAAAAATAAAGGTGAGCATTAAGCTCACCTTTTTAATTTAGATTAGTCCCCATTCAGCAAACTTTTCAAAACCACCTTTCGATTTAATAAAATCTCTAGCAATTTCTACAATTTCGCTGTAAGGCTTTCCATCTACAGTATCATCTCCGATAGCTGTACAGATTTCTACATCTTTCTTAAGTTCCTGTGCTTTAAGGTAAGCATAGATATTTACAGAAACATCAGCTTTAGAGAGGTCTTTACCATGGAGTCCACCACCTGTAACTCCTCTTCCCATATCAGAGCCTAATTTACGATTGGTGGCGCCAGTATCAACATCAATACCACCTGTCCAAGGACCTAATGGATTTACAATCTGTGTTATTCCTGCTGGCAAATTATGAATAATTTCTTTTTCATCTGTGCAAGACTGGCAAATAATGAGCTTAGAGCTATTATAGTCTAAAATATACTTACCATCTGTAGGATATTTTTCATAAATAACACGAGCAATTTCTGATAAATACCTTTCTTCATCAGAAGTATAAACTCCCTTAAAAATACCATTATCACCTGTTCTGAAACCGTTTTCCTGGTTTTTAGCAAGCTCTACATCTTGTGGATGGTAAACAATTTGAATTTCTTCAAAATCATTACGACCTGAAATACGTTTTACAGCCTCAGTGATTCTGTACTGTAAGCTACTATCAGCAAAGTTTACTGATGATTCAATAATAATAAAACATTTACGATGACCAATTAATACTTCTACCGCAACTTTAGGATTAGTATATTCATAGGCCATATCAACAATCGCTCCGGCGATTCTATCTGCAACCTTATCAGGATGCATTGGGTTAACCTTTTCAAACATAGAATAATATTAACCGAGGTTAATATTTTAAACATGATAACAAAAAGACGAATTAAGAAAGCAATAAAATATTATAGAGAGTGTTGTACTTATTTAAAAGAAATATTAGACTTTTGCGATTTGAATGGATATAACTATGCTTTTGTAGGTGGCTTTATAAAATGGTGTCTTGATAAAGATTTTGAGTCTACTGGACCACGGGATTTAGATATAATTATTGATATGCCTAAAGAAGAATTGCTTTGGTTTTTAGATTCTAATAAAATTAAGTTTAGAAAAAATAACTGTGGTGGATGTAAAGTTTTCCCACATTATGATGACTATTATGCAAAAGAATTAGATATCTGGACATTAGACTCTCATCAACCTTTTGTACCTTTTGAGCATACAGTAGAATATAGAAATATTAAAAGAACCTTTAAGAATGTAACTAAAACATCTTGGCTCTCTACTGATGGAGCTATTTATGATGTTGGCAAAAATAAGTTATATGCTAAAGCTTGTAAAAAATCACTTAAGGAAAAATGTGTTAGATTTCAACATTATGATATTTATAAAGACAATTCATATGTTGAATTTAAGGTTGGAATAGTCGCTAAAATTATAAAACTAATGAAAGATGGTTATCGTGTAGATGACACTTGTGAAAAAGTATTAAAAGATTATTTTAATAAGAAAGATGAAACTAAACTTGTAAAATATATGGAAAAGCATTATGACGACCAGTTCATTGATTGGCGAAATGAAGTAAATCTCTTCAAAGCCTCAATTAAAGCTTTAGAAGAGATTGACAGAATAAATAAAATGTTAGGTTGTTAGTAAGCCATCTTCCATCTTAGATAATCTAAACTGCCATATATGCTATCTTTGCCTTTACTTTTTCTAGCATAAACTAAAATCGAAATATAGGGAATAGATATATATGGCCCTTCTCTTTCAAAGATACTTTTAGACATATTAATGATTTCTTCTGCATTTTGTGCCAAAAAAGATGCTTTTATTGTATAACATTCTTGGTCATTTTCACTTGTAAAAGAAGAAACTGGGGTTTCTAACCCAACTACATTAAAACCATTTTTAATAAGACTCTTATAAGCATTTATAGTATTTCTTATATGTTCTTCTGGACTTTTTATACTGAAGCGCTCAAATTCTTTAGAAGATAAACTTTTCAACCATTTAGCTGTATTATTTAATATAATTGCTAGATTTCTTTGCTGTTGAATTGTTAAACCATCAAAATCTTCTCCAAGAATTTGAGACCATAGACTTGTTAATTTTTGAGAACGATCAATTCTAGCAGCAAGAGCTACATTAAATCTTGTTTCACTCATTAACTTTCACAATGCTCCATTGTTGTATTAGCAGCACTATTTGCTGTAGAAGTAATTGTAACTCCTGTATATAGAGGATCCTGATCAGGATGAACCTTAAACATATCATTGTTATAAGGATGAATTATGTCATTTGCATCAATTATACCTTTCGCATTAGTAGTTATTGTTGGCCAAAAGCCAGGGCTAGTAGGTGTCAATGTCTGCGGTCTAAGAGCATCCAAAATAGTCAAAATTTCATCTTCAGTAAAAATGTCTTTTAATTGGCTATCATAAGAGTCAATAATCTTCTTTCTTAATTCTTCATTATCATTCAAAGTCTTTTTCCTCCATTCCAAAAGATTTACCTATATTTTTCCAATCAATGGATATTCGTGGCCATGCCATATCATCTATATAGATATCAGCCACTATTTTTCTAGATTTATAATAACTATCAGCATTATCATTAAAGGCATCAAATTCTAATTCATTCTCTTCTAGTAATTCCTTAGCATTCTCTAAAGCTCTACCTTCTCTACAAGTCCATAAAATTAAAGTAGCACCTTTAGATTTAAGCCATTTAATTACACTAGCTGCATTTGGACGAATCTCACCTTTATTTGGGTAAGCATCACTATTTATTATAGTTCCGTCATAATCAATTGCTATTACCATCTGTTGCCTCAATAAGACCAAAATCAATATGGTCGTTTATTTTAGAAATTAGTGCATCTAATGAATTGTCAAAAAGTTGATATTTCATTTTCTCCATATTAAGGTCCATACAAATTCTTCCATTCTGTTCAAAGAAACACATATAACCATTTTTATATGTTTCATCATCAATTGTACAAGACTCAACTTTATAAGCGATTGGTAAAAAATTTACTACACCTAGTTTCATATAATACTCCTTAATAAATATTAACTAAAAAGGCCTGCTTTATGGATTAAGCAGGCCTCTTGGTATTTTTAAATAACTTTTTTAAATAAAAGCTCTCACGCTTCGATGTCCAACTTTTAGTAATATGAAATAGACAATGACTCACTGTCAATAATTCGGTATTTACTTACTTTTTCCTTAGATCCATCACCTTTATAAATAGTAATATCACCCTTTATTTCATAAACATAAAATTGAATTTTATTACCATTTGTCATGGAAAACATTGACTCATTAGTCTGGACCAAAATAGATACTTCTGCGTTTGTAGCTTCACAGGTTACTCTTCCACCATTGTCAAACTGAATGAAGCTTACTCGTTCAGGAATTCCAACATCCTTAAGACGTTTACCTTCTGTATAAGCAAAAGCTGAGCATACAAATATAAACATCAATACCACTGCAATAAAAAGTTTTTTCATTTATTTTCTCCTTTTTAAGTGTTTAATAGTTCTTTTGTGTATAAAACACAAATAGTATTTGGAATGATTTCTGGATGAGTATCTGTGATATGTTCTATCAGTTCATTCCATTGATCAACTCTGGCAAGTCCTTCCATTCTAAAAATATCCATACCACACACCATTCCAGAAGGTGAGCCATCTTTTAATCTGTACTGAAAATTATAAGTTACTACTATTCTTTTCATTTTCCCAAAATCCTAATTTTTTAAGAGTTTTTGCCATATCAATATCAGGATATAGCTTTTGCCAAGTTTCATAAGCTGTTAATTGTTTTTCAGGCTTTGTAAATCTAGCACTTTCCCAATCAATAACAGCTTCAACTTTATTTGGAATATCACGATATGTATTTACTCCATCAGAATAAATATGGTCGTGGTGTCCAGAAAACTTTCTATGAAGTTTTGTTGCAATTTTATCGCCAAAGATAAAAACATTTATCATTTTTAGAAAGTCATGAAAAGGAAAAGAATAGCCTTTTTCCTTAGCAATTCTCTGAACTTCTTTACGGTGTCTTTGAATATTTTTGATTTCAGTAATTCTGTTATGCATAAATGTCAATCGCATTTTTTGGTCTAGGCCTTACAACGATATCATCTGGCACAACAATGTTTACCATGTGAAAGTTTCTGTCGATACCTGCTTTTAAGTATTCTGCAGCTTTATTGCCAGACTTTTCCAAAGATTGAACCTTTTTAACAAGAGCAAGCTGCTCTTCAAATTTCTGTTCTTTGTTAGCTCGCATTACTTCTGCAGTTGGGAACATATCCATAATAGATTCTTCTTTTTTCTGGTGCTTTTTCTTTTTGTCACCATTGAAAGACTGCTGATTACCCATCAAATTGTTATTAGATTGATATACTGCTTCTACCATAGATATTACCTCTTATATAGAATATACTATTCTTCGTCCTCTTTTTCAAGAAGTGACGTATCTGAATCATCGATACTCATTATTTCTGCTATAGCTAATCCTACTACACACAGGAGAGATATGATAAATAATGTCCAACATACGCCTGTGGCTCCATCAAAAAAGCCCAACTTGGTAGTATCAACTTTCGCAATAGCCAAAAGTGCAACAAAGATGGCCCTTATGCATGAAACAATACAGCAACCTATACCAGAGATAATTGAGGTATAGATACTAAGCATAAACATTTTTCCACAAAATGTAAGCTTTGTTGACTCAAAAAGCTGGTCAATTTTCGCTTTCAACTTTTTGTAAAAACGATTGTTTTTCTTTTCAATCTTAGCAAGTCTTTTAGCTTCCTGCTCTTCCAATTTCTTCTGTTTCTTTTCTTCTCTTGTCATCTACTACACTCCATTTCATCTTTAGCTTCTTCAAAAGTTTTACTCAATTCTGCATAAAGTTTATCAGCGGTTGCACTATTATCACAATTGATATTGTGCGTTGCGCCATAAATTGTTTTTAGAAAAATTGTTTTACTATGTTCATCATGCCCAACAAGCCAAACGTCTTCCCAGTCCATAGTTAAACAATTATTAACTCTAGTAATTATTTTTTTCATTTTTTCTCCTACCAAATCTCTGGCAATTCAATTAAAGCCTCATCTTTTTTATCCATAGCATGCCAATATGAAGCATAAGCAAGAAGCATATCATCTAACTCTTCATAAGAAGAACTTGAGTCTGGTTTATCTGTAATACCTTCATATGGATTTTCAAATGTAGCACTTTCATCTTTGCTAACATTCATTCTAACTGTAGAATATCCATTATCAAAGTCAAATACTTTTACCGTCTTATCTTCAAGAAGTTTATCAACAGCGCAAATTTTCCATGCTCCTTCACCTGCTTCCTGATAGCCTACACCAAAAATAGGATGATCCATTTCAAATGTATCTTTCTTAGCAGGATATTTCTGTCGATATGCAGTCCACCATTCTTTAAGGTAATCCCATTCGTCGAATGACATTGCAAAACATTGATGATGAGTTCCATCAGCATCACCAAACATTACATCTGCATCAATAGAAATTGTGGTAAATGACTGTTTTGAGTATTGCTCAAGGAAAGAATTTTTAAACTCATCCAATAAACCTTTATTCTTGATAAAGTCTAATAACTCATCTGGTGTGCTACAAAGAATTTCGTCTAAGCGAGACTGAGCAATAGACAATTTTTCTTCAGCAGAAGGTTCTACATTCTTTTTAGGAGCGCGAGGCTTTGCAGATTTATATTCATCTGTAAAAGTAATATTTTTCTGCCAGCATTTACCAAAAGCAGTTTTTTCAATAAATTCTTTTAATAGTTCATTAAACTTTTCAACAAGTTCTTTTGGATCTGAAAAATCTTCAAAAAAGAAACGAATATTTGAGTCGGCTTCTTTAAACCATGATCTTTCTCTCCAATCCCACCAGCACAATTTGGTATTCCAACCTGGCCTAATACAATCATTAAATCCACGTGGATAAATATAACAAATTTCTTTTCCAATATTTTTTTCGATAAGCCTAAAAAGCTGGAAAACAACAAAGCTTGAAAGTGACATATCTTTATAGCCGATAGTATTATCATAGTCATCGTGCTTTTTAAAATCTGTTAATCCATGTTCTTTTAAGAATTCTTCAAAGTTTTTAAGTCCATTAATACAAGCATCATCATATTCTGTCTTTGGATGGTCTTTATATGGTGGTATAAGAACGTTATACCAGTCAACTCGCCATACTGGATATTTATCAATAAACTCATACCATTCATGTTCTTTTCCAGTATTCCAATCTCTGTCATACCTGCGTTCCATTCTATTTCTATACATAGAAGGTGCTTTTTCCAAAGTATGAATGTCTACATAAGGTAATTTTTTCTTTTTAAGAGTGGCTAAATCAACCAACTCACTCTGGTCATCATATTCTTTCACTAGAAAGGCTCCTGTTCTTTATAAGGCAAAAGATAGTCATCCTGGTAGTCATGCTGCTTCCACCAAAGAGCATAAGGCATAACTCCAAAGAAGAGACCATTTTCGCAGCCATACATTATATATTTATCAAAATCTTCTTCATCAGGTATTTCTGAAATTTCTTCTTCAAGGTCAAAGTCATTTAAGTCAACTGAGTCATATTCAAGGCTGAATTCATAACAACTTCTACTTGGCGCTTCATATCTGTCATCACAAGAAAATGGTTTTTCAGCATAAATGATAGCTTTAAGAACTTGCCAATTTATACAACCTGAAGGACCATCACAATGACCAACATTATCCAACCAGAAATATTCATTATTGACATCTTCTGGATATTTCTTACTGTAAGCTTCAAACCACTTACGTAATAATGGAAGATCTTTCAGTGGGAAAGTTGCTTCATAATCATCATCACCATCAGCATCGCCGAGCATAACATTTATATAAGCTGTAAAGCTGTTGTATTCTACATCTTTATTTTGGTCTGCAAAATACTTTTCGAGCTTATCTTTAAGAGAGTTTTTCTCAATAAAACTCTGTACGAACTCCGGAACTTTAGCATACTCAGTTTCAAAAACTTCTTTAAGTTTTGGATCCACTATTTTTCTCCTTTCTTTTATTATATTTTAAACCCCATTTAATTAATGGTTTTAAATTTTTCATATATGCTTTTGTCATTGTAAAGACTTTATATTGAAATGTTTCAGGCTTCATACATATGAGCATATAAAACATTCGATTTGGAGTTGGTATAAACTTATAAAATGGGAATTCTGTAAATAAATTTCCCAAAATATATTCATCATGAGAGTCATCTGGTTCGAGTGGAATATTTTCCCAAGCTATTAAAAAACTTTGATTTATCATACTATAATAGAATATACTTTTAAAATGAAAAAAGGTCAACATTTAGTTGACCTTTCTTAAAACTACTCTAAAGTTTTTCCATCTGGCAGCTTTTCAGCATTTTCAAACTTACTTTCTGCAAGTTTTTCCTGCTTCTGAATAACCTTATTAAGGTGTTTCTGCCAAACTTTCTTCTGATGCTTTTTAGCAGAAGGCTTTACGAAATAACGCTTTTCTTCATAAGCTTTCATAATACCTTCTTTCATGACTTCCTTCTTAAACTTCTTGAGAGCACGCTCAAGATTAGGATTTCCATCACGATCTTCCAAAACTTTAACTGTAACCATTATTTATCACCTCCTTCCTTCTTCTCTTTACCAAGCAGGTAATTAAGGCGATTCTCAAGACAGAACATATAAAGTTCCAGTGCATCACGCTCGTGAACCATGAAGAACATTTCTGTTTCGTCAAAGCCAGCTTTTTCACGAGTCTTTTTTCCATCATCATCAAATCCAGTAAGTGAATAAAGCTCTTTAAGCTTCTTACCTACATTGTCAATTTCCTGACGAATGAAAGCTGTTTTTCCAACTTCTTTCGAAGTTGTGTCTTTTTTAGCCATTCCGGCCTCCTTTATTTAGTTTTCCCAAACCAAGATTTAGTGTCAACTTTGAAGATAGACTGTCGGATGACACTATTATATTCTGGTTTTTCAGGATTAAAATGTATATACTTGCTAATGTCCTTTCCTTCTAGTAAAGAACGAACAACGGACATGTTTAGTATAGTCTTATCAATTATATTAACCTGTTTTGAATTCATTGCAAAAGCAAAAAGAAGCTGTTCAAGAGGTGTTTCGCCCATATGACCTACATCAAAATGCTGGCCTTTTTTAAGGTCTGCTTCTACATCAGCTAAAGTTTTACCAGTTTCACCAACTTCTTTAATATAATTATAGCATAACTCTTTAATGTTATTTACAAGTTTAGTTTTATCTAAATAAATTGAACCTTTAATATTATCAGACTCATCACCATATAAAGCTTTGTAAAGTGTAATAGATGCTTTTGTTGGTTTGAATAAAAATTTTTCTTCAAAATCTTTAACAGAAAATGGTTTATCTAATCCCTTATTTATCATGTGAACATCTTCTGAAATATAACGAGACCAATCATAGTCTGTTGTCACCAAAGCAACTTTTTTATTAGGTCCGATCATTGCTAAAAGAGGCTCTACAAAGTCATCGGCTTCATATTCCTGAGAATAAATGGTCTTAACTTTATCACCTCTGTATGTATAATATTTTTTGTATAATACAATTGACTGATAATAAAGTGAACTATATTGGCGATTTGCTTTATAATTTTCATCAATCTTTTTTCTTTCTGAAGATGGAAACTTAAATGACTTAGATTCGCCCAAGTCATATTCTGAAATTGGGTCAAAAATAATGTAAAGAGTATCATTTAAGGATTGTCTTAAATCCTCAGTAAAAGAAATCATTTTTCTAACAACTTGTTCTGCTGTCTCATTTTTGCCTAAACATCTATAGAAAAGGTTTGCAGAATCAATAATTATATAATCATAAAGCACTATTTATTTTCTCCTATTCTTTTGTACTCCAAACTGGTTTATCACAGTAATATTCCCAAATAGGAGTACCATTTATAAAATCTTTATGCTCAAAATCAATTCCAATAATTTCAGTTCCTCTAAATGAGTCTTCTATCGCTCTAAAGATCTGGTCATCTTCAAAAGTACCGTGGTATGACTCAAGCATAAAAGTTTTTGTCATATTATATTTTACACCATTTTTATCATAAGCATCAAAAGTAACAGTAACTGGCTCTAATACAGCTTTTCTACGTTTTGGTGGCTTATATTTAAATCCTTCAGTTTGAGGCAATTTAGACCAATTAACATTTACAGTTTTTGGCTCTACTTTCATTTCATAAGCCGTAAGTTCAATATTTTCTAAATCTTCCATATATTAATTATAATAACATTACCTCTGGAAAGTAAATCCAATGAGCTTATCACTCAATTTTCCACTTCCACCCTCAGGCATAATTGATTTTCCATCTGTTTTTAATTTAAGATTATACGTAATTTTTGTATCATTATTAGAATAAGCGATAACAGTACACTCATAAGTTGAGCCTGGATTTAATCCTTGAATAACAATTTCATTCGCATTACAGTCATAAACTCCCTGGCTACAAATACCTGGAATATAGAATGTAAGTGACTTAAAGTTTGTAATTTCAGACTCTCTAATGGTCCAAGAAATTGTAACTGAATTTTCTGTTTGAGCTGATTGTTTTAACTCATCTAGATTACAATCTCTGTCTTGATTAAAATAACCCTCAATAGTATCAGCAATTACATCATCGATTTTTTCTTTTACTGTTTTTCCATTATTATTGATAATGACTTCTTTTCCCTGCTTATCAGTATAAATAGCCTCTTTATCTTCTGAGTCGTCTAACTGAAGAGTATGCCTCATATCTGGAAGAAGATCTTTTGCATCCATTTCTTTTAGATTTAATTCAGACTTAATATGAGGTGTCCATTTTTCATTAGCCCAAACTAATGAAGTTTTCTGTGTAAATACAATATCCTCATCATTATAGGCATATAAACCTGAGAATCTAACAGGAAGCTTAATTGTATTTTCAAAGTCTTCAATTAAGATTTGATATGTTCTAACTGTAAGACCAACTTTAACTGGGAAAATTTTAGCTTCATTAAGCCATTTCTTTTCAGCATATTCTGGATTTTGGTCAATTGACTCTATAGTAACATTGACAGGCACATCTACTTTCATACCCGCAACATCATTTTCAACTGACATATAAAGTGGAGCTTTTGGGTATTGTTCCCAGAATAAGAATGTTGCAGCTTTATCGGTATCTCTTAATTTAGAATAAAATGCTGTTGCTTGATAATTTATTTTTACTGGCATCGCTTTTACTACAATACCAGTTTCAGGTGAAGTCCAACCTTTAACAGCTGCGGCCGTATTCATAGAGGCTGTTCGGTCATCTTCTTCAAAAGAACCAGCAGCACTATAACAAGCAAAAGGTAAATCTAGTGACACATAATTTATATTATTATCACCTTTAACAAAGCCTTTTCCAACTGTCTCAGTTCTGCGTCTAAATACAATGTCCTCTTTAGAATAAAGAACTCGGCTTACATCACCCTTAAATAAAAGAGTAGATAGAAACCATTCGAGTCCTACTTTTACCATGAGGTCGGTACTAATATAATCTTTTCTGTCTAAGCTATCATAATAGCCCTTAATTGTTAGATCTTGCATTTTTAAACGATGTCAATATTTTATCAGCTCTTTCACTGAAAATATTCATAACATTATATTTAGTGGATTTAATACTATTAATCAAACTATCATCAATTATCAAGTCGGGATCATCACTATAACATAAATAAAATTTATCACCTAAAGCCACATATTTATAATCTTTGGTGCATTCTGCAAAAACTGTTAAAAGATGCCCTTTTTCAGATTCATTAAGATTATAATGATCATCAATTTTAGGTATTAATCCTAAAGAGCCAAATATATCTGGTGTCATTTCTGAAGTTAAAACAATTGAAATGATATTAAGTTCAAGTAAAAAAATATATAATTTTAAGTCTTCTGAATGTAAAGCAACATATTTTTCAGATAAAATTTTATTATTTAGTAAGTCTTGAATATCTTCTTTTGAACAATCTCTATCTAAGCAATAAACACCGTTCTTTTTAAGAATTTCTTTTTCAGTGTCCGAACGATAAAAAAATACCACTTTTGTAAGGATATTTTCTGGAGCTTTATAATCTGTTAAACCATAAATAAATTGAATTAAACTTTTTGCATCATTTAAGCTATATTTCATTTGAAGATCTCCTTTAAAACTAAAAAAGCTCCAGCTATAGCTGGAGCTATATTATTGTTATATTAACAACTATTCGAATTTAACACCACAAACTGGACAGTGTGTTGTTCCTTCTTCAGGAGACATAGCACCACAAGTATCACAAGCAAGACAGTCAGCTTCTGTGTCCCAAACAATATTTACTTTACCATTGATATTTGTTACATCCTTAATACGCTTTTTTGAAGCTTCTGGAAGCATATCATAACCCTTAAGAAGGGCAATCTTATCTGCTGTTAAACTAGTAGCTGCTGAACGACGAGTTTTTGGAGCTTCAACATTAGCTGTTTCCATATTATCAAAAGATGGAGCTGCCATTGGATCTGGCATTGTATCTGTTGAAGCAACTTCATTCATTTCATCTTCTGTCATATTAAGATTTTCACGAATTGCAGCATTCTCAGCTTCTGCCTGAGCAGCTTCTGTTTCAGCTCTCTTAGCTTCCCATTCAGCCTTTTCTCTTTCAGCAAGACCCTGTAATTCTTCGAAATAATTTGTTCCAAGTGATGCATCACAAAGCTTAAATACAGAAGGAATTCTCTTAAGAAGTTTGTAATATGGAGTTGGTCCGAAGAGCTTCTCAATATCATACTTCTTATAAGCCATTTCTTCCTGTGTAAGATTACCTTCGACAATAAGAGCTTCATCTACTTGAGATCCATCATTGTTGATGAGCTCTTCCATCATCTCTTTTTCCTTGAGACGAGAAGCATTCTTTACATCAAATGGATTATCTTTTTCACCATTCTTTTTAATGGCTACATCATACTTTTCATAATTACCATATTTACCAATCAAATCACGGATTTTTGTAACAAAACCAAATGACTTAATACCTTCCTTTGCCCATACTCTGTTCTGGTCATCGATTGTAACATCACGAGCAAGAATCTTAGTATGCTTATTTTTAGCACACCAATCATCTGAACGGTCAATTACATTGTAAATTGTAACGCGGTCACCTTTGAAACCTTTTGAATAAGTGAAGGCAAATCCATCAGACTCCTTAAATCCACCTTTTGAAACAGCTTTGAAGAGTTCTGGAAATTTAGCCTCATTTACAAATACTGGCTTCTTATTTACATAAGTCTTCTCCATAACTTTGTTATAAAGTCTCAAAAGAATATAGTTATCTGATTCTCTTTCTGCTGGAATTGGCATACGAATTGTAAAACGCTTTCCATCATCGTCTTTTACATCAGCGATAAGCATTTCATGAGGATCGTAAGGTGATCTCTTGAATGAGGACATTACTGATTCTGTTCCGATTGGGGCGCCGAGAAGGCGAACGATACGATACTGACCTTTATCAGTTCCTGTGTAGGCTACATCTTCATAAGTTTTTGAAGGTGTGTAAGATGAACCCTTATTTTTAGAGTTCTGTTCTTCTTGTTCTTTGAGTTTCTTCGCATACTCTGTGAAGAACTCATCATTGAGTTGTTCTGACATATTGCATTTTCTCCTTATATATTACATTAAATTACAGCAACTGCTGTATGATTTAATTAGTACATATCTAAATATTAACAGACCTTAAATCGTCTTTTCTTCAGGGTCTTTATCTGGATTCCAATCTTTCCAAGGACCATAATTCAATTTATATTTACTAAGCTGATTATCATTCAAGGACTCAGCAAACTGTGATACTTCAAAAGCGCCATATCTAGCTAAAGTAATAAGCTGAACTGCATTTGCTCTGTCCAAAGCCTCAAAATTAAAACCTGGACATTCTTTTTTATTTATCCATTTTTCAGCTTTAACTTCAGTCATAGACCGCTTAATCATTTTAAAATCTTCAAAATATGAAGAAGTTACTTCTGTAAAGTTTTTTCTAGGTTTAAAAATTAAACTCATTATGCATCCACCTTTGTAAGAGCTATATCCATAAAGCTATTTTTGATATGAATAATAATGTGAGCATCATTATCAAAATCAAAACTAAACTTAAATGTTTCTTCTTTGAGTAAATCCTCTTTCAAAAATTTCATATGTAAAGTTGGGAAAAGGAAAAGTCCATCAATCAATCTATCTTTGTCAACCGAAACAATTGGAAGATCTGCACTAACCTCTGAAACCATATTATCATAATGAAGCAAAATCTTTGATTTATCAGTTGGGTCAAAACTTGCTTTAAGCTGTTTATATTTCCAAGAGTCTGCATCAAATACACCTTCAAACTTTTCAATTGCTTCATAAAAATCTGCAGTCTTAATTGTCAACTCAGATTCTGCATCTGCTGGAGCTGACATTGCAGTAATTTCTTCATCTGAAGGAATCTGGAAATCAACTTCTGGCTCGTTAAACCACATCTTAATTCCAAGAGAATCAATGTTGATATAAATATATGGGTTGATTGAATTATCCAAAGAACTTTCAAAATTACAAATCTTAAATTCTCTAGCATCTTTAAGGAGTGGAGAGATTGTTCTTAAAAGATAAAAATCTTTTCCATTTGCGCCTGTCTGAATTTTCTTTGTAATAATAGAAGTGTTATCTACACTTGTCACGCCTTCATCTGAAATCTTAATAAACTTATTACAGTTCAAAAGACCAGCCATACTACTCATGTAAGAGATTGTATTTTTAAGGTCATCTGTAAGTGAAATTGTTGTGGCATTTGTAAATGCATTAGATGTTTCAAAATCAGAAATGGCCTTCATATCATCAGCGGCTTCTTCTTCAATTGTGTTCAAACAAACCTGAGAGTATTTTGCTGAAGTCTGGTCACCAGTGAAAACAAGCTTTGAATTTGCATAAGAAATAGTGTTTACATCTGAATTTACTTTTTCAAGGTAATTCAAAAACTTAGAAAAGTCGATTGTAAACTTAAATGAATCATTTGATTCTATATCAAAGTCTGCCGTAATATGTCCACTTGCTCCATTTCCATAAACTGACAACTTATTATTGTCAATTACGAAAAGCTGTTCTGCTTTAAGAGCCGCAGTGTTATTACAACTTTTCAAATACGAATTAAATACTTTTAATCTGTTAATTTCATCTTTTTTCAAATTAAATTGCATTGATTAGTTTCTCCTTACTATAAAAATTGTTTTAATTGATATTAACTTCTAATTCTAAATTCATTACACTCTACTAAACCACTTTTATTAAGCCATTCAGCTACTAAATGCCTATGGCAAAAGTCTCCAGGTTTCTCATAACATAATAATACAACTTTATTTATATCAAAGTCACCACATAATTTTGAAATGTCGCCTAAAACCTGATCATATGTCAGATGATTTAATACTTCATCATTAAAATGTTGGATATAATAGTCATTGTCTCTTTTATGTTCTGTACCATTTTTCCATTCATTAAAGAATGACCACTTAGGAGCGAGTTTTTTATACCAAAGACCTTTATACCAGTTTGGTATTCCACCACAAATTGCAATAGGTATAAGGCCTAATCTTTCATAATCTTTTAATTTTGCGAAATATCCTGTGTACATATTCTATTCTTCCAAATCCATATTTTATAAAATGCCATTTTCCATCAATTTCTTCACATTCAGAATATATAACAAAAGGTTTATTTGTATAAAATTGAATAAACCTTAAAATTGGATTTATAATACATTTCAGTGGAGTCCTATGCATCCAACAATTATATTCTTTATTATAAATAAAATAATCATCTTTTTGTTTAAGCATTATTCATTTTCTCAAGCATCCAATCTTGAACTTTACTATCAAAATAATAAATTAAAATAAACTCATACCAACTTGGAGTATTAGCTTCTACAATATAATCATCAATCTTAAAATAAGGTGGCTTATTAGTTCCTTTAATAACATATGGGTCATGTGGCTTTTTAAGTTTTTCAACCATTTTTTCCCAATCAGATTTCTTAAACCATCTACCTAAAACTGGAGTATAAAAATGACTCATGAGTTTATATTTTTCTGAGCCAGGACTTGTTATAATGAAGTCCTTTTCAAGAAGTTCTTGCTTTACTACTTTCATAGTATGCTCAGTTTTATATAAGCGGTCTCGTTCGACACAAGTATTAATCTCTAATCCAGCTGCTGAAACTGGAATAATATCTTCAGCCTCAACTATAAGAGATGTACACATTAAGTGGTCATAGTCTTTTTTAGAGACGGTTTTTCCATCTATGATCCATTCGTGTGGATCTTTTTCATAATTTTGATAAAGTTCTTTTTCTTTTTTAGAAACAATATAATATGAATATTCATTATCCCAGCGTTTTCTACCTATAATTGTTGCATTTTTAAATTCTTCGACGTTTAATAATTTTTTGTAGTCATCACATATTGACACAGGCTCACAATCACTTGGATAACAAAAGCGAATATGTAAATTATTTATTGTATCATAGTGATTATTTTTCACTAAAAAACAATCTTTATCATAAATAGAGCCATGAACAAAAATTATATTATCATAATCTGTTCTTCCATCATAGGCAATTCCATTTTCTCCGATACATTTCCAAACCTTGGTTTCAACATAATTTCCTTCCCATGTATCTTCTTTATGAGAAGGCTGTGCACTTTTAAACCAGTCCATATATTCTCCTAACTTGGTAAATTCATTTCGTCTTTAAGTTCCATCTCAGCTAAAGTAAGAGGAGCTAAAGCGGCTTTACATCTAGTATCATCTAATTCTGTATCACTTTTAAAAGCTTCAGGTGGAAGCATCTTTTTCTTACGTAATTCTTGAATAAAAAGAGGGAAATACTTCATAGCTTCAGCTTCAGTCTTAAAAACATCTGAAGAATAATATGGGAATGTAAAGCGAGGTTCTTCTTTTACTCTCAATAATTTACAAATCTTTCTAGATGGGATTGCAATTTCCTCTGAAACAGGCTCTGAATAGAAAACAACACATTGAAAAAATAATGCTGCTCTATCTGCTGTTTTATTTGCTCTTTCTAATGTACGTTGAAAAAGAGCGTTTACTTCATCTTTTTTATTTTCCATAGAGTTAATATTAACCTATAACTAATTAAGCTTGATTTAAAAATAGTTTGCCCACCTATGAATTATTATGATGAATTTGAAACAATATTTTTTAGACACTTATTCTACTGAGTTTCGTAGAGATAAGCATGAGGACTTCTTTTGGGTTCAAATGCTTATGACAATTGCATGTTCTCTTTTAAATAGTCTTTGGTTATTAAAAGATGTATTTGTAAAAGGTATCGGTCCTGAAGGAAATTTATATTTTGTTATTTTATGTCGTCTTATTCCTTCTGTATTACTTATCCCATTTATTCTATGGTCTTTCTCAAATAAAAAGATTGAGCCTTACTTTGCTAATTTTCTATTATACATTAATCTTTTTGCACAAATTTTTGCTATTCATTTTTCAGGTAAACCTACTAGTGGAACTGGCCATACGATTATGAGCTTAGCTATTTTCATGCTAGAGTATGCCTCAGTATCTGGAGTGGCTCAGATTTTAGCTCAGATTTTATATCCATTTTTAATGTATATAAGTTCTCAAGCTGTTTTAGGACTTTTTATAACGTCTAATGACCCAGCAGGATTACTATTTTCAAATTGTATTATGTCTATAGCTAGTTTAATTTCTGCCACAATTTTAAGAATAAATTATTATAATTCATGGATTATAAAACGCAAACTGGTGCTAGCTGCAAAAATGGATTCTATGACAGGTCTTTGGAATAGAAAAAGAATAAATGATATTACTAGCAAAGATTTATTATTAGAAGACTCAACTATTTTAATGATAGATATCGATAATTTTAAGTCTATAAATGATAATAATGGCCATGACTTTGGTGATAAAGCTATTCTAGACACGGTCGACTATTTAAAAAAATCTTTTTCAACTGCAAATATTATTCGATATGGTGGTGATGAATTTTTAATTATTATTTCAGAAAATATGAAATTATCAAAAGTTAAAATTAGATTAAGTGCCAATCGTTCTAGAGATGACATTACCTATTCAATAGGTATTGCTTATGGAAATAAAGATGATAATATCTATGGAATAATAAAACACGCTGATATAGCACTATATAAATCTAAAGAAACTAAAAATTGTATAACATTATTTAATGACATATTAAAATAAATAAAAGCCTCTCAAATGAGAGGCTTATTTTTTAAGCTGGAAAGTCGCCTTTATTGATTACACGTACAATATTTCCATACTGGAAAGTTCCAGGAACAGGCACCATGGCATTAGTATTATAAACAAGTTCATCAATCAATTCACCATTTTTTACAAGTCGTGTGGATCCATCTGGATGTGGCATAGGTGACTCAATTTCAAGACGTTTGAAATCTTCAATAAAAGTATTTGGATTCCAATGGATAATGTCTTTATTTACCATTGTATGGTAACCACCCGAAGTAGCAACTATTACATAATTTCCTTTTCCAAGTTTTTCATTGCAGTAGTCCATCCAGCCTTCAAGAAGTGGAAATCCATCTACATAATAATCTCGGATATATTTACCCCAATCATTTAGGTCGAGATCAAAGTCTACCCAATATTTTGTACCAACATTGTCGAACTGAAGGCGCTTCATCTTAGAGAGTGATTTACACATCTTATAAAGAGACTGGCTTGTACCACTCTCATCAGATCTCATTTTTAGTGAACCGATTCTCTTTGTAATAGCATCCAAACTTTCGGCAGTAGGATTATTCAAATAGCCAGACAAATCAGGACCAAGAATATTTGCAATAAAGTTTGCGCGATCAATATCTTTAATAGCTGAGTTTATCAATTCCTGCTCATGAATATTGATATATCCTTTCAAGTCTTCAATAACTTTAAGCTCATCACAAGGATTAATATGGAAATAAACAACCATTGCTTTAGGTGGAAGTGTATGTCCTCCATATGCAAAAGCTTCTTTATGGCACTCATAAGAACGAATACCTTTCTTCCAGCGTTCATATGTTGTTTCACCATCTTTAGTTGCAAAAACTACCTGTGGGTCAAGCATTTCTACACGACCTAAAGGTGATTTTAAATCTTCCTCATTAAGCTTTTTCTTACGAATTGAGAGACAGAAAGCATAAGCCTCATTTCTCTTTAGAGGATGCACACAATGGTCATAAAACCACTTAAGTTCATCTTCGTCAGCAATAAGCTTATAATGCTCGAGAGACTCCAACATTTTGATATTTTCTTCTACAGTACTCATAATTAGATTATACTTTTTATTTTAAAGATTTTCAACTAGTTTTTTAGCCTCATCATCATAGATATCTGGACTTATTTGGACATAATCAATACCATGAATTTTAAAGAAAGTTTTTACTTCTTTTATCTCTGAGAAAGCAGGTTTCTTTAAAGTAAAGTTGACAAAAATACTTTGTGATCCAAAGGTATCTCTTAAATATAGAAGATTATCCATAACCTTTTCCCAACTAGCTCCAATTCTAATGGCCTCAAAACTTTCTTTAGTTATACCATCAATAGATGGGGAAAAATTATAAATCACTCCTGTTGTGTCACTTATCGCTTTAAGTTCATCTATTCTAGAATGAGAAAGTAAAGTTAAATTAGATTGAAAGTCTACAATTCTTGTATCTTTTGGAGATAAACCTTTTAAAAATTGAATTACTTTATAATAATAAAAGAAGACTTCGCCAGAGCTTATTAAATGAATTTTTTCTAATGAATGTCCTTTAATTTTTTCTAATGTTTCAAATTGAAGGTCTCTAGTGTCTGGCTCATCTTTATGTTCTGTAAAAAAACAATGATAACAATGTAAATTACAAGCTTTAGAAAAAGATACAGTAACTACTTCTATTTTAGGACTTAAAGTACATGGGCAAGTGCACCATCCTTCATAAGCAGGCTTTTTAGAAATATTTACTTTTGATGATTCTTCTTCTGCAAATGAAATAAGATCCTTTATCTTTAAAAAATCTTTAATTGGCATATCTACCACAAAAGGATAGATATAACAACACCTAGAAAGACAAACTGTTTTTCCTTTTGGCTCATAAGTAATTTCTAGTCTAGAAGGCATTACACATTTATTAAAAACTTCCATTACATTTCCTCAAACACTTTCTTTGCTTCTTCGTCAAAGCAGTCGTATGTCACAAAAGTATAGCCTATATTAAAATTTCTTGAAAAAAATTCTTTAACATTTTTATCTTTAAAATTTGGTTTTTTAATAACATAGTTAATGCATATGTTCTCTGACCCAAATTCTTTAACCATTAACTCAAGGTTGTTCATAACTTTTTCAAAGTTTGCGCCTATTCTAGTTGCTTCAAACGTTTCTTTTGTAATTCCATCAATTGAAACAGTGATGTTTTTATATGGAATTCCTGTATTATCACTTACTTGTTTTAATTCTTTAATTCTAGTCTCATTTAATGTAGAAAGACTTGATACAAAACTTACTTGTTTAGTATCTTTACATGGGTCTAAAGACTTTAAATAATTAAGTGTTTGATTATAATAAAAAAATGGTTCACCTCTATCATTTAATCTTATTTCAGTAAGACAATTTCCTTTAATATTTTCTAAAGTTTTAAAATATAATTGTTTTGTTTCAGGGCTATCTTTATGCATTCCATCCCAAAAGCAATGATAGCAACGTAAATTACAAGCCTTTGATAAGCCAACCGTTACTTTTTCAATTTTCTTAGGGAAATGACAAACTAAGCAACTGTCTTTGTGTTCATCATTAAAAACAGGTGGGACATTACAATGCTGATAAGCATATTCAATTATATTATTAATTTTTAAAAAATCCTCAATTGATAAAATTGAAAATGGCTCAAGATAACAACATCTGCGTAAAAAAACTTTATCTTCTTGATTTAATATAATTGATAGTTCACCTAAAGGATTCCAACATTTTCTATTAATTTCCATAATTATCCCCTATAGTTATAAAATGCTTTTTTGCAATTCTCATCTAACATATCATAGTAAATATTAACTTCTACACCTTTTGAATTAAAAAAGGGTTTTATATTTGGCAAATCTTTAATAGAAGCTTCTCGAATAGTACAACAAACGCAAATATCTTTTTTATCAAAAATGGAAATTAAGTTATCAAAGTTTTCCATAACTTGTTCCCAATTTGCGCCACATCTTGTTCCTTCAAAACTCTCTTTAGTTATGCCGTCTATAGAAGCAACAAACATATATTTAACACCAGTTTGTTCACTTATTTTCTTTAATTCTAAAATACGATTTTTATTTAATAAAGTCATATTAGTAAAAAACCGCATAGTTTCAGTATCATTAAGAGTAAGACTCCTTAAAAATTTAACAACCTCATTATAATAAAAGAATGGCTCTCCTTGGTCTGTGAGTTGTAGTTGATAAAGCTGATGACCTTTAACACTGTATAATGTTTTAAAAAATAAATCTTTAATCTGTTTAGTATCTGTGTGATGTCCATCAAAAAAACAATCATGACAATGAATATTACAAGCATGAGATAAAGATACCACTACTTGTTTAATTTTATCGGGTGGAAAATAACAAGTAGTACATCTATCCATGGTCATTTGTTTTCGTAATTCTTCAGGAGAAGGATATTTAAACGTCTTTGTATAATCTATTATATCATCTATTTTTGAAAATTCTTCAAAGCTCAGGGTTTTAAAAGGAGCTAAATGACAACATCTTTTTAGAGCAACTTCTGTATCATTTTCTCTTGTAATCCAAAGCGCACCATAAGGAATGGTACAATTTCCATGATTTGCGAATTCCATAACAATAAAATTAGTGACTAATTTCAATATGAATAAATGCCATAGAAAAATATATTCTATACAAGTAGATTTTACTATAAATAAAGTTGAACTAACAAAATGCTGCTATTTACATGGAAATAAAATTTCAATTGAAGAATTTAAGGCATTAGATAATATTATTATTCCACCAAATGAATTACCTTCTAATCCTTACCATATTGAAAATTGTTTAATGAATTGCGACTTTGATGATAATAAATATCAAACAATAGATATTTGTTGCAGTAGTTTATGTAATGCAAAATGTTATCATTGTTGTGCTGCAGATCATTCTCATCCCGACCCTAGAGAAAGAGATTTACTTTATAATTTTATTTTACCAAAAGTAAAAGGTTTTGGATATGGAACTCTTCAACTAGATGGGAAAGGAGAAGTATTTTTAAATTATAAAGAAATAACAGCATTTTTAAAAACTCTTTCTGCTGAAAAAGATTTTAAGACTGTAAGATTTTTAACAAATGGTTCAACACTCACTAAAGAACGATTATTAGAATTAAAATCTATTAGTGATATGACAGGTATAAACTATATTTTTGCAATTTCAGTAGATGGCATTAGTAAAAAAACCTTTGAAGCAGTGAGATGTGGACTTTCTTTTGAAAATGTAATGGCTAATTTGCAGAACACTGTAGAGATTTTTGGAAATAATAATGTAGATATTACTTTTACGATTAAAGAACCTAACAAAGAAGACACTCCTTATGTGAAAGATTTTTTAGTAAATAATTATAATATTTTACCTGAAAGAATCGCTATGCAAAGTGATTTTTTAGATAAAAATATGAATCAATATTTAACAAATTATTTTAAAGATCGTTAAAACTTTTCAATAAATAATTTTTTACAATCTTCATCAAAAAAGTCATAAGTAATAACTACCCATACACCTAAATTTCTGAAAAACGTTTCAATCTCTTCTCTTGAGGCAGCCATATTAGGTTTTTTAATAGTGTAATTTACTAAAACATCATCAAAATTATTTAATAAATATTTTAGATTTGTGATAGTCTTATCAAACTTTCCATAAATACGAGTAGCTTCATAAGCTTCTTTTGTGATACCATCTATAGAGGCCTCAAACTTATAGTGAATACCAGTTTTTTCACTTATATCTTTAAGTTCTTTAATTCTTTCTTCCGATAATAAATTTAAATTTGTTAAAAACTTTATTGTTTTTGCATCTTCAGTAGTTAAAGTTTTTAAGTAATCTCTTATCTTATAATAATAAAAGAAGGGCTCACCTCTGTCAGTAAACTCAATAATATCTAAGTCATGACCTTTAATTTTTTCTAAAGTTTCAAAATATAATTCTTTTAATTCTTTTGTGTCTCTATGATTTTCATAGAAACAATGATAACAATTTAGATTACAAGCATAAGATAGCCCAACAGTTACTCTTTTTATTTCATTTTTTGGAAAATAACAAGGATGGCAAAAATTATCTTCTTTAGAAGAAAAATTAGTATTTGCATATTTACTATAGTCTAAATATTCAAAAGTTTTAGAAAATTCAATAGGATCTTTTATTTTAAGAAATTCTTCAATAGAACAACTATAAAAAGGCTTACCACGACAGCAGCGTTTTAGGTCAATTTTATTTTCAAAAAAATTAATATTTAATTCACCACCTTCATAAGCAGTACAATTTACTAGTTTACTCATTACTTAATCCCATCTTTTATTTAAAGGTACATATTTAGAACAATACTCTTCATCAAAATAGTCAGAGCTCCATAAAACATTTGATCCTAGATTTTTAAAAAATTCTTCTACTTGAGGCACATCTTCTATGTTAGGCCGTTTAACTGTAAATGTGACCAAAGTATTTCCAAAAAGATTATTTAATTTTTTTAAAACTAAAATTACTTTGTTAAAATCAGCACCTGGTCGACATTTCGAAAAAGTATCTTCTTTAATTCCATCTATTGAAAGATTAAACTGATAATTTACACCAGTTTTTTTAGATATTTCATATAATTGATTTATTCTATCTTCGTTTAAAAGAGTACCATTAGTCATAAAAAATATATTTTTAATATTATTACTTGTAATGCTATTTAAATATGTTATTAAATCATTATAATAAATGAAAATCTCGCCGGAGCCATCTAAGAATAAAGTACCAATATTTGAGTTTTTTAATAAGTTTAACATTTTAAATAAAAATTCTTTTGCTTTTAATGGATTATTTTGCTCTTTATTTAAAGGACTCCATCCATCAATAATTCCACCAAAACCTGCACAACAGTGATAACATCTTAAATTACAAGCCTTAATGACATTAAGGGTAACATTTTTTATCTGATTTGAAAATGCACAATTCTTTTGGCATTGATTTTCATGACCTTCTTTAAACTCGGAAGAAATTGCAAGTTCACCTAAGTCATTTAAACTTTTATTTAAAAATTCTTCTAAAGAAATAGTTTTTTGTATAAGTTGACAACATCTACCTATATCTATAGTTTGATTTATATTATCATATGAAACTAATAAATCTGAAGTTTTACAACAAAACATATATAGTAAATTTAGTACTAATTTTAATATGCAAAAATGTCGAAGAACTAATGAATTATATATAACTTTAAATGACCAAAATAATATATATTTACAAAGATGTTGTGCGGCTTCAGGAGAAGTTATTAGTTTAGATGATTTTTTTAATTATTCTATAGATGAACTCAGCGAAATTCCAATAAATGGACATACCCTAAATGAAAGAAAAAGTGGTTGTAGTAATAAATGCAATTTTTCAAAAAACATTAAAACAATATTTTTTAATGTGATTAATGTTTGTAATATTAAATGTTATCATTGCTGCGCCGGATGTGACCATAAAGGTTTAGGTAATATATCATTTAGAAAAAAGCAATTTTTTAAAATAATAAATACTATAAAAAATGCGCATCTTGATTCTATTGGATTCGATGGCACTGGAGAAATATTTCTCTTTTATAAAGACTTAGTGTCTTTATTAAAAACACTAACTCCAAATGATACTAAAGATATACGATTTTTAACAAATGGTACTCTTTTAAATGAAGACCGACTAAAAGAACTCTATCAAATAAGTAAAGACACAGGAATAAATTATAGGTTTGGTTTATCGGTAGATGGTTTAACAAAAGAAACTTATGAGAAAATAAGAGTGGGTGCAAATTTTGAACATACAATAGATATTATTGATTCTATAAAGAATATTTTTAATAATCCACCTGAAATTATTTTTACTATTAAAAAATATAATATCCAAGAAGTACCTTTTGCAAAAGATTTTTTTATACAACTAGGTTGCTCTTATATTGAATTTTTATATGACATATTTGATTCAGAATGTGGTAAATATATGCCAGAAGATTGTAGAATTGGTTAATTTATGAATATCTTTTATCTACAGGTACATATTTAGAACAATACTCTTCATCAAAATAATCTGAATTCCATGTGATACTAACATCATAAGGTTCAAAAAACTTTTCAACAAAAGGTACATCTTCTACATTAGGTCGTTTAACTGTAAATATTACAGTAGTATATGGGAATAATTTTGATATAAACTTTAAGTTATCTAATACCCTATTAAAATCAGCACCTGGTCTACAAGCATTAAAAGTTTTTTCGCTTATACCATCTACCGATATTACGAATCTATACTGAACATTTGTCGTTTTACTTATTTTTAATAAATTAACAATTTTATTTTTATTTAAAAGAGTAGCATTTGTTTGAAAATAAATTATTTTTGTATTTTCACCTGAAAAAGATTTTAAAGCTTCAATGAGGTCATCATAATAAATAAATATTTCGCCAGAGCCATCCATACTAATAGAAGAAAGTTTTTTTGTTCTTAAGTAAGAAAGTGCATCAAAAAGAAAATTTTTTCTATCTTGTAATTCTTCTTTACAAATATTTTTAGCATTCCATTCACTAATTGAACCACTCTGTCCTGCACAGCAATGAAGACAAGATAAATTACATTTAGCAATAGCTGATATAACTACGTCTGTTATAGGCTCTACAAAGCCACAATTAAATTGACACTGATGCATATGATCTGGCCTAAGCTCAATAGGAGTATTTGAAGCTAAATCTTCTAAACTATTTAAAAATAAATCTGCTCTAGAAAATTGGTGTTCTTTTAAATGACAACATCTACTTATTAAAATAAATCCAGGTTTGTCATATGATATATTTATAATCGAGGACCTTGAACATGACATACTAATTTAATTAGTTATGTGTCATCCATGGGAAAATTCTTTAGTAATTAATCAATTCGAAGGCTTAGATGGCTTTGAGGTTAGTAGATGCTGTATATTGAAAAGTAAAAAAATATCAAAAGAACAATTTTTTGAGTCATCCTTAAATGATGTTGGCAGGTTTGCTAAACCTGAGTCTTTTATCCAAGATGACTTATCACTATGTGCTCATGATTGTAATTTTTTAGAAGATATAAGTAAAGTTCATTTAAATATTATTCATAATTGTAATTTAAGATGTTATCATTGTTGTGCAGGCTTTGATAAAAATGACCCAAGATTATGTTTTGGACTTAATAAATCTTTAGAATATCATCAACAGAAAAAAGAGTCATTTTTTCAAGTTTTAAATTATTTAAAAAACTATCCATTAAAAATAATATCAATGGATGGATCTGGAGAAATTTTTTTATATTATAAAGACCTAATTCATTACTTATTGTCAGTAAGATCTCACAATGTAGAAGAAATTTGTTTTTTAACAAATGGTACATTATTAACTGAAGAAAAAATTATTACTTTAAGTAAAATAAGTGAAAAAACAAAAATCAAATATAGTTTCGACCTCTCAATAGATGGTGTAACTAAAGAAAGTTTTGAATCAATTAGACATGGTGCAAAGTTTGAACAAATAATAGAAACAGCATATCTTTTAAAAAATTATTTTGATACACAGATTAATTTTACTATTAAAAAACCAAATATCAGTGATATTGATAAGGTAGCAGATTTTTTTAAAGATTTTAGACTTTTCTGGTCATATGATTATTATGATCCTGAATGTGCGAAATATTTAAAAAATAAATGGGGAGAATAAATCTCCCCTCATATTAAGCCATATCAATATGAAACTCTCTTCCTCTTAAATAATTTTTACGAGGAGTTGAGTCATCACCATACCATTCTTCAATAGTTGTTTTAGCTCTATCATCCATTTCAAAAGGTTTAAGAAGTTTATCCATTCCACCAACTTTTTCGATAATTTGTTTTAAGTCTTCTTTTACCCAAGAACCCAATCCTTTCAAATAAAAATATTCAAGATTTTTCTTAAGTTCTGAATTTTTAGGAAATGCAAAATAATACTCTTCTACGCTATTACCTTTTTTACCAATCAAAAGAGGTGTTTCCAATCTACAAACTCTTCCTTGTTCAAGCATTTTAGGAGCAACTATACTAAAGAATGTGAGAATAAGACCAGCAATAGCACAACCATCTGGGTCGGCGTCAGTAAGAATTACAACTTTATCATAAGTCATATCTTCTGTATTACCATTGGCATCTAAACCTAAAATATCACACAACTCCTTGATTTCGCGATTCTTCATAAACTCAACTGGCTTTTCACCGAAGATATTCATCAACTTACCACGAAGCATATAATATCCAATACCTTTTCTACCTAAAATTGGAGAAATACCTGAAAAGGCAGAGAAACCCTCAGTTATCATAAGATAATTTTTTCCAGTTTTTCCAATAGGTCCAAAATATTTATCAGACTCAACTTCCTTCTTACCTTTATTTAACTTTGCCAACTCTTTCTGTTCAGCTAATTCTTCTTTAAGTCTAAATAAATCAGTAATGTTATTAACAATTTCTTTTTCTCTAAGAATTTTAGCTGTAAAGCCATCCATATCAAGTTGATTATCTCTAATAAAGTCGCCTACTTCTCCCCAAGAGTTTGTAAGTTTCTTTTTAGTCTGACTATCAAATGCACAGTTCAAAAATCCTTTTAAGAAAATTACAATACCGATGCGGTTACGAATATCAGCCGGTTTAATTGCTTTATATTTCTTTGAAACTTTATCACGAATATCACTTACAATTTTGTTTGTGATATAGTCAGCATGGGTTCCACCTTCCTTCAATGAAATACCATTTACATAAGTAAGTGTATAAGGCTCTTCAGAAGGATAAACACAGATATAAGCATTTGGCTCATTCATAACAATTGCTGGCTGTGGAAATAATGAACTTAAATCTTTGGCTGCTTTAATATTTACTTTTTCACCATTGAAAGTAAAAGTACAATCTGGATAAAACCATGACAAAAACTTCAATCTAGTTTTTACAAGCAAAATAATATCTTCATCAAATCCTTTTACTGAAAATTTTTCAAAATCAGGTGAGAAAGTAATTTTTGTTCCAGTCTTGTTATTAGCTGCAAGTTCTTTTACATTGATTTTAGAAAGATTATTTTCACAAGAGATTTTCATCTTTCCTTGGCCATCACAAGTAATACATTCAAATGTTTTTGAGAAAATAGATGCGGCCTTAATTCCAATACCATTTGTACCAATTGTCTCACGATTTTCATCATTGAAGTTTGAACCTGACATTGGAACTGTTACAGCATTTACACACATCCAATCTCCATTATCCATTTTCTTAACTGGAATACCACGGCCATTATCTTCAATAGAGAAAGTATTTTTGTCCATTGTGATATTTATTTTTGTTGAATACTTCCAACCTGTTTTAATACCTTCGTCAACCGAATTATCAATTGCTTCATTTACAATCTTGTGAAGACCTTCTACAATATTTACAGTTTTTAATTCAATTCCGCCTTCTTCATTCAAAGTCCACTCCATAGTATCAGAAGGTTTCATACCGCCTACATACATCTGTGGTCTCGCCAAAATATGTTCTACTGGAGAAAGTGATTTAATTGATCTATCATCTACTTGTTTCTTTTTTGCTGCCATTAAAGTCTACCCTCCTTTTTAAGTTCTTTTTCTAACTCATCAATATCTTTAAGCCAAAGTGTAACTGGAGTTTCGTTCTTAATAAAATTGTCTAATTCTTCAACTTTAGCTTGATACTTTTCTTCCATCTCTTTTGCTTTATCAGATGTAATAGAATAAAGTGGCATAGAAATAAGTTTATCGATATTAATATATTTCTTTTTCTTCATATCTGCTTCTACAACAGATTTTTTAAATTTAAGATTTATAGTTCCTGCAATTACTTCTTTAATAAAGCGAACGACTTCAGCTAAATAAATCTTTTCATTTTCAAGTCGCTTTTCTTCAGACTTCTTACGCTTCTCCATATATTTAAGCTTAATATCATAATAAGCATTAAATACATCTGTTGCATCTTTAAAACCATCTTCAACGGCATTATTTTCATTAATCAATGTTGGATTTTCGGTGATTACTTCAACTAAGCCCAAATCTTTAAGAATTGTTTCTTGTGGTAGGGCGGCTTCTTCATCAGTAAGAGTTATTTCAAAGTGAAAAGTATCTACCTCTGGGTCAGATCCATCAATATATTTTTCAATTCTCTTTTTCTCTTTAGGTTTTTTAGGATCTGGATTTTTATATTTAGATAAAAGAGCTAAATACTTTTGTAAATCCCAGGTAATAGGAAGTTCATCAATTACAACTTTTTTACCTTGGATAGTTGCAACTCCACGAACCTCATATTTATTTGGCTCTAATTCAGCAACCGTTCCTTTAAATCCCTGCCAATTTGGGAGTAATAAATCCTTTTTAATTCTTTTGCCTTCCAATTTATTTCGAGTAAGCTTAATAATATTTTCAATTGGGCGAGCATACATTTGGCCTGCAAAACCTACGCCAATACCTTCTGCTCCATTCACCAAAATCATAGGTAAAGTTGGCACATAAAATCTTGGCTCAATTTCGTCACCTTCAAATTCCTGAGAAATAAGATTTTCATCATCACTTTTTCTAAAAATTAAATCTGAATAGTCTGCCATTCTCGCAAAAATATAACGAGGAGCAGAAGCTTCTGGAATAAGACGAGTTCCAAAAGAACCTTCACCTTTAACATAAGGTAAATTATTAGCTCCACAATAATCTGCTGCCAATGTTACAATTGTACCTTGAATTCCTGAGTCACCATGTAAATAACCAGCTTCCATAATAATAGAACTTGCTAATGCTGATACTTTAATTTTGCTTTTAATGTTACGTTGCTTTACTGTATAAATTACTTTTCTACCTGAGTTTTTCAAACCGTCAATATATGATGGCAAAGACCTATATGCCATATACAAAGCGCTTTGACTATACTCTTCATTTAAAAACTTTGTAATATCCATAATAAATAAATATTAACTGAAATAAAAAAGGACGGCCTGAACCGTCCTCTTAGCTAAGCATTCTTAGGCTTAACAACTGTGTTTTCACTCGCAAAAGGAGCAACTAATAAATCACTAATCACTCCAGATGCAAGATTACCTGCAAATTCACAGCCAATCTTAAAGCCTACAATTAAAGCATCCACCTGTTGCTTAGGATAACCCTGAGCCATATAAGCCTGCTCAAGTTTAGAAATATATTCAGGAATAGTCATAAAAATAATATTAACATGGGGCGTTTTTAATTTTACTAATTAAAGTATGTTAGGAAGTCCAAATCTAGTTTCTGCAGCTTGGAGAAGTCAAAGTGGTGATAAAAATGACCCATTAACTGACTATCAGGGATATAAAAATATTTATATTTCCGACCCAAAATTTGAAAATTATTATATAAATCATGTCTCTGTTCCAAACCCTGTAGTAGATGCTATGGACTCATCTATTGCAGGTGAAGGCTCTCATGCACAAGAAAGTGTAAACTATTTTAGGACTATAGATATTAAAATTGTTCAAGATGCTGGAGCTTATACTAGTTGGTATGCTAATAAAACAAAAGGATGGGGAAATTGGCGAAGTAACAGTATAAAAGTTGATGATAGAGTTACTCTCTATATAGATGACCTTTCTAAAATAGGAATGACTTATTCTCAAAACTTTGGTTATGCTTGGGATGAAATTGCTGGATCAGGAGCTATTGGTAAAGTAGCTGATATGGCCAAGAAAATCCAAAATAATGCAGCTATGTTAGCAGCTGCTAATGGAAGTTCAATGGATGTTGATTCTTCTACTCCAATGGGAAAATATCAAAAAGTACCATATATTAAGTCAGTAGAACCTTTTAAGATTGAGCCATCTTCTTTAACATTTAATTTCAACTTTGGGCAAGCAGGTATTTTTAGTGGTGAACAAGAAGTTGTAAGACCTATTTTAGCTTTAGCTCGTATCTTTTTACCTTATCAATCACCTTATAAAGAAGATGGAACAGGTGGAGATTGGTTAAATTTAGCTGCTCCTACTCAAGCTCAAGTATATGCCAATATTGCCTCTGTTATGGGTGGTTTTATTAGTGAGCAAGGAAAAAACTTATCTGATAAACTTTCTGAAATGGGAAGTGCATTAAAAGAAGATTTTGATATTTCTCATCCAGTCGACTCTACTAAAAAAGCATTAGGAGATGGAGCTGCTGCAGCTTCAAATATAGCTACTACATTTATTAAAGGCTTATATAAACGTATTGACCAAGGCCTTAAAACATCAATGGAGAAGAATAGTAAAAGTATTATTCTTAGAATAGGCCGCTATCAATTGCCACCTTGTTTTCCAAGTAGTGTTTCGTGGAATTTTGATTTTACACAAGTTGATGAGTATGGATTCCCAAGAGGTGGTACTATTACTTTTGAAGGACTTCAGTCACCTAAATGTGGTGAACTTACTGATATTGGTTTATTATCTTAAAGTTGAAGCTTCCTGATCTGTCCAAGTTTTTCCTTCCTTAAGACTTTCAATTGCATTTAAGATTCTTTCAAGCATTGCTTCAAGATTACTATTATCAACATTTACATTAGTTGTAGGAGTATTCTTTTTATTTTCGGCACCCATTGCAGAACTACTTGTTTCTCTAAAGTTGAGAGAGCCTTCAATACCTAAAGTTTTAGCAATACTAGATGAGTCTATTTTTGAGAATCTTTCTAGAGCATCTGTTAGTCTATCAACTTTATTTATCATATCATCTGCATTCTTATTCATTTTAATATTGAACAATGTTGTAATAGCAGTTTTAATTTCTTTTGCTTTCTTGTTTAAGCCATCACCTTCTGGTAAACTTTGAAGTCTTTCAATTCCAGGCATAATTGATTCTATATTTGCATTAAACTTATTGCCATCAATTGTGTCTATTTGAGATGTGAGTTCATTTACTCCAGCAATTGCATTTTTAATTGCTTTTGTATTAGGAGAAGCTTTCATACTTTGTATTTTGTTTAAGGCATCTAAGAAGATTGAAATACCATCTAAGTTGATACCCTTTAATTGATCACTTAAATTTCTCATAGGGCCTACTGAGTCTGACATTTTATTGATTAAATCTGCTACAGTAGTTCCCATCTTATCTGAAACCCAAGATGCTGCTGCTTCATGAACACTTGCCAATAATCCAGGACTTCTTGCTTTTTCTGCAATCAATTCCATAGTATCTAAGTATTTTATAACAGCTTCTGTATCAACTCCATTTTTAGATAATTCAGTGAGCTGTTCCATTGCATCTAATGATTTTTTAAGTGTTGAGAAGAATAAACTCATAAGAACAGCTGAAATAGTACCTAATAAGAAATGGATAGTACCACCTACTAAAGTTTTAGCTGCAATAACAGCTCCTGCTAAGAATGGAATTAAGCCATATTTACTCTGGAATGGCTTTAAGATATTATCACCATACATAGCATCCACTAAGTTTGGGTCAGATCTCTTTCCAAAGAATTTTGCAACCTTTGAAAATATAAATAATGCTGGTGTTAAAGTTATAAGTACAGCTGAAATTAAAGTAGCACCAACCATGGCAATTGGACCTAACGCAGCTGTTAAACCTAATAAACTAATAGTAAGGGTCATTGCGTTTACAAAACCTAAAATACCAGTCTTAGCTAATGCTGGATTTGTCTCTGTAAATAATGGCTCATTACCCAGCATTTCTGATATAGCTTTGAAAGGTAATGCAACCATAGCCAACATGGTAATTGCAGCCATAATAGGTGGTAAACTAGCCATAGCAATTATAGCTGCAGGAGCGGTTACTGCTGTAGCCGCAAATGGAAGGGCCATAAGAGTGATATTTTTAGCAGATAATTTAATCTGGTCTTTATCTATTTTACTTAATGCTGAAACAGCAACTTTAGATCCAACAGCAAAAGCAGCTAACATTAAAGCTGCAGGCATAGATGTTGCCATAGCCAATAAAGCGACTGGACCAACTAAAGCTAAAGGCATAGTAGCAGTGAATAAGCCAATAAGACCTGGGCCTTCATCTCCACCAGCCATAACAGTTACAGCATGTTGGATATCAGTTGGATTTATCATTGCTAAAGTTTTCAAAGCAAGGAATGCAGTTAATGCGAATGTAGTTGTAAGAATAGCTGCAGCCACTCCTAATGCTAATGGAGCCATAACATACATGGCTGCCGCACCTAATAAAGCTGTAACTGCCATAACTCCAACAAATCCTAAAACAGCTATCATAGCAACTCCAACCATTTTAGGAGTAATTGAACTTAATGCCTTTAATGCGACGAACGCTAAACCTGCAAATACAGTAGTGAGTACGGCCGCTAATAAACCTTGAGCAATCTTATCTGTCATTTTGCCCATTAGATTTAAGGCAAAAGTCATGCCTATAGCAAATAGTCCAAGGGCTGCTGCTCCAACTAATGCTTTAACAGCAATAGGAGTTATCAATGAAGTTATAATCATTGAGACAGAGGTAAGAGTAACTAACAGAACGATGGCTTTAATGGCTCTTGTACTTTTCTGTATTTTCTTTAAGTCAAATTTATCTGAAACAAAATCTAGAAATATCGCTAATTCCTTTACAAAAAACTTTGCAGCCATTGCTCCAAATTTACCTAATATTGCAAATGGAGTTATAATAGCAAAAGTTTTACAAGTTTTTAAGGTATTCACAGCGATGTCTTTGATACTCTCCATTGATTTAGCTAAACTTTTAATTTTTGATAGCTTCATATCTTCAAGAGTATCTATCAAAGGCTGAATACCTTTTGTAAAGAAACTTTTTATATTTTTTACTGAGCTAATAGCCAATTTAGAAATTAAACTAGACTTAATAATGGCTTTCATAGAGTCATTGATACATGATGCTGCAAGAGCTAGATTTGTAGCAAAATTACCAATATTATCTCCCATACCACTAAGCCGTTCAAGATATTTATCCATATCATCTAGTTTGGCGTTTGCTTTTTTGAAGTTTATAAAATGTGTAAGTGCATTTAAGGATATAACTTGTTTTACAACTTGACCAAAGTTTGCAGTAATAGAACCCATTTGCTTTGTAAACTTTTCAGAGTTCTTTGTATTAACTTTAGTATGAGTAGTTTTATCCATAGACTCAGTAAGTTCATCCAATCTTTTCTGAGTATCTTTGAACACACCTATATCTAATGGCTTTTGATTTGAAACAAAGTTTGTTAATTCTTGAAAATCTTTAATATATTTTTTAGAGTTTTCAACATTAGATCCTAAAACAATAACTCCTGCTGCTGAAATAGGATTATTTTTAGAAGCAGTTATTTCTTTTACAGGCTTATTTAAGATTTTAATAATATCATCTATTTTGGCACCCAAATATAAAGCAGGAGTACCATATTTTGCAGCCAATTTTTTAACATCATTTATTTTATCAGTTGGTTTCTGGAAATGTTCTTTTGGCTCTTCTGGAGTTTTAGGTTCATTAGCAAATATTTCATTAACAATTGACTGGCCTGTTGCTTGTAAAGTTTCTTTTAATACTTGTCTAAAAGACTCTGGCATATCTTTAATAGCTTGCATAAGCTCAGATTGCTCATCTTTTTTAAAGAGTTTTTTAGTATCATCTCCTTTAGGTGTTAATCCAATACCTTCAAGGGATTTTGTATTGAGTGTTACTTTATCTGCATTAAGGGTAATTCCATCAGGCATAATTTAATTAGTAAAATCATGACTGTTAATATTTTTTGTATAGGAGAAAATATTAATGACCGAGAATGGTATTGAAATGAAATCAGATTGGTTTATCACAGATGCTCCAAAACAGTTATCTGATGTTAAATCTCAAGACACAATTATTAAGTATTACACAAAAAAATTTGCTTCAGGTTCAATGGATAAAAATACAATGTTCCTTGGACAGTTTGGTTCTGGTAAAACAGTTATGGCCAAAATTATCGCAAAGTCATTGGTATGTAAAGACCTTGATGCTGGTGGAAATCCTTGTGATAAGTGTGCAGCTTGTCAGGCAATCAATAATGAAACTTATAACCGTGATTGTCTCTATATTGATGCTGAAAAAATGAGTGCTCAGGATGTTCGTGATGAAGTTGAAAAGTTTACAGCGACAAGAGCTATTCGTGACCGTAATAAGGTAATTATTTGTGATGAAGCTCAGGCACTTTCAAAAGAAGCAGTTGAAGCCTTCCTTACAGTAACTCAGAATCCAAAACCTGGTTTTTATTTTATTTTTACAGCAATGTCAAAACTTCAGGGACCAAAGGCCGGAGCTCTTCAGTCACGTTGTAAAGTTTGGAAAATGAAGACACCTCAGGTTGATGATACTTATATGTATTTGGCATCAATTGCTCAGAAGAAAAACCTTATTGCTGACACTTCAGTTCCAAAAGAATTCTGGACAGATGGCTTGAAATTTATCGCACAGAATTCAGAGTATTCTTTCCGTAAAGGTATTCAAATGCTTGAACAGTGTTATGAAGGAAGAATCTTTACTCAGAAAGAAATGGAAGAGACTTTTGGTCTTGTCTCATATGATGATGCTGTTGCAGCACTTATCCAATTTGGAAATAAGGAAATCACTCGTACAACTTGGAATATTGTAAACGGTGAAGATTATATCGACAAGTTTAATCTTTTGATTAAGATTATTGGTGATGCTCAGGCAGTAAAAACATTTGGTACTGAATTTATTGAAGAAGGTGACAAATGGAAGTGGGATCAAGCCGTTCAGCTTTCTAAGACAAAATACTTTGATGAAATGCGTGATGTATTTATGGAATTAGGAAAACAAGCTTGGTTGAAAAATGGTACTTGGAGAAGTTCTCTTGCATTATATCTTGAGTCTGGTACAAAAGCAGGTGAAGCTCCAAAACCTGAGCATTTGCAGGAAACAGTTCCACCTACAACAGGAAGACGTAGAAGGGTAGCAGTAGCAGAATAATGACAACTATCGAAATTATTGAAAAAGAAAGATTAGAATTAGCTAAAAATGATGATTGTGATACAAAACAATATATGTCTAATGAATTTTTCTATGAAAAACTTTATAATCAAATTCATTGGGATAAAAATCACATGACAACTGAAGGTGAAATTTCAAAACTTGCTCTTAGAGCTATGATAGAAATGGCTTATAGAGAAGGTAAAATAGATGGTCTAGAAAGAGCATCTGAAATTATAATTCAAAATCAGTCATAAAAATAAAGCTCCTCAAATGAGGAGCTTTTTATTTACTACATATTTTTGATGTCATCTTCAAGAGACTTAAACTTTTCCATCATTTCTTTCATGCAGTCTTTCCAGCCACGTTTATATGACTCAGTATCGATACCTTCATCTACTGGTTCTTTGGCTTCATGAGCCGGAGCTTCAGGAACTGGGCCAGAATCTTCGGGTTTTTCGATAGGCTTAACATAAAATGAAAAACTGTCTTCTCTAAATCGAAGATTTATTCCAACATCAGCATCTTGTGCTGATACATCTTTGATTACTTTTTCAATTTTTGAAAAATAATCTTTTACTTCCTGAGAAGCATATTCAAACTGAACATCTCTGGAATTGTCCAAAAAACAAAATCCAGAGCCTAATTGCTGACCAACAAGCCCTTCTTTTTTGAGAGCTTCTTCAATGTCATTTGAAACTTTTAATAAATCCATATTATTAACTCCTATTGGTATCTTTTAAAAAAGATTTATACTCAGTGTCTATTTTATCTGTCGCTGTATTTAAGTCATCTTCACACTTAAAAGAAACAGTAAACTCAATTTCATTTGAGCCTTTTACTGGATAGCCATGAATATCATGGTCTCTTGTTTTTTCACGAACTCTGATAGAAGGAAAAGTAATAACGTCTGCATATTCGTCCAAAATATCCAAAATTTTGTGATTAAATTCTATAATTCTTTTATCAATTGTCATTTTATCTAGATTATACCAAAAGGTTAATATTTTTTCATATGGTACAAGTAGGAATAACAGAGAGAGGTGATGCTGCCTTAAATACTAGCTGGAAGAAATGGGTAGAAAATGGGCAGCCTGCGATTTTAATCACAAAAAATGTAATTAAACTTATTGAAGAAAACAAGCAATTATTATTAAATGGAAATGTAATTATTCATGCAACTGTTACTGGATTAGGTGGCACAAGATGGGAGCCTAATGTTCCAAATTATAAAAAGGTTTTAGAATTTTTAGAAAAACAAATTAGATATGGTTTTCCAAAAGAAAGATTAGTTATAAGATGCGACCCAATTTTTATTCCTTTTATGGCTCCAGAAACCCAATCTATATTTGACTACAAGTCAATTATTTCTGAAATATTAAACTTTGCTATTGATAATGATTTAAGGTATCGTATTTCATTTTTTGACTATTACCCACATGTTAGAGAAAGAGTTAAGAATTTACCACAAACTCTTGTTATTGAGAAGTTAAACCAAATACAACCTGAATTACATGCTAATATCCTTTTAAGGCAAGGTTTTTTAGCTATGTTGGAAGATTATATTACTACTCGAGGTGGAAAAACTGAAGTAGAAATCTGTGGTGAGCCTGGTTTACCTTGTACTGGTTGTTTATCTAAAAAAGACTTAGACATTTTTGGCATTGAATTGGATAAAGACCCAGAAACAGGAATGCAAAGACCTGCTTGTGCTTGTTTAGGAATTAAAAGAGAATTATTAGATAATAAACACCCTTGTGCCCATGGCTGTCTCTACTGTTATTGGAAAGATTACTAATTTATTTATGAGATTAAATGAAACTATTTCAGATGTATTCTATGATCAGCCTGAAATTTACTTAAAGTGTATTGAGGCTGGAGCAAAATATTTACAAGAAAAACCATATCCAGAAAATAATCAAGATATTAAATTTAAATATGGTTATCATCCAGAAAAAGTAACTAACAGAGAAAAGTGGTGGACCGATGCTCTTAGACCTATTAAAGCTGAATTGAAAGATCACTATGGCCCAGGATTTACAAAGAAGATTAAGGGTATTGTTTGGACTTTAGCAGATGAAGGTAATACTGCTTTGGAAAATATGAAGCAGTTTATCTCAACTGGAACCTGTGAACAATATGAAGCTTTTTTAAATAGCAATTCTAACAATTCAGATGCAGGTGGCCTTTATATTGATGATAAGGTTTTTGATAAACCAGTTTGTATAGAGTGCGGAGCTCCATTATCAAAAGAAGAAGTTGAAGCTTATGGCGATACTTGTGAAGCTTGTGCTTTAGATGATATTGGAAGAGATAGACATTATGATGGCCCAGATATGGGAGATTTATTTGAGTCTATTATAAAAGAAGGAACAAACACAGAAAAGAAAAATTATATCGACATTAAAGGTGAAAAAGCTCCATTAGACTGGGATAGAATAGATGATAAAATAGAAAAAGTTGGTTTTGGTAAAGACTTATATGAATGTATTATTCGCGAAAGTGAGATTAAATCTTGGTATGAGCCATTTATGAATTTCTATTACCAGATTTATAATGGTGGTGTAGGTCAGCCAATTAGATTAAATCCTGGATATTACAAAGAAGTAGATGAAATTTTAAGCATTGCTTCATATAATGATATTCTTACAAATATATATGAAGAAAAATATATTCCAGAAGAAGTAAAACCATTATTTGAAGAGTTTGTGAGAAATGTTAAAGAAGTTTGTGATGCAGTATCTTCAACTACATTCTATAGACCTTGTGAATATTGTGGTGGATCTGGTGAAGAATATGTAATGGATGAAGATGAGGACGGAAATGATCGTTCTTATTATGATACTTGCATTAACTGTGGTGGTGATGGTGAAGTTCAATGCAGCTATGATGAAGTAGATGACCCAGACGATATTAAAAATTATCTAAACTTAGAAGCAAAAAATGCTTGGGATGAGCTTGAGAATAAATGTTTAGACTATCAAAAAATGTTTAAGATTATAGAAGGAAAAGAGTAATGACATATAATCAAATTATAAAATTTCTTAAAAATACCCCAAGACCTAATGGCCGAAAGTATGATTTATATCGCTCTATAGCTGAAAAAACAAATCAAAATATTTCATATCTAAAAGCTGTAATTATTGATGATGGTTTTAGGTATGAACCTGATGAAGATGGTTATGTTATTGAGATGAATCCTAAGTTTTTAAATAAAACTACTTGGGTTGCTTATTTTGACCCAAACTCAGGTGAGTTTATAAATAGATGGGACCAATATAAACATGAAGATATGAGTGGTTTTGAAGCTCAATTAAATGGCTATAATGATGAGGGTGAGTGGATTTGTACTATAGTAGATACATCAGCACCTGATATGGATTCAGGTGGAGCTTATGATGCTTTATTAGCTATTGTTGAACATAAAGATGAAATCTCAGGTGATGAGAATGATGAATACAAAACTTTGGAAATTGTAAATTCTCTTCAATTCAGAAAAGATATACACAATGCTCTTGGAGAATGGGATGAAATATTTAATAGATATAGAGCATTTGAAATGGAATATGAAGTTGGCGAAAAATGTGTTGATGACTTGCACGTAGCTAAAAGATTTCATAACTATGAAACTGGTGAAGATGACTGGGACCATATCCTTGAAGATGACACAGAAAAACTTACTAAAATTATTAGTAATATTAAAAGCATATTTAAGAAGCATAATGTACCATATTATGGAACTGGTTATATTAGAGGTAGCCTAGGAGACGATCCTCGATATGCCGTTGCTGAACTCCATCCATATTTTGCGGAACCAGGAGAAAATCACTATACTATCTTAGATGAAAAAATTGGATTAAAAGAGTCTAGTGACATTGTTAGTGAGTTTTTAAGATTGTGTGAGGGTAAATAAAATGACAGAACCTAAAGTAGTTGAGTTTAAATGTCCAAAATGTGGATATGAATGGACTAAGTCTTTTCCAGAAGGAATGGAAATTTGGACAAGAAGACGCTGCCCTAATTGTATGCGATATAGTGACAATTGTTTAAAACCTTTCAATTTTTTTGAAAAGATGAAAAAGGAAATTTCTAATGAATAAATCTGAACTATTTGAGTCCATTTTAGCAGAATCTTTACAAGAGGATTATGAACAAGCCTTAGGAGATTGGATCTGTGGATGGGACCTTAGATTTAAGAGTATTAAAAATAGAATTAAAAAATTTAAAAAACAATTTAAGGTACTTTATAGATATATTGCTCTACCATATGATTCTTATATTGAAGAGGGTCAGAATGTTTGGAAAATGAAAGTTGGTGATATTTTTAATGCAACTCCTTGTTCAACTTCAATTATACCATTTTGCAGTAAATTAAATTATAAAAAATATGTTGATCGCATGTGCGTTTTTACAGGTAATTCTTCAGATGTTGACCTTTTAGAAATGATTTTTCATAATGCAGAAGGTTGGCAAATACCTCAGAGTGTTTATGATAAAAATAATTATGAAGACTCAGATTATGCATGGCAAAAAGAAGTTATTTTAGATGGAAAATATCGAATAACTAAAATTATGAATATAAATGACCCACAAAGACCAACTTTAAAAAAGAAAGTTTTTTTAGAAAAATGTTAGTTTTAATAAAATAAGTAATTTCTATATAAAGGCGCAAAAAGCGCCTTTTTTGAATTTTTATTGAATTTGATGTATAATCTATATAAGAGGTAAATTATGTCAAGTCCAAGAGTTTTAGCAGGTAAGAAAAATTTCACAACAGTTAATGATGCATGGGAAGATTATTATTCTGAGAATAAGTTTGCTATTTCAGCAGATGTTCAGAAAGCTCTTAAGTATGTTCCTATTTATTATCAGAAGAAAAATCTTATGGCTATGGCTGCAGCTTATTCTCTTTGGAATAGTGCTGAACAGCGATTTGAAATATTCTGTCCTAAGAATGCAGTTTTCCGTTCAACAAACCTTCATGAACTTGGACATATTTATTTCGGCCACTTAAAAAACTCTCGTAAGTATATTGCTATGGCTGAAAAAATCCTCGAACCTTATAGAAGTCAGATTGCAGATTTTCTTGATATAAGCCGCATGAATGCAATCCATGATATTATCAATATTTGTATGGATTTTGAAATCAACTCAAAACTTTTTGTTACTAACAAAGAGCGAGAAGAATTGAATGCCTCAGTTCAATTTTATTTAATGAGAAGACACGACACTAGAACTATTAGTTCTTTTATTAGTTCTTTTGATCCTGAAAAACTTTCTAAAGAAACTATAATTTTCTTCCCAGAAAACTTTGGTTTTCCTGGAAAAAAATCATTTCTTGAATATGTTCAAATGATGGTTGATTATTGTGTTCATCATAAAAAGCCAGAAATTCCACAGAATGGAACTGGTTCTTCTTATGAAGGTCAACTTTCTAATGAAACTAAAGGTGCAACTGCATTTTCTCTTCCTAGTAATAATACTGAAAATACTTCAAAAAATGATGATGCTGAAGGTGACTCACCATTTAATGAAGAAGATGAAAATAATTCTGATGAAGAAAATAAACTTCCTTCATTTAATGAAAATAAATTGGAAGAAGAAACTCAGGACAATTCTAACGAAGAAAACCCAGGTTCTGCTTCTTCTCCTAATGAAAATGATAAAGAAGAAGCTAATAGCAATAGTAGCAATAATGAAAAAGGTAAAGACTCAGTATCTTCAGATACTCCTCAAATTGAAGAAATAGATGATGATACTTTTGCTAAGCGTTTTAGAATTAATCGTGACACTAAAGAACAAAAAGATAACATTAAAGGAGAAGACTGCCGAGCTAATCGCAGAAATAGCGAACCTCTTTATGAACTTGAAGGTGAATCTCTTGACAATGAAATCTATAACTCTAAAACTTGGATGCTAGACCATGAAAGAGAAGAGGAAGAAATAAATAATCTTAAAGGAAAGGTTGACATAGCTTCTAATGCTTCTGAGATTAACAACTTTATTCTTAAGAATGCTCTTCCTTCTATTGATATTTCATCTTATAATGATATTTTATACAACTATAATCGTGGTAAAACAACAGATGTATTTATCAATAAGGTAAGAACTCGTTCAACTTTCAGAAAGCCAAATGTTCATATTTTCACTGATGTTTCTGGCTCAATGGATGCTGAATATACTAAAAAGGTTGTAAAAGCTGTAAAAGCAATTAGCAGCCGTATTGATACTCGCTCATCAATTACATTTTATAATGAATGGGCCTTGAATACTGAAAAGTTTACAACTCTTAGTGATGAAGTTATAAATAAATCATTTGTTGGTGGTGGCACTGAACTCGCTAGATCACTTAACAGAAATTATGTTAAAACTCAGGAAAATAACTCAGCTAATACTTTGGTTATTATTTCAGATTTTTGTGATAATATCAGTGCAATTAAAAAATCATTTGATAATATCAAATCTACAATTCTTTGTATTGAAGTTGGAAACTCTAATAATGATGATGTTGCTCAAGAATTCAAAGAAAATGAAATTAACAATGTAAAACACATAAAAATCGTAAATCGTCAATATGCTGCATAATTGATAAAAATCGCATTTTATTAAAAAATGCGATTTTTTTGAATTTATTAAAACCTTAAGGTATTATCTATATAAGAAAACTTAAACAAAAGAGGTAAACTTTATGAAAAATTTTGACAAAATGGTAAATGCTATTTCCCTTTCAAAGGATAGCGACGTTCCTTTCCTTTTAGTAGGAAATCCTGGTTTTGGTAAAACAACTGTAGTTCATGCTTGGGCTAAACAGAATGGTTACCATGTAGAAGAAATTATGGGTTCTTCATTCTCGCGTGATGAAGTTCTTGGTTACATGGTAAATGTAAATGGTTCTCTTGAAATGCTCGCTCCTTTTTGGTTCAAGAGAATTAAGAAACTTGCTGATGAAGGTACAAAATCAGTTTTATTTATTGATGAACTTTCAACAACTGGTGGTGATGTTCAGTCATCTCTCCTTCGTCTTATTTTTGAGCGTACAATTGGAAATGGTGATATGCTTCCTGAAGGAACTATCGTAATGTCAGCTGCTAACTATAAAGCAAATCTTCCTGGTTACTGTGATGTTTCTTCTCCTGCTGTAAATCGTTTCTGTATTATCAATTTGGAAGAAGCTTCTCTTGAAACAATGGTTGATGACTATGTTATCAATGAAATGCCTACTCCAAAAACTCCTAAGTTTGGTACAATCAATCCTTCAAAGTTACCTGACATCAGTGCTAAGATTGGTCTTTCAATGAAGAAGACTTTTGTTAAATATTCAAATGGTGATGATGGCGGAAATGTACTCAACCCACTTAATCATAATCTCCAGATTTATGATGTTGAAAATGATACAAACACAAAGCGCCTTGCAAACTTTATCTCAGGTCGTTGTCTCAGCTATCTTAAGAGAGTACTTATAAGTATTGCAAAGTCTGATATTGAAGAAATTGAGCCACTTATCCGTGGAGCTGTAGAAGGTCTGGTAGGTGCTGGTACAAATACATTCCCAAGTGAAACTGTTCAGGAAGCATATATTTCTTATATGACAGACTCTTTTGTGGAAGATGTTGAAAAAATCCGTAGAATGTATGTAAAATATGATGCTACTCCAGCTTATGAAGCTATAACAGAAAAGCTAGTTGAAGACACAAAAGCTACTGCTTCTTCATCAAATCCTGATGAACTCTTCGAAAATATTCGCCGCAATGTAGAATATAACCCAGAAGAAAGAGAACAGATTGTTGCTGATATGGACCAGCTCGCTGTTGCACTTAAAATCAAAGGTCGCAACTTCGAAAAGAAGTATGCAACAAACCCTCTCTTTGCAGCAACTTGTAATTACATCATGAGTGTTTATACAAATTATGTAAAAGCAAATCGTCTTAATCGCGAACTTGTAAATTATGTAAAGTATTATATGAACCGCATGGAAGAAACTTCTAAATCAGAAGTAGCTTAATATAAAAAGTTTACCTAAGTTTTCTTAAGGGACCCTCTTACCAGGGGTCCCTTTTTCATTTGTGTTAATATTACTAATAATTATTATGAATGAAAATACAGTAAACTTGGGCATTGACTCAACATTAAAAGAATATCATAAGGGTGATCATATTTTCTCAGTTGATTTTGGTAAAAATGCTGAAGATGAAAAACCTTCTTTCGAAATCCATGAATATGAGATTAAGTCTGTTATAAACTCTCATTTTGAGAATACTGAAGGAACATTCTATAAGATCGCCGACATTAAGCATCCCAGAGTAGAAATCAAAACTAATCTCAAATCAGGATTTTTTACTACTCCAAAAGAAGCTGCAGATGAGTTTATTAGCTCAATGGAATATATCTTAGAAGAAGCAAGAAGGTCATATAGTGAGCAATTCAGCGACTAATCTTTTTGATGAGCTTGAATATAAAAGCTCTAAAATGAAAGTGGACTTACCCTATGGTGGTAGTCCAAAATATAATTTACATAATCTCAATTTTATTGCTGAGAAATTTGGTTATTCAATTTTAAAATCTATTTATGGTAAAGAAGTTTATAAAACTTCTGCAAATCAAGCGAAAGGCTATTTCAAGAATAGAGAAAAAGAATTTAACTCTGTTTATGGGCATCTGATTCAAGATGGTTTTAATTATCGAATAGCTACAACAATAGATCTGGATAAAAAGATTGTTCAAATCCCAGAAAGTGAGCAAGAATTATTTAAGCCAGAAAATAGATTATTCTTTTTTAAGAATAATTTTTTTGTTATTCTAGACTCAAGCAGATGCAGCAAATATGTTGATTATTACTATAATGATGTGAATAATCTAACTATTGATTTGGCACGCATGATTGAAAAAGAAGATTATATCAATTTTGGTTTATTAGATGGAACTAAAGTTGTTACTGCAAAAGGTACATTTGATAAAGACTTAAATCCTATATCTGAAAACTTTTTGAAAGCTTCTTTGAAAGGTTGTACAGCTTTTGCTCGACCAAAATATTATGCAATTCATAAAAATCGGTCTACATTTGAGGGACAATCTTTTGCATCAGCTGAAACTCTTATAAAAGAATTAAACCTAGATAATTCTGCTTCTTGGATTTGCCGTATTTCTAAGAAAAATGCTGATGTTTATGAGACCTTAAATAACCGCTCTTTTTTGAGCCAAGATCTTGTAAACTTCAAAGAGTTGAATGACTATATTATCATTAAGTCTGATAATGATGATTTCTTAAAAGAAGCTTATGGTCATTTCTTAGAAGTTCAAACTGATTTAGATGCTTTGGATAAATTGTCTTATGCTGAGAATAGTAAGACTTGTAAAGTATCAGATGCTCTTAAACTATTTACTTGTAAATCTAAGGAAGAGCGCGAATATTATAAAGATCAACTCAAAGAGTTAAAAAAGAATATGGGAAATGCTTTCTCAGTTAATAATATTAAAGAGAAATTAGAACTTAATGAGATTAAATCATTTAAGTATGAAGATAATGGAAACTATACCTATTATAGTTGGGTAAAATAAGATGGCTACAATTATAGAGTTTGAAGATAATTTAATTTGGGTTACATGTTCAGGTTCTCAATTCCAAGATCAGATAGAATCTTGTAAGTATCTCAAAATGAATTATAATCCCTCTAAAAAGAAGTGGTCTATAAGTCCAGGAAAAATAAAAGAAGTAATGGATGAGTTCTCAGCTTATGGTATTCAATTATCTGAGTATGATAAAGAAGCCATCAATAATTATATTGATGGCCTTTCAAACTTTCATAGAATAGTTAAGCGTTCAGAAAGACGGCATTTCAATTTAAGTTTAATGAAAAAACCACCTTTTATTCCACCTAGCAGTTCTTAATGCTATCTTTTGTAGTAATATCACAATATTTCATTTGCGCTCTAAAACATTTATAAGATAAAAATAAATTATTGGTTGAAATAAGTGGTACTCCCATAAATACACAAATTTTACAAGTTTTTAGTTCATCAGCATATTTTACCATTTCTTTAATGTTCTTTATAGTAGCAGGTTTATTTTTTAATACTTTAGGTTCAAACATAAATCTAAATACATTAAACTGGTAATCCATTAATTTAGAAGTAAAATCATATCCTTTATATTTTTCTTGTTCAGGTGTGCACTTTCCCAGATTGATACACTCTTGTTTTGCAATAGCTTGAATAACTTTTCTCTTATGTCTATAATAAAGCATTAGCTTTATAATAATTTTTAAGGTCTCTGTCATAATAACGATGCTTATTAAAATAAGAATGATATTAGTTGTATAATACCAAATATTTGAAATTCTATAAATTTCTGAATAAGATGCGGCACTTAAAACTTTATAATAGAAAATATAAGTAACAATAAGATCAATACATAATAATAATGCACCAAATACTCCAAATTGTCTTTTCTTAAAAATATCATTGTTTATTTTTAGAATTCCAGATTTATTTTGATTAGCAGTTTTAATATCTCTCCACTCTAAATGATATAAAATTTCACATACAATTAAAAATCCTAAAGTTAAAATTATTCCAACTACAACTAAAAATATTGCACTATGGGCGCATGAATTTAAATTTTCCAAAGTAAACTTTGTTCTATTTATGTCTACAACTCTAACGGCTTTCTTAATTTCTTGTAAAATTTCATTAGTTTGAATAAGACTTGCATCATATTTATTTTCAGCTAAATAATAAATTTGTATACCTAAAATAGAGACGCCTACGGAAATAATTGAAATAACTAAAAATAAGATTTCAAAAAATCTTCCATAGCAATATGAAAACTTCTTATAATTTTTTATTCCAGACTCTAATGCAAATTGGAAATGACTAGAATAATTATTTGGAAGGATCTTTATAGCTATAAATAAAGCTGTTGCAATTTTAAGTGGTACTAATATTTTATTACAAAAATCAATATCAAAATGATTTCTACAAAACCAAATGCTTGCTGCAAAAAATAAAACTACCATATTTTTAGATAAAATAAACATTTGTGTCTTAATAGATTTATCAATATAGCTTAATCCTGGGTTATCAGATTTATAGCACCTAAAATCATTTAAGATAAATGGTAAAAATCCAAAAGCTAAAACTAATATAAGAGCATATTCCATATTATTTATCCTCCTTAGTTTTAATAGTTACATTAATTGCAGTTTTATATCCTTTTGTAATTCCTACAAATAAAATCTGTAAAAGGATATAAGATATGGCTTTTACAATTGTAATTGATGCTAAAGAATCAACATAAAATATTATTAAAAGAGTTAAACCATCACATAATAAAATATTGTACAATAACTCTATGTTTTCTTGTTTGCTAATAGTTACCAGCTCTCTAATCTTTGTGTTCCCAAATAAAAGTTTTCTTAAGCTTTCTTTTTTCTTAGATTGAAGTTTATGTAAGAAAACGCATAAAAGAACAAAACAGAATGTTGCCACAATACAGAAACTTGAAACACTACCAATAGTTGTTCCAATAGGTCTAGAATGTTTTGTTGCTCCTATGTAAATAGCACATAATAAAATGCTTAATAATGACTCTAATAAGCAATAATTATTTTTTAATAAACTCATAAAATTATTGCTATTACGAATATAGTATAATAAAATGGCAATAGCAATTAAAGATGCACTTAATATAGCCATGATTTGAATACTCAATTCTGAATATGAAACCAACTCAATATTTATTGGAATACCACAATAAGCATAAAGAGCTAATATTAGATAAAAACTATTTAAGACTAAAAGTGAACAGATTATTAAAAAATATGAAGCGATCATTAAGCTGACATGCCGATAAGAATATAAGATTGGTTGATTATCTCTGATTTGAAATAATTTTTTAATTAAAAAACAAACATTATCCTTAAAAGACATTTTAAGAACGCTTAAATGAACTAGTACTGAGATTGCAAAAGTTGCTATTAAATATATCAATTCAGTACTAGCTAGATTAGCAAAACTACTTATCACTCTGGCTTTCCTCCAATTTTGAGAGGAACGCCGAAATTGTGTTGTTTAAGTCATTGTCGAACTGCTTATCTTTAAGTTTGAATTCAGGAATTAAACGTGTTAGAATATCACCAACTTTAAGCTTGGCTTGTTCCTCAATAATTGTATTGATGGTTTTTGTATCAACCATATCGCGGCATGGGTCGTCGCGGCCTACAAAAACATTCATATAGATTTCTTTTATCTCAGAGATGATCATATCTTTCTTCTGAGCTTTTTCTGAGTCTGAAGCATTTTCGTCTTCTAATTCAATAATATCTTTAACACCGTTTGTAATCTTTGTGATAACATCTTTCTCAAATGATGCTAATTCCATAAGGTTTTTAAGATATTTAAGAGAGTCTGGCTGCAATAAAAAATCTTTATCATCACCTTTATAGTCGTCATTTAATGATGTCTCATAACAACCTTGAATTGCTTTAATATAATCTTCTAGACGATCTTTTGTTTTATCTGTGAGTTCTTGGAAGTGATTTTGTGCGTCATTAATAATTTCATAAGAGAACTCTAAGATTGAAGTTTTAAGGTCATCATCCAAATGAATCGGTTTTGATTCTTTATTTTTCTTTTCTTTATTTTTCCAAAAATTACCACCAAATGTACCCCATTTAGTTTTAATTTCAAGCCCAAATAAAGGAAGAATAAATTTATTTAAAATACCAATAACCACAGCTGCGGCCAAAATAATGAGAATAATCTTTCCACCAGCTGTGCTTAAAAGGTCGATTAAATTTTTTGTGAGAGCAACTTTATCTTCCATAATATAAGTTAGTTGATGATTTTGTCTAACTCTATTATGTAATTATCGAAGTTGAGATTAGTTCTATTCATTGTCTTCCAATACTCAATAATAAGTTTAATATCTTCACGGCAGAGAATAAGATAGTTATCTCTTTGGCTTTTTACTTTATCTTCTTCTTGAGTTAAAGCTTCTAGTTTTGCAGCATCTTGTTTAACCTCTTCCATATTATATGACTGAGGCTGTGTATAAATACCAGGTAATTGTCCAGATCCTACACCTTTTCCACTAAGGTTATTTGATTTATATTTACTCTGAATATCCAATGCTTCTGTAGTAATGTTTAGATAATCAACCATGCATTCTTTATACAAAGCAATATTATTATTCAAATCTTGAATGGCGGCCATCAATTTAGCGATAGCAGCAACACTTTGATTTGTAAGTGAGTTTATATTATCTGTATCTCTTTTAGAAAGATTTTGTGGATTATATTCTTCTAATTTTTCCATAGTAATCTCCTTAGTTATGATATCCAAATGTGTGCATATTTGTTACTTCATAAACAATGCCATTTTCCCAGATTTCTTCCTTAAATACAGGGGTATCATGGAATTTTGTTACAGAAACAAAGTAATGCGTAAGAGTTCTTTCTAATTCCGCACTTTCTTCAGGTGTATTAGCTATAGGCCATTTGTTAGAAAGATAATGTTTTTCAAGCATTGTAATCTTTACAGGCTTTTCAACGTGTATTGTTGACTCAATTCTAGCATAGTTATTGTGGAAATAATCAATTGCTGAGAATAAGAAATTGTCTGCATCAAGTCTACTAGCAAATGAGAATGTTACAGAGTTTGTATCAACTGAAACTTTTCTACCAGTTGCTGAAGTCTTAAACTCAATAGGTTCATGAGACTCATCAAAAGTAAGACCATTAACATCATCACTTGTAGGCCATTTAATTTCATCAAATCCAGGATTTTTAAGAATGTTAACCAAGTCAAATTCTCTTGAAATGTCAACTCTCTTATGAGGTGCTTGAACTTTAATCAATTCTGGAGCAGCAGTTTCTTGATATTCGTCATCAATAATATGCTTATGTTCTGCAGCTTCTTCATTACCCCAGCATAAAGCAACATCATATTTAATAAGATGGTCTAAATCATGTAATCTTGTTCTGTGGGTTTTAGCATACTCAAAAATGGTCATTAATTTCTCTAATGTTTCTCTTAAATCTGAATATTGATCTTCAAGTTTTGTAAGCTTAAATTCTACCCATTCTGGAGCTTTTCTTCCTTCAGCAGAATTATAAGCAGTATAAAGTTCACCATAGTCTTCTTTAGGACTCTTAAACTCTTTTAATATACCTCTATTAATTAAAACTCTAACATATTGTTCACGAGCATTTATAAACCAGTGAGTTGAACTAGCAATCTTCCAAGGACCACTTTCACGTAATTTACCATATTTATAAAACCATTGTCTTTCTTCTTCAGTTAGAGTATGGATATTTTCTCCAGCTTGAATTTGTTCTTTTGGAGCATCTAATAACCAAATTTGTTCAAGAGTTGTAATATAATAATTTCCATGGTCGATCTCAGCATTAAAATTAAGGTCATTTAGTCTTTGAACAACATCTCTGAGGTCACGGTTCCAGTTAAAAGTATTATCTTTTAATTCTTGTATTTTAGAAAGAATATCATCAATCTTAGCCATATTTTAATTAGTTATCTATGAATATTTTTTGACAGTAGAGGTATATTCTTTATATAGTGAGGTAATAACTTATGCAAATTTTTAAGTCAAAGCTTTATCTTCCAGATGAAAGAGAGCCAGCTGGAAATGCTTATTGTATTCTTGGATTTATTGATGAGGTAATGAGCAAAGCTTATGAAGCTACCCATGAGGATGAACGTTTTAATAAAGAAGCTCGCACTGCTTATCAGAAAGATGCAACCTCTGGAGATTATGACCATCTTCGTAATGTTTCTCAGAAAATTCTAAACTTAGTAAATGACTATGATGGAGTTATTCTTTAATGGAGCGCTTTAATAATTATGCAGATCATATGAGTAAAAATTGGGGATTTAACTCAACCGAAATTTTTGATGTTCTAAATATGTGTCCGCAATTAAAGCCTGAATCTAATATGGTCGTTCAAGTTGGAGATCATGGTCCCGTAGTTACTTTTGATATTGTTCATAGAGTTGTTTTGAATGATGACTGGTATGGAAAAGATAATGCTCAAATTGATAGAGATAGTTTTCATGGGCCAAAATTACCAAAACTTACTTATGGTGAATTTCTTGAAATTTTAACTGAAAATTCAGATAAACATTTTACTATTGCTGATATGTCTGGTATTGCTGAAATTGCTATTTGTGAAAACTTTGAAGAACTTAAAAAATATGTAAAAGCTTATGAATATTATGATGTCTGCGAAAAAGATTTGAAAAAAGCAAACTTAACTTATCCAGTTATTGTATTTAATGACTCTAGCTATAATGATGCTTTCAAGGAGTAAACAAAATGACTGAGACAAAATATATCCCATTTTCTGAATTAAAAGTTGGTATGGAAATCCATGGTTATAAAAAAGGATGCTCAGAAAGTTTTTGCCGCCAAGAAGTAAAATCAATTAAAAAGAATTCTGTAACTTTAAGCTGGGGAGAAACTCTGGAAAATGCTTCTGATTATATGTTTTCAATTGAATTAACTGATGAAGAATTGGAAGAAAAATATAAAGATGCTATTCAGGAAATAAAAGAAGCTCTAAACCATGATTTGGGTCAAGTGGATGGCTATCATGAAATGAATAATACTTGGCTTTATGCAGGTGATTTAGCTGAAATAGCCTCATCATTAAATGAACATAATTTAAGAATTATAGGTTATGCAACCTTATCTGTTCCAAAGCATTCAATGCTTGGCAATTTATTAGATATCGGAGTCGTAGCTGAATATAATGATGGTGAACGAATATGGTGTCACTGCTCTAATAAACATAGAAAATTTCTTTTGGAAGGTAAAATAGAAGATGATGACTGAAGAAGAACTTAGAAAAGAAGCAACCTCAACTATCGAATGGGAAAATATACCAATGATCGACCGACCTTTATTTGTTCATGGGTATATAACAAGCGCGAAGCCAAGAGAAAAGTGTATAGAAGAGCAAAAAGTAAAAATTGCGGAACTTGAACTAAAGATAAAATATCTCACCGAGCATCTGGAACCACAGACTGCATCCGCATTATTTGAACAAGTTGAAGAAGAAGTTGAGCGAGAGCAGAAACTCAAAGAATTCGAAGAACAAATTGAAAAAATGAGGTCTTTATTAAAAGAAATATATGTGGAATATGGTTTTTCTGAGTTGGTAAAAATAAGAAACGACTTGCCCACAGAAATACAAGAAGTTATTAATGATGAAAGATAAGATAAATATTCTTGGCACAGATTATAAGATTATTTTTGAAACAAAAGAAGAAAATGAGCAATTACTAGAATGTAAAGGGTATGCAGATTTTTCCACAAAAGAAATCCACATAAATAAAGAAACATATGATTGGTATGGGCTTGGTTGGAAAACACTAAAACATGAAATTGTGCATTGTTTTATTTTTGAGAGTGGATTATGGAATAATTGCTCTTGGGCAGATAATGAAGAACTAACAGATTGGATTGCAATTCAAACACCAAAATTAGCAAAATGCTTTGAAAGTTTGGGAGAAAAATAATGAAAAAACTTGAAAAAGAAGTAGAAGAATGGCTTGATAAGAAATATTTAAAAGATATGGGCGTTAGAAAACCTTGTAGAGAAGCCTATCTTGCAGCTGCAAAACCTAGAGAAAAGCAAATTGAAGTTCTTAAAAAAGAAAATGCAGATCTTAAAAAGAAAAATACTGCTCTAAGACAAGATTGGGACATAATGAAGAGTACCATAACTGATTATGAAAAAGAAAATGAAGAGCTAACAAAAAAGTTAGAGGGCGCAGAAAGAGCAAGAGATTATTGGAAAGACAGCTCTTTTGATTGGCGGCATAAATGCACAAGTAGAAAACCTTTTAAAGCAGCAGTAAAAGCACAGAAACAACTCTCTAAAGCAAAAACTCTACTAGCGAAATGGGTAGAGCTATATAAGCCAAAATTAGAAGACTTCCCAAAACCACCAATACAGGTTGATACAGAACAATTTTTAAAGGAGACAGAAAATGAATAATAATATTACAAATAAAGAACTCGCAGAATGGCTGGCACATGGCAAAGGTGAATGGAAACATGAACCTTCTAACTCTGGAAAGATTTATGATTTCTATTATTTTAACCCAAACGATGCAGACAAACAGATAACAATAAATGAAGAAAATCAAAAAATCGTTGTAAGAAAATATGGCGATAATGAATGGCATAGTCCAACTTATGATTATTGCGAGATTGAGAAATGATTATATTTGAAAAATGGTGGCATAAAAATAATAAAGTTATTAATCTTCAATATTGTAAAGAATGGAAAAAACCAATGTATAAAATATATACCAATGGTGGAAAAAGAAAGAATGGTGATAACTGTTTTGACTTTCATATTCATTTTGGAAGATTTTCTTTCTCCTATACAAATTATGATTTACAGAGAAAGGTGGGAAAATGAATAATGTAATTATACATTGCCCAGATGGAGATGAATGTATTACAAATGCCTATGAATATTATGCAGAAAATAATCGACTTAAATTCCGTAGTCTAGTTACTGGTAATTGGATAGCTGTTGATGATGTTGATATTGCTATAGAAATTACTGGCTTTCTCGTAGAAATAACTTGTACATATAGGCATAATTTGAATTTCTCTTAAGTTTGTAGTATATTCTATATAAGAGGTAAATAATATGCGTTTAGAAGTTAATTCACAGGTAGAAGTTATTAAGATTTTTAAGGAAAAGCTCTCAAGCAATAAAGCTTGGGCACTTCGCGGACTGAAGGTTATCTATGATAATCAGACAGCTGATGAAAAGCGCGATGCTTCTACAAAGCATTATAACAAGATTGGTTTTACTGGTTCTGATGCTGAAATTCTTACTTCATTTGCTCAGCAGTATGAACGTAAAGGAGACCTTTCTGACAAGCAGATGGCACTTCTTTACAAGAAAATGCCAAAATATGCTGGACAGCTGCTCAAAATGAGTGGCCTTAAGAAAGTAAACCACGGCTTTGAAAAATAAGTCATAGTTGTACCCTCCCACTTGGACCTTCTGTGAAAGGAAGGTCCTTTTTTGTTTTAAAAACTCATGAAACTGGTCACTGTTAAATTATATTTAAAGATGACCACTTTCCAGACTTTTTTCGCTTCGCTCAAAAATCCTGTAAACTGGTACTGTGACCACGGCACCGCCTTAGGTCTGCTAATAAGTGGATATAAATCAAAAAAGACCTTAAATCTATTCTGTTAATATTTTTATATTATGATTAAAAATTTAATATCAATGGAGGATAAGTAGTGTCTAGTGCTTTTGACAAGTTAATTAAGAAAGTGGCCGATAAAAATCCTATGGCAGTATCATGCGATGGTACTATTAAATGGTGTCCTATAGAGTCGCCTCAGGCAACCTATATGATGGGTGGTGGAGTTCCAACAGCTCGTATTATTCGTTTCAGAGGACCTTCATCTTCTGGTAAATCTGCATTTTGTAATTATTTAGCAGGTCAGCTTCAGAAAGGTTGTCCAGAACTTTATGACAATCCAAATAAAAATAAAGTTTTATATCTTGACTTTGAGCGTACATTTGAAAAGAGATTTGCAACTTCAGTAGGTGTTGATACAAGTCCAGATAAGTTTTTCCAGTTGACATTTGATACAATTGAAGATATGTCAGATGGTATTGAAGATCTTGTAAAATCTGGAGAAGTTGCGGCAATTATTTTAGACTCAGATGCGGCAGCACCAACTCGTACTACAATTACAGACCCAGCTGGTAAGGCATCTTTTGGTTCACGCGCTAAAGCTCTTACAGAGTTCTGTAATAAATACAATATTCTTTGTGCAAATTATGGTACAACTATTCTTTGGATTTCTCAGGAACGTGCAAACCTTAATCCTATGGCACGTCTTCCAACTGCAACTGGTGGTGAAGCAATCAATTATTATACATCAATCACATGTCGTATTACTAAAACAGATGATATTAAGGATGCTACAGGTGATGTTTGTGGTATTGAGATGCGCGTAAGAAACTACAAAAATAAGTGTTCTGTTCCATTCCGTGATGCTAATATGAAGCTTTACTATGATGGTGGTTTTGACTCTAATTCAGAGTATATCGACTTCCTTCTTCTTTTAGGAATGGTAAAACAGGCCGGAGCTTATTTTAAGTTTAGCCATGAAGGTCAGGATTATTCTCTTCAGGGACGTAAAAAACTTCAGGAATGGCTTGATACTCATGCTGATGTTTATGATTCTTGGAAGAAAGAGATTATTGAGAAGATTTCTCATCACAATGAGATTTTGGATGCTAATAATCAGGCAACAGATGAAAATGGAAATGAGATTTCTTTGGATGAAGCTAAGAAAATGGGAAATGCTGTTGACCCAGCAGAACTCGCTTCTCAAGCTTTGGCTGCAGCAACAGCAGATGATGCTGTGACTGATTAAAACATGGAGCCACTCCTTAAATGGAGTGGTTAATATTTTACTATGAGCAATAAACAAATTTTTAAACTCTCTAAGGAAGAGAAAGAATTTTTACAGAAAGTCTCAAATGTTAGTGGTATTAAGAAACAATCAATCCAGATGGTTTGGTTGTATACTATTTATACAATGCTTTTAGAGGCTGCTGAAAATAAAAATGCCAAGTTTACAGAGCTTATCATTCCTTATTTTGCAAAAATCCTGGCAAAATCTACAGAAGATGACTATGAGCTCATTATGAATTTAAACTCAGATTTTACTGAGCAACTTAAAAACGTTAAGAATGATGATTTCCTTGATTTAATCAATTTCTTTAAGGAAAATTTCGTTAAGCAAACAATCAATCAGGTAGTAGTAAACTCATGATAAATACAATTTTATTGATAATCCTTGCTCTTATTGGGTTTGGAATAATTGGAATAGGAATAAATATCTCTAAAAAATTAGATTCTCTTAAGGATGGAAATAATCCTCTCACATCAGACATTAGTTTGATTGATGAGGTTGTAAATTATATATCATCAAAAGGATTAGAGCCAACTATCGGAGATAGCGATAGTGGTAAACAGTATTTTGCTTACATCAAAGATAATGTAATTATGAATATAGTTCCTATTGAGGATATTGAATATAAAAAAGATTCATTAGCATGGAAAGCTCGAAGATCAGAACTTTTTAAAGCTATTGATAAATATTTGGAAGAGAACAACTAATGGCGTTATATTTACTTGGAGATTTGCATTTTACAAATTCCCATGAATGGGATGATATTTGTTTTACAAGATTTATTGAATATTTCTCAAACCTAGAAGTGGAGGCTGATTCAAGCCTCCTTTTATTAGGTGATATATCTGATAAGAAGATAAATGATAGTAAAACAATTGATTTGATTTCTTGGTTCTTTGCCGTGGCCCTTAAAAAGTTTAAGATGATTTATGTATTAGGTGGAAATCACGATATGCATAAGGATTCTTTTAAGAAAGTTCATTATACAACACAGTTTGTTAAGTATTTTAATTCAGAAAAAATACACCTCATTTATAATGAGGAAATATTAGATATTGATGGCCTTAAAGTATTAGCATTACCTCATAAAGAAACAACATTGGGAATAGAAGAATATTATAATTCAGAATTGGATAATAAATATTATTCTACTCAAGTTGATTTATTGGTGGGACATTTAAACATTTATGATGAAAAAATGCCAATGGCTGAAGGTTTAGATATACATAAGTTTAATTATAAAACAGCTTATTTTGGACATGTACATTCAAGAGTTGGTTCATATGCTCAGAATTATACTGGTTCTATTATGCCATTTAAGAAAACCGAGAATGATACTACTCTTCCAAGATGTATTGCTAAAATAACAAAAGACTCAGTGGAAGAAATTCCATTACCAATCTTTAAGTTATTCAAGACTTTGGATATTTCTAAAGAATTGCCAGACCATAAAAAAGATGCCAATCCAACCATTATTTATGATTTTATAAACTGTAATGATGAGACAGCAGAATCACTTAAAAAGGACTATTTTGTAAGGTCTGAAAAAGATGTATTAGACATGTCCGAGGATGTAGAAGTTGATCAAGAAGCTGTTATTTTTGAGCAGATTTTTGAAAGTTTCTATGATGCATACACCCAGATGTGTAAAGATTTAGACATTCATCCAAAACGTTCTGTAAACTCTATAATTAAACAACTCTTGGAAGAAGATGATTAAGTTATTTTCAATAATGACCTTTGAAAATAAAAAATTAAGCTAATTTATTCCTATGAAGGAAGAGAATATGATAAAAACAGTAATTAAAAGGGATGGTGTTAAAAGACAAGATTTCAATCCCGAGAAAATTAAAAAAGCTATAAGAGCAGCAAATACTCAAGTAGATAAAGAAAAAAGACTCGATGAAGATCAAATTGAAAAAGTATTACAAAATGTTATAAAGTCTATTGAAAGTATTCAAGAGGAAACAATAGATATTGAACAAATTCAGGATTTTGTAGAAAAGAGTCTTATTAAATATAATCATCATGCAGTAGTTAAGGCTTTTATTCTTTACCGTGAAGAACGTAACAAGGAAAGATTTAAGAAGCTTGCTATTACCAAAGAAATAAATAAAAAATTAGCTGCGTCTGATATTGAAAATCAGAATGCTAATGTTGATGAAGCTTCTTTTGGTGGTCGTAAAGGTGAAGCATCTTCATGTCTTAATAAACAACTTGCATTGGATTATTATATGAATCCAAAATTTGCAAAAAATCATTTATTAAACAGAATTTATATTCACGACCTTGACTCATTTGTAGTAGGACAGCACAACTGTCTTTCATTGCCTATTGACCATTTATTAAAGAAAGGATTTAAGACTAGGCAAACAGATATTCGTCCAGCAAGGTCTGTTTCTACAGCTTTCCAGTTGTTAGCAGTTGGATTCCAAGTTCAGTCATTGCAGCAATTTGGTGGTGTTTCAGTGACACACTTAGACTGGTCACTTGTTCCATACGTAAGATACTCATTCATGAAGCATTTTATCCTCAATTACCTTAAACTTACTGGTGAGTTTGAAAAACTTGATTTGCTTCTTATGACAACAGAAGAATTGGACGACTGGATCGACAACAATAAACAAAAATATCTCAAGAAATGGAAGCTCTCTTATAAAGATTTCTATTTCGATAATAAAATATTTAAGAAAAGAAAGTTTAGAAAACTTCGCCAGATGGCATTATTAGATACAATTGTTGAAACAAATCAAGCAGCAGAAGGTATGTATCATAACTTAAATACATTACAATCTCGTTCTGGTAATCAGTTGCCATTTACCTCTATCAATTATGGTACATGTACTTCAAGTGAAGGTCGTTTGATTATTAAAGCTCTCTTGAATGGTAGTATCAAAGGTGTTGGTATCAATCACAGAACAGCAATCTTCCCATGTGGTATCTTCCAGTACAGCAAGAAGATTAATGGTTTCCCAGGAACTCCAAATTATGATATGTATCAATTAGCCCTTAAATCAACAGCTAAGAGACTTTATCCAAATTATGTTAATACTGATTGGTCTAATGATACAGATTGGTCTGATGTTGCATTCAAGAAACTTCATCTTTCAAAGATGACAAAAGAAGATGAAAAAACATTGATTAAGCGTCTCCAAGAAAATGAAGACTTAATGGATATTTTTGGTCTTGAGATTAAAAACGGCCATGTTAAAGCAATGGATATCATTCCAGCTGCAATGCCTTCAACTATGGGATGTCGTACTTATACAAGTAAAGACGTTAGTTGGCCAGAGGATTGGACTTCTGAATTAAGAAAGACTATTGATAATCCATCATATCAGCCTGTAACATTTGCCTCTTCTCATATGAAGGATGGCCGTGGAAATATTTGTCCTGCAACTATCATTCTCCCAACATTAGCTATGGAAGCTAAGAAAAAAGCTGAAAAAGAGCAGCAACCTGAATATATTGTAGATTATTTCATGGATATTCTTGAAAAAGCAATAGGTGATTGTAAAGATGAATTGCTTGAAAGATTTAATTGGATTTGTGCTCAGCCAGCCGCTTCAGCTAAGTTTATGTATGAAAACAATACATTCTTTGGATATAAACCTGAGGAAGGTGTTCGTTCAGCATTGAGACATGGTTCATTAGCAGTTGGCCAACTCGGTCTTGCAGAATGTCTTCAGATTTTGGTTGGTTGTAATCATACTGAAGAAAAAGGTATGAAAGTTGCTAAACAGATTGAACAGCTATTTAAGGATAAGTGTGCCGAATATAAAGAGCATTATAAATTAAACTTTGGTGTTTATTACACTCCTGCTGAAAACCTCTGTTATACAGCAATGAAGAAGTTTAAGGCTAAATATGGTGAAATTCCAAATGTATCAAATCATGAATACTTTACAAACTCAATTCATGTTCCAGTTTGGGAAAAGGTTTCTCCATTCAGAAAGATTGATATTGAAAGTCAATTGACAGGATATTCTGGAGCAGGATGTATCACTTATGTTGAATTAGACAGTAATGCTATAAATAACCTTAAATCTTTGGAAGAGATTGTAAATTATGCGATGGCAAAAGATATTCCATATTTTGCATTAAATGTTCCAGTAGATTATTGTGAATGTTGTGGATATCAGGGATTTATTGATAATGAATGTCCAATTTGTCATAATGATGATGAAAATCAAATTCAGAGATTGCGCCGTGTAACTGGTTATCTTTCAACAGATTACCGTCATTTCAATCCTGGAAAACAGAGAGAAGTTTTGGAAAGAGTTCATCATACAGATATGATGCAAGATTGGAAGAAATATGCAGATTGCTAATATTATTCTAAATGATGTTCAAAATGGTGAAAGTGGAATAGTTGTCTCACTTTGGGTAAGTGGCTGTCCACATAAATGTCCTGGTTGTCATAATGCTGAATTATGGGATTATTCATATGGCCAGGATATTCCAATAGACCAATTAAAAATTATAATCCAAAAAATGATTTCTGCTGAAGGGATAACTAGAGACTTAGCCATTTTAGGTGGTGAGCCTCTAGATCCATCAAAAAGAGATGAGATGGCAGAATTATTAAAGCATATTAAGTTTGTATATCCAGATAAGAAAATCTATTTATGGACAGGCTATGACTATAAAGATGTTAAAAAGTTGGAATGCCTCAAATATGTAGATGTTCTTATTGACGGAAAGTTTGACATTACAAAAAGAGATCTTACCTTGAAATTAAGAGGTAGTTCTAATCAAAATATCTACTATAGAAAAGGTCGAAGACTAAAGAGAGGGAAATAAATGGCATCATATTTTGAATGGAAAAAGATTAATCAAAAGGATTATGAAGAGATTAGAAAAGCTTTTATTATTGCAGCCAATGAATATGAGTTAGAAGAAGCATTTAAACTTTTCTATGATAAAATAAATAATCTCTCAGAAGATGATGGAAAATAGTTGAAAATTTATTAATCTTGGTGGTATATTCTATATACGAGGTAGAATATGGCTAAAGAAAAAAGATTTAATAAACTTTATCCACCAATTCCAATATTTCCTGAAGAATATGCTCCTAGGGGTTTTGATCTTAATAATGAAGTTTTACCTTCCCTTGCAGAAGAGATGCTTTGGAATTGTGCTTCATATTATTTGCATGAATCTTATTGGAAGCGTCTTATAGAATTAAATAACTTCTGGCAGTGTCTTAAGCCAGAACTTACTAAAAATCAACGACAACTCTCATTTCCAGCTGATTTTGAAACTTTGCTTGCTGAAATGAAAGATATTAAAACTGCTGAGTCTGAAGCTAAAAAGCAGTGGCAGAAAAATAATAAAATTGAGTATGCAAAACAAAAATCTGAAAACGAAAAATTCCGTGATGAACATAATTTCTGTCTTATTGATGGCAAAAAGGTGAAATGTCCTTATCAAATAGAAGGACCTGGACTTATTATGTCACACCCAGGTGATCCTAAGTTTGGTGCTTGGAAATATCGTGTAAAGCCAGAAGATGTTACATTAAATATTGTTGGTTATGAAACTCCAAAAGACTGGAAGGGCAAGGTTGTTTCATCTAACACATCTCAGTGGGTCTTCAAATATAAGATGGACTGTGGCCGCAAAGGTATGTCTTGCTATACTCAGCTTGCTAAAAAAGCTAATGTTGATGCTAAGAGTGATATTGCTCAGGGAAATACTTCTAAGAAGTTTGATAAAACAATGAAAGCTATTAAGAAGTATAAAAAACTTGAAAAACATATTGAAGATGGTCTTAAGTCTTCAGATTTGAAAACACAGCAAACTGCTTTAGTTACTTGGTTGATTTCTCAGACTGGTATTCGTGTCGGAAATGAAAAAAATCTTAATATTTCTGCTGATACTGTTGGAGCCACAACTCTCAAGGTTAAAGACATCATCTTGAATTAAGCTTTACAAAAAAGTATATTCTATATAAGAGGTAGATATGAAAACTATTACATTAAACTTTGTAGGTAAGAGTTCAGTTCCATTTAACCGTACTATTGAAGTTTCTGATGAACTTTATGAAGTAATTAAACGAAGCCAGGAAAATAAAAAACCAACTGATGAAATCTTTGATATGGTTGACTCTGGTGATGTAGGAAACTTTTTGAAGGAAGTTGATAAAAGTTTCTCACCTAAAGTTTTGCGTACAGCTCGTTGTAATAGTGTTCTTGTTGAAAATCTTAAAAAGCAGAAGGTTGATAAAAACTCGACAGAAACCCAGAAGCTTGAGGCAATTTATAATGCAAATTATGCTATTGCTAAAGAGCTTAATCACCAGAAAAATATCGGCAAAAATCAGTCAAACAATGAGGAAAAAGCAAATACAAATCTTCAGAATGCTAAAGATAAATTAAAGACTCTTAAAAAAGAGTCTAAGGCAAAACTTGCTGATATTGATAATCAGGAAAAAAGCTTTGAAGAAAAATATGCAAAAATGCCTCAGATGCTCGAAGCTAAAAAGGCCGCATTGAAAATTGCTCGTGAAAAAATTGCAGAACGTATTAAAAAGCAAGAAGCAACTGTTTCAAAGAACGAATTGAAAGCTAAGAAAACTTCTGAAACTGCTGATATTGCTCTTGGTACATCCCTTGGAAATTATGCTGACCCACGTATTATCTATTCTTGGTGTAAAGATGTAGACCTTCCTATTGGAAAAGTTTATAATAAAAACTTACAGGAAAAATTTGAATGGGCAAAAGATACTCCTGCAGATTATTGGAGAAAAATATAGATGTTTGAAAGCTCAAGCGAAGATAATAGATTTTTTAAAGCCCTTGATGATTTTGTCCAACGAATGAAGAGTACTTTTACAAGTGATTTTCATCAAGGCTTTATAAAAGAGTCGGAATATCAACGATTATTACACCTTATGCTTAGAAATCCTCATATGACAAGAGGCGCCGGCTTTGGTAATATGCTTCTTGAGAAAGATGGGATTAGAATTCTCATAGAAGATGATAAACTTTATGTGCATTATACTTATTTTAAACGAGAAGACGACTCTAAGTTAAGTTCTCCTTATGCTATTTTTATTAAAAACTCTAACAAGCCAGTAAGATATTATAATTATTATGTAGACCATTCTGGTAATTTTAGTTTTAAGCAGCAGCGTGATTTAGTAGATATTATGACAGAATTTGGACTTACTAAAGAAGAAGCTGAAGCCTATGAAAAAATTTCAAGAGATGAGATACAAGACTTAAGTGAAGAGGAGAAAGAATGTTAAATATTTATGACCCAAGTGAATATAGTAAAAAACTTAAAAAAGTTGCTACAGTAAAAGGCACAACTTTAAGGTCTATTGAAATTTCCTTTCTTATTGATGAACACTCTAAATATAACTTAAAAGTTTATGGTAGAGAACATTATGATAGACAGAGTTTTTATGATTGGGACTCAGATCATCGTGATAATAAAAATGATGCTGAAGAAAGAGTATGGTTTATATTAAGACAACCTTGGATTAAGCTTCCAGATTTTCTTAATATTTGGTGTGAAAATCATACACCTTGTTCTTGGAGTGATCCTAAACTTACAACACCTCCTAAAGACTTAGAGTTTTCTCCATTTGAGAAAAAAGTTGAAGATTATTTTGACAAAAACAATTTTTTACTTGGAGAACTAGCAACAAATAATGATGTTGCTGACTATAAAGAGGCACTACAAGAATATAAAAATGATGAATTTGAGGGCAATTTTGAACATTTTTTAAGAACAGGTGGAAGTTTTCCATTTGATAGGCGTGGCTTGCTCTATCATGCAGGATATGCTAAAATTACTAGTTCTTTAATGGCAAATTTCTTAAATTATCTTAATGATAAAGATATAAACATCAGTGCCTGCGAGTTTAAAGATTATGATGCTCCAAAACTTACAACATCATTTAAAATTTGTTTTGAAGATTTTGATGGTCCACCTGCTAAAGCAAAAGAACTTTTTGAAGCTTATGCAGAGGAGTTTGGTTTATATCGCCATCTTATAAATATTTATTTTGATGAAACTGAACCTATTGAGAAAGCTCCTGCCTTACTTGGAATTAAGATAAAAGTTTCAAGTCATACTCCATCAAAGTCATCATCGGCTCTTGTGCCGCAAGGTACTCTTTTGGATCAAAATGGAGTTCTTATTGAAGTTGGGGATGTCATTGCTTATCCAAGAGGTGGTGACCACAATTACTATTGCCTCTATTATGGAAAGGTTGTGGCTAATACAGCAAAAATGGTTATTATGGAAGATGACTCTCAGGCTCGTCATGATAAAGTAATGGTTATTAAATCTAAAAATCCAAATAAAAAATTGCCATGGGACGATTAAAAAAACTTACAAATAAACAAAGACTTTTCGAAATAAGTAAAGCTCTTCTAACAGCTAAAGAGCCTGAAATTGTTGAAAAGTTGGGTACTTATATTTATGATGTAAGTAATGTTTATACAAATGGAAAGATTGCTCAAATTGAAATCTCTGATGAGAGAGGAAATAAAATTATTTATCAATTTGATAAGCCTAAACTATGGAAAGGTGAGCCACAATTAGATAGAGCTCACCTTGTAGGAGAAAACAATGTCTAAAAGAGTACATTACTGTGATGACTGTTATAATTCTTACGATATTATACGCTTATATGATGGTGAAGAAGATAAACCATTCGCAAAAGTATATAATGCTTCTGAGATAGAAAAGAAATTATTTCCTAGAGAATGGAAGCCAGAATTTCAAGAGTCACTATATAATCTCTCTTCATGGCCAAAAGACTCTTATGCTATTATGTTTAGTGGTGGTTTTGATAGTTTGTCTTTAGCATTAAGACATTTGGAGAAAGGTGAAAGAGTTTTTCTTTTATCAATTGGTTTTTCAGAGGAGAGAACAACTAGTTCTCTAACAGTTAAATTATTAAAATCAATTTACAATGATGCCGTTATTGGACCTATTAAACTTTTTGCGCCTATTTTCATAGATTTGGAAGGTGGTAATGGATTAGTACAACAGCCTTTTACCGCTTTCTATGCTGCTCATATGCCAGATAGAGTTAGACAAGTAGTTAAAGCTGTAGAATGTGCGTATGTTTTAAATGATGATGCTATATCTTTTCAGAATGAACTAAAGGCAATTTATAATAATTCTGTTAAGTGCCACATCCTTGACAAAGAGAATCCTCCATTAAAGTTTCCACTTACTAAAGTTTCGCATTATGAAAATCTTGAATATGTTGCAGGTATTGAGAAAAAATATCAAATTATTTTCCCAGCACTCTCTTCAGAAGGTTTAATTTGTAATAAGTATACAGATAAAAATGATAATACTTTGTATACAATACAAGGTGGTACAAACTCTGATAAGCCTAATAAAAAGTGTGATATAAGTGGTTATCTTATTTTAGAAAAATCAGCGAGAAAAGCATTTCCAAGATTAAAGCTTAAGTCAAAACTTGAAAAGCTTGAAGACCCCGTACAGATAAAGTGTTAATATTATTTTATTGTGGGTTGAAATAAACTCATAAAGTTCAAAAGGAGAATAAACACAATGACAAAAACATTGGGTGATCGTATGAAAGAATATGAAAATGTCACAGATGCATCCCTTTATCATAGGATGCCAATAATTTTAAGAATCGATGGAAGAGCATTCCATACCCTCACTTCCTTTATGGAAAAGCCTTATGATAATAATTTTATCAATCTCATGAATAATACAATGATTGAGGTTTTTAATTCTTTTCCAGATGCAACTCTTGGATATGTACAGTCTGATGAAATCAGCATTCTTATGTGTCCATATGCTACTTATGAAACTGAGCCTGTTTTTGGTGCTCGTATTCAGAAAATCAGTTCAGTAGCCGCTTCTATTGCCACTCAAGCATTCATTAAAAATCTTTACAAGATGACTCAGTCTGATGAAACTAAAGAATGGGCAGAAAAATGTCTTAATGGAAATATTACTTTTGACTGTAGATGCTTTAATCTTCCAAAAGAAGAAGTAATAAATTATTTTAGATTTAGACAGCAAGATTGTACAAGAAACTCAATTTTGAATGCAGGACATTTTTATATTGGAAAGAAAAAATGCCATGGATTTAAGACTCCAGATATTATTGAAGCCTTAAAAGAAAAAAGCATTGACTATTGGACTACTTGGCCAAATTATGTTCATTATGGACGCTCATGTTATAGAGGAGAAGATGGCCATACAAAACTCTGGACTCTTGTTTATGGAGCTAAAGATGTCGCCCTCGCTGTAGATAAGATGGTAAACTTCAATTATGAAAATCGCTCAGAATATATTGAAATGTTAGAGAGGTGTGTCAATGATACTGAATCCAGTAGGTGAAGTTGTTATAAATGACGATGGTAGTTTGAGTGTCATTACCTCAAATGGCCAGAAGTTGTCTATGCTTGAAGCTGAGAAGTTGAAAGCTAAAATTGAACATAAAGAGCCAGAAGTTCATATTTATACAACGGAGGATTAAATGACTGTTGCTCAGAAAAAATTAAGTTGGGATAAATCCTTTCTAAGAATAGCATGGGAATATGCGACACATTCAACTTGTTCTAGAAAACATGTTGGAGCCTTAATTGTAAAAGATGGTAGAATTGTTGCAACTGGTTTTAATGGTACTCCTAAAGGTTTTGAAAACTGTAAAGATAAATTCAAAAATATCAATTGGAAAGAGCAACCATTAGATGGCCCTTTAAGTAAAGAACATCATTCTTTTTCAGAAAAATATGAAATTCATGCTGAGCAAAATGCGTTATTAACTCTTATTCATAATGAAACAAATTGTGATGGAGCAACTTTATATACAACATTAAGTCCTTGTTCTACTTGTGCCAAAATGATTGTTCAGTCTGGGATTATAAGAGTTGTTTATGAAGAAGAATATGACAGAGATACTTCAGGTGTTGATTTACTGAGAGATATGGGTATTGAAGTTTGTCATATTCCATTTTTTGATAAGGAGAAAAAATAAATGGAAACAACAAATTTTATGCAGGAAATTCCAAATTCTTCATTTACAATTGGAGATTTAATCGAGGCTGAGATTAAAAATGCTAATGGCCTTTGGGACCTTGTAAAAGGTCGTATTACAAATGATGTAAATAATGCTATGCTAATAACTATACTAGAAGTAGATGAAAATGGAAACTTGAATTTTAATGCTGGTGGATTTACTTCTTTCCATCTAAAAGACCTAGAAATGAGAAATGTTAAAGTCTTAGAAAAAGGACCATGGCATAAGCTTATTTGTGGAGAAGACTAATGACAACAGATGAAACTTTAAAAACTCAAGAAGAAGAACTCAAAGAACATTTTGAAAGATTTTGGAAAACAGCGTCTAAAGATTTTGTAAATGGTAATATTTCTGCCAAAGAATTTGGATATATGCTCTATAAACAAGGGCATCTAGACCAAACACCTCAGGGAGTTGATATTGACCCAGATATTTTTGCAGACAACTACCAAAGAGATGCATTTATTAAATTTGTTGAAGAGTGTCTTGAACATCCAAGCTCAACAACTGAAGCATCTAAAAACGATTATGCTTTGGTAGCTTATAAATGCCCGGGCCATGATAAGTGTATTGCTTGGCCAGATAGATGTGAGGATATAGGCGGTGATGGAGAAGTTTGTACAACTCTTATCAACCTTTCTAAATTGTGTGGTGTTCAGAAAACAGATGATGGCTTTATTCCAAAAGTTGATACTAAAGCAATGCTTACACCTGATGAAGTAAAAACTCTTTCTGAGATTGTAGCGAGATATAAATAATGAGCTGCGGTTCAAGAAAACTTTTAGTATGTGGGTCTCGTACTATTCGAGATACCACTTATATCCAAGGTCCTACTCAGTGGGCTAAAGACCAAATTGAAGCATATTGGTATTGGAATCTAGCAGGATATGAAGACCTTACAATGATTGAGGGTGCTGCAAAAGGTATTGATACTATTGCTAAAGAATATGCTCAAGAAAATGACTGGAAAATTGAAGAATACCCAGCCGATTGGGATAAATATGGAAAAAGTGCAGGTTTTATTCGTAATGAGATTATGGTGAAAGCTGCAGATGAAGTTTTAATATTGTGGGATGGTGAGAGTAAAGGTACCAAAAACGATATTGACTTATGCGAAAAATATAATAAGCCTTATAAGGTTTTAATATATAATGACAAGGTAAAAGAAACTTATGTTGAAAAATATCTAAAGGAGAATAAATAATGGGACGAGAATTTGAAGCTAAAGTTTTGATTTCCGCTGATGAGTTTATTGATTTAATCAGAGAATGGAGTCTTACTTTTTCTCAGAAAAAGAGTGATGTTTATTGGTCTAAATATGCTTCAACTGAAGAAGCACTTAAGAATGGTGAAAGTCTTACTCGTATTAGAATAGAAGAAGATAATGCTTTTCTTACTCTTAAACAGAAAAATAAGACAGATGGTTTTGAAAATAATAAAGAATATGAGACAAGAGTTTTAGATGTAAATGTTTTACAGAAACTTTTGGAAGAAGCAGGATATAGCCCTTATTTCAAAAAGTATAAAACATCATATATGCTTAAAAGCACTGTAAACAGAGTTGACGTTCATACCGAAATTGAAATGGTTGAAAACTCCACTCATCCTAATAAAGAAACTTATAAGCGTTTTTATGCTATTGAGATTGAAGCTATTCCACCTATTGGTGTTTATCCAGATGATGAAGAACTTATAAATATTGTAAAAGAAGAATTTTCAAAATATGGAAAAACAGAAGCAGATTTTGAAACAAGAAGTTGGAGAGAACTTTTAAGTTAATGTTTAAGCAAAATGAATATAGAGAAGAAGATTTCTCAGATCATTATAATCTTTATAAAGGTAAAGAAAGAAATATTTCTCTAAATGGTTGGGTTTTTGATAGATTCAATCAAATCTTTTATATGGAAAAAGATACACATGCCATTGGTGAAGTAGTCGCTATAAGATGGTATAATGATAAGTGGCTTCTTACTTTATGCAATTATGCTAATGTTATTTTTAGTGAATCTTATGACGATTTGGCTGATGCTTTTGCTGAAGGCAGTAAACTGATTTAAGGAGGATTTTATGGGATCAGGTGTAGTATTTTTTATTTTTTTAATGGTAATTGTAGGCCTTTGTATTTGTGGCTTTATAGGTATGCTTACAGGATTGATTTATAATCACGTTGAAGAGCGAACTTTTGAGCCAAAACTCTTTTGGCTTTCTATTGGATTTTTAGTTCTTTCTGTATGGGGCATTTTTGCAATAGTTGATTGGACAAAATATGACGACTCTCATAGAAAAGTTGAACAGGTAGCATCAGCTCCATATAAAGAAATAAAAACTTTTGATATTCATGTTAAAGATGGTGAAACTTATTTGAATGCTAAAAATGCTAAAATCATCTCAGGTACTTATATTGCTTTTGATACTGAAGATGGCAGACATTTAGAAACAAACGCAGAAACCTTGGTTGAGGTTCATACTGAAATTATTAAAGAATAAAAGTATATTCTATATATGATTTATTCGAAAGAAAAGAAGGCCGAAATACAGAAAAGAATAGACGCAGGTGAATTTGGCGTCGGTGGAACTGGTGGAGAAGGCTGGTTTTTTAATCTAGAACGAGAGATTCTCGGAGACCCACTTGATGCTCGATTTGTTTGTATAAAAGACCCTTCTAGAGCAAGAAAAGCTTATATAAAATATTTACTTTCAGTTGGCTATACTGAAGAAAATGGATATTTTAAGAAGGGTCGAAAGTACTATCACATTTGTCAATGTGGTGGAACTTCAAATTCAAGAATGTATAAGGTACTTTAGAGGTTATATGGTAGAAATTAGATTATATAAAGACGAAAAAAATTATGCACAGAATCCATTTAGAACAATGGTTGTTCCTGTAGTTGACATTGACGCTGAGTCTGGAATTCTTACAGTTCCATCTCTTGATGGAAAAGAAACATTCAGTTTTTATTTTGTTGAATATGTAAGAAATGAAGCAACTACATTCAGCTTTTATAAAGTTGATAAAAAAACAAATTAAGATGCTATAAAAAGAGGTAAATATGGAAGGTTTTAGAAAATGCATGTCATTCTTTGCTGGTATAATAGCATTTTTTACATTTATAGCTTTTATGGTAGTAGATGACCATCTCTCTAAATGGACATTAGTTAAAACATATATTATTTATAATGATGAAACTTCCATTTTAAGCAAGAGCCAAACTCCGCAGTATTATATTTTATTAAATACTTCTGGTACTGGTAATAATGAAACAGATTATATCGATCTTGAAAACCAGAATTGTAGTATAGTTCGTATTCAGCAACCTAATAAGAAGTTTTATAATCAAGCCATTTTTTCTAAAAAAACGTATTATATATTTAACAATGGTGGCGTAACTAAACCTGAAAATTTTAATGGATATATTCAGTATGGCGAAAAGGCTTATACTCTTGAAGAATTTTATGAAAATCCTCCTTTTGAGGGTGATGTTGACCCATTAGGATCAAAAAATATATGGGGTTGGATAACCTTAAGCTTAGTTGCTCTTTGTTTGATAGGATTAATTCCCGTTGAAGAGTTTGAATTTACTTTGCCTAATACAATAAAAGAGAGAAAAGTTAGGAAAGCAGCTGCAGAAATTTTTCCACACTTAGAACATGTTTTTAAAGTTGAAAAACTTAAAGTTATTAATTTTATTACTGAGACTGTTACTTGGAAAATAAGTATCGACCATGATGACCAAACTATATTTGTTTCTCAACTAGGTTTGAGTAGAGATGGGATGCGCTATAACTATAAGACGAAAGAAGTAAGTTTACAAGATAAATATGATTTACAAGTTGCATTAGCCTTTATAAAACTTAAACCTAAATTACAACCATTATATAATGGCATTTTGGATTATGCTGTAGAGACCATTGTAGATAAAATCCCACCATCTGATGAGATACAGATTAGTCTTTAATTAAAAGAGGAGCATGCTCCTCTTTTTTATTTTTAATAGTTAATATTTTTTATATGGAAGATGTTAGAAGTTATAATGTAGGTGCGTCAGATTACTCAAAACATAAATATCAGTCATGGGATTTTTGGCTGACTTTTGTTTTGAACCCATTTGATGCCGATTTATGTAAACGTACTTTAAGAACAAAAGCAACAGATGGTCGTTTACTAGATTATCAGAAAATCAAACATATTTGTGGCGAACGCCTTAGACAGCTTGATGAAGGTCCAGATAGATGGGTTGGTCCTAAGTATGTTGAAAAATCTCACTTTGAAGAAATGATTGCAGATTATTCATTACATGAGGATGATAAGCAATTATTAGAAAATCTTTTATTCCTTCAAAATCGTAAAGAAGCATATAAAAATATGCAAGCAATTTGTGATAAAAGAATTCAGGAATTATCCTAATGAAATTAAGGAAAGAGCTTGCTGAGAAATTAAGATGGGCGGTTGAGCACTCTCCTTGTAGTGCAGAATATAAAGGTGATATAACCTTAGAAGAAAGAGAGGAGATTGAGAGACGCGGCTTTGAAATATATACTTTTGCAGTATTTATGGATGGCGGCGGAATCTTACATATAAGATGGTACAATCATTAGTAGTTTATAATTTAGAAAATAAGTTGATTGCTTGGTACACAAATCCATCATTGAAATTTTTTAAATTGGATAATGAACTTAAGTTGGATATTAATGGTCAAACAATCATTACATTGTGTAATACTCCAGACACATTAATAGACGTTACAGATACAACTTCAGGCATTTGGAAACTTAAGCAAATGACTGGAACAAAATATGAAGTTGCAGATGTAGAAGAAAACCTTGTTAGATTTGGAGACTTCTATGAACAAGAACTTTGATGTGGCTATTGTTGGAGCTGGTCCTGCTGGTCTTTATTGCGCTTATAAACTTATTACAGAAAATAAAAATCTTAAAATCATTGTTTTTGAGCAAGGACGAGAAATAGATAATCGAAAGTGCCCAGCTATTAAGCAGAATAAAAGCTGTTTACATTGTAATAACTGTGCTATTATGTCTGGAATTGCTGGAGCCGGCGCATTTTCTGATGGTAAATTTCCAATTACAAATGACTTTGGTGGCACTCTTTGGGAAAAATGTGGTAAAGATGAAGCCTTAATTTATATGAATGAAGTCGACCAGCTCAATAAAAAGTTTTTTGATGAAAAATCTAGAGGAAGTCCATATACTTGGCCAAAGATGTATATGTCTTGGAACTCACCTTATAAGAAAATTTGTACTCAGCATAATTTACACTTGTTAAATGCAAATATTCGTCATTTAGGTACAGATATTTCCCAACTAGTATTTAGACAACTCTTTTATTACTTGAAAGATCAAGGTGTTGTATTTACAACTAATACTCATGTGGATAAGATTAAAAGAACAGAAAATCTTATAAATGTCGACTCTTTAAGCGATAGAAAATATCATTGGGAAATAAACTGCTCATTCAATGATAATAATGTAAATACATCTTTTGAAGCTTCTACTGTTATAGTTGCTGCTGGCCGCTCGGGTAGTAAATGGGTTGAAACTTTATGCGAAGACTTGGATATTCCTACTCATTCTAATAGAGTTGATATTGGCATTAGATTTGAATGTCCTAATGAAATATGGAATCATGTTACAAAAGACCTTTATGAGGCCAAAATTGTCTATAAAACTAAAACATATGAAGATGAGGTTAGAACATTCTGTATGAACCCATCTGGTTATGTTGTTACAGAGCATACAAAGAGTGGTATCACTGTAAATGGCCATTCATTTGAAGCTCAGGATAAAAAATCTAATAACACAAATTTTGCATTATTGGTTAGTAAAACTTTAACAGAGCCATTTGACAATTCTAATGAGTATGGTGAAGCTATTATTAAATTATCTAATATGTTAGGTGGTGGTGTCATTGTTCAGAGATATGGCGACCTAATTCGTGGAAGACGTTCAACAAAAGATCATATTGCTCACAACTCAGTTACTCCAACCTTAAATGCTGAGCCAGGTGACTTAAGTCTTGTATTACCTAAGCGTATTCTAGATGATATTTTGGAAATGATCGAAAAACTCGACCATCTGGTTCCAGGTATGGTAAATGATGATAACTTACTCTATGGTGTAGAATGTAAATTTTATAATATGACAGTTGAATCTAAAAATAATTGTGAAGCATTAGATTATCCTGGACTATATTTTGCAGGAGATGGTGCAGGATATACACATTCATTATCACAAGCAGCAGCAAATGGACTTTATATAGCTGAAGATATTCTCAATCACTTTTAGTTTCTACTAATTTATCTATGAATCGTTTTGACTCGGCAGCAAACTATGATAGATATAAAAGACGCTTTGAAAAACAAACTAATGGTGCACAAATAGCAGATCAAGGTACGATTGATGCTTTATTTAAGGCTCATTCTGAAGTTGATGCAGAATATATCCGTTATCTTGAATATCTTTATAATGAAACAAAACTTAAAAATTGTCGTAATATTTCATCAGTTACTCAAATGGCTGAGTTGGTTGGCTATAAGCGTCAGCTACCAAAATCAGCTATTGGTTATGTAGTTGTATCACATACTGACGTAGATGGAAAAAATAGATTACAGAATTTTGGTACAAGTTTCTTTGATTTAGATGCCCCATCAGATTATGATGATCTTTACAAAAATCCAAATGCTACTGCCGCTGAAAAAGCTGCTTTAATTCCATGGACAGCTAATGAGTTTTATTCAATCCCAGAAGGATCAATTTTTCACACAAATAGTGGTATTAAGTTTATAGCAACATCTACAGTAGAATCAAGAGCTTTAAAAGAACCTTTTTCTGTAATTAAAAAAGATAAAGCAAAATATAAGAGTTTTATTGAAGCAGGTGGATGGGATGGCATTAAATATCTTAAAGTACCTGTTATCCAAGGTGAGCAAGTTTCGTTAGAGTTAGGTGAAGCTGAAGGAACTAGATTTGAGTCTTTCACAATTGACACCTTAAATGTAGAGAATGCATCAAATATTATCTCATGTAAATATCTCACAGTAACAGTTAAGCCTCAAGCAAAAGAAGGATATGAGAGCGATGACTCTTACACAGAAACTTGGGAAAATATTCCAAATATTGGTTTAGCTGGTGAATATGATAAAGTATTTGAAATACAGATTTTAGATGATGCCGGAAAAGTTTTAATTAAATTCGGTGATGGCATTACAGGTAGAACACTTCCAAAAGGTGCTTTAGTTACAGTAAATTATTTACAAACCTTAGGCGACGCTGGTAACGTTGACACAAAATTCCAGATTGTTGGAATGACATTACCTTCTGGTTATCAGATGGTTGACCCTAGAACAAATGCTGTAGCTCCATTCCTATCATGCACTAATGTGTCACCTATTATGGGTGGTAAAGCTATTGAAGCTCAAACATCTATCAAAGAGAATGCTCCAGTTTCTTATTTGAAATCTTATACATTGGGAACAAGACTTACATATCTTGAAAAAATTATAAATGATAGTCCAGTAAATCTTTTACATTGTCTTTTATTCAGCTCTAAAGTTGTAGATTCAGAATCTTATGGAACTATTGATACATCATCTGAATTTGCAAGCTGCTTAGATGAAAATTACAATGTTTTACAAGAGATTACAACTGATAAAAAAGCTTTAATTGTTTGTGCTTTAAGGGCTAATGGCGAAAACATTGAAGACCCAGAAGGTGAATTGATTACACCTTTAAGACAAACTTTAGATGATTATATTTCACCTAGTGATAGCTTAGATTTTATTCAACCTAACAAAGTAGAAATCTGTCCAAATGTAATTATCACAACATCATCTTCTGTTTTAGAGTCTGATATTAGAGATGAACTTTTGCCTAAAATCATCAGTAAATATTCTATTTTCTACAAAGACTTTGGTGATAAATACTTCAAATCAAATATTGTTGATATTGCTCACACATTAAACTATGCTAAATCCGTTGAGTGTATTTTAGAGGCAAAAGCTAATGTTGATATGGAACCAATCATTTATTCTCAAAATGGCCAAACAAATATCAATTGGCTTGAGCATGTAGGTAATACAGTAAATGATATGGCAAAATATGATGCTGAAGAAGAAAAGATTGAAAGCTTATTTGGATTTAAGTTCTCATTTGATAAGATTTTTGCTCAAAATGAATTGGGTAGAGGATTTAAGAATTACAAATATAAAGCACCATATTTATTGAAAGCTGATATTATTTTTAAGGATGACCCAGCTAATAGCAAGACTTTAATCTTATATGATAACAGAACTGATTTATTAAATGAAATAGATATTGACAGTGCTTATAAAACTCCAATAGAAGAGACAGAATCATATCCACTTTTAACTAAAACTTTCTATGGTGAGTCTAAAATTATTTATTGGCCACAGAATGAGAGTGAAAGCTTCCAAAACTTACAAGCTCGTACAGCTCAATATCCTTTAATTGATAGAATTACAAATGATAAATATATGAATCAGGTAAAGAGTTTCTTACAATCACCATTTGAAATTCGTCCATTATATATTGATGAAGCCGGAAATAATAAAATCTTTGATGTTTCAGATGTACCCGCAACTGACCAAGTTTCTTTCAACTATGATGCAAATATTAAAACTGCAACTTGTTACCGTAAAAACTGGCAATATTGGAATCATTGTAAAATTGAGTTTAGTGAAGGATATAATGATCCAAATTCATCTGAGTATGCGAATGGTATAATTACTATTCCTGTAAAAAATATTTTATCTGCAAAAGAGATTGCAACATTAAAAACAATGCTTGCAGAAACAAAAGATTTTGAAGAGCAAACTCCTGATATCAAGAAAATGATTAAGGATAAAATCGAAATTAATGTTTATGCGGTACCTGTTCAAGATACTTTTGAATGCAATAATGAATATGATATAATTTATAGTGATAAGAATTATACTAAAATTGAAAAGAACTTTATAATTAAATAAAAAATAAGCCGCTCAAAAGAGCGGCTTTTATTTACTTTTTCAAAGCATCTAATTCAGCTTTCATATTTTCTGCTGACTGAATTAAATATGTTCGTTCTGAACCCATAGTAGTAATTTGATTCTTAAGATTTTGAATCTCATTTTCCACTTCAGATTTAGGTGGTTTTCTACCGCATGTAAACTTTTCAGGACAATATCCTAATAATTCACATTTTGGTTTCATACAATTATCTACAATCCAGGCCCATTCATCTGAATAGTCATGTAATGCATTCAAAACATCCTTAAATAATTTTCTATATTCATGATATGCTCTTGAACACATTCTCTGATGAGACATATCTACAAGATTTCTCATATTATGTTTACAAGTAATCTTAGTTGTCATTCCTAAAGGATAGAACAATGCAGCATCTTCCTTTGGAACATTAGCTTGCTCTAGCTGTTCTAGTAGGATTTGAAATGAATCAACAAAATTATTAAATGTTGTTTTAAGGTCTGCATTAGACTCTAAAGCATCTTTAATTTTTGGAGCCATTACAAAGTTTTCTTCAAACTGACCTGCCCATTTTACATATCTAGTTGAAGACTGTAATCGAGTTGGCATTCCTCCTATGTGAGTATACCATTCACGAATAACCCTAGCACTATAACCATCAAGTACCATGTTAACATCTGGAAATTCTGTAGTTCTTCCATGATCATTAGATATACACTCTTTAGCGCGCTTAATATTTTTTTCTTTATCATCAACATCTGCTCCCCAACATACACCAGCATTATAGCCAATTTGTTGTAATGGATTTTTAGTTGTCCATTCTAGAATTGTTACTTTACCCATTATTCTTTCTCCCAAGGAAACATGATAACCGTCTTGGTCTCATCTTCTGCATACTGCATTGTCTCATAAGCTCCACCTTTTGGTGTACCATCCCATACAACTAATACAACATCAGAATGATCTACCATCCATTTATCTCTGTCTTCATATACTCCATCATATTTCTTCTCAGATTGAAAATAAACTTGTTCAGCATAGTCATAAAATTCTTGCTCTACATCGCATAAATCATGTTTATAAGGAAATGCACAAACTAAGGGTCTACCTAATTCTTTCACAGCTTCTGCAAAAAGAGTATCAGTTCCTCTTGCCATTCCTGTAAAATTATATGTATCTCCCAATGATTTAAGGGTTTTAAGAATCCATTCTTTAATCTCTGCTTCTCGGCCATCTAACCTTTCTGGTTTATGGCCTGTAATCATAACTTTAATCATTACTAATATTTCCTTTGTATTCCAACCAAAGTTGACGCTCAGCAAAGAGATTATTCATGATTTCTATTGTTTTGATAATATCAAATTTAACACCACTTAAGAATTTTACTTCTATAGTTTCATCTGGTTCAAATGACCAAGAAAACATTGGGTATTTATTTTCAGCAAATGTACGAAAAGTAGCAGTTGTAGATAAAACTTTACATGTTACTATTGCATCTTTGAAATTATTATAAATCCACATGTTGTCAGTAAATTGAAGACCATATAATGCGTTAATTTTTGATTTAATATCATCAATAGACAAAAGAAGAGCCAAATCTCGATCTGACTCTTTATTGAATGAGGATAAATATTTATTTTGTTCTAAAATATCTTTTTTATATTGTTCCCATTCAGCTTGAGCGTGAACAACATCATTCTCTCTTGGAGGATCCAACTTGCTTGAATTATACATAAGATAATATTAACTTATGCTTCTTTTATGTCCTCAACGCCAAGAGCTTTATTTATCATTGCTAGAATTTCAAATATTTTTGAATGTTTATCTTTATAGTAAAAGAATAATTTTTTGGTATAATTTGCACCAATAAATCCAACTGCTAAAAATCCAAGGTTTATCCAGAAAAGAATATGGCTTACAGGAATTCTTGGACAAAAAATCATACAAATAATAGCCGCAGCTAGCTTAAAAAGAAACCATTTTCTTCGTTCACCACTATAATAAAGAGCTTCATTATAAAAATCTGTTGCTTTTTTATCCAAAATTGAAACAATATTTTCTAGTGAAATAGCTGCAAGCTTACCTAAGGCTGTAGGTTTCTGAGCTTCATCGCATAAATTAAGTATATCTTCTTTAGTAAGAAATTTAATTTCGGGTGTGATTTTGTCCATTATAGCATCCTTTAACCATTTAGTTTAGAAAAGAGTTTTGAAAAGATATTTGAAATAAGACATTTTCTTATACCATTTGTCTAGATTAAGAAGTGGCATCCATACAAAAAGCATTTCAACTGCAATGCCACCAAAGCAAAGACTGATGAGTGTGTCAATATCTACATTAGCAAGGGTACCATTTATAGCCTTGATTAAAAGAATAACTAAAGTTACCATATTTACCTCTTATATAGATTATACATTTTCTATATAAAAAGTTCAAAAAGTCTGGAAACAGGTCACTGTTAAATTATATTTAAAGATGACCACTTTCCAGACTTTTCGCTGCGCTCAAACTCTAGAAATTGGCTGACTACAGCAGTGTTAGTCACATAATATGTGGATATAAATAAAAAAGGAGGTATTAAAACCTCCTCTTAAGCTTATTTAAAATTTAAAAGCTAACCTATTCGTCTTTCTTTAACTGACTGCATGATAAAATCAAAAACTTTATCTTCTAGATCATTTGCTTCATCACCATAAGGTAAAGTGTCTTTTGACAAATCTGCTCCTAATTTTTCGGCATATTCAAATATCAATTGTTCAAAATCATAATGAAAAGCCATAGCTATTTCTTTATTATTTGCAGACTCTTCAATTGGTTCTCTACTTGTGAAGAATGCCTCTTCATCATCTAAGATTTCATTCCAATATTGATTTGCCTCTTCATCAGTCATTTCAGAAGAAGCAATCTCAAAGAATAAATCCTTATCACCTTCAACCATGTCATAAATGTCTCTAGCGATATCTTTTTTATTCATTTATTAATCTCCTAAATCAACTCCAGCTAAAATGTTACCAGTGAATTTTGCACTAGTACCACCTCTACCTAAAGTCATTCCAGAATCTTCAAGTTCGCTAAAATCAAGCATTCCCATATCAGGCATACCAGAAGTTAATGACTCTTGAATGTTACTCATATTTCCAGACTCACGAATAGTTTGTCCTCTATCGAAGTTCATTGATGGTACGTTATTAGCTGCAAGTGAAACTCCATTTGCATCTAACTGACTCAACATACCAAACTCGCCGAATGGATTTGCTGCTTCATTGATTCTTTCATTCTGACCATACATAGCCTTAAGCTTACCAAAGTTGAGTTTGTTATTAACATAATTCTCTTCAAGAGATTTAATAACTGCTTGGTCTGTAGATTCCTGAACAGGAGCTGGGCCAGGAGCAATAGCTGACTGTGGTTCAGTTGGCTGTGATTGGCTACCTAAAATAGAAGACTGAGGTCCTTGTGTCAAATCTGGACCAGCAAGAATTCTTGCTCTCTTTTCTTCTTTTGTTTCAGGATGAGTATCTTTATAAGGCATGTTATTTACAAGATCTTTTAACTGACTTAATGAACTCTGTCCATTATTATCAACATATGCCTCGATCTTGTGCTTTGTACTTACAAGTTCTGTTTCAGCAATCTGTGTAAGTTCAGCGATAATATTTGTAAAGTGAGAAGGAATGATTTCATTTACCTTTCCACCAATAGCTGTACATTCTACCTGAGCATCATCCAAAATGTCAGTTACATCCAATACAGCGTTACCTGCTGCCTCAATAGCGGCTGCAGCTTTATTTACTGCAGCTACAGCACTATCAAGGAGAGTGTAAAGTCTATCAATATTTCCTGCTGCTTCTTTTAAATTTTCCATATCTTTATCTCCTCTCCTTAATCCTATTAGTACAATCCTTGAGCGTGAAGGTTATTTACAAATCTGTTTCCAGCTTCTTTTTCAGTTACTTTTTCACCTTCAAAGTCATTTCTTCCAACAGCTTCGTAATAATCTTGACGAGCAGATTCATTCATGAATGTTCCAGTAATTGGAGCTGCATCATCAAATCCAGGAATAATCTGATTTCTGTGTCTCAAGAATGCAGATGTCGCTTCTTTAAGGTTTCTTGCACCATGGATTTGCTTTTCAAATGGTTCGATGTTCTTACCATATTTAGCATGCTGCTGTTCCCAATATTCATTTACTTCAACATTTTCTCTTACAATATTAATGCGGTTTTCAGCAGTTGGCATAAGATGCTTTGTAGTATCATACATGTCTGAAACCTGCTCTTTATATTGGTCAAAGCTTTCTTTCAAAGCATTATATTTCTTTGTCTGTTCATTGAAGTTATTCTTGAGAGTTTCAACAGAAGTAGTTGCTGTTTTGATGCTCTCTTTAAGAGTAGTATTTTCAGCATTTAGTTCTGCAATTCTCTTAACATTTCTATCTGTTGTTTTCTTAGCTTCTTCCATGATAGTAACAGCTTCTCTAAGTTTTGTCTCTAATAAGCCATTATCTTTTTCAAGACGTTCATTTGTTTCAGAAAGTTTAGCAATAGTATCTTCACTTGTTGTCTTAGACTCTTTAAGCATATCTTTGAGAGCAGCAATTTCTGATTCTTTAGACTCAATTGTTTCATTTACTTTTTCAAGTTCATCACCAAAATTATCTAATGACTCTTTAAGAGTTTTGTTCTGCTCTTCCAAATCTTTGATATACTCTTCAGATTCAGTAATCTTTTCATTTGCAGATTTCTTGATATTATCTTTTCTCTGCATTAAAACTTTATTTTCTTCAGAAAGAGTATCATAAGATTCTTTCAATTCTTCATATTTAGCCTTAAAGTCTTCACCTTCAGCACTCTCTTTAATAGAAGCTCTAACTTCTGCAAGACGATCTTCAAGAGCTTTATTAGCTTCTTTTAAGAGTTCAACTTCTTCAGAAGATTTGTCAGACTCTTTGAGTGAAGCTACAAGATCTTTGTTGTAGTTTTTAATCTTTGCATCAGCTGCTTCTCTTGCTTCAGAAAGCTGTTTCTTAAGATCTTCAATTTCTTCATTTAATTTACCATTTCTGATAGCTGCTTCTTCAACAAGCTCTTTATAATCAATAACTTGTTCTTTAAGAAGTAATGCTGCTTCTAAGTTCTTTTCAGAAGCTTCGCGGAATTCCTTTGTAGACATGTCATAGTCTTTCTGGATTTCAACTGCTGATTCAACCATCTTTTCAAGGCGCTGTTTTTCAGCAATAATCTGTGCTTCTACTTTTTCTTTAAGGTCTGTGCAGTTTCCATCTTCGAAACAATCTAGGATGTCTGTACATTCATTTAATCTATCAATTGGGTTTACGCCTTCTGATGATTCTGCCAAGAAATTGTTTACATAATTTCTAAAGATTTTTTCTTCTGCTTTTGTAAGCTTTTTAGACTCATGAACAGGCTGAGCTACAGCTGTCTGAGCTTGTGTATTTGTTGCGTCTGCTGTCATATTTTCCTCATTATTTGTATTGTTTTGGATTATTTTGCTCTGAGCATTAGCTGGAGCACTCTTGATAATAACTGGATTTCCATTATCTACAGGGCCTTTCATACCTGCTGTAGCTTCTGTAATCTGATTTGAAGTATCTATTTGTGTATTTTCATTGATAGGACCAACACCTTTATAGTTGATAACAGCTGGCTGGCTGATATCCTTCATAAAGTTTGTAGGAGCTACACTATGATTATCTCTAGCATAAGTACCATAAGTTCCCTGAGATGGATTAAGTACTAAGTCTGCTAAACGTTCAATTTGGAAGGTATTTGGGTCAACGATTCTTGTAATTTGATTTACATCGCCAAAACCACTAGAAGATGTACCTACACGTCCATGATGATTTAAGATCTCTTGAGCAAGATGTCCGTAAGGTCCAACAAATGAGGCATAACCAAAAACAGTTCCTTGTTCATCAAGGTCCATATCATGCCATACTACAGCCTGGTCTCTAAATAAACCAGGGTCATCATCTTTAACAGGATGGTCGGCTAATCCACATAAACCACACCAAGCTTCTCTCTGATTATCTCTTACATTTTCAAATAAGGCTTTTGGATAGATACGACCATTTAAGTTTTTAACGTCGTAGTGAGCTACTGGAATGCGCCATACTTCAAATGAGTCATTATTACCATTCTTAGTAAGTGATTCAAGTACCTTATTTAATAAGAGAATAGTCTGTGAATTGTCTTGATTATCTGTAGATGTGAGAGCTTCTTTTAAGGTCTGAGCAGCTTTAATAACGTCCATGTTAGAAACAACACACTCATTGAGTTTATTTGGTTTTTCTACGCCATGAATTTTAAAAGCATTTTCATGTAAACGAGAAGCTTTAGCCTGGAAATCATTCTGTTTAAATGACCAGCTTTCTACTAATCTTTGCATTATTTATTCTCCACATTTAAACACTGGATTCACTGTGGTCATTCAGACCACAATGTTTAATTTAATTAGTAAAATTCAAAATAATTATTTACTTTTTTCTCTCTCCCATGGAAGTAATCCACTAAAGTCTATTCCACTATCTGGAACTTCCTCCTCTTCCTTCTCTTCAGGTTTGAAGGCTTGTTCCCATAATAAATAATTATAAGAATTTTCCATTTGCTTATCTGCAATAATGCGTTCTTGTTTTGCATAAATATCATTGAATAGATCACTATTCATGTATTCTCTATATGTATTTGTAAGCAGACTTCTAATTGTATCAGAGAATCCAAATCTATCACACTGTTCTCTTATGAGTTTGACGCCTTCTCTTATAGGAATATCTTGCTTATAAGCAAACCAGTCACATAGCATTTCAACCATATCTATTAGAGTCATTTCATGCTCTGGGTTTACGAAATGTTCCGGATGATGAGAATTGACTCTGTAATGATGCTTAAATACCTCAGAGAATCTTCTGAGTTTGTCATAATATTCATAAGAACCATATTCATAGCGAGGCTCTAAATCCATAGCAGCCCATCCATAAACTTCGGGTTCTTCTAGTTTAGATTGGTCATGGGTTTCTCCTTTCTGCTTCAACACATCGGCAAACTTATTTAACAGTTTTCGTACATTATAAATATGCCCTTCAGTATATGATACAGTTTGTTCGACTCCCATACCTTAAATTAGTTTTGAGAAGTTAATATTTTCTTTATGGATATTTTAATTTGTGGATATGGGAATATTGGAAAACATATTTATACTGAATTACTTCCAACAATAAAAAATTGTGATGCGGCTATTCATGTTTATGACAAATACAAAAATATACAATTTGTGTCAGATCCTTTATATATGGACCTCCATAGAGGTTGGACAACTTCAAAATTTGATTATGTTTTTATTTGTGTTCCAACCGAGATGAAAAAGGATGGGTCAGTAAATACTGAAGAAGTTTTAGATTGTATAAATAAATATTCCAACTCAGACACTCTTATTATAAAAAGTGCAGTTCCAGTTGGGTTTACAGATAAAATTGCAAATAACAATAATATTGTAGTTTCACCTGAATTCTGGGGTACAACACAGCATAGTAAAGATCCAGACTATATTATTTTAGGTGGATATCGAGATTATACAGACAAAGTTGCAAATCTCTATAGTTATGCCAAAGATGGATATTATAAGTATCATTTTACAGACCATAAGACAGCTGAGCTTGTAAAATATATGGAAAATTGTTGGATTGCAACTAAAGTTACATTCTGTAATGAGTTTGCAGAAATTGCAAAAGAATTTGGTATTAGTTATCCTGAATTAAGAGAACTTTGGCTTGCAGATTCTAGAGTTTCTCCATCTCATACTTATGTTTATCCAGATGAACCTTACTTTAATAGCCATTGCCTAAATAAAGATATACCTGCACTTATTAAGTTTTGTGAAGATCAAAAAATCGATACACCTTTAATTAAGAAAGTTTTAGAGATTAGAAATTCTAAAAAAGGATATTAAATCTCTTCAAATTTAATGTTTGGATTTTGAAGAGTATATTTTATTTGTTCTTTCCACAAATCAAATTGAACATCTTCAGGAATAAACTCATAAGCTGTATGCCATTGATAAATTGACAAGATATTTCCATATTTATTTCTTATTAATTTTCTGACAATATGAATTTCATCGGCATTTTTTCCAAGTTGCCATACGCAAGTCTTATCGCTTTCAAATAAGTCACCAACTTTTTTATAAGTATAATAAATGGTATCAGGCTTATTTGTTTGATTATAGTAAATGCCAAAGCTTCTCATTTTAGACAAAATAAAATGTTTTACCGGAACATCTAATAAGTTCATATCGCCAGCTTTTCTATTCTCATAATCTACTTTATATGGATATTTGAAATAAACATTTACATTGGTCATGTCTTTTAGGTCTTTATTTTCATATAAGTCGAAATAATATTTATTAAATTCACAGCCTTTATCAGAGCAAAAGAAAGTTCCATTATTTATTTCATGCTTTTCAGGACTGTAATAAACACAGTTTTTATTAGCCCAAATTTTATTTTGCATTTCTTTTGTTATGTAAACATCTGCATCACAATAAAAATAATCATCATAAATTAAGGAATAATATAAACGGATTTGGTCACCAATGAATGACGGAAGTGATTTTTGATTTTTCTTTATATAGACATTTTCATAAGACTCTCTAGCATGATGCAACTTTTGAATATCTGGCATTATATCATCTAAAGTTAAAATGGTAGGACTTTGTAGCTGAGCTACACAGAACTCAGCTACAGGATTTTTTAAATAATTATCATAATTAAAAACAACAGTCATGCTTAATTTAGTTATTAGTATGTTTTGCAAAGAATGACTCTATTGAACCGAGATTTGCTAAAACAAAGAACTTATTGTTACGGCCATCATCAGCACTAAAATAACTAAAATCATTTGGGTAGTCTTTAGAATAAACTAATACATATTCATAGTCTGAAGCATTATCTGCTTCACCATCAAGCTGCCATTCCAAACGTTTAGTATTTTTATTTTGGAATAGTACACCAAAATTTCTATAGCCATGAAAATAGTTATTACTCTCAGAATTAAAATTATAGCTAAATTGAAAACTTTCATCATTTGTACCTATAGTATATACTAAATCTGAAATATTTCCGCGAGCATATGATGTTTTTTCATTCGCAATTAGATAAGGTCTTACTAAGTTCTTAAGAGCATCAACATCATACTCAAGGTCTGCACCTCCCTGAACCAATTCAACCTTCTTTACAACATCCAAAGCTGAGAAAACATTAGAGCCAGCTTTTACCTGAACTTTTGTATAATCTGTATCATCAGGAAGTGTAATGCCATCTCTTAATGCATCTAATGTAGTAGATGTAAATCTTACTCCATCAGTAGTATAAGACAAATTACCTTTTTCTTCGCCTCTAAAATATAACTTCATTCTATAATCTCCTATGAATTAATTAGTTTTTAAAATAAAAAAGGACGGCAAAAAGCCGTCCAAAAAGCATAAATTATATTTTACTTGTGATTTTCTTTATAATCTTCATAACGATAATTCATTGCTTTTGCAATATTAAGTTCTTGTTTTTCTTCTTCAAAAAGACGAAGTCCTGCTTTTTTGTCTTTTCTTTTAATTTTTGGAAATTTTACTTTAAAAGTAATTTCTAAATAACCTTGAATGCCATAATAAAAAGCATATGAACACCAGAAAGCTATTATAATACCTACTCCAGAGCGAAATCCTAAAAATATCATTATTACTGACATAAGCAAAGCAACCCACATTGTAATAAAAACTGCAGTTGAGAGATCTTTAAGTTTCATCATAAATGGAGTTTTTTTAGCATTATTTATCCGATCAGCTTCTTCACCTACTTTATTATACTCATTAACCCATTTAACAAAAGTGGAATTATCAACTTTTTCTGAAATTTGTTGAACATAATCACACTGCTCATTGATAGCTGTTAATGCTTTAAGATTATCTTTTTCATTAATAGCAGTTTCAATGAGACTCATTTTTTCGTCAAACTTCTTTTTATATTCTTTTTTATTCAAAATTTGCCTCCATATATAGATTATACCAAAGCTTCAACCAAATAGTCATATAATTCTTTATCATCATCCAGATGAAATACTTGGCCTAAATAAGTAACTTCGCCACCATAATTTTGATCATATAGATAATAATCTACAAAATCTTTAATTTTATTATAGGGAGCTTCTTTTACTGCGCTGAATAATGTAAATAAATGCTCCCAAAGTAAATCTGCAAGAAGGTCTGAACGAACTCCTCCAGCATCAGTAATAAAAGGATTATTACTATTAAATTTTTCAACTGCATCATCAGTTTTAATATCTAAGTTTCTAATAATATCTAATCGTTCCTTAAATAATTGAAATGTCATTTAAAACTCCTAGTTAAATTTTGTGTATTTATAAAATCTAAAATTTGATGAACACCATCATTATAGTCTTTAGGTGTAAAAGTCCAATCCCAATCATCAGCATTAAACTTAGGATTTATCATGAATGACTGATAGGGCACACCATAATCATCAATAAATTTTAATACATAATCTAGACCTTTATGATTAGCCATGTCATTAATATCCACCATTGTTTGACAAACCTTAGTAAAACCTAAAGTTTTTTCATAATAACCACAAATATCTCTTCTCACATGAGTTTCTTTTTGATAATAGCCTAAAACAACAAGCCACTCAACTTTAGACAGAATAATTTTTTTAACATCATCATCTTTAAGAAGAGGCAAACCTTTTTCATAATTGAAAATATTAACCAACTCTTTTGTAGGTGTAATCGCAAATCCACCTAAATCGGCAGGTGTCAAATAGCATTCACAATTACTAAAATCTGAATGATAACCAACAAACATTTTATGAAGAAGCCAGAATTGAGCACTGTTAAACGCTTTTTCAAACTCTTCTGCAGATACTTTTCTTACTCCCATTCTTAGTCCTCTATATTAGCTGAACTAGTACAATGGATTTCATCTACTACATTACAAACAATATTTTCAGGTCCGACTTCATCACAATGTGTAAGTTCCAAAATTGTCTTAGTAATTTGTTTATCTTTAATTATAGGATTTAAGTCATTCAAATCCTTTAGAATTCGCTGTGTAAGAAGCATTGAATTTAAAGCATTATACTTAAATTCACCTTGCCATTGATTATAATGATTATTAAAATCTTCTTCAATATAAGAAGAAATCAACTTTCTTTTTACAGGACTAAAAGATTCATCATCGCCATGTCTTGTTTCATAAGTACGCGATACATAATGGATAGTAAAAGACTCAATACAATCTTGTAAGAGAGATACAAAATTTCTATCTAAAGTTTTTAATCCTGTATAAGAAGGAGTCTTTTCAGAGTCATTGTTACCATTATCTCCAATAGCTAAACCCTGACCATTTTCAAAAATAACATTTTGATATAATTTAATAAATTCATAATTATTAACTGGTTTAGTTGTTCTAAACATAAACTCACAGTCGGAAATAAAATGGTCAATAAGTCCTTTTCTAAGAGCAAGATCAGTAAAAAATGGAGCATATTCTGGTAATAACTCATCTTTTGATAAATTAGATTGATACCAGTTTGCAATATCATTAATATAGTTATATCGTTGTTTATAGTCATTTAGCATAAACTCATCAAATGACCACTTAAATCTTGAATTAGAAAATCTTTGAATAGTTTTCCAAATACCCATACCACAAGTATTATGAATACCTCGATATAGGGCATTATTTTGATTTACGATAATATCAAATGGAGTAACCCATCTACAGTCTTTATGTCTAAAAATAGCAGGAGCGGTTTTCATCCAATTTAAGTTGTACTCCTGCATAAATTGCATTGGGTCCATAATAAACATAGGACCAAAAAAACTTGCGCTTCCTAAACAAGAAGCGCTTCCAAAATGTTTATTATTATAAACTTTATCTTGATAAAAAACTGAATGTCCACGTTGAGCTCCACCATTATTTAATATAACTATTGTATTTGTAGGATCTTTAGCTGCAACTCTAGCTGTTATAGTACCTTTACCTTCGTCGCCATATCCAGCTCCGATTACCATATGAACATTCATTATATTCTCCTTTACCAGGTGATTACATCATCTGATTTATGTTCAATTTTTAAAGATGAGTCATCATTTGTATGAAAGTCAACCATACAAACTTTATCATTACCTTCAAGTTTAATAAAAGGTGTAGACTCTGCAGTCCATTGATCTTGCCAAATCTTTACATTTTTTACAGTAATATCATAAGATAAATCTGGATGCCTTTCTTTAAGATTTGGCCCATAAGTCGGATGATTTTTAGGATCAATATCCCAGTATAAAAAATCTTTTAATTCGGAAAGTTTGCCTTCAATAATAATTCTCATAGCTGCACCTACCAAGTAATAACATTATCAAGAAGGCCTTCATTAGCAGTTCCTTCTAGATTATACATTTTTTCAAATGTTTGTTCAGGATAAACAGACCAGTCAGTGTTACTTCTTTTAATGATATAAGAGCCTTCACCTATATGAACTCTTCGTCTGTCTCCCTCTTCATTGATATAAGATGCATTAAAATAATTCCATCCATGATAATCGTGTTCATAGTCTATAGAAGCCACTTGAGGTAAAAATTTACGTATTTCTGCGGCTATATTAAAACTATTTTCTTCATTTAACTGAGGAATGTGAATGCATTCACCCTCATCTGGAATGCGCTTACACTTATAAACTACCATGTTATTACCCCTGTTGAGTCATCCATAGGTTCGTATACTTTTTTAAAAGTCTCATCTTTTACAGGATAAATAGAACCATCAATGCCTTTAACAAGCCAACCATTTTTAGGACAAAACATTTCACTTCCATCAGGTTTAGTTATGATAAAAACTTCATCTCCATCAATGTCATTATCCCATTCTACTTCTAGATCTTCCCAATTGTCAATAATCCAATCTGCAATTTCTTCTGCATTTTCATCGCTACCTGTAAACTGAACAGCTTCAACAATAATTGGCTTTTTACGGAATTTCTGCAAAGTCATTCTATTTTCTCCTATTTAATAGAGGAGCCGAAGCTCCTCTATTTATTTTACCAAGTTACAACACCAATAGTTGCATTATCTTCTGTAAGATGTTCTGTTTCTTCACCAGCATTCTCGATAGAAGATTCAATACAATCCATAATTGTCTTGTTCAAATTGTTAATTGTTGATACCTTGTATCTTTCACCAAGAAGCTGCTTAAATCCTTTCATATTTTTATCTTCATAAAAATCTTTATCAGGATTTTCGATATACTTCTTGTTGTTTGAATAACAAGTTTCATCATCATCTACAGAAATATGATAAATATCAAACTTCTTAGAAGCGGCTTTGTAAAGGTCTGGTGTCTTAAGAGAACCAAACTCTTCAGCGCCTTCAGGACGTCCAAAATATTCAACAATTCTGTTTTCCGGCAAATCAGGATTTAATGGCTCATCACCCATCGTAATGATGATACCTTTTCGTCCCTGTTTGTCATAAGCATCAAGTTTTGTACGGTAGAGACCAAAGAACCAAGGAGCTGTATAGCTTTCCCAGTTATTTCCACCACCATGATGCTCCATCCAAATATCATCAAGCTGTTTTGCTACACGGACATCAGACTCAAACTGAGAAACCTGGAGTGGAGAGTAGTCACATTCAAAGTCACCAACTCCCATAACCATGATTTCAATATCCTTAAACTTCTTATAAAGTTTATCCATCATAGCGCCCAAAGCTGCAGCAGTTTCCTGACAAGCAGAACCCATAGAACCTGTAACATCCAAAGCGAGAATTACAGGTATTGTATTTGGGTGTTCAGCAGTGTTGATACATTCACGGATTTTGTTCTTAGGATTCATAGTCTCCTTCATTGAAGAAGAAGTCCATGCCTGCCCTGAAGTAACACGCAATGTTGAAGCATCAACACTTTTTTTCATCGACCTTGAATAAGTTACAAAGTCTGAACTTGAATATGCTCCTCCACCCATGTTTTACTCCTCATCGTCGTCAGCTTCTGCTTCAGCTTTTTCTTCTTCAGTTGCATCTTCTGCACCTGAGAAATCAAGCTCTGAGAACATACTTGCAAATGGATTTTCACCATCTTCACCACCGAAAATAGCAGCGAATGGATTTGCATCTGTCTTTCCACCAAACATTCCACCCATCATCTGCATCATAACCATCTGACCAAACATGTTTCCACCACCAAATGGACTGCAAGCATCTGCGACGTTTCCGCCATTCATCATACCATTCATCATCTGGCTCATGAGCTGCATTTTAAACATCTGGCCAAACATGTTACCATTAGATGCCATACCTTTAAAGGGACACCAGATTTTAGCATAGAAGAATACTTTTCCCATAAGGATGTGACGTTCTGGAAGAACCTGCTTAAGTTCGTTGTCTTCATAGTCAAGAGCTGTAATAACTCCGTTATCAACCTTGATTACAAAGCGTGGTACGCGGCGGTCACCTTTCTGCATAAGAATAATATCACCAACCTGAAGTGTATTTGTTGGAATAAGCCAGAACATGTTGAACATGTCAAAAGCGAAAGAACCAACATTTGTCAAGCGGTTTTTTTTAGCATCATAAGTTTTGTAACCACTTGGTGTCTTAATTGCAATTTTACCATTCATACCGAGCTTGCACTTTCCTGCCTCGATAGGACCAAACATTCCCTTAAACATCTTACCCATGTCACCCATACCAAAATCGTTCATATCTTTATTCTCCTTGGGATTTTCTTCCCCATTATTATATTCAATTGAGTAGGAAGGTCTGCTGTACCTAGGTATCATAATCATTCCTTCCTCGCCATAATTCATTCTACTAAAATCTGCAAACCTTGTCCAATTTGCTACACTCATAGTAATTTGGCCTTTTTCTTAAGATAAGCTCTTACTAGCATAAGAGTAAATCCAAGAAGGTTTTGTCCTTGCCACTTTGAAATATCCTGAACCCTTGGGTCATCTTCAGCCATATGAATAGCCCAAATGTTATCAGTAGGATTACATTCAACAAGAATATCATCACCTGTGTCAAGAAGTTGCTTTGCCAAATCTGGATTTTGTTCAAACTTAGCTTTAAGACCTTCATACACTACAATTTGACGAACACCATTCCAAACAGTGTCGTTATAATTGCGCACTTTTCTACCAAGACCTTTAATTTCGCTTGGAGAGGTTGAAGCCAGAATTTTCTGAGCAATTTCATCATCTCCAAAAGTCTTAGCTTTCTGATACATCATCCACTGTTCACTGTTGATAAACTTTACTCCATCAACAGTAAATTCGCTTTTGTACCAGTTACTTAAGAAACCTTTCAAAAAAGGATGGATTTTAGCCATATATTACAACTCCTTGAAATAATCTACCATTCCTGAGTCAGGATGTGGCATCTGAATAATTTCAATCTTAAACTTCATCTTGTTATAGAGTTTAACAATTCGATTAATTTCATCTACTGTAAAATCAACTTCATCCATTTCTCTACGAATAAAATGGTCCAATCTTTCATATGTGAAGTTTGGAATATCCAACTGCTTAGAAAGATTCTGCTCATCTGTTGAGCCACACATTCCATCATCTGGAGCTTTCATAACCAAATCTTCTGGAGCACCCAAAGCCAAACCAATCTGTCTTACTTCTGAAACAGTGTAGTCACAAATTGGACCATAACTTCCGGCGCTATCTCCATAGAATGTTGAATATCCAAGGACATCTTCGCTGCGGTTGCAAGTGTTCAAAACACGACCACCAAGAATTGCTGCAACTCCATAAAGAGTTGTCATTCGCAATCTCGCAGGAGTATTTGTAGAATACTGGCTTGGAATTTCATTGTTAAGAACTCCATTTGATACATCATCCATAAGGTTGACACAAATGGCTCCTGTAAGAGCTCTATAAGCATCACCAATATTTACAGTCAAATTCTTAATTCCAAGTAATTCACAAACTCTCTTTGAGTCGGCTATGTCCTTCTGTTCGCCATTAGGCATCATAACTCCAACAACATTTTCCTTACCATAAGCTTTTACAGCAAGGTAAGCTACGACTGTTGAGTCTTTTCCACCTGAAATACCAATTACGGCCTTTCCAGATGGATTAGATGCTCTCAAGCCATTTACAATATTTTCAATAGCAAGATTAGCATCAAACATAACTACTCAATCTCCTTAGCAAGGCGGGCACGAATATCCATCAAATTCTGGCGGTTGAAATAAACACCATTTACGAAAACAACCTGCATTTCATCTTTGTGAGCTGCAGCAAGTTTATCATATTCATGTTCAGTCAAACCATCTGTTGCAACATAGTCATTTCCAACTTTTTCAACAAAAACCAAACCTTTGTGAGATTTCTTAAGTTTTGCTGTATCAGTTTTTGGATCTTTTACAACTTCAAGTTCGCGGCCGTCCATAAGCTGAATATATGTAGTTTTCTGTGCAAAACCGAAAGTATCACGAGTTGATACAATCATCTTGTCACCTTCAAAGAAAGCATGGAAACAGAAAGCACCTACACCAAAGAGACAGTTTGTTGCGGCAAACTTCATTTCTTCAAGCTTTTTCCAGATTTTTTCAACCTGTTTAAGAGTACATCCATCACCGAGGATCATTCCAACATGTGGATTTAATACCTTGTAACCCTTCTTGTTTTCAGTACCACCAAATGTTTCCCAAAGAGACTGAACTGTCTGGATAACATTTTCATACTGGTCACCAGAGTCTGGACGAATAAGGATTTTACCTTCGTGAGCAAGAATTTCTTCTTTAATTTCAGGAAGAACATTCTTTACAATGTCCCAATAATCATAAGTATCGGCAACATAGCTGAAGTTTTTGTACTGCTTAAGAAGCTTGAGAATAAGCTCTTTTTCAGAAGTGCCAACAGCAACATTTGAACTTACTACAGAGTGTTCAATTGAAACTGCACCAATTCCAAGGTGATTGTAAGAACAATCAGCATTGTAGAAATAATCAAGCCAAGAAATAGCAGGAACTGTTGAAGTCTTATTGAATGAAATCAACCAAGAAGCAGAAGTTTTACAAGCTTCTTCCATACAAGACATTCCGCGCATTCCAAAGTCTGAAGCAGCCATACGAGGGTCAGCACCATCTGTTGTTTTGTCATACCACTTCTTTGCGATTTTGTAGTACATATAACCAGCAGTTGCGTCATTACAAGGCTTCCAAACTTCACCCTGCAACCAGCATTCTGTCCACTGAGCCAACCAAGCAAAATCAGGGTCTGTATTTTCTACAGAAGCGATAGGAACTCCCATATTTACAAGAGAACCTTCTGGAAGAGCTTTAATCTTAAGTGGAAGATAACCGAGACGATGCAGCTTTTCAATGTGGCTTGTTTCATAGTTTCCTGGGCCAAGCTGAAGATTCATCTTCTTTTCATAATCTGCGATTACTTCAGAAGTAGGCTTAGCAAACCAAGCATCTGCATTTTCTTTGAAATTTTTAATAAAGGCTTGAATACCGAAAACAACAACTTTCTGCTGTTTTTCGAACATAGATTTGCGGGGAACAAGATAACTAACGAGTTTAGTCATCCCTTTTGGATAAACGTCAACATGACAGTTTTTGTAGGTGTCAGCTACATCAGGCATCATAAAATGAAACATAATTTTTTATCTCCTATATAAGTCGAATATGTTTTTTGATAGTCACTAAGAACTGTGCCACCTAATTATGGTTATTCTTAGCAACATCTAAATTATATTAACAGACTTCTACGAAGTCGTTAGTACCACGGTAAATTGAATTTGTAGTAAATACTTTTGTAATTCCAGCTTCTTTAAGAGCATCAATATCAATTACATTTTCGCAGTGTGAAATGTAGAGATATACATCTTTTGCTCCAAGCTTTTTAAGCTCAATAGCTGAATATTTGAAAGTACCACCTTTTGAACAAATATCATCAATGATGAGAATGTTCTTATCTTTGATAGCTTCTGGATTTCCCTTAATTTCAAGACCAAGGATTTTTCCGCTGCGCCAATCACGAGTTTTTTCACCAACTACGATTTCATAATTTTCTTTAACTATATCCAAAGTAGAATAGCGTTTACAAGCACCAGCATCTGGGAACATAATTGTCTCAACATCAAGTGGAAGTTCTTTCAAGAAGTTTTCAATTGTCTGAAGTCCATTGTCCTGAATATTATCGATAAGAGCGCGAGAAACATCTGAGTGTGCATTATCAACAATAACAGCCTTAAAATCCATTGCATTTAAAACTTTTGCAAAAGACTTAAGAGTAAATACTTCATCTGGATTTTTAACACGATCCATTCGTGCATTTGGAATATAAGGCATCTCCAAGAAAAGATTGCAGCCTTTATAAAAATCAGCAATACATTGAAGAGTGAAAAGTTCACTCATAGAGTCAAACAACCAAGTTACAGTTATCTGCTGATTATTTTTAATCTTAGGGTCAAGTCGAAAAAGTGGAGTTCCATCAGGAAAGTTTTCAACTTTAATTTTAATGTCATTTACTTTAATCAAAGGTTTTTCCTCATATCCGCCGGCAAAAGCCGGCTGGAATATTAGCGACGCTTACGAGGAGTTCTTCCCCACATCTGCATCTGTTTTACAAAAAAATCATACAACTCGTTAAAGTCGTGATTACCTTCACTGGCAACAAGAGCGATATACTCTCGTGCGTCCGCTACATCTTCAGAGCACTTAGCTCGGCCGATGTAGTTTTTGATAATTCTTTTAGGATTATCAATAGCATCCTTCTTTGTGAAGGAGTCTACACCAAGGTTCTTTTTATCCAAGACCTTTCCTCCATAAATAGATTATACCAAGAGTTGGATTATTTTACAAAAATTTGTTGTGATTTAAGTACATTCATTGCAGATTTTTGACCTTCTTCAGAGAGGTCAGCACAACAAGAGCTATCAACTATTATTGGCATTTCTGGAAAAAATGACTTAAGTAAAGTGGCGTTACTACAAACACAGATTGATGAAACTGTTCCAATAATTTCAATCTCTTCAGGGAAGTCACCAGGCTGATTATTTTCATCATTGAAAAGTTCGTTAAATTTAGCTTTCCAGTCTTTATAGCCAAATGTAGGCTTGTCAACAATAAATGCATTTTTTGCAAATTCCTGAAGTTCTGGAACGATTTCCCAACCTTTTGTACCTTCAATGCAGTGTTCAACTGGAAGATTTTTTCCTTCCTGTGTTTCAAGATAATTTTTTTGATGTGTATCGCGAGTAAAAATAAGATATGTGTAGTCTTTAGCTTTAAGCTTTTCTACAATATTTGGAATGATTTTTTCTGCGGCAGGATTTGCCAAAGAACCAGTTACGAAGTCGTTTTGCATATCAACGACAATAAGAAGTTTGTTTTTCTTCATGTTTTCTTTTCTCCTATATAAATCGAAAATAGTTTAGTTTACTAAGAGAAGATCCGACCAACTTTTCTTATGGCTAATCTTCTCATTCAACTAGGTATATAATTATATTAACATATATCCCTATAAAGAATATACATTAATATTTAAATTAGTTCATTTGAAAATACTCATTAGCTTTCATACCAGGCCAATAAGCTCTTTCATCTTCTCTATCACTATTTTTAAGTTTTTCAAAATGTTCGTCCATTTTAGTAAAGACATTCTGAAGAATTTCTAATTTGTTAAACTTTGTAAGAGCATTAATAAATGTTTTATAGTATTCTTCATAGATGCGTTCATGCTGACCTTCACCATAATCAAGGTCGATATAAGTATCTTTGAATAAATGATTTTCTACGACATAATGATATGTAGCTGCAACAAGATTTTTAATATCAATCCATTCATTTCTAGATGAACCTACGAAAAGTTGATAAACTTCAGACTCTGGAGGATTTTCGAATTCTGAATATATTTCACTTATTTCAGCGTCTTCATCGTCAATGCTGTCATAATATAAATGACCTTCATAATCTGGAGCACCAACATATTTATGAGTACCTTTATGACCTATCCATTTAAGGCCAAAAGTATCAGTAAACTCATACTCATGTAATCCAAACTGTTCAGCATCTCTTTCTAGAGAATAAAAATCTGGTGGATTAAGGTCATTGTTTTTATAAATACTATCAGACCTACGAGCTCTAGTGGCCATATAAATTTTGTTCCATTCTGTTTGCTCTTCTACAGAACCAGTATATGGTCGCCATTCCCATTTTTCTGGAAAATACTTTACATAATTGTTATAATATCTTCTAACTTCTCTGCTCATTACTTATCCTTCAATTCACAAGCATCTAATACCATCTTACAAGTATTCTCAAAAGCTTTATACAACACATCTTTATCAATCTCAATCGGGCTTTTAAGGCCACCACTACGTGCTAAAGCTGCTGCTGTACAATCAGCGATCATTTCTAAAACATCAACTAGATCAACATCTTCTGGACAATGATCTTTAATATGGTGTCTCTCATCTTTAATATGGTTTTTATACCAATCCATTTCTGTAAACTTTTTATTGTTTTTTCTGGCATCTGTAAACTCTTCATAAAACTGTTTTTCTCTTTCTTTTTTAGTCCAGTCATGAGTTTTACCAGTGTCTTGGATCATTTTTGCCAAAGAGTTCATAATATTAGAAACATCTTTGATATGCATGTCATTTGCTTTCTGAAATTCTTCAAAAGAAACATCACCTTTTGCAGTGCGAGTATCTCCATTTGGAGACTTTATAATTGTTACCTTATTCATAAAGTTATATTAACTTACAATTTTTATCGCAATGAGTTTTAGTTATTACAAACTTTTTGTTTTCAAAATCAACATGTCCAATGATATGAGTAATCTTTTTACTACAACTAAAAGTAAGAAGTCCTTGGTCGACAAATATATCTACTCCACTTGTAGTATTTAAACATACCGACTTAAATAAAGGTTTTATTCTAAAATGATTTAATCGTTCAGTAATTTCTTTTTTAAGAGCTTTATCTTGAATACTTGAGTCTATAAAAAAATTTGTTGAAAATAAACATTTATTAATTATTTCTTCCGTAAGAAGATTAATATTATCTTTTGTTACTATAAATATTTTACTGTCAAGTGGGTTTTTAATAAGATCTTCTACTGAAAGAATATGCTTAAATGTAAAAACTGGTAATTGACCTTCAAAAGGCACATTATTCATAGTAATAGTCACCATCTTATTTTTAGAAAAGTCATTTATACTCTGAATAGTTTCTTTAGAAAAATTTTGTTTATCATCTCCTAAAAGAAATTGAACTTCAGAAGTTGAATAATCTCTATTTAGAATATTTAATACTACTTTTAATTTATAATTAAATTCTTCATCTGAAATAGATTTTTTAGAAACTATCTCTTTATTTAAAAGACAATATTCACAATTATGATGACATTTTGCTGTAGGAAATATAGAAATCTTATTTAGAGTTATCATACTCTATATGACCACCTTCTTTGATTTGGATGCGCTTTTTTCCAAGCTTTTCGTGCACGCAATTCAGCATAATATGCACAACTTTTCTCATAATCTACTTTATTAGCTCTAATTGAATATTCTTCTGGGTCATCGTTTTCCCAACCACCATCCATTTCATAGATTTTTTCCCAATCTTCAATGGAATGCTGCTCATAACCCATATCCTTGCACATCCACCAAGGAGCAAGCATAATATTATTATGAGAAGCAAGATATTTTTCAGGAAGACCTTCAGGCTTTCCCAAATGAACTGGCATACAATATGATACCGCAAAAAACTTTCCATCTTGATTTTTCCAAGCTTTCTGTGTCTGTGTTTTTCCTCTCAAATAAGGAATTGCACAATATTCTGTTGTTGCCATATCTATTACCTCTCATAATAGATTATACTTTAATTAGAGTATTTTTTCAATCTTAAAGTTGACCATATCATTGCTAAATGAAGGTAAAATAGCTTTAGCTGCTTTTTCTATCCAATAGAGTTCGTGTGTTACATAGTTTTCAAGATGTCCATCAGCATATAAACGAACACCACGAGCAACTCGTTCACCTTTATAGTGAATCTCATCAAACTCTATTCTGTCAGGCCGTACATCAATATCAACTCGAAGATTATTTATTTTATAGCAAAAACTTGCTCTGTCGCTATAATAACCATCATAACCTTTTACATAAGGTGCGTACTTCATAAGAGCTAGTAAAACATCTTTTGATGGATTAGTATGCACAAGAGGTAATACAATTAAAACTGTGGTTAAAATAGCCCAAAGTAAAATAGAGAAACATCTTACACCTTTAAAACCAGAGTCTAGCTCCTCATAAACCTGAAGACCTTTATCATCTGTATTTTGGTGTAAATAAAAACCATCTTTTTCCAAAGCTCTATGATAAATACTTTTATAAGAACCTAATGTAGAAGTTCTAGTTTTTTTATCATAATGATTATGATTAAACTTTATACGAATAAACTTATATTGATTACTCAACAGTGGGCCAGCTTGTAGTGTCTGCTCGCCATTTTCATCATATAAACACCAAACATCACTTGAGTGTTTTCCACAAGAACCCTTATCATCAACAGTGTATACTCTACCATCAATATCTGTAGCAAAAATAACGCCTTTCATGTGAGTACTTGCAGAATAAATAATAGATAAAACCATTGTTGCAACAATAACAACCCATGTTATTGTCCAATAAGCAACTTTACCACCTGTAGTCTTTAAAGTCATTTGCACGCTCCTTAGCCATAATATTTTGATATTTACGCTCTACTTCTCGAACATATTCTTTTCGAGCTTCTAATTCTTTTTCATTCTTTTCTTTAATATTTGTAGGAAGTAAAAACAAAGTTTTCATAGCATTAAAGAAAAATACAAGTGGCACTATAGCTAAAAATATTGCATGGCCTATTGGCCAAAATATGAAATACAATACTGTAAATGCCGCCTCATCACCATCTTCAAAAACAAACATCTCTTTTACAATGTCATAGTCATATGAAAATGGCTCAAATTTAAATGTAGCTACACGCCATAAGTTTTCATAAAGAGGTAATAAGAATATTGAAAAGCCTCCAACTATAAGATAACCAAAAACACCAAAAATGATTTTCAAAACTATAGGCATTTTTTACCCTCTCTTTCCATAATTTTCTTATATTCTCGTTCAACTTTTTCGATATACTCTCGTTCAGCCACTCGTTTTTCACTCTTTTTATATGAGATTTCAGAAGGAAGACTGAATAAAAGTTTCATAACATTAAAGAATAATACAATAGGCCAAATTACGAGAGCGATAACAAAAATAATTGGCCAAAAAAGATAATATACAAAACAAACTAAAAAGTCTTCATCATCATACCAATCAAAAAGACTAGATACTATGTCAATATCATATTCCCAGCCAGAAAATTCAAGTTTAGCCATTTCCCAAAAATTTATCCAAATAGGAACCAAAAAAGTTGAAAGACAGCCTGTAAGAAGATAACCGAAAACTCCTAAAATAATTTTCAAAGCTAATGGCATATTCTACTCCTTCATAATTAGGGCTACTTTTTCATTTACAGAAGCAATGTATCTCTTCTTTTTACCAAAGATATATTTAACCAGTGTAGGTAAATCTATTATAAAAAATGCAAATAGGAAAAAGATAAATATAGGCCATAAAAGGAATATAAGTGCTGGATGTGGGTTATCATTACCCTTATAAGTATAGTCCCACATTTCTTTGTAAGTGCCTGATTTTAAACGACTGTCTAACATCCACACAATAGGTGGACAAATTAACATTGTAAAAAGAGCACATCCTAAATAACCTAAAATCCAATATAATGGTACAAGCATAATAATTTCCTAAAAATAAGAGGGGCTTTGTAGCCCCTCATAAATTAAAGCTCTGAGTAAATCTTATCTACTTCGTCAGAAGTGATTTCAGGTTCATCAGCAGTCTTTGTTGAAGCTACAGTTTCTTCAACTTCGGCGCGAGCATCAACATCAATTTCAACACCACGAATGAGTTTCGAAATGTCTTCGAAATCAATTGTTGCTACATTTACACCAGTAATTGAAGCCTTTGTTTTAATGAGTTCGGCCTGAGCAGCAAGAACTTCTTTCTTTGCGTCAATCTTGATAAGGATATTTTTGTTGTCATCTACACGCTTTGTGATTTCCTTGTATGTTTTTTCAAGTTCATCTACAGCCTGCTGATATGACAGCATAACCATTACCTTAGATTTTGCAAGGGATTCTTTTCCTTCTGCCTTCAAAGTAGAAGCTTCTTTCTTTGTCGACTTAACTTTCTTCTGGAAGTCTTCAAGACTGTCCTTAAGTGAGTTACGGCGAGCAACAAGGTCAATAAGATTTTCTTTGTACTGGAATGCTCTTTTATCGAGCTCCTTCAAAGCATAATCAAGTTTGTCCTCAACAGAAAGCTTCTTGCTAAGAAAAACGTCCAAACTGTTCTTTTTAATTTTCAAAAAACTAAAAATTCCCATTAAAATCCTCCAAATATCTATTAAATAGAATATACTATTAATAATAACATTTTTCAAAAACTAATTAAAATATGAAAGGTTTTGATAATGACGAGAGATACTCACATTCTCCAGAAAAAATGAATATTGCCACATTGCATGATTTATTTTTAGATAATTATGCAGTCGCAGAATATTTGTGGAAACATAAAGATTTTTTAAATATTTCAAGTTGTAATAATTTAGAAGAGGCTGCGGAGCTGGGAGAAACTATGGGTTATGAAGATGGTTTTTTACCTAGAGCTTTAGATGCAATTGATTCAGCTACAGACAGAATTTTTGACCTAACAAGCTTAGTAAATCCAAATGAAGAAATAACTTTATATAGAGGTATTGAGTTAATGGGTGATGCTGAACCAGATGCAGACCATCCTGGAATATGCTGGACTTTTGATAAAGAAACAGCTATTAACTTTGTAAATCAATTTGATGATGATGATCCTAATAATGCGCCTTGTATTTTAACTGGAAAAACCGCAATTTCAAATGTAGACTGGTTGGTAAGTTTACTCTTAAATGCTGACGAACCAGATGAAAAAGAAATTCGCATTTGGGACGACAGCAAAATAGAGATAATCAATACTGAAGTTCTTTAAGCTAATTTATATTTTGTATCTTCTTTTACAATTTCATTAGCATAACCATTCTCAGCTAAAACTTTTGAAAGATTTGCTTGAGCATCTTTTTCACCATGTACTAAGAAGATCTTTTTAAGTTTAGATGTATCAACTTTAGAAAGCCAATCAATAATTTCTTTATAGTCAGCATGAGCAGAAAATGCATCAATTTTATGAACTTCAGCTTTTAATTTGAAGTTTTCTCCATCAATCTCAACAGTCTCTTCTTTATCCAAAATCTTTCTACCTAAAGTTCCTTCACACATATATCCAACTAAAAGAATTGTATTATCAGGATTTTCAATTCCATGTTTAATATGGTTGATAATACGACCAGCTTCACACATACCCTGAGCAGAAATAACAATTGCTGGTTTTTTAGACTTAGCTAATGATAAACTATCTTTATAATTTGATATAGTTTTAAGACTTCTTACGGAGAAAGGATTTTTTCCTTTTGCCATAAAATCATTCTTAATCTTATCATTAAAACACTCACTATGAATACTAAAAACACCTGTTGCATTTACAGCCATAGGACTATCAACATAAACAGGGATTTTAGGGATTTTTCCATCAGCCATAAGGTTTTTAATAAAGTAAATAATTTCTTGAGCACGTTCTACTGCAAAAGATGGAATTAAAACTTTTCCACCTCTCTCAATAGTACGGTTGATTATATACTGTAACTCATTATAAACTTTATCCATTGACTCATGGGTCTTATTTCCATAAGTGGATTCCAAGAAAATATATTTTGGAGCAGGCATATCAGTTGCTGGTGGATTTACGAGTGGATTAGACTCGCGTCCAATATCTCCAGTATACAAAATATGAACTTCTTCTTTTTTAAGAAATTTCTTTTTTGTAAACTGCAAATCTGCCATTGCTGAACCTAAAATATGGCCTGCATTGTAAAATGTTACTTTAAGATTATCATCAATTATTTTGTGTTTTCCATACATAAAACAACTAAAATGATTCATTGCTTCAAGACAATCTTTTTCCTCATAAGCAGGCTCACCTTTTTCATGAGCTTGAATTTTAGCTGAGTCCATCAAAATAACAGATGTTAAATCTCTAGTAGCTGGTGTAGAATATATTTTTCCAGCATATCCTTCTTTTACCAAACGAGGTAATAATCCACTATGATCATAATGAGCATGCGTAAGGATTACTGCATCAGGTCGAACTAATTCTGACTCGCGATTTCTTTTTTCTGGGTCTTTTCCACCTTGAAAAGCACCACAGTCAATTTCATAGATTTTATTATTAAATTCTATATAGTGTTTAGAGCCTGTAACTTCTTCTACGGCTCCTTTCGAATAAGCTATAATATCTTTTTTCAATTGAGCTCCTCTATAAGTTGTAGTTTTTTTCTCAAGAGGCACTCTTTAATCTGATTAAATACTAAACGAGCTTGTTTTAAAACATCATCTTTATTTTTCTCGCCATGTAAAAAGGCTCTTGAGTAAATTGGTTCTTCATTAGTCTCATTAATATAGCAAAGAACTACTATCATATTAACTGACATTTCTATCAGAAAAACATGCCCAGCTTTATAGTGCTTAAAAGCTAGGACTTTACCAGCATCGATTAAATCAGACACAGGTTATTTAGTTGAACATTTTAGGACATTACTTTTCTTATGGTAAAAAATAAAAGGGGTGTTATAAGCACCCCTTTCAAAATTAACAACCTAAATCACAATCTTTTCTAATAATTTCCTGAACAGAATTGATAATATCATTTTCTGTTTCTTCATTATAAACTGAAGATAAAAGTCCCTGTTCATATAAATATTTAAGGACATCTTTGGCCGCTGCTCTACTCATTGGTTCCATTAGTTAATCTCCTGTGGTGGTGGATTTGTAGCAAACATATCTGCATAATGTAGATACCATTGTAAATCGAAAATTGGCATAGACCATTTCTTACCAGAAATTCTGTCATAATTCCACTGTCCTGCATGAGTTTCTACAAGACTTGCAACTTTATGCCAGAAAGAAGGTCGTACTGTTTTATCAGCAAACTCATCTAGAATTTCTTTTCCAACAAGTGGATGGTCACTATTTGTATGAGCATCACATTCATGATACTTCCAAAGGTCGTGCAAAATTGCTCCAATCAAAAGAGCATCTTTATCTTCATTATTAAGCTGTCTAATTTCGCAAAGCTGTGCAGCATAAAAATAAACTCTCTTAGAATGGTTTACAAGACCACCAAACTTTTCACCTTTGCATTCTTCTTTCAAAAGGTCAATAGACTCTTTTCCAGTCTTATGATACTTTCCACTTGAAGAAGCAGGACCTGTAAAGAATCTCTCAATTGTTCTTTTATCTTGAGCTGCAACAAGTTTCTTAAGCTCATCTGCATAACCTGTAAGATCAGCTTTATAGAAACGATTTTTTCCATATCCGCCAACTCCAAGTTCATCCTTAAATGTTTCAATAAACTTATTAGCGAGTTCTTCACCTGCTAAAGAAGGACCTGTTTCAGCTGGAGTTTCTTCAGTTTTTTCTTCCGAAGTTGGATTTGAAAGAACATATGAAGGTGAATGCTGCTCGATTGCATTTCTCAATGCATCATATGAAGGTTTTGTGTCCAAGTCGTTAGCTGAAACATAATATGTTCCTTTTGTGTAAAGAGACTCCTTAAGAATTTTTGCTCCAGGTTTTACAGTTTCCAAAAAGTCTTTTGTAGGCATTGTCAAAACTGTAGCATTGCTAAAGTCCCACTTATCATTTTTGCTATCATAAGCTTTTTGATCTACATGATAGAAAAGAATAATATCTGTTTCAATCTCTTTAAGATACTGGTCAATTGTCTTGTTGACAGAACTAACGGTGTAAGATGTACCAGATTTAGAATATCCAGATTTTACTTCTACTTTAATAACTGCATCATCTTCACAAGTAATAAAAATATCACCCTGCTGATGGTTGTTCTTCAATAAATTACTTGGATTTTTCTCAACTTTCTTAATCTTATATTTTGTAAGATAGTTTTTATTCAAATAATCTACAAGATAGTCTTCTCCATTTGTTCCAAGACTAAGATTTTTTGCTGGAATTGCCATCTAATTTCTCCTATAGTAAAATATTAACACTTTTTTGCTATCTCTTCAAAAGAAAGAATTTTATGATTATAATCCCAACAAACATCAATATAGTCAAGTGGGTCAACAAGCTTTCCATAAGAAGATTTAACTGATGTATCAATATCTAAGTTTTTCTGTTTTGTAAGCATATATTTTTTAACAATTTCCATCATTGCCCAGTTTTTGCAATCTCTGTTAAAATAGTTTGCATCTACTGGAAATTGATGAGTATGCCCATGAACATTATAAAAATTTGTACCAGGCCTTAAATAAACCGGTTCATGGCTAAAAATATATTTTCCCTCATAAATAAAAGGATATTCAAAAACTTTTTCAAATCCTAATGCTGTAAAAAAGTCAATAGGATTATCATAATTATGTCCTGAATGATATGGCATTGTATCTCTGTCATGATTACCTAGAACAAGCCAAAGATGCTTATCATTCTCTCTCATTCTGTCAATATAAGTTTTTAATTCTTGGAATGAAACATTATCATTCATACAGATATCGCCCAAATTAAGAATAGTTGAACCTCTTGGTAATTCATCAAAAGGTTTAAGCAAATCTTCATTCATTTGTTTAAGACCTTCTTCAGTAGGCTCATAAGGACGATTAGAATAATAAATTAAATTTTTATGACTGAAGTGGGTGTCAGATGTGATAAAAAAATTTTCCATTTACTTCTCCGTTGGCCATGACTCAGGTGGGATTATAACTCTAGCATGGCAAGCTGGACATTTTATATAAAAATAATAATTGTTTTCTTTTGAGATTCGACCTTCAAGCTGGAGATCTTCTGCTCCAGCTTCTAGAAGTCTTTTACAAACTGAACACCTCACCCTAATGGATGAGGCTAGTTTTTCATTAGTCGACATTTTCCTGCTCGTTCTGAACCAGACCCATAGCATTCTCGAGCATTTCAAGACGAAGGAACTTTTCCTGAACTTCATCGTCAATATTTTTCTTGCTCTTTACCTTGTCATAGAGTCCAAGAACATATCCATAATCCGAAGCTTTTGTAAATTTAAGCTCATCAGACTTTGGAGCATGATTTTCCTTAAGAAGCTTGTCATCATCAAACTTAATCTGCTGATAAGCATTCATTGAAGTAATTGCTTCTCCAACTTCAGTTGAAGCTGTTGCATCAACATCTTTTACATCAACTGTAAGGTGAATGCCATAACCTTCAAGAGCTGAAATATAAGGTGTGAGCCAATCTGTCTTGCCAATCTCATTTAGAGTTTTAACAGTATCGCGAAGCTTCATAAAAAGCTGTGAAGTCTTATCCTTAATTTCTGCATCCGAGTCCAGGTCAAATGGGTTATCATTCTTCCATCCTTTACCTTTTGTAAATGCAATATCGCGTGCACCTGCAAGAATTTTTTTATTTACGCCATAAGTTTTTGCTGTATCTGCAAGCATCATATTCATAGTCTTTACTGCCTGCTTTTTTTCAGATACAACATCCAAAGAAAGGTTTAACAATTCCTGAGCTGTCTTTACATTTTCGAGCTCATCTTCATTTTTCTTGTGAATAGCCATTCCGGCCTCCTATATTATTTTTTAATTATATTAACAGATTTATAGCTCTTTTAACATCTTCTTCAGTTAAACCTATAATTGGATTGGTTTGAATAAAATGCTCACCAAATAAAAAGAGGTCAACATCACTATCATCAAAGATTACAAACTTTTTAATTTCTGGATGACGCTTAAGATAACAATCTATTTGAAGTCCTCTATCAAATAATTTTTCAACCTTAAATGGCTCTGGATTTTCAGAGCTAAACCATTCCAAATATTTTTCGGTATATTCATCATCAGACTCATAAGCAATTTTGTCTCTAATAATAATACCATTTTTCTTCAATTCTTTTTTAAGTGGCTTTGCCAAAAACTTTGCATCTTTTCTTTTACTGAAATAAAAATTTCTCCAAGAAGAACTCATTACTATTTTACAATTTGTTGCTTTTTTAATTTTACCCAAAAGCGCACAAGCTCTTGGGTCATGCATTACACCTTGCTCTCCTCTCGAAAGTAAAAGTCTATCATGATATTTTGATGTGAAAAAATTATCTGAGTTTAATACTCCATCTATATCCAAGAAAATAACTTTAGATGGGTCTTCTTTTAGATGTTTTTTCATTATTTAATCCAAGTATGATTTTCAAAATCTAGTTCATAATGTCTTTCATCTTCAAAATAATCACAAAATTCATGTGGTAAAAGTTCACCATTAAGCCATTTTTTAGTAAGTGTTTTGTCCTCATGCCATTTACCATTTAGAACGACCATACATTTTGGATTTAAGTCTTTAATTAGAGTATGATTATTTGCTGTAGAATAACTATCACAGCTCCATTTTTCTAAATCAAGATTGGTAACCTCAATTTTAATCGCATTACCTAATTCAAAATCTCTAGCATAAGCTCCGCATATTAAGCGATAATCTGAAACTTTATCATTAGGATTAGTACATCCATTTAATATATATCTAATCTTTTTCATAAGTTTTAAAATTAACAGAGGTAGCCTTAAGGCTACCTCTTTTACAAAGTTTTTACTTTGTTGTTTCTTCTTCATCTTCCTTTACTTTAGGAGGACGACCAACCATCAAAGAGTGTGAAAAACCACCACGAGCAGAACGAGCATTATGAATCATTGTGTTCAATGTTTCAACTGTCTGATTTGGAAGAATTTCATCCTTAACTCTTGCAGCATACTCTTTAGAAATGCCGTGTCCAGTAAAAGTATCAACACTCTTACGAATCATTTCAATTGTAGAATTAAAATTTGAATTATTAACTCTACCCAATGAACGAAGGATGTCTCTAAATGTAAATGATGTATTCATACCTATCTATTACCTCTTTATAGATTATACTTAATAATATAATAAAAATTCAAGAAAAGTTCAACTAATTTTTTTATGTTGGGGAAAATTGTTCTATTTCAAAATGAATACTACATCTTAAGAGATGCTAATACCTATGGTCCTTATTATTCATTGGCTGAGGCCGAGTTTCACAGAAACCACCCAGAAATATCAAAGCTTACAAAAATCAAAGAATATAAATTTATAAAAAACTTTGATTAAAAAAGGACCTTAAAAATAAGGTCCTTTCAAAATTAATCTTCTTCAAAGCAGACAATAGCATAGTCTGTAACAAATTTAAGTTTTATCCATTTCTTTTTTCTATTGATATATCCTAAAACAGTGATGTCATAATCAACTTTTTCGTTCTGGTATATACCAATTGCAAGATTATCTGGTAAAAACTCAGCTTCTATAGTGTCTACATCTTGCCATCCAACCTGACTATGATTTGTTTTAAAAGTCGAACTACATATAAGTGATGTAACTTCTCCTCTGCAATATTTTTCATACAAGTTGTCTGAAGCTTTTGCTATCACGATATCCAAAGGATCATCTTTTGCTACTGCAAGATAATTTTCTGTTGACCTTTGAATAAATAAAACTACCTGTTTAAATAATTCTTCTTCATTTTCAAAATGAATTGTTTCACAATCATTTAATGAGGTTTGTTCCAATTTTAATTCAACTTCACCTAAATAGCTACCTTCGAAGTCATCATCATTATTACTATAAATAGATGGTGGTTCTGGATCTTCACTTCTATCTGAAACCTTTGTTTTTATAAAATTTACATTCTCTGTATCTGTATCAATAAACTTTACAAGTTTGTCTAAAATACTATTATCTAGCTTTCTAGGAAATAGAGGTTTATCTTTTTTGTGTTTTGTAATAATGCTCACTCAAGTAGTTACTCCTCTGTGGCCATAAGAGCCTTTTCTCTATCCTCAGCAGCTTTCTTTTCAGCCTTCAATTTTTCAGTACGTTTATTATTTGCAGACTTAATTTTCTCTTCAACCTTAAAGTTATCTTCAAAGCTCTGTTTAAGTTCACCACCATCTAGAGTATCTTTGTCATAAACACACTCAAGAGAAACCAATTCCTGAGCATTATAAGGATAACCATCTGGACATTTGTTCATATGATACTCAACTTCATATAAATACATATCTGAGTCATTAAATGGCCAAATAGGCTTTAGTGTAGGCTTTCTATCTCTAACATCTTCAATATAAGCGGAGTTATCCCATTCTAGAGTATATTCTCCTGGAATTTTAGTAATAGCATCCTTAAATGTAATCTTATAGAGAATGCCCTTACTATTCATAAAGTGCAAAATAACAGTAGCATCATATCCTAAAGATTTTCCTGTAAGCTTTGCAGATTTGAAATTACTGATGTTTTCAATAACAAGAGGCTCGATAAAAGTAATTGACATTGTGTTAGCATGACTATCAAATGGTACTTTTGTAAATACCTGAATAGATGAACCAGTACTCTTAATTCCTTTGTCAAGAGTAGACTGGCTAGTATTCAAAGTTACCATAATGTTATCATCTGTCAACTCACCAAAACTAAATGATTTGGACTCAGCAAAAACTGAGCCCATTACTGCAAAAATTATTGCAAATAAAAAAATTCTCTTCTTCATAAAGATAATATTAACAATTATCCTTCTTCTTTTTCTGAGCAGCAGTCGCAGTCACATTTATAGATTGGCTGCTTTTCTAAAACATCTGCACTTAAAAGATTTTCTTCTCCATTTGAAGATGTAGAGATTTCACTGTAAGAAGGGAGTACGATTAGTAAGTTTTTATAAGTAAGGCGTGCTTCTTTTACATTCTTATTTTCATTCAAAAGCTTTTCTACTTTATTAAAGTATTTAACAACCTCATCACTTGTTTTTAATAAATTTGTTAATTCTTCTGAGAAAACAACTTCTATTGAGATAGATGATTTCATGTAAAATAGATAATCTTCATCTAATTTTGGAGTTAAATTATCAGCGATATCAAAAGTTGATTCATTTGGTTTAAGGCCTGTAGAAGATTCACTTACGCCATTATCTTTTACAAAAACTTTATACCATCCATCATTTATTGTCTCAATAATTTTTGGAAAAAGCTCTACTAATTTTTTACCTGTTAAAGTTTCAAGGTCTTCATTTGCAAAAGAACCCACAACTCCAGATTTTTCGCCTGTTCCAAAAATAACATTGGTAACAAAGTTCTTATACTTTTCTTTATAGCTTTCAATAAGGTCGTGGTCCTTTTCAATCATACTTGGTAATCTTAATGCCATTTTATTTATCTCCTTCTATTAGTCGTATTCTTTAATAATATTTAATTCAATCTTATCAATCCAATGCAATTTTCTAGGCTTAGTTCCATCTGAATAATGGAAAACAGATGTTGGATAATAAGTTCCTGTTTTAACCAATCCCATTGGGAATAAAATGTCTGCCTCATCACCTGATATTTTTTCATCAAATGCGAATGTATTATCAGAATAAGTTCTCTCACCTGTGTAGTGATATTCTCTAGAATAACTATCACCATAAGCTTTTAAATACATTCCAACATTTACTGTAAGAGTTCTTGTGGCTTCATCATATTTTGTACTATAAGCTTCATAAGGAAGATCTTCTTTTTCAAAATAGTCATTCAACTGTTTATTATAAGTGAGTGACTGATAATAATCTTGATATGGTCCAATAATGTCATCTTTAATACTACGCTCAAAGCCAACACTTTCATCTAGAGAATTAGACCCAGAAACTTGTGATTTTACCTCTTCAAAAAGATCATATAACTCATCATAAGAGTCGTATAATTCGGCTGCTAAATCTTCACCTTCTTTTGATACCAAAGACTGAATAGCAAAAGCATTTAATTCTGCAGGACTTCTGAGATAATCAATATCATCAATATCTGACTCATGTGATTCATCTGTTCCGAGTTTATCCATACGAGCTAAGTGAGTAGCCTCATGCCAAATAAATGGTTCGGCAACTTCAAACATTTTTTTAAGATTTTTAAGGGATTTCCAGAATACTGGACAGAAATAAACAATAATAGCTGTATCATAGCTATTATCAATATGATGTAATTTTGCTCTTGCAATAGTGTCCATATCTAAGTTTGGGTCTGCAATTAAAACTACTTTTCTACTAGGATTTGTACAACTTTTAGATTTGCTGAATAAATCAGCAATAAAATCCTCATGCCCTTCCAAAGATTTAATATAATAATCTCTTATATCATATAACTCTTTTAGATATTCTTCAGCATAAGGAGCAACTTCATTTTTAGTTAAAAACTCATTACTCATAAAGTAATTAGTAATTTTATTTATTATCCTTATACTTCAAAAGACTTTCAGCCCATTTATGGAAAAATGCATAAGCTTGATTATTTTTTAATAGTTCTTTATGCCTTTTTTGAGATACTTCTTCAGCTGATAAATGCGATTCTTCTGGAAATTTATATATCAAATACTCAGAAATTGGCAAAGGCAAACAAATCATTTTTCTTCTCCATGTAATAAAGCGTGCATTTGCCTACCATAAACCCACTGATAAGCTAAATACATTGCTATATCACACTCTAGCTTCTGTTCTTCAGTGTCAGCACCAGTATAAAAAGTCTGTTCGGCTCCCATAGCTTCTCTCAATATTTCTCTTTGCATAGAAATATCTATAATATTTTTCTCGACAAAATAAGCAAGAATTTTTTCACGAGTGTTGAAATATTTTCTATCAGTTTCACCATCTACAACTAATGGAACAGCAATCATTTTTGGGCTTTTATTAAGCTCTTCAATAGCCTTAATCGCATCTTCTATAGCTTGTTGACTATTTGCATCTTCAATTGCAATTATTCCGAGTTCGTCAATTTTATTCTGTAATTCTTCTTTTGTCATTTTTCTATCTCCACCTCAAACCCATCAATCATCATTTGGTCTAAAGCATCTGCTAAAAATTTTGGACTAATAATTGGCTTATCATAGTCCTCATCCTGTTTACATAAATGAAATTTTATACAATTGATGATTTTTATTGTAAGTTGTTTTTCATTAGTCATCATACATTAAAAACTATATTCCTTGGGTCTGATTTATAACTATTTTCACTAATAGACTTATCAATCCGCTGCCATAGAAGAGCATAAAACTCAAAATCAACTGAAGTGTGATGTTCTTTACCTAATTTAAAAGCTTGATTATATAAGTCTTTTACTTCATTAAAATATTTTATATGCTCTTCTTTTTCGCATTTAGCATCATATAAATCTCTTGCTCTTTCAATTTGACCATCTGTTAAAAACATATAAATATTATCATGATCCAACTCTTCATAAAGTTCAATTAATAAGTCATCAGAGTTTTCTTTTGCCAAATCTTCTTGAATATGCTTATGAGCACAATCTTCACAATATGCATTATATCTTTCAGGTATACGAGAACAAAATAAGCCATGTTCTTTTCCACAATCTGGGCATGTAGGCCTTTTAAAAGTAATTACATCATCAGACTTACTACCCAATAATTCATCAATATCTTTGTTTGGATCATAAATTGGTATACCAAATGTCTTTTCTTCCATAAAATAAATATTAACTTCTAAATAAAAAAGGTGAGCAAAAGCCCACCTTCTATAAAGTTTTACTAAAAATTATTTCAACAAAGCCAAAACATTCTGAGACTGAGAATTTGCTTGTGAAAGAATAGCTGTAGCAGCAGAAGATAAAATCTGATTCTTAGTGTGTGAAACAATAGCTTCTGCCATATCAGTATCACGAATACGCGACTCGGCACTTTGAGTATTTTCAGCAGCAACATTGATACCTTTCTGAGCCATTTCCATTCTGTTCTGGTAAGCACCTAAATCAGCGCGTTGTTTATTTACATTCTTAAGAGCAGCATCCAAAGTTGCAATAGTAATATTTGCTTCATCTGGAGAATTAATAGAAATTCTCTCATCTGTTCCCTGAATACCTGTAAGTCCCAACGCCTGAGAAGTCATTGTACCAATATAAGCACGGATATTTTGGTCTGCATTTGCTCCAATCTGGAACTGCATAACTGTGTCAGACTCTTTTGCAAATCTTCCAGTTAAAAGGTTCATTCCATTAAACTGAGCAGAAGAAGCAATTCTATCAACTTCAGCTACAAGCTGAGACACTTCGACCTGGATTTGCATGCGATCTTCATCTGAGTAAACACCATTTGAAGCCTGAACTGCCAATTCACGAATTCTCTGAAGAACATCTGTAGTTTCCTGTAAATATCCTTCTGCCACATTTGTAAATGAAATTGCGTCTCCAATATTTCTAGATGCCTGATTAAGGCCTCTAATCTGTGAGCGCATTTTTTCTGAAATTGAAAGTCCTATGCATCATCACCTGCTCTATTAATCTTTTCTCCAGAAGCAAGTTTTTCCATCGATTTCTGAAGAGCCTGAGCATTAATTCCTTCCTGGCGACTAGCAAAAAGACTAGACATGCTGTGGTTTATCACCATAATAAAATCCTCCTTGATTTAACATCCACATCTGGATTCAAATCCTACATAAGTTTTTCTAATCTTGGCTTTCTGTTCCTCATTTACAGTAAATATTCCAATTATTTCCATATTCTTACCATAAATGCGCAAACAATCTTTTCCAAAGAAAACATAACAACTGCAATTTTTCATCAATTCTGCTATTTCTTCTTCCATTATGTAGGACTTCCTTTGTTTATTTCTTTACAATTTTTTCTGACTCTTCTACAATCTTATCAGCAATTTCTTCTGCCAAAGACTCTGGGTCAACAGCAGCTTTTTTAGTAAGAGCAGCCTTAACAGCCTTAAATGTCTGGAATAATAGAGTATAAGAAGTCTGTGTAAGAGCAACTACTCCACCTGCAAAAATGATACGAGTTACAATAGAAACTGTCGCACCAAAAATTTCAGGAGCAAGGAATGTTGTTCCAAATCCTGCTGCAGCGCCAATAACAGCTGCAATAGCTGCCATTGCAACACTGTTTTCCTTTACTTTAGCTGGAAGAAGGTTCTTAAGCCATTCTGTGATACCAGCTACACATACTGCTACAATAAATGCAATCTTAAACATATATTTTTCTCCTTTTAAAATTTAGTTCTTTTTATTTTTTACAGTCTTTCTATAATAATTTTCTTTATCATTCAAAGATAGCCCGAACTCATAACCACCTTTCAAATTACCTAAAGCGCGAGTTTTACTTTTAATACCGGCTACATCAAAATTATCAATAAGATAATCTAAAACTTGTCTCTCAACAGCCTCTAGATAGTCTTTATGAAACTCAGAAAACTGTGAGTTTGGATATATGATTGTTGGATAATAATCCTTAAATAAACCTTTTTTAGTGACAATAATGGCATCACTACCATCAGAGTGTCTTATTCGAATCACTCCCCAAATCTTTTCACCAAAAGTGTTTACCCATTTATCAGTTCTAAAAAGAATTCGATCTTCTTTAAGTTTAATGTCAACAATCTCACCACTAGATAAATGAACATGATCTTCTGGAGCCCATGTAGGTTTTACTGGTGTTCCAAAAATAAATTCATGGTCTTTATCTACATCTAAAGATGCTCGATAGATAATATCAGTTGCATTGTTAATACATTTTTGAATTTCTATAAGTTTATTTATCCGTTCTTTTATCATCATTAACTCCACATAATTTATAATAATCTGTCCATATAGTATTTGTGTCTATTGGCTTAAGGCCATCATAATTTTTTGGGTCAATATATTTAAACCAACTTTGTCTTGGATTACCATCTTTTCCAAAAAACTTATTATTTGTTGACTCAGCATTTTCACAAATACTTCTTGCATCATATGTCCAGGTTGAAAGATTTTTATAATTTCCATCTTCATATTGTCTAATAACTTGATAATTAGACTCATATAATTTTTTCTGGTCCTTATAATCATCTACCACAAACATAGTACATACTATACCAGCTAATAAAAATAATGTACTTATTACAAGACAAAATTCATATACTCCATTATAAGAATCTATCCATAAATCATCTTGTATAAAGCTCAATGTCTTTTGTAATTTACTATTATAAAAAATAAAATTATACCTCTCATAATATTCATTAAATGCTTCCTTTGGAAGGTCATGTTTATTATGGACACCATATTGTTTAAATAATTGACTTTGATATTTTTCAAAAATAGTTTCTCTATGTGATTGTATACCAGCCAAAATAAAATATATAATGTCTTTTAACAAAATTAAAACAAAAGGAATATAAAGCAAAAAACTTTTCAATAAGTTTATAATAATTAAATTATTCATTAAATCACCTCAATTTTAAATATTAACACTTTTACAGGTATAATCTATATATGTTAGGATTGTTTAAACATAAAGTTATTGAAGAGGAATGCGAGCCCTTAATGACATTAGAGGAATTTCAGGCAGTACGCAGAAAAGAAAATGACTTTCTCAATCCAGCAGCGCTTGAGGTTATGAAAGAAACATATGGTTCTATTAAACTAACCAGAAAAGAATGGGACGAGTTATGGGACAGCTGTGCTTTTGTTCTTTATCTTGAGCGTCTTAAAAAATTAGATTTCAGGAATAGAAATGAATGATGAATTGATAGATGTTGAAGATTATGAAAAAACTCTCACTTGGAATTACTATAATGTAAGTGCTTTTAATAAGTTTAAAGAAATATATAAAGATATTAAACTTGTTAAAGAAGAATGGCAAAAATTATGGGAATCAGTAGGTTTAGGCTTTGTTATAGAATCTATTAAAGGTTTAATGGAAGAAAAATATGAAACAAACAGCAATCATATCTATTGACCAGTTTAAAGATTATGCTACACATAAGTTTTTCTTCAGTGAAAGAGCATTTTCTAAGTTTAAAGAAACATATAAAGATGGTGAGCTCACACTAGAAGAATGGGACTCATTGTGGGAAGAAGTTGGTCCTACTTATGCATTAGATTCTCTTAGGGAGATTTTTGATGAATAATGAAATAACATATACTGAGATAGAACTTACTCATAATAAAGCAATTTTATTAAAAGACTTTCTAGAAGAATATGAACAGAAATATGTGAGGTCTTGGAGAATTCCTGAAAAGTTTAGAGCTCTTTATTCAAAATGCACGCTAACCTATGATGAATGGGTCAAATTATTTATTATGTGGATTCCAGGAGAGATTCAAATATGAGTACTTGTATAAAGCATATTATCCCAATAGAAGAATTTAATAATAAATTGTTATCTCTTGATGATTTTGCAAAAGTTCTCAGAGAAGGACTTCCTGGAGAATATGTATATTATATTCCTGAGTTTGTTGAGACAGCCTATAATAAACAAAAGTTTACTTTAGATGAATGGATTGATTTGATAAATGGTGTTATGTCAATAGAACCAGCTGAAAGAGCTTTAATAACATATCGCATTATTACAAAGGAAAAGCCTTATGACGCACATTTGTAAAAAACGAGATAAATGTCTTGCTTATCCAGACATATGTCAAGGATGTTTAGAAGCAGAAGTTAATGAACTCTTAAGCTTTGAAGATTTTGAAGAAACTTGCACAAATATTCCATGGGGATTTGCTGATATTTATAGAGGATGTTTATTAAAATTTGAAGAATGGCTGGAATTAAAGGTTAATTACGACTCTTTAGATGACAATGCAAGATTTGGTTTAATAGCTAAAGCTAAGGTGGATAAATTTTGCAACTAAAAGAAAAACTCAACTATGGAGAATTTAAAGAACTTTATAATAAAGAGCACCATCTAATACCTACTGGATTTAGATATTACAAAGATTCAGTTCTAACATATCAGGAGTGGGTGGACTTAATAGATATTTTCCTGGATTTAAAAGACACAGAAAGGTATGAAATTATAGATGCAGCTAAAAAAGCTTTAGCTGAGGAGACACTTTATGGAGTATGGAGCAAGTATTGAAATAACAGCTAAAACGCCAATAAACTTTGTGACCTTTATGAATAAATTTGGAAAAGGATTACAACTTCCAAATGGATTTTCTGAAGTTTATATAACAAGTGACAGTGAATTGTCTGCTTTTGAATGGCATACACTCATACAGTCCTATATGGACTCATATAATGAAAATAAATTTATGGATGAATAAAGATGTTTAGATTTAAGACTAGAAATAAAATATTATCTATGGCTGATCTTTCTCTCAAATACCCAAAGGTTTATCAAAACGTACCTTTAGGATTTCTTACAATATATAGAGACGAAGAGCTAACAATTGAAGAGTGGCTCAATTTAATAGCGGCATTTAGTTTATTAGATGTGAATGAAAAAATTAAAATGTCTGGAGAAGTATATGCAAAAAGACAGTTGGAAAATGCTTAAACAAAAAATGGCCAAACTATATTCTCTAGAAGATTTTATGACAAGATTTCCTTATACTATATCTACTATTATAAATAGTGATGCTTTTATAGAAATTTATAAAGACACTAAACTGACATTTGATGAATGGCATGAACTTTGTCACACTTTTGAGGAGGCTTTTTAAAATGAGTGAATTCATGTGGCCACCAGAAAATATAAATATATCTATCTACGAAAATATTAGTGAAGAACCGATATCTATTCAAGATTTTGCTGGTCAACTTCCTACTAAGCATGTTATTCCAGCATTAGCTTTTCTCATTTATAGAAAACAGAAACTCTCATATCGTGAATGGGTGGACTTAATTCTTGGACTTAAAAAAATTGATAAACAAGAACAAATAGCCATGGAATCAAATTATATTGCTACTCATAAAGAGGAACTTGCAGATGAAGCTCTTGACTTATCTTGAATTTAAACAAGAATGGAGTCCTAATGAAATTCCATGGGGATTTTCGACAGTATATGCTAATTCTAGCATAAAGTTAGAATTTTATGAATGGGTAGATTTAATGGTCGCATTTAATCAGTTAGATTCTGATTCTAAACTAGATGCAGCAATTTTTTCTATAAAAGAAGAAAACAAGTGATATAATTAGATATGACTTTTAAGATCCTTAAATGTTTTATATTCCATCAATTCATTTACTTTTTCTACAGCTTCTTCTAAAGTTTTATAATAAGTCATAGGCAAACTTTCTCCACCAGTACCTTCACTTAAAGTAAGAGCCCATCTTAATAAAAGTCCATTTCCTACAAAAGTAGGTTTAATAATTGCAACCCATCCAAAATAAGTTGCAATTATTTCATTATCTCTAGTATACCATCTATCTCCTGTAAAATTTGCCATATTTTCTAAAAAGTAATTGTAAATATAAATCCAACTCCACCTGCAATAGTAGAAGTTGCGCCAACACCTATTAAAAGATTTTGGATATTTTTCTGCTCATCTGTCCAAATAGGTAAACAACCTAAAATCAAAGTTGGAATGCCAATGCCTAATTCAACATAAGAAGCATATCTAACTCTCTGTTTTACTCTAAGAGCTGCATTCAATTCTTCTTGAGCTTTTTTAGCTAAATTTTCATTTATCTCAAGCTGAGTCCTTAAAAGAGTGGTATCTTCTAAAGCTTTATTCCATTCATCTAGAGCTAATGATAAATCCTCGCTTTGGCTTTTAATTATTTTCTCCGTTATTTGACTGAGTTTGTTCATATGTTCGAACAATTGACTCATATAATTCTGCACGTTGTATAGCCAGTTCGATCGCAAAGTCTGCTGCATCGAAATATCCTGATACATTTCTGCGAAGCTCTTCATTGAATTTTTCATCGCTCTCAATTGATTGCTTAATGGCATCTGTGCATAATTGTCCGACTTCACTAGATCTTCGTAATGTTCCAATTCCTTCCAATATGGCTTGTTCATATCCATTTGCGGATTTGAGCGCACTTCCTCCAAGATTAAGTTCATTAGCGAGTTTATCTGCTGTTTCTCTGCTAAGAACGACTCCGTCGACAAGCTGTTCGCTAGTTCCTGAAACTCCTCTAAATCTGATAAATCTTCCTGCGCAGAAAGAGGCAAAACACAAAATAGCAACAATACCGAGCTTAATAAAAAACTTTTTATCGATTTTAATTTCCACATTATAAATCTCCTTAATCTTCAATTTCCCAGAAATCAGTGTTCTCTAAAATAAAGCCACATTTAGGGCATTCATGAGTTCCATCTTCCAACTCATCTTCATCAGTAAGCATTAATCCACATTCTGGGCATTTGCCTACTGGTCTGTGAGTTGTATCATTGAAGAGGTTATTGATATAATTTGTAAATTCTTCTTTATCACTTTCTACAGACTCATGGATATAATCACTATCATAATCTACTGAATGGTCTATTTCAAGGAAATTACAAACATACTTTTTATATCCTTCTTTCCAAGAATCAAAAAGCAAATCACCACCATCTTCAAAAATTTCATTAAAGATTGGTCTCATTTCTTCATCTTTGCAAAGAATGTCATCATCATCTTTAACAGTATCAGATGCATAGTTATACCCACTTTCATAAGCTTGGTCCATAAGAATATCTAAATCATTATGGCTTTCTCGAATAATTCTATCAAAAATAATATTTGCAGACTCTAATGCTGGATTCTTTTCACTCATACCTTCAATCGCTCCTTGTACTGCGGCACTAGGCTGTTTTGGTTTACTACCCATGCCATTATCTATTTGATTCTGCTTATTTGCAGAGTTTGTTCCTGTTTGTGGATTATTTAATGAATAAGCCGCTTCAACTACAGTTGGATTCTTCCAGAAAACCTGTAAGCCTATATCTTTCTCATTTTTCTTAAGAGCTTCAATTAAAATAACTTCATCTTGTGTAGGTTTTCTTAATTTATTTGTATTTAATCCAGTTTTAACCACTTTAGACCAATCATCAATCCTCCAATTCTGTGCATTTAAGGCATCAAATAAATGTAATGTTATACCTCTATTAGCTCCTTGAGTTGTAAAGTTTGCAGTTAGATAACATTCTTGTTTAGGATTTGAGCCATTTACATACGTTGCCTTTAATACTAAAAACTTACAAGCTATACTATTAAAACGAATACCCTGAAGATAAAGTCCTTCTTTTGTTCTTAAAGTAGCATTTACATCAAGTCCAATAGGTTGTTGAGGCTGATTTGTCTGTGGCTGTTGTTGATTTATTGGTTGTGCCATTTATTATTCTCCCCATTCAATAAAATCATTAATATTTCCTGCACATTTTTTTAGTGTAGAAGAATATTTACTATTAAAGAATTGCTTAAAGAAGTTGTCTCCTTCTTTATCTTCCTTTTCTTTATTTAGTTCTTCAAGACCTTTCTGTATGATATTAGCAACAAATCCATAGCCAGATAATTGTGCTACACCCTTAAAGGCAGCACCAAAGAATGTACCCCATTGTTTAGTAATCTCATCTTTTATGCCTTTACAAATATTTCCAGCTTTTTTAGCAATTCCATCTTTCTGTAAAACTCTATTTTTACAAGCTTTAATATCTGTAAATACCGCAGTAATATACTGCTGTGCGGCTTTATTTCCTTTTATTTCTTCCCAAGTCCAATGACTATTTGGATTTGCTGCCTCTCCATCTTCTACTGGTTGCTGTTCTTGTTGTCCAGGCTTATATCCAGAATCAATATATTTACAAATGTCATTATAAATCTGAACTCCATAATTTAAGGCCGCACCATTATCAGGAAGATCAGGTTTAATCTCAACTCTAATATTGCTTATTATATTTCCATTGACATCTTTTGAAGCACCACCTCTTTCTTGTAAAATCTGTGCTAAATTTTGGAAGTCTTTTGCTACAAGACTATTACAATGGATATAAATAGGTTCGGACCAATTGATGTTTATTTTAGCATTAGTAAGTTGTCCATTTTCTTCATCTTCTCTTAAAATAGACTCTTGAACTGGAGCAGGAGTTGATGAACCTTCACCATTCTGATTTGAATAACTCTCTAATAAAGTTAGAGCTAACGACTCAGGTGAAGTAATAACATCATCATTGTGCTGACTACCTTTAAGCACATTAGACTTACAAGATTTATGATGTCCGAATTGAGAAACGCTAGACATTCCCCACATGCCAGACTCACCATTGTTAGGACAATATGTAAAAATTCTAGAAGATGAAATCTTATATTGATTCATAATAGCTTCTGCAGCTTCTGCTTCTTTTGTTCCTAGACCTGGTAAGAATGGATTTGCTGGCCAAATAATTAAATGGTTTGTTTCATTTGAGACATTATTAGTTTCACCTTCGGCATTTAATTCTTGAATGGCTTGGTCAATATTGAAAGTGTTTATAATAATATTAGCTGCAATAGCATTTTGTATCTCAGCATTTAAGGCATTTTTATTAGTTTCATTTGTAAGCCAATTCAATGCAGCACTTTTCTTTTCTTCATCAGTTGCATTTAATAAAAGATTATATAATTCCTTCATCTTAGGATATTGCTGAATATCTTCTTTTAAGAGAACTTTAAGAGTTTTGTCCGTTAGCATTCTGTCCTCCTATAATTGATTCTTCTTTAATATATTTTTCCCAACCTATTTTTGTAAAAACATCTTTAATAAGATCTTTCTCATTAGTTGGCTCTGGATTTTTCTGTATCTCAGATTGTACATCCATTGGCTGCTCAGGCTGTGTCTGGTCATTATCAGCAATAGCTTCTGCTTGAGCGCTCTCTTGAGGGTCTAATAATACAGAATTGATTTTAGTAACACCTAAAGTATTTATGGGATCATTTATGGGATCATTTTGCTGTTGAGGCTGCTGATTTATGGGATCATTCATTCCTTCAATACCCCATAGTTGACCATCTTCTTTTAGGTATTTTAAATATCTATCATCCATTAAAACTTTTTCTCCGTTTTTTGAGCCAACCAAGGTAATGCTTTTTTAATTGCAAAAACTTTCATAAGCTTTTGGCTAGCAATATTCAAATTATCTTTATATTCAGGTTTACTTGAAAGATAGAGTTTTTCTTCCTCAGCTAAAGCAATAGCATTTCTACACCAGAATGCAACAAACTCTTCAAACATACGGAATGTAAGTTTACGATTTACTATTACTTTATTTCCAAAAACTGGAATATCTTTTTCATAAGCTTCAATAATAATTCCTAAAGCTGTATAAACACACTGCTTACCCCAATCACGGAACCATTTTGGAAGATTTGAATATTCTCTTTCTTTACATAATCCACCAAAAGCAGATTTAAGACGGTCCATGAACTGTTCCAAAGTAAGTTTAACTTCAAGTGATTCTACACGGTCTACGACTGCTGAGTCAATTTCATATAATTCAAGATTCGATACAAAAATAACAGATGAATTGAAGATAAACTCACGAGGCATACCACCAGTTTTTTCAACTTCTTCTTCATTCTCTCTAAGCATTCCTTTAAATGTATATGCATCAACTGGATTTATGCTTTCATTTATAACAACTTGGCCATCTCTTTTAACAACCAACTTATTTTCATCTAAAGCATCCTTGTCAAATTCAATTTTATAGCTTTCACCTAAATTATCCAATGTGGCATTCATGGCATTTAAGGTTCTTTTATTAGGTGAAACAAATACAGGTTTATGCAATGCCTCTGGGTCTAAAACACCTTTCATAAAGTTTGCTACTGGACTTCCTTTTCTAAGCATCTTATCATTATCATCTAAGACAATTACATAATTCTGTGAATACTTATAAAACCAAGGAGCAACTGTTGTAATTGCATCTCCTAATTCACCACATTCATAATGATATTTTTTACCAGAGCTTGAAATATATTTTTTTAAAGTTTCAGTAACTGTATAAGTATTGTGATGAATCATTCCATCTGTGTCAGTATACAAATGTTTTTCAGAGTCAATAGAAAATCCATAAACTGGCACATTTTCTGCAATCTTTCTAATAGAAGTACATTTTGTATTTAAGTAAGGAAGATCATCCCCAACTTCAAAATCCTTAACAAATCTAGTTGTACAGTCATTTGGTTCAAAGAATGGTTCAACAGAGATAAGGTGTTCTCCGGCTAATTTCTTAGAAATACCATTATCAAACTGTATTCTATAAAGGTCATCTCTTTTTCTAATAAAGCCATTTATAGGAGTCCAAACACCGTTTTCATCTTGGATTTTAATTTCATCATCTATCTTTACAAATTGGCCATCTTCAAACTTTACATTATATTTTTCTTCAAGTTTACTAAAAAGTTCGCCAATTGAGAGAGTTATAGTCTTCATATAAGATAATTAGTATTTAAAATAAAAACGGCCAACTTTTGTTGGCCTTTGATTAGAGAGTAATGCGTTTAATATTAGCTCAAAGCTTCTCGAATATCATCATAAGACATAGAATATTTCTTAGAAAGCTCTGCAATATTTCCTTTAAACTTTTCCTGTCCAAATTTTAATGCAAATTCGGCATCTTTTCTCGAGGCAGAACACTTTTTACAAATTGAGGCCATTGTTTCACCTTCTGATTTAAGGATAAACAATTTGCGCTGTTTCTCAGAGAGTTCTTTCAATGTTTTTTCAAATGCTTGATTTATAATCTCTTTAGCCATAGGAGCGACTTCATTTGGAGTTTCAGCAGCTGCACTTTGGTCAAATAATGAAAGAGTTTCACCTTCCTTCATAGTGATTTCAGCTGATACTTCATTATCATACTTTTTCTTGGCATGAGAAATAATATCTCTGTTCATTGAATTCCAATACCCATTAAGACGAATCCAGATTGTCCATGTTGCTGGTTTCTTAATGTCATTTAATCTTACGCCTGCCATTTGATTTTTGAACTTCTCATAAGCTGTTTGAGTCCATTCAGCATATTCCTCTTTGTCAAACTTTCTGTTTGTGAGGGATAAAAGTTCATTATGTTTTTTGATTCGAAGTGGCTCATATCTGTTCCAAAGCTCGAGCTCAGCTTTTATGTCACCCTGTTGTGACTTTTCAACCAACTCATAGTCGGTATAAATTTTTTCCATTATATTACGTATCCTTATTTAAATTACATTGCTATGTATAATACCGCGAGTACTATACCCAATTATAACACCCTTTACCGTCTAATTTCTAAAATTATAATCTAAAAATGTGGTTGTGAACATAGCCTTCTCTGGTTGTTCTCCACGAGTTTTTCAGATTTAACCGAATAAACTAGTCGGATTTAACATTTGTTGCGTCTTTGAATTTTAATTTGAACAGATTGAATTCCTCTCCTTCAACGAGGTCTCTAACCTCTGCTTCAGGAAAGCGCTTGAGGACTTCTTGATATTTTTCTTTTTTAACTGAAATTTTGAAACAATCCTTTCCTACTTTGTCGAAATGAAAGTCGATGCTTTTTGATGCCTCTTTCATAGGCTCATCATATTTACTAGGAAGGTTTGCAAAGTTGCACTCTTTAAGAACTTGTTCAAATAACTTAGATTTCATTTACTCTCCAATATTTGTTATAATTATATTAACATTAGTTAAAAATTTGGAAGTGAAAACTTAAATTTTTGAACAAATTTTGTTTCCAGAAAAACCATTAATAAGAGTTCCGCCACCAATAAGTGAATTATTAAAATCCATATCCACCATAAAAAATCTCCTATATATTTTTAAATCTTTTCAAGCCAATCAAGAACTTCCTGACAATCTAAAGAATGAAAGCTACTGTCGTCAGTAAAACACCTAGCTGTTATGTCTTCGTCGTAATCAAAATAAAAGAAAACACCACATTCTTTATTGCCTTTATTGAAATACACTTCGTACCAATCAATATAAAAAAGTTCGTCTGTAATTTGATATTTTTGAGAAATTGCCGTTCTTAAAGTTGTTGCTTTTTTAATATAGCAATCTAGATTAGACTGGATAAGCTCCATCTGTTTTTTAAGCTTATCTTCTTTTTTATGATAATATTCTAAGACCTTAAATAAATACTCCTGAAAATCTTTTGGTTTTTTCATTAAAGCTCCTTTACTCGAATTTCTTGAATATCTTGAACTCGAATAGAAATACCACAAGACTGAGAAGTAAGAAAATCTCCCCAGTCTTCAGGCATAAAACATCCATGATCGTAACAGCCACCTTCTTGTCGACAATTTAGGCATGGATTTTTTGTATGATGAGATAATTCCGAAACATTTACAATTTCAACAGAACCATTCTTATACTTTACCAATAATTTCATAGGCAATTAAAGTGAGTCCTCTTCTCCAAAAAGACTCTTATAATAAACTTTATATTTAGCTCTAGCAGGTTTTGCCTTTACTTCTAAATAATATCTTTTATCATCAACATCTTTAGTTTCTTCAGCTAATCTTTCATATTTGACAACTTGCTTTTTCCAATAATCGAGAGACTTTTTTCGCATAAAATTAGAGTCCATAAACAAGCCAAATATAAGTGCAAAAACCATTAGCTCAAGCACTAAAATCATAAATTGACCAATTTCATCAAGTTCCATGGTAACCCATAGAATAAAGCCAGCTATGACTAAAAATAAAACTACGGCTATGATTACAACAATTTCATTCGGTGACATTTATTCTCCTTTATTTTTAGCATCCATTATTCCAAAGGTCGATGGCCTTTTTAATAACCTCATCTTTGGTAATATCTACCATATTTTCGTCATAAAGATGCCATTCAGCCAAATTGCCTGTATGCCAAACATTATAGCGTGAACGTGGACCTATGGTTTTACAAGAAGAACAAACAACTGAAATATATCGACTATTATTATCAGAAGAGTCCTTCATATGGAACTTTGTTCCATTACAATGAGGGCAAACTTTAATATTTCCTTTCTGACTTTCAAAAGTTGCTTTAAAAAGTTTACTCTTATAATTAAAAGGAATATCCTCATCAAGAGGGCCACGGTACAAATCCATATCCGTGTCAGTTAAAATCATACATTCTCCTTTTCCCATTTCTTAACAGCTTTTGCCATCTTTTTTCCATAGGAAACAGCATACTTTACTGCATCATCCCAAGTATCTTCAATGCGAGACTGCTTTCCAGCTTCAACTTTAAATTTATCATTCTTAAGTTTAATAATCTTTGGAAGGTCATGAGTAGTACAATAAGATACCCAATGGCCATTCTCTGAAACTGTCTCCCACTTGTATGCACTCTTCATAATTATTTACCTCTTATAAGATTATACCAAAATTATATGAATAATTCAGTATATGCTTTACCAACATCAATGTCTTTACTTTGCCAACGCTTAAAAACATCAACAATTTTTGATTTTGGATTTCGAAGCATATTTTTATATGCACCTTGAAGATGTCCACGCTGGAATATCTTACATAGAAGTTCTTCTTTTGTAAACTTATTATAGTAAGAAGTTTCACTCTGAATTAAAGCATTTGGATCACATGTTAAGTCAATTACTGCTCCTTTTTTGAAAATAGCAGCAATATCAGCTGAGGTCATTTCTTTACCATTTACAGTAAACTTAATAGAATTAAAATCCTGAATATTTCTATTGAGATAATCAACTAAGCCATAAAGCGTAAGTGTTTTTCCAAGATTAGCGTGAAGGGCTTTTGCATTTTCCGTAGATATTTTTTTATTTTCTGCAGCTCTTTCTTCTCTTTTAGCTTTAGCTTCCTGAACCTTAGAATAATTTGTATTCTGGCTTCCACAATTTGGGCAAACATGTAAAATATGTTCCTGAGAATAAGTACCATAATCTTGGCCTTGACTTCGAATATCACGCTCTGTTGTATAATAACTTGTTTTCAACAGATAATTGAAAGATTTTCCACAAGAATAGCATTTATACATCATAATTATTACCTCTTATAGAGATAATACCTTTTTTATGCAAAAAGTTCAGTATACATTTTTAAGTATAACTCAAATCGTCTTGTAGGAGCAAATCCAGTCAAGTCATCAAAACTAAGATTTACATCTTTAGGTGGATATTTATGGTTTCGATAATACCAATCGCTACGATGCGTTTCCCATTTCAATGTCATAGGATTATAAATCCAATATTTATTTTCTCGTGTATAATTACCATAACCGGCATTATAAATAATATATAGATTTACCCAATCATATCCTACATATTTTACATAGCGCATATAATGCCATACACCAACTTCAATATTCTTGTCAATATCAAACATGTCATCCCAAGTATAAGTATAACCTCTTTTACTAAAAGTATTAAAATCACAAAGAGTATCATAATGAACTTGAGTTAAACCTCTACAATTTTTATGGCTTTCAGCTCTTGGCTTAAAATTACCACAATTTATAATAGAAATTTCAGAAGTTTTAGTTTTATCACTTTCAGTTCCAATTAAAGAATAAATAACTGGAATAGGTGTTCCACATCTCTCATACTCTCGTAAAACGGCATGAGCTATTCTGGCTGCATATTCATTTTTACAAACTGCAATACTCTGTCTCAATATTGGAGAAATTTCAACTTTTTCCTCTTCATCATTTGGAATGAATGGAATTTCTTTTACAGCCTCAACTTTCTGGTTTGCTATTCTTTCCTGATGTTTAACCTCAGCAAATAAGCCAAGGAGAATAGACATTAATGCTACCCAAGTGATAGCAATAATTAATAATAATTTAGAACTATTGGTTTTCATTTTATTTACTTCCCCTCAAATTATTCTTCATCAAAGCAAATACATTTTTTACAAATTATCTGGATTGTGCGTTCTTCTTCAAAGCGGTCTACAATTTGAAAGGTTTCATCATTTTCTAAGAAGTACTCAATTCTTTCTTCATATTCAAGATATGAGTCACAAATTACATTGATAATCTGAAATTCACCAACATATTCTCCTGTTGGTAAATATTTTTCTGCAAAAGCACTGAAAGCAAAAAATCCGAATAAAATAGAAATAATAAGTTTTTTCATGGTATTCTCCAAATTGCTTCCATGCAAAATTAGAAGGACTTCCTTTACCTTCTATGTAGAATATACCATTTATTCAAATTTTATTCAAGATTATAAATAATTTGTTTTATTAAATTTTCCGTCTTCTGCCTTATAAACATTACATTTATAGTTTTCTTTAATATGATCCAAAATCTCATTTTTGTGAGAAATGATAAAAAGCTGCTTAAATGATTTTGAATTGATAAGCATGTCAGTAAGAATTTTGGCATCTGCATCATTCGCTGACTGGTCAATTTCATCTCCAACAAAGAGGTCCAATTTATAAGATTCAGCTAATGAAACTTTGAATGCTAAACTTAAAATGTATCTTTCAAGTCCAGAAGACATATCTGCTTTAAGATATTTATTTCTTTTTTCATCAACAATAGTTTTATCCTTAGTATAAAGTAAATCACATCCTTTGTCACTTACTTCCAATTTTACCTCATACTTAGGAAATACCTTGTGAATAAATCTATTTATTTTACTCTGAAGTGAGTCACAAATCTTTTTAGACATGTACTTAGGCAAAGTCTTATTTACGACTTCATAAGCTTCCTTAATTGCTGTAACTTTATTATTTAATGACACAACATCATCTAATAATTTTTCATTTGCAATTGTCAGTTCGGCACACTTTGCTTTATTTTCAGAATTAGTTTTAATAATTACTGTATTTTTTTCAATTGTAATATTATCCTCATCAATTGCTTTTTTGAGTGGCTCGATTTCATCTAATAATTCTGAAACAGACTTTGTAACCTTATATTGATCCAATTCTTTTTGTTTGGCAGCTTGTATATCCAAAAGTTCTTGTTTTTTAGAGTTAATTTCAACAATATTACAAACATGTTTTGGTGGCTCTCTATCTTTTAGAGAATTAAGTCGATTTCTTTTAGACATTAAATTACTATTATTTCCTGCCAAATCAATATTTCTTGTATTATATTTTGTTTGAGCTAAATTAAATGAGTTTTCAATTTCTTTTTTCTGTAAAGATAATCTATTAATTTCTAAGATTTCTCTATCCAGCTCATTTGTTAATTTTTCCAATTGCTCATCCAAAGTATTATCCAAATCTGCAGTAGGCTGACCACAAGTAGGACATTTTCCTTGAGAAACTAAATCTAATTTTGCTTTTACATTTTTAATATCAGCTTCAATTTCAATCTTATGAGTATTATGTTCTGTTAGGTTTTCTGTAATTTCAGTTTTCTGAGTGGCCCAATTATCTACATCTTTTTTAAGACTTTCAAGCTCGGAATTTGAGTCACTTACAATTTTTTCTAAATCTGCAATTTCATTTACAAGAGTTTTAATTTCTTTTTCTTTTTCAGCTTCATTAGAAATGATACCTTCTTCCTGCATAATAAGCTGTGAATATTTTAGAATGTCACCATTATAAGAATTGATTTCATTTTTAATTGCATTTGCTTTATCAATTATGTCTTGATTAGCTCTAATAAGTTTTGTCTGCTCTGCAATTTGAGCTTCATATTCTTTTTTAGTCTTATCATCTAATTTTCTTTCTTCAGTTTTCTGTTCAATCGAAAGATGCTCAATAGTAGATCTATTTCCTGCGATTTGAGAATTCAACTCATTAATTTTATCTTCAAGCTCTTTTTTAGAGGCCATCAACTTATCTTTCTTAGCTTTAAAATTAAAATTAAAAAGCTTCTGAATATAAGTCAATCTTTCAGCAGCACCGATCTCAACAATATTTACCTCATTCTGCATAGCAAAAGCTAATTTAGCATGGTAATCTATATTTCTAGCTTTAAGCCAATCTTCTACTTGTGAGTCTTCAAAAGACTCTCCATCATATTCAAGAAGTCTTTTACAAGCATTACCTTTTACTCGATTTATAGTTGTAGTAAATGTTGCTAATTTGCCATAAATATCTGCCTTTAAAATAATTAAGGCATTATCTTCTCCCTGTTTTACATATTCACCATAAGTTGAAGAACGTTTATAAGTTGAGAGAGTAATTCTCATCGCATCAAAAAGTGCTGATTTTCCTGAAGCAGGCTGACCATAAATAAAATTCATACTATCGTCAAAGACAAAATCCGCCTCTGATATGTTCATAAAATTGATTAAGTGTAATTCTTTAATTCTCATAATGGTTTTTTAAATTATATATTAACTTAGTGACATTCCAGACTTTAAAAAGTCTGGAAACTGGTCACTGTTAAATTATATTTAAAGATGACCACTTTCTCGACTTTTTCAAAGTCTCAAAAGATGTCTTTTTCGCTCCACGGAGCTCAAAAGCTAACCACGGCACCGCCTTAGGTAGCTTAAAATGTGGATATAATCAAAAAATGACTAAATTATTTATATGCAAAGCAAATTATTTGAATCAATTTTAAAAGAAGCTAAAGATTATAAATTTAAAGCAAAAGTCGGAGATTTTTGGCTACAAAAAGATGGTAATAGCTGGAGACTTTGTGATGATAAAGCTGAAGCAGATGAATTTGAATCTGAAACTGAGCCAAAGCAGATTGTAAATCAAATGCAAAAAAATGGTGAAGTTAAAGAGACAACTAAAGTAGAAATTATAAAAATTAAAGAAAGTACAAAGCTTTTTAATAGAGTCCTTAAAGAAACAAGCACTAGCACAACTTTTATGCAATATTATATTCCTGAAGAAAAAGACTGGAATGTTAAAGCTTTAAAAAATCGTTTTAAAGAAATATGCAATAGCATGGGTATTTGGACCGACTTAAATGAGGGATGTGAAACTTGGGGACTTCATTTAGCTGTTATCAGATATAATAATGGTAGATTAGGACTTGAAATAAAATCACCTTATTATTATCTTGATATGAACTTTGGTGGCGATATTGAGTTATATCCAAATGGAGAAGATGCTAATAAAAGTTATGAAGACTTTATTATAAGTGCAATCAATAAATCTTGTTTATTTATTAAGAGTAAATATAACGATGAGAGAAATAATGATAGTCGTAAATATTTATTGATTAAAAATCATCCAAATCCTAAAGACCTTTTTATAGTAGATAAGCTTACAGTAAAAAAATTATTAAGACAAGCATTTAAATCAGATGAATGTAAATTTATTAGCTTTGAAGACCAATATGATATTTATGGTGAAACATATTTTGATGTTTCTTCTCCTTCAGAGTCTGAAATAGAAATTTATACAAACTTCTATGATGATGAATCTAATGCTAAAAATGCAACTTATACTTTTGATAGCAACCTTAATTTTACAGTTAAATGTAAAGATGGCACAAGTGGAAGTGGTCATGGATATGAAGAAGCTGTTAGATGGTATATCTTGAATGCAGCAAATGCTTTAGCTGATGGAGAGTTCTCAAAAGATTATAATCCAAATACTTATGAGTTTGTTGTTTACTTAAATCAAGATTTCTATACAAGAATTTCTAAAAATATTTGGCAACCTATTGAATCAATATTTGAGAATAATGGTCGTCGTAATACAAATTATCAACCTGAAGACTGGGTAGACGAAAGAGCCGCAGCTTGGACTTGTGTAGAAGAAGACGATGTAAAAGATGCTGTTGCTTGGTTAAGAAAAAAGAAGGTTAAAAATCCTATTAAGTTCTCTATTAGAGATGAACATGGAAAAGATGTAACTGACCAATTTTAAGGAGAAAACATATGGAAACAATTGAAATTTTTGAGTCAATCTTAAATGAAGAGAAAGGAAGAACAAACTATCCACAAAAAACTCAGTTTAATAGTGGCAAAGTTAAAAAAGTTCCATTGGTAATGAAATATATTTATGAAAATCCAGGTTGTACCAAAGAAGAGATTATAAGTTTTACAAATTCAATGGGATTTACAGGTTATAACAATGAGTTATTAGTAGATATTAGAGATGATGGAATGGCAAAAACTCGTTATGTTAATAATAGAGGAAAACTTGGATTTTATCCCACTGATACAGCCATCGGATATTTACATTCTTTAGGATTTATTGATGACACATCTGGTGATCAAGCTTATAAAGATTTTCTAGATAAGAGAAACAGAGATTCATATCTTGCATTATGGCAAAAAGTAAGAGGTATTATATATGACTTTATGGCATATCACTTTATAGATTATTTTTCACAAACACAAGAGAAACAATGGATGTCTCTAAGTGAAGATGAACAACGAAAAATTTTAATTGAAGTTATGGAAAAACTTGATTTAAGCAAAATATATTAAAAAAGAAGCTCCTCAATTGAGGAGCTTTATTTTATTAGAAATCGAAATAATCTATCATTTCTTCAACAAAATTATAAACGTCATAATCACTATCTGGGATTGCATCTATAATAGTTTGTATTTTATCCTTTGGAACGTTCTTAAATCCACCATATTTATCATGTAAAATATCAAGCTTTGTCATATAAGAATTAAGACCTAATTTGCATCCTTTTTTATAAAAATCTTCCCAACAATGATAAGACTCTCTTAAGATTGAATCAAACATTTCTTTAGACTCTCTAGAATGTTTATGAACTATAACAGCCTGTGGCTTTTCATTATGGTATTTTTCTTCTTCAGCTCTAAATACAAGATACATTGATTTATTATCATTTCCATACTTAAAGCTTTTTGAAAGTAAAACCATATCTTTACAAACAAGATAGTCCATCTTATATTTGTCATTAAAGTCTACCATACCCGCCTTAAATGCTTGTATAACTTTTTGTTTCAAAACTTGGCGGTCTTCCATAATAACATTAAAGTTTGAATTAAAATAAACCCATCCTCTAATTCTTCTTTCTTTTACCGACTCATTTGGAGCTGGATCCTTATCAATGGAAATTTCAGTTCTAGCCATATCAATAGCCATTTTTTGTCTTCCACCAACATTACAAGTAAGGCCTTCCAAATTAGACTTTATTTCATCTAAAAGATATTCACCAAAGAAATCTAAATTAGAAGCACCAACATGTTCATTATTCCAGTCGGAACCCCAAACGCGACGTCTTGCATTTTTTTCTCCAGCAGCTTCTGTTAAATCTTCCAAGTCATAATTCTGAATGTCATCATTGAGCCTGCAATCTTCAAAGCATTCCCAATAATAATTCCAATCTTTTTGATCTACATCAAAACCATCATCTTTACAAATTCCTTGAAAATATCTAAAATCATCAGAGCTAAATGGGTGACCACATTCCCAATGCTCTCTTGCCATATCTCTTAAATATTCTTTCTTATCTTCCATAATAATTTTCCTTTATTAAATTAGTTTTGATTTATAATATTGTCATAAACATTTGCACTATTTACAACTTTAGATGCAAGTTTATCACAAATCTGTTTTTGTTCTGTATTTACAAAATAAATGGCTGCCCAAATATGCTTACAAGCTTGAGGACCTTTTACATTATGTAAATCATTCCAATAACCTGTTCCATGTTGTCCTCTAAATCCAAAATATGAGTCACCTTGTTTAGCATCTTTTTCAGCCATACCTTGCCAATAAAAAGCTGGGCAGTCACAATAAACTTTAGCATCGCAATTCTGAATAACACTATTAAACTGCTGAGCTATAGCATCTTTATTTATATTTGTAGGTGATAGATAATTATCTGTTTTAGTAAATTGAATAGTAACAGAATAACCTCTTTTTAAGAAGACTTGTGTTTTTCCGGTTAAGTCAACATGAGTGTTATCACCAGTTGAGTTTACTTCAAACTGAATTGTTATTGAGTCTTTTCCAAAAGAAGCATCAATGAGTTTGGCTTCATTTAATCCATATTCAGAGATTGATTTGTCTGTGATTTTAGATGTATCAAATTGAGAAAGCTTATGTTCTTTTAAAGATTCATTTACTTTATGGAAATATTGATGTAATTCTGCATTACTATGTCTAAGTTCACTTGCTCGTCTAAGTAACTCTTCAGGAGGAAGAATTACACCATAAGAAAGTTCAAAAAATCTTCTAGATATATCATTTAAACTATGAAAAATCTGAAAAATAGATCTATAAGTTCGAGGTCTTTTACCACCATATAGAGCTAATAACATAGCTAAATATGTGATACAACTGTGATAATCATTGTAATAATTTATTTTATCTTGTTCTAAAAGAGAGTTTTTATCATACTTTGATATGAAGTTTGTAATACAATTTCTGGCGTCATATAAATCTTTTTTTAAAGATTCTATTGAGTCACCAGAATAATGTAAAATATCTTTAGACAAAGACGTCTCAATTAGTGAGGACTCATATTTTATTAAATCATCAAATAAGCCATTTATTTTTTCTAAAAGTTGCACTATTTATATAGTTAAATAGCTTAATATTTTATTAAGGTCGTCTTTAATTTGTGAAAAATATCCTATTGCTTTCTGACCTTTTGCTTGAATTTCAGGGTCATTTATTATTTCATCTAAAAAACTTATATCATTTTTTAAGTGTCTAATGACAGCATGATATGATACATCTTCCTTAAGAGAGGCTTGATCAAGATTTGCCATCTGACCTAAAACGTCAGTAATTACTGGAAGAAGGTTTTTTTCTATTGAAAGAACACAAATACTTTCATCTGCTGCAGCATCTATTCCAATAATAGCCATATTAGTATCAATGGACAATTGAAATAAACTCATCATAAAATGACCCACTGGGGTATTCATTTCCGCTTTCATAATTTACCTCCATATCATATATAGACTATACTGAAATAAAATGAATTTATTCAAAAAAATTAAACAATTGTCTTAGATTTATCTTTTGAAAAAATCATCATTCTGGCTGCACCAGATGCTGATTCAACAGGTTTATCAATACCAATCTCGCCATAAAATCTAACTGCTTTTCCACCACAATCGCAAGTAATAGAAAAAGCTGGCTTATCTTCAAAATCTCGTGAGATCATTTTTTTACAATTTTTACATTTATAGGTAATTGTCATTTTTAAATATTAACTAAAAAGCTCGGCATTTAGCCGAGCTTTGTATTGATTAGATAATTGTTGTATTTCTGAAAGAAAGATCCTGATTAAATCTAAGATATTTATCACCAGTATCTTCATAAACAACACTCTTGAAGTTAAAGAGCTCTTTATCATTAGCATCCATAACATGATATGTTACTGTATGGTCTTGCATATACTGCATAACTCTGTTATAAGCATCATTATCAATATATGTATAAAGATCTTGAACATCTTTATCATGTTTAGCATTTGTAGACTTAAACACATCATTTATTTCAAAATAAACATATGAGTATTCTATGCCTGCTTTACTATCTTCTGAGTCTTCAAAAGTAGTATCATTATTATGAGTGCTATATTTAACTTTAAGACATCTTACAATATCACCATCATAATCAGCTGTATCAATTTCTTTAAGCTGCTCTTCAGTAGGAATAATATCAGTATAAGTAACTTTACCATCCTCAACAGTTTTTGTAGCATAAACGTCATTGATTTCAACTACATACTTCTCAAGGTCAAGGTCGATAGTTTTTTCAATAGTCTCTACAGTAGGTCTGTCTGGATTATCTGAATGGTAATTTTGGAACTCTAAAGTAGAAGTTAATTTTCCAGTAGAAGAATCATATGTTTGAGTAAAATCTTTTACTAATGCATTTTTAATAGTCCCAATAACATCAGAAAGAACTTTTTCATTTCCATTATCATCCTTAATGTTAACTTTACTTCCTAAAGTAGTATCACCATCTACAGTAAGATTTTTCTTAACTCTAAGATTTCCATTATAAATGGTATCACCACCAACAGTAAGGTCATTATCAACGGTAAGGTCATGCTTAATATGAGCATCACCAATAATTTTTCCTTCTTTTGTTTCAAGGCCATTTGAATCTTCATTACCAACTACTAAAGAAGCCTGAACCTCAAGATTTCCTCCATGATAATCAGCATCCTGAACCTCAAGGTTAATTCTTGTATCTCCATTGACATCTAATTCACGAGTTGTAATATGCTTAGACATAGCGAGTTTATATTTTTCAATAATTCCTGCTAAGTCTGAATCAGAATTTGCTCTTGCTAAAGCTTCTTTAGCAATATCAATTTTAAGTTGAGCATCTGCTTTTTCGCGTTCTTCATCTTCAAGATTAATAGCTTCTGCAAGAACAACATCAATTTCAGTCGATCTTGTAATTTCACTCTTAATATCATCTAACAATCTTTGGTCATTAAGATCTGATAGTGTTTTTGAAATAGGTCTTTTATTTTGAAAATGAGCAATATCAAAAGCAGCTACAGATTTATAAGTTTCTTTTTTAGACTCTAATAAATCTAAACTTACTTTTTCTGATTTGTCTATTTTCAAAGAGCTATCAACATCTCGATTTTCATTTAAATGAAGACTTTCATTATTATGAATTGAATTCTCAGTGATAGTTCCTGGAATTGCATTAATTGCTGCAAGTGAAGAATCAACTTCATTATATAAATTTTCTTCTGTGTTAGCCATATATTATTTAGTTTCTCCTTTTATAAATTTGGCTAGGAGAACCTAGCCAATATTTTGTTAGTCACCTATATACGCATAGCCACTATTTTTTTCAACAATAGCAAACATTGACTCGTCAGTAAGAAGTATATTAGCTGCTGCCTCAGGTGTAGTAATCTCTGTAGTAAGAATATCTCTCATTGTTCTAACAGTTGTTACACCATTAGTAATCTTAACTTTAGAAGCAAATGTAGCATTATTCTCTTCTTCAGTTGCAACCAATACATTATATTTATCAAAGTCAACAATATCTGCAAGAGTGCTTGAAACTTTAGCATATCCTGTACGAAGGAAAGCAGCTACCAAAGCATCATTTGACCTATTAGTTAAATCAAACCAATGATAAGTTACTTTCATATCTGCACTTGTATCTATCTTAGATATTAAAGCGTTGATTGCAATATTAGCAGCTTCTTCTTCAGTTTGTGACTGTGGACGTTCATTTATAGCCTTAATTACAGCTGGGTGATTTCTAAGATCAGCAGCAGATTGTGAATAATCTAATGCTTTATCCATTCTTACCCACATAACTCTAGGTTCATAAACTGTCTGGCCAAATGCATTTGTTGTTTTAATAATTCTCATTTTAAGAGAATATTCAGCATATTCAGGAGCTTCATATGGAATATAAAGATTTCCATCAGCATCAAAATCATCCGGAGAAGTTGATTCACTTACATCAGTGATAACATGAGCTGTTGGAAGAGTACCTGTACCATCCCATGTATAAGTAGCTGTTGTTTCATTTTTTTCATTTTTTGAAACATTAGCTACAAGATAGAAACGACCTTGCTCACCTGGAGCTACAGGAAGTCTTTCTTCAAGATTTCTTGCTAATACATCAACTCTTGCTGAAACTGAGTCAAAAAGAACTTTTGTATCATAAGCACTTGCCCATTTATCCATATGTGAAGGTTGTACACCATCATATAATCTGAGAACATCATCTTTTTCAGTCTGATCTTTATTATAGAATTTGTTAACAACATTAACATCCATAATATTATCAGATAAAGCTTCAAAAGTGAGGTCGTCATTTGTAGATACAAAGAGCAACTCATCTTCTTCACCAGTTCCTTTCTGTAAGATAAGACTTGATTGATCAAACTTAATTCCGTTGATAGAACCCGATTTAATAATTTTATCAACAAGTTCATCACTTACCTTAAAGTCAATCTTATTATCCTGAGAAGAAATAGTAATAGAGTTGTCTTTAGAAGTCAACTTAATTTTTTCTTCAATCTTTGAAGGAGCTTCTTGAGCTTCTGGGAAAACTTGTTCCTCATAGCCTGTGATAACTGGAGCTTTTCCTACAACAATAGAAACTTCTCCATTTTCATCTTGATTAGCAGTTACATCACCAACAATTTTACCTTTATCAACTTTCTGAACGCCAGTAACACTATCAATATAATAGCTATCAAAGGCTTTCATTACATTTTTACCGATAATATCATCTGTATTGGCAATTGTATGGTAATGTCCATCAATTGTGGCTAAAATATGCTGGTCAACACTGTCACCTGAAGCAATACCTTTTGACATAAGTTTTAAGGTATCTTTTGAGTTACCAACATAAATTGTATCAGAAGGACCATAATAAGTCTGTGGAATTTCATTAGCCTTAAAGCTCTTTACAAGCTTACTCATTTCAGGACTATTAATTACACCATTTTCAAAGTCATCTTCTGTATATTCAAAATTTATTTTAGTAGCATAGTCTTTATAACTAGTGCTATAAGCATTCTTTGCTCTAGAATAATCAACTTCAGCTTCAGTTTTATTTTCTTTAGCAGTTTGAACACCAGCTTTAGCCTCAAGAATTTCTTGGTCATTTGTAGCAATATCATTATCTATAAGAGTAAGTCTACTTCTTAAAGTGTTGATACCATTATTTGTTATCTGGATGCTTGACTGATTATTTGCAATTTCATTATTCTTAAATGAATTAGCATTATCTCTAGCCTCATTGAGGTCATTTAATGCATTATTCATATTATTTACCAAAACTTCATGGTTATGAACAATTGTTGGTTTTAAGCTATTAAGAATATTTTCTTTTGTTACATTGCAGTAGTAAACTACATTCTCTTGAGTAGATTCTGATAAGATGTCCAATACAGAAATCATCTTATTAAATGCAGCCATAGCATCATCATATGTAAGAGTTGTATAATTGATACCATTCATTAAATACTGATAATCTTCATTATCTTTAAGGAATGAGTCATCAAAATCTACACCAAAGTAAGTTGTTTGGTCAACAGCTCTCTTCATTATGTTTTCATCTACAATTTCATTATCAACTCTAGATTTTGCTTCTTCATAAGCGGCTGACTTTACTGTTACTATAGCTAATAATTCTTCATATCTATGGTTTAATTCAGTGGCAAGAGTTTCATAATCTGATACTTCATTCTCATAGCCATTTATCTGCTCAGTAAGTTCAGCTTTTTCTCTTATAAGATTTTCTCTATCAGTATTTTGTGCAGCTAAATTTGATTCTGCAGCAGAAATAGCAGCTTCAGCATTATTAAGATTTCTTTCAAGAGTTTTTAACTGAGTATAGTCAGCTTTAAGGTGTTCATATTGTGAGTAAAGAGCATCATAAGCGTCAGCTTCAGCTTTTGCTTCAACATATTTTGGATTCTGCTGAAATGCAACATCAGAATAATCTTCTACATGAGAAATAATTCCACGGAGATGTCCTTCTTCATCTTTAATGCCAATACCTGCGCGAGCCTCAATAACATCATTGAAAGATTTAATTCCTGAAATACTCTGATTTGTAGAACGGTTTACATATCCTTCTTCAGTTGTTTGAATATCACCTAAATTTGCAAGGAATACTTCTTTGCCATCAACCATTGCTTTAACATGGCCATGTTCATTTGATAAGAGAGGAACACTAGGATCAGATACAGTTTTAAGAATTGTTTGATCAGAACCATCACCTATAGATAAAATATCACCAGCATGATCCATTAAGATTGTGCCATCTTTACCTTCAATTTGGTCTGTTATAACATGATTTCCAGCAATAACATTATTAGATGCATCAATATCTGTTCTAGATGTAACCTTAATTGCGTCCATTTGACGAGTAACTGTTAGGTTTCTAGTTTCAATAGAGGCAGCTTTTTCAGTAACAACATCTAAGTTAGAAACTTCTGCTTCACCAATAGTTGCTTTTTCAATATTAGCATTAGTTGAATTAAGGTCAGTTGTATCAATTTTTGAGAGAGATTTTATCTCACCTGCAATAAGTTTTCCATCAACATCTAATGCTCTAGTATATGTATCACCCTCAAAGCGAGCTTTCTGATGAACTGTGAGATTTTCAGCAGTTTCATTTCCAACAGTTGCAGTTTCAATATTAGAAGATGTTACATTTTCAGTACCAATTTGAGCAGTGTCAACATTAGCATTTCCGGCTTCAAGAGAATTTACATTTTCTGAAGTAGCACTAATAGATGTTGCATTTAAGCTCTCAGTAGTAACATTGTTACCAATGATATTTTGAGATGAAAGACTCTTAAGCTCATTGATTCTTGAGTCACCTTTTCCATTAATTACAGTCCTGTCTAATTCAATCTCAGTATCTTTGAAAGTAGTTTTCTGAGCTGTAATAGAAACTTCTGATTCGTCATTAACAAGTTCTACATCATCTGTACTGATTTCTGCAAGTCTTGTTTTACCTTCGGTTTTAATAGCTGTATCATCAGTAAATTGAACATCGCCAATAGTTGCATGCTTTCCTTTAGCATTTCTAACTGAAAGTGCGTTATCAGTTGAGTCTGTATTTATTGTTACAGCTTTTGTAAATAAAGCTTTAGCATTTACTGTGAGACCTATTTGGTCGCTTTCTGGAATAACAATTGACTTGATTTCCATATCAGCAAGCTTTGTGATAATTTTATCAGCTTTATTACCATTATTTTTATTTACAAGGGAAATTCCCTTTACATATCCATCATCATCTAAAATGAACTCAAGACCATATCTCCAACCTAATCCAAGAGGATTTCCATTAAGGCTTCTGAGACCATCACAAGTAAGAATTGTTTCTCTTGTTTTGGCATCAACTAAACGGAATCTTGAGTGTTCATCATCAGTTTTATCAACATCAATAGCATACTGTGGGAATGATGCTGACAAGTTTAACTTATCTGAGTCTGTAATTTCAAGATTTACTGCTGGAGTAGTGCCTTCTTCCGCTGTTACTGAAAGATTTAATTTAAGGTCTTCAATGACAGCAACATGTTTCCTTTCCGCTTCTGTAATTCTGTAACTCAATTTAGTTTCTCCTTTTTTATTTTATAGGAGAGGCTTACACCTCTCCATTATTTTTTATAATGTAAACTCTACCTCGTGATAAGGCATCTTAATATCAATTGTTGCTCTTCCAGGAACATTTAGTACTCTTTGTGCAGAAGTACCAAAAGCTCTTTCTATAGAAGTAATTGAAGACTCTGGAAGTGTTTCACCTGTCTTAAGAGTGAAGATGAATGTTACAACTGAGTCTGGAGCTGCCTTACAATTATAAACTGAAAGTTCATTATTGAAGTAATTTACGTTAAATACTTTTACACCTGTAATGTTTGTATTCTCTGTTGAGAATGTAATAAGCATTTCTACAGGAATAATAGTAACTTTGCTTTCTCTGCAGTCTACTGTCTCATCATTTGTCTGATATCTATAGAATGCTTCTTTAGATGGAGCACCTAATGAATAATCAGTAACGACTAAGTATGATTCATATTCATCATTTAGATAATTTGTTGATGAATTTGAAACCACAAACTTACCAGTAGTATCTGATATTTCAGAAGCCTTACATACATTATCATTAAAGTCATACCACTTAAGTTGTGGCGTAAACTCAGCAAGCTGCTTAACAACCATATTTTCAGGTCCTGAAACTGCTTTTGCATGTGTTATAACTTCAAGAGTAATTGAAGATGAGAGATTTGTAAAGTTTGACTTAAATGAAAGTGTTACTGTACCAATCTTTTTAGCTTGGATTGTAATAACATTGTCATTAATTTCGTCAATACTAGCAACTGTCTCATCAGAAATTGTCCATTTTCCAGAATAATCATCAACTACATTAGATGCGTCTAAGTCTGCCTTAAATGTATACTTTCTATTTTCGTTTACAATTGTATCTAAAACATATTTGCCATCAACAAGTTCAAGATCATCACTAGTGATATTAAACTGATCAATATTAGCAACATACATTTCTTTTGTTAAAACGTCACCATTTGGTAATCCAAAATAGAATGTAATATATTTACCAATAGCATTTTCATAAACATCAACAGACATTGTCTGGTCTTTACCATTAGAAGTAAGTTCAATAGAACCATTTCCATAATAAAGATTAGATGCTACAGGAATTTTAGGTGTAACATCTTCTTTGCCAACTACTGTTGGAGTTGGGATAACACTAGGCTCTGGCACTTCATCATAAGCTACGTCATCTTGAACATAAGATAATCCAGACTGCCATTCCCATTCACCACTAAACTCAGATGGAAGAAGAGTAAGTAATGCTTGAGTATAAAGAGTACCATAATTTGGGTCATTTTTAATTTTATTTGGCAACTTAGCTTCAATATCAAAGTTATTTGCTCCACCTAAACAGATTCTAGACTTATCAAAGTTATGTGAACTTATAGTAGTAAAGTCAAAATCATCAAATATTGCAACAAATAAAGGTTTAATATAAACTGTAAAATTCTCTCTAGATGCACGAGCAGGAGTAACAATTCTCCAAGGAAGTGATTCTTGTCCTAAAGCATGAGGAGCTTCATCATCTTTCTGAATAGCATAAGCATAGAAACCACTTCTCATAGTGAACTGGATTTCTGCTGTACCAAACTTAGTCTGAACTGATGTAAATCCTCTTAAGTTTGAAGTATAGTCTGCATAATCTGGGTCCATTTCAAATGTAACCAACTGCGGCTCAACTTCAAATTCTACATAGATTTCATCTTCAGATGTAAGGTTTAATGGAACAGTGAATACTGATGCTTCTTCACACTTACCTTGTCCAATCTCAATACCACTTGAAGATACAACTGTATAGTCATATCCAGATGCATTATGTGCGAAACCATCCAAAATAGTAGGTTCAATTGAGAATGTTTTTCCAGGTTTGTAATAACCAATAACTTCGTCTTCAGCAAAAGATACAGCTTGTTCAAAAACTTTAGTCTTATAGAGTTTGCAACTTGTATTTTTAGCAACAACTTTAATAAGGCCATCAAGATTTGAACCTTCTAATGCGCCATAAATAACTTCTTTAATAATAAATGCATCTGCTGCAACTTTATTATCAGCTGTTATTTCAATGATAGTCTTATTGCCAGATTTCTGGTGGTCTAATCCATTAGAGAACTCAACATCTGCATTATCATTTACAAAGAAGTTTGTAAATTTAACATTTTTTACCTCATCAGGCTGACATACTTGTACAGTATAATCTTTTCCATTTACAGCACCCGTAAATGTGATTTCAGCATCATCTTTAAGGTCAATCTGAATAATTCCATAATATTCAGGTAAGTCTATAACTGTTTTTCCACTAGCTTCTACAACTAATGTACGTTTACCACTTTTTTCAATTATAAAGTCGCCAATTTTGACGTCAATATTTTCAAACTTAGTATTTACATAGTTGATTGGAGCTACTTGATCATTTCCTAAGCACTTGATAGAGCAAGGTAATTCACCTTTAACGTATTTAATGTTTGTAAAATCAATTGGTCTTGCAAGAAGTGTATCATCTGTAAGAGAGAACTCACCATTATGGAAAAGAATTCTTTCAGCTTGTTCAAAAGCACCAGATCTAACAGCTTCTGTAAACTCACCAGAATCAGTAAGAATAAGGTCAAATTTTTCTCTAGTTGAGTCTGAAACTACATCAAGAACTTCGTCTTTCTTCATGTAATCTGCTTTGATTTCTTCAATCTCAGCTCTAGTTTCTTCAGCACCTTCCTCTAAAGAAGTAACTCTTCCAAAAATAGAAGCATCACCTTCAGCATTCTCTTCATCTGCTTTAAGAAGATTTTCAACACTAGTTTTTACAGTTTCATCAAGACTATCAAGTTTCTGATTTGTTTCATCCAATTGTTCTTGGAAGTCTGCCATTTTACCATCAATTTCTGCTGATTTAGCATCAATATCAGAAACAGCAGCATCAGCTTTTGCTTCAGCTTCATTAACTCTTGCATTTAATTCAGCAAGGTCACTATTTACATTATCAAAACGTTCTGTAAGTTCATTATTAAGATTTTCAAAATGCTCATTTACACCTTCAAAACGTTCTACTGTTGAAGCGGTTTCTGCTTCAAACTTTTCGCGAGAAGCATAACGAGTATCAATCTCTTCACCATAAACTTCTACTTTACCATCTGTTTTTTCATCATCATAGTCATATTCGCTTCCAAGCTTTGTGAGCTTTGCAAGAAGTTCAATCTCATCAGCAGACTCTAAAATGATGTTAGAAGCAGTAGTTTTATATTCATCAGCAGTAAGATCATAATTACCAGCTGAAACAATCATGTTGTAATATTTGCGAGCAATCTCATCATAGAGACCAATCTTAATATCGCTGAATGCGACATATCTTATTTCAAGTTTGGCATTTGTAATGTATTCAATCTTACCACCACGGAGATAAATCTTATCAAAATCAGGTTTATTAGGCCAATTGTATTCAAAAGCACCTACAACACTAGGAGATGGCTCATAGTCAATATTATCTGTTTCAAAATAAACAGGAATAATTTCACCATCGGCTCCATTTGTGCATGCAATATTTTCAGCAACAAGTTTAATATTTGTTACCCAGTAACCTGCATTTCTAAGAGCTTTTACTTTATTCTTGATACCTTCAATAAGAATTTTATTTTCTTTTAATGCACCATTTGAGATTTCGATTGTGTCTAATTTCTCTTCGCCAATATTCTGAATAATAGATTTAAGGGTTCCATTACCATAAATATCATAGCGATATGGCTCACCTAATTCAGGGTTTTCAACTTTACTTCTTACAAGTTCATTAACTTTTTGAATAAGATCTTGCTGTAAATCTACATTTCCAGTAATCTTACCCCAACGAGCAGAACCTGTATCTTCATTTGTAATCTCATTAAGTGGTTTTCCATTATACATTGGAACAACACCTTCAGGACCAACAAAGTTGAGAGGTAATACTCTATTGTCATCACCAATATTCAATGCAGTCTTTTTACGATATTCAATAGAATAATCTGTAGAACCAACTGTCATTGTGCTGTCAGTATTTGAGAACTTGATGTGTAAAGCTTTTGGTAATTTTTCAGCAGGAATGTCTATTGTAACTGACTGATTAACTGAACTATAAGTATCTGAAACCCAACCATTATCAGCTTCCAACTGCCATGTAACATTTAATGGAAGAATAATATTATTGAGGTTGATTTTAAGACCTTCAATAAAATTACCCTGATTTACAATTTCTGCATAAGAAACTTGGAAGTTTTCATCAAATGCAATTAAAGCATCACCATGACTGAATGTAACTGTTTTTGTATTTTTAATAGACTGAGATTTTACAGTATCATCAATTTCATACTGAGAATAGTCTTTTACATAATTTTTATTTTCAATTACATAGCGGCCTGGACCTTCAGGTAATTCTTTAATATTATCATAAGCATAAAGAAGTTTTTCACGCTCTTCTTGTGTCATATGAGGTGAATTTGGCTTATTGATGTTATTTACATGCTCATTGAATGCGGCCATAGCTGCATCTAAAGCTTCTTGATTTTCATGAGACTTTTGGTCAAATTCATTCCACTTCTCTCTTTCTTCCTGAGTAATGTGGATAACCTTATCCTGAGTGTGCTCATTGAAAGCAACCTGAGTAACGAATGCATTTAAGCTTGGAAGGTCTGTTAAAGTCTTCCATTCACCTTCTTCATTAAAATACCAATATGTTGATTTATTTGCAACACCTTTTTCTGCTTTTGGCTCAACTATATAGAAGCGGCTTAATTCACCACCTTCTGGGAAAGTATGCTCCAAAACTTCTTGAGGAGTTTCACATCCATCTACCCAATGAACATATACATATCCAGATGTCATGATTTCGTCTGCTTTAGAATTAATCATGTCATAGATTTCACGTTTTGTATATGTGTCAATCATCTGAGGTGTGATTTGAAGTTTGATAGCACCATCAGCATTTGGGAGAAGAAGAGGCTGATTATTGATTGCAATAGCTTGAATTCCATTAGCCTCACCTGGGCAGATTTCTACCCATTGACTCCACTTTGGATTTCCATTAGGATCTTTTATTAAGCGCTTTTCATAAACTTTTTCCGAGTCTTTAGCCTTAAAGATTTGCTTACCAGTATCGAAAGAATACTTCCAAGACTGGAAAATACCATTAACGTTACCAAGCATTGGGTCATTTAATTTTCCTTCTTTATAGAATACTGAACCATTTGCTTGATTATTAAAGGTAGTCTGAGCGTAGATTTCTTTATTCATCTATATCCTCCATTTAAGTATATATAAATATTTAGTCTTAAAATACGATAAGTATATTAAAAAAGTTAGCAAAAGCTAAATGAGATTTAAGGTTGGCCACTAATTTAATTATGCTTCCTTTTAAGTGGTATACTAATGGTATAATTAATCTCAAGATTTTTGAAGGTAACAATATTCCAGATGGATTTACGCCTGGTTTTAAGTTTAAGGAAAAAACATTAAGTCGCAAAGCTAGAGAAAAAAGCACCAAAGAGTTTAATAAGAGACAGCTTAAGTCTATTCCATTAAAAGAAAGAAAACAAGCTTATAAGCAATTGGAATATGACAAACTCTTAGATAAAGAAAAGAAAGAGTTTTTAAAAGAAGTCCACATTCCTTATATTGACAGAAGAATAAAAGAATGTCTTAGAAAAGGTTTAAGCAACACTGAAATATTTGATATTGTTAAATTAAATGAAAATCCACATTCACAAGAGTTTAATAAACTTTTAGAAGATTATATTTCAGAACAAGCTTTAATCCATCAGTTATCAATAATGCCAAGCTACTTCATTACAATTGTAGATTCTTTAAAAGAATTATATTCTAAAAATAAATCACTTCAACATAGAAAAGACCTCATTTCTTATTTTACATCTTTTTTCTAAAAATGAATAAATTACCTCTTTTTTGTATATTCTTTATAAGAGGTAGATTATGTTAAACTTATCTAAAGCTCCAGAAATAAAAATCAAATGGGGAATGCAAGACCCAGAAAATCAGAAAGAGTGGAAAAACTGGGTTTTTGAAAGTTTATGCACAGTCAATATGCATGAAGACCTCTCACCTACAGAGCTTGAAAAATTAGCTTCTGAGCTGTTTGATGAGATTCATCAGTGTGGCTATGAGGAAGGCTATGACTCAGCTCAGTGCGATAATGAAGGAGATGGTTTATGATTGCTATAGAAAAACCAAAAAATCCTATGAAAATAAATTGTGTTTGGTGGGATGGCTTCAACAAGGAAGAGGTTGAAAGTGTATTTCCATCAATCGGATTTAGTAGACATACTGTACATGATGAAGATCCATATGAGGTAAGAATTTGTATGGGTGGAAATTGTGTTAGATATATTGATGGTGGAGTTTTCCTTTGTTTAAAGGAAGGTGATAGCCTCAGTAATCTTTTTACTCTTACAAAAGAGGAATTTGAAAAACAGTTTCAAATTCAAATTGGAGGATAATATGAGAAAAAATAAGATAGATCAGTTCGCTTGGCAAAATATGTCTGATGATGAACGAAAGTCTTATAATGCTGTTTTTCGACAGTATAAAGACCTTCGAATTGAGTTGCTTAGAAAAAATAAAGAATTAGGGCGCTCAAAACATGACCTTGATTTCTGGTATAAAGAACAGAAATGTACAAAGGCTAGAGTTGGTAAAGCATATCCAATTTCTATTCGTACATTAAGAGAATGTAGTGAGTATTATTCTCCAGCTGGATCAGACTATTGGGATGAAGAAGTTTTACCAACTCGTGCAACAATGAGCTATGCTATGTCTCTTTTCTATAAAGAACTTATTAAGTATGGTGAAAAGGTTCACAGAAATCTTAAAGAAGAACAGCGCAACGTTAATCGTGCATTAAATGACGCTGTCCATAAACTTACAGACCTTGAAAGATTTTATAATGAAAAATATAAGTTTATGTGGTTCCCAGTAAAGGTTACGTTGGATGTTCAGTTTGCAGATATTCATTCTCTTCGTGTTAATGAGAAAGGTGAAACATTTGCTTGCCTTGATGTAAATCCACATAATAAACATTGGGTTCAGGTTGACTCACTTCTTGGAACATTCCCAGTAATTGATATGAAAGATTGTTTGAAAATTGAAACTTATCCTCAGGAAGATTTACTTAAAACAGCTTGTACTGAGAAGTATAGAAATGAACTTGAAGAATATGCAAAACTCTATAAGGAGATTCAATAAATGGAAAACAGAACAAGAAATTACATTTGGAATATCATCATTCTAAGCCTCATGTCTATAGGATTTTTGGCTTTATCTGTAGATGTTGGCCTTTCTAAAAAGGAACTTCAGAAAGAAATAAAAATTACTACTGCAAGCACAGTCCATGACTTCAGAGAAACTGTAATTGATGGTGAAACATTTTATTCTTGTAAAAACTGTCATTTTACAATAAGAAATAAACCTCGTAAAGATTTACAGCTTTATTATGATAATTCTTCTATCAAAGCTACAAGCTATGACTTAAACCATTGCGAAAATTTTCCTATTTCTTTTGAGTTTTTTAGAAAAGAAGATGGAGTAGACTTTATTAACAAATTGGTAGAGGTTCATGAACTTATAATGGCTCCAGACCCAGAAGATATTTGGACTTCTCATGTAACTTGTCACAAGTGTGGCTTACACTTTAGATATAACCAATATGATGGAAAGGTATGCTTTAATAAAGACTTCCATAGCTTTGATGAAATTATGGAATGTAAGGAGATAAATAATGAATGATGAAGAAAGAGCTCTCCAAGATAAAATCTTAAAAAACCCAGAAAAAAGAATTAAAGCTGCAAAAATTCAGCAGGAAATCTGTAAAGAAGTATTTTCTCATGGCACTGGACTTGAAGTTCATGGTTATGACCCAATCCTTTTGGCTGCTGACCTTATGTGTATGAATACTCATAATGCAAATAAAGCTTTTTGGAAAGTTTTGAGTGCCAATGGAATTGATTGGAATTATGATAAAGATTATAAATTTTCTCATGATGTATATAATCTTGCAAGCAATTATAAAAATCAAGACCCAAATTTACCTAAAAAGCCTTATGGTGAAAAAGCAAAACGTTTTCGCCAAGTAGCAGGTATTTTTGCTTCTTTAGCAGATGCTTTTGATATTGTTGATAAATGGGCAGATGGAGTTGAAGATGGAACTGAATAATTTAAATGGCTTAATTGAAGAGATAAACTTCTTAAATGAGAGTGAGCAATTGTTGCAAGCTATCTGTTCTGTTTTTGATTATTCAGAAATCTATAATAGATTGCATGATAAATATTGGGATAAAACAATGCCTGAGAGATTTTATCGGCATATCAATTTTGATGACTCAGAATAAATATTATAAAGGATGAAAAATATATGAAAAAGTTGATAATATTATTATTTTTAATATTTATTGGTAGTTTTGCTTTTGCTCAGTTTGGACCTGGTTACACTAATAGTGGAACTTATAGCTTAAATAGAACAAATCCAAGATTTAAAGGTGGGAGCGATAGTAATTCAAGCTATTGTTATGATAGCTCTTTTTCAGAAAGTGATTGTATACTTCTTATTGAATTATATGATGGTGAGCTTATAAAAGAAGCACATGATAAGTGGATCTATCGTGGAACTAATCACGGAAAAGGTTATGATGATTTTGGCTCAGCTTATTGGTATTTTAAACTTAATAATGGAAAAATTTTAGTAACAAAATATATTCAAACTTATGAGTGGGGTAGCATTCGCTATATTTATGAAAAAGGTTATTACCTAAATGATGGTAAGTCGGAGTAAAATAATGTTTACAGACAAAGATGGAAATCACGAAATAATGCATTTTAGCCATTTTGATGAAGATTTGCAAACTTGCTTTAAGCCTAAAAAATCTCTAAATGAGGTTTTAAAACTAATGGCCCATTGGATGGCAGAATTTATCGCCAGTGAAAAAACTAATCTTAAGGAATGATAAAATGAATATTGGTGAAGTTGTATATCGATATGCAATAAAGTTTGATGATGGTAGATATTTCCATGGTGGCATAGATACCACAAAAGAAACTCAAATTACCGATACATTAAATAAGGAAATAGTTTTCTTTGATAGTTTGGAAGATCTAAAAGAAGATTATAAAATTGATCCTCGAATACCTAAAGATATTGGCTATAAGCCTGTAAAGGTGAAAATAACCACTTCATATGAAGAAATAGAAGATGAGTCCATTAAGGTAGATGGAACAGATGATATAATGTATATTGCGCCTGGAAAATATATAAGTCTTAAAAGGTAAAATATGACAAAAGAAGAAAACAAAAAGTTTTATGAATTATTTCCTGAAATTGATGTTTGCCCAAGTTGTGGTGAAAAAGGTCTTTGCCTTGACTTAAAGGAATTAAGTGAATTTGCAAACTATGTTCAAGATGGTCGCTTAAATTGGTGTTTACATGCAATATCTCCTACTTTTGAATATCAATGTGAGATATGCAGTAAAAGATGGGTAAGATCTAGATTTGGCCAAGGAGATGGGAGATGATTTTTAGAATAAATCCAACACCCATATTTCAAGGCTGGGAAAGACGACATGATTATTCGGACTCGCATAAGTATCATCATGATATGGACTCTACATATGGTATATGCAATGAAGTTGATATTCTTGAAATTTTTAGTGATGCATTAACCATGGAGTCTATTGAGCAAGCTGGTAAAGCAAATTACCTTGAATGGAATTGGTAAAAAAAGTATATTCTATATAAGAGGTATACTATGGCTAAGACCAATATAACAGAAAAAGAGTTTTTCGAAAAACTTGGTTATAAAAACTTCGAAGATTTATTAGAGCAAGCTCTTTTCTGTAAAGGTGCTCAGCATGCAAGAGATATAATGTATGAAGAACATCGTGATATGCTTGCTACTATAGTAGATATTCGTAGAAACTTTGGAAATAATCCAACAAAGTTTATAGAAGAAATCAATGAGTTTATCGACTTCTGGGAAGAATGCTGTGATTGTACAGATGGAAAAGTCTTGGATTATAAAGGAGAAAATGATGGCTGATTTCAACAGAGAAAATATCATGATGACAGTAAAATACTGGCCTGAAGATAAAGGAAGTCCTGAGATTATTCAAGATGTTACTTCTATTAAACGTGATCCTAAGACTGGTAATTTTATCATTGGTACAATCTTTGAAGATCTTACTATTCCTTGTAAGAAGTTTGAAACTGTTATTGAGGTAGGTGCATAATGGCCAAGAAGAAAACAGAAGTGCTAAACAAAACTTATTTATCTCCAGATGATGCAAGAGCTATTTGGGGTTATAGTCATCTTAAGGACAGTAGTAATCTTGTAGTTGATTTTAGTCTTTTCTATGCTGACCATTGTAAAGTTCATCCAATTGACCTCCTTTTTAATTATATCAAAAAAGCTGCAAAAGAAAATGACGAACCTCTTTGTTATTTTTATGAGAACTCCATATTTGAAAATCTTGACTATGAAGAAAAGAAAATTAAGAAGACTGGTGATTGGCCTGATAATTTTTGGCAGAAACTTTTCCACAAAACAACTCATCATGAATGGGAAGAAACTGATGAAGATCATTTAAAACATTATCACATTTTGGCAGATAATATCATGCATGAATTGTGGATATACCTTTGTAAAGCAGGTTGGAAAGTTGAATATTATAAAGACAACGATAATGACTATATAAAGTATTTTAAGATTTATTTTTAAGGAGCCATAAATGAAGAAGTTTTTAATCATATTGACATTATTGTTTTTAATCAGTCCAGTATTTGCAAAAACAACTCAGTGTATAAAAAAGTATCAAGTAAATGGTGGTGTTGGTATTGCATATGATGTGACTCCAGCTATTCAGTCAATGATTAATATGGGCTGGAAGGTTGTATCAATTACACCAGTTTCTGTAAAAGCAGGCTATAGCAATCCAACGGAGTATGTAATTGTAATCTTTGAAAAGGAAGAGTAAATTGAGCTTAAAAGAAGAATGGTCTTTTAGAGAAAATAGAATTGCTCGTGAAAATATTGGTGAACATGATGCTGACAATCGTTTTCTCTTAGAGGACATACATAGGCAACTTACTCATTGGAAAAATAATCACGAAGATTGCACTCCTATTGGTATTTGTTATGATGAGGAAGAAGAAAATTATGGTTGCTATCCTATGGTTTTTGAAGATAAAGATGGCAATCGCTTTTATACCCATTGTGATATAAAAACTGTTGAGGAATATATTGAATTGGAGGAAAAAAGTGAGTGAATTAAGTGATGATGAATTTAATGAAATTTGTGAAAGAGTCGAAATGGAAGAAAGACGTGCTTGTGCAGAATTTGAAAGAAAAGAAATCAATAAAAAGCGCAAAGAACTCGAAGAAAAACTTCTCACTGTAAGAGGCCATAAAGATGCTATCATGGAGCTCTTAAATGATATGGACCTTAATCATGATATGAATGCGTGCTGTGGTTTTGTTGGAAGAAAGCTTGACTCATATGGCTATGAGTTTACAAATAAAGAAGCTTATGAATATTCAGATAGCGTAAATGCAAGAACATATCGAGATGCAAAAGGTATGTGGCGCCCAAAAGAACAACTTGAAGATGACAATCTTGCTTTTAGAGCTCGTCGCATTGCTGGAGTTTTTGCAACATTAGCTGATACTCTTGCACTTTTGGATGGTTATGAAGAATATATGAACAACTAGGAGATAAATAATGATTAATGTAATTTATAAAACAAGTGATGGTAAAGAGTATCAGAAAAAAGAAGATGCAATTTATCATGAAACTTATTACCAGAGGTCTGCTTATGAAGGTGCCTTGGCAGACTATCATTATTTTAGGTTTAATGATCACCGAAAAAACGTTGAATATTATCTGATGTATAAGCATATTTCTCTTGAAGATTTTATGAAGCGTAGTCCTTATGTTTTGACTTCTAAAACTCAGGCACGTAAAAAGCTTTGGGCATTGAGAATCGAATACAAGTGTAAAGTTGAAGAAGGCATTCGAAAGATTGCTCAGAAAAAAGCAGCTTTACAGAATTGTATTGCAAAAATTAAGCAAGAAGAAAAGCAGATGAAGGAGATGTAAATTGAACATAATAAATCTTAAGTTTGAAACATCTGAGAGAGTAGACCCAATTATTAATGCATGTAACGAACTTGCCGCTCTTATGAAAAAATATAACCTTACTTTTACTGGTGGTGCAAAGCTTAACCAAGTTGAAGGGCTTACTCGTTCAACTTATAAGATTGATGAGTATGGACACTTTATATCAAAGGTGGAATAAATGAGTAATATCACTGATATTAAAATAGATATTGATTGCCCAGGTGTTGCTGCTTTTATTGAAAAACTTTTAACAGAATGTGGTGACAATAAAAGTCTTAGCACACATGATTTTGAAAAAAATCTCCCAGAAAATAAAGATGAAAGAGAAAATGTCTGGGGTTGGTTTAATGACATAATCTTTGAAGGTGAAGTTACTGATACTGACCTTGATCATAGTTGCGAAACATATGAATACTCTGAGGAAGTAGGTGAATGCAAAATAGATGGAAAACCTTTTAAGATTACTGTAGATGGTAGTTGGGATTATTCACCTCATTGTAGCTTTAGAGAAACCATTGACTGGACAGGCTGGTTTTTGCAGATCACTTGTACTAAAATCCATAATGAAGAAAATCCTCTCGCAGGTAAAGCTTCTTTTACAAGAAAGCCAAAAATTATTGAAGGATTTATTCTCGATAAAAATAATGTTTATAAACTTTGTGGCTTTTTAACAAAGCAGCTTAAAGGATGTAATTTTTATCCTTATGGAAACAACTATGATGGTTATAAAACAAAAAGTCATACAAGGGTAGAACTAGGTTGTAATGTACCTAGAGATATTGAAGTATATGACAACCTTTACTTTTGGCTGAATATTAAAGTTGGCGAAATTGTTTGGGTTGAGTTTATGGATAATAGATACTCAATTAAACAGATGGATTTTAAAGAGTTTCAAAAAGACTATGACCTCATAGAAGGAACAAGATGATTTTCAATTCATTTGCTATTCTAAACATAAGTGCTACACTCAGTAGTCTTCCAGAATATTGGAATTTTGATGAGAATGCTTGGACTTCAAGATTTAATGAAGCCTGTCTTGCTCCAAAGTGGAAGGCCGAAGACCTTGTGAAACATGACCTTAAAGGCTCAGGTCAACTTCAGGAAATCAATGTTTCAGCAGTTGAAGCTAGTTGTGGGTATTGTGAACATTTTAATGATATTGCACATAATTGTGAATATTACCACACAGTTGGCACACAACAAAAGAAAATTGAAGCCTTAATAGCAGAAATTACTGAACTCAAGCATACATTTGGTCCAGGCTATATGCAAGATGAAATAGAGTTTAGTGATAAAACAACCTATTTAGAAGAGCAGCTTGCTAGAGCCTATGAACTTATTAAACGAGGCACAAAACAATCAGTTGAAGGTCTTTTAGAAGGCATTAAGTATGATAATGATGTTAGAGCTTTTTTGAAGGACTATGAATTAAGAGAAGGCATAAAAAATAATAAGGAGAATATATGAAGAAAGCACACGTTACAGCAGAATTGTCAGGTTGGACTTCTGTAGCTTGGGATAGCTGGGAAGATGATGAAGACCCAGATTTTGGAGATACAACAGGTCCTGATGGATTTTGTGTAAGTGCAACAAAAACATTTGATTTGGATGTACCAGATGACACCACAATTGAATCATTGAAAAATGACCCAGAATTCTTCGAAAGAGTAAATGATGAAGCTTGTAGCATGTTTGACTCAGGTTCCTTAAATGTTCTCGACTCTGAATATGGAGTTGATAAGGATGATTGGGAAATCGAATATATTGAATAATATGAAAAAGATTTTTATTGTAAAACATATCGACTTTGAAGATCCAGCTTGGTCTGGTGTAGAATTCATAGGCACTACAAAAGATGAATGTTATGACTGGATTGATGATAACTTTGATAGCTATCTTGAGTATGAATGGGACGAAGACGAAGATGGTGTATTCTCTTCTAGAGGAGATGATGACTGGCTTAAATCTGAACTCCATCTTGAAATCGAAGAACTTGGAGAAGGTGTTATTTCAGATTCATTGAAAGAATTGCTTAAATAAAGTATATTCTATAAATGGAGATCTATTTATACCCTATACCAGGCAGTATTAGACGTTATACACGATATGCTCGCCTGGGTTTAGAAGAACTTCCAGATTATTCTCATAAAGCGCATCGTCGTATTAATATTGCAGGACATATTTTGAACTGTAAGAGTACACGAATGCGACTTTTATTTTTAAATCGGGAATTGACTTGTAAATGCTGTGGTATAAAAGCTTCATTTGCTGCTATTGAGACTTGTCCATCTTCTAAAGGATTTAAGAGCCTAAACTTTTATGGCTATGACCCGGACGGTAAAGAAGTTTTATTGACTTGGGACCATATTGTTCCAAGATCATTAGGTGGTAAAAACTCAATTGAAAACTCTCAGACTTTATGTGCTCAGTGTAATGGAATAAAAGGTAATGAGTTACATTTCCGTGAAATTAGAGCGATTAGAAAAATGAGAGGTCTTCCAGTAAAATATGAATATCATGATGATGGCGAAATTATTTACTGGTGGGATGGAAAAACTTATAGTTCTAATAGAGGATAATAATATATGAAATCAGAAATATGGTATGAAGCTGAAAATGAAAGCACAGGTGAAGTTACAAGATATGCAACATTTGATGATTTAAGAACTCAATTTACAAAAATAGATTATGGCTCTTATGGCAGTGGATTAGAAAATCTGGACCATTATAGAATTACCACTTACCGATCTACTAAAAAATTATTTAAAACAGAAACATCTGTTATTGACGATAGATACACACAAAAGGGTTTTTGCTTTTATGTTAAAATAAGTGAAGCTAAAGCTCGTACTATTAATTGGGTTAAAGTTTCTCCTTTGGAAGAAAAACTGCTTAATGGCATTAGTCAAAAAAATTCAGATATTTTTAAAAATTGGATTTATATTTCACATAATTGGGGTGGACCAAAAACTCTATATGTTTCTCCTGATGACGCAAAATTACTTCAATTTGCACTTGCAGGTCAGCTTAAGTCTCATGTAATTAAAGGTTCAGATTGGCCTTACTGGTTTAAGTTGAACAATATCTTCCTTAAGTCAAAAACATCTTCTTGGTTTAAGTATCTTCATGATAATTTTGATATTATGGCACCAAATTGGTTGGAAGAATATACAGGTCCTGATAAAGAAAGAGAGTATGAAGAAAAAATGGAAAAATGCTTAAGATAAATAATGAGGATTGATATGTGGCAAAATTTTATCGACTATTGTAATGATGGACATCAGATTGTATTCTTTACAGCGATGGTTATTTTTTGGGCTATCTGTTATTTTATTACTACAGTTCAACTGTGGCTTTCTGATAAAATGACAAAAACTTTGAATATCACTTATAAGCAAGCTTTAAGATCAACATTTATATATAATGGTGATTTTGATATATTCAATGTTTTTCCTTATATAATATTCAGTCCTGCTTATTGCGCTGTATCGACACTTATTTTTGTATGTTCAATTATTTATTGGATTATACATAAAATTATGGAGTCAAAGCATGCAAATAGTTGATAAAAATAATGGCAAACCTTTATTTGAGCCATGGCTTCCTACCTATCCTCAAACTAAAGAAATGATTGAAGGATATTATAAAGCAAAAGATTATATTTTTCGAAATGGCATTCCACAGAAAAAATATGATGAATTTTTAGAATGGAAAGAAAAGGCAGCTTCTAAAGGTGTTCCCGAATACATGCTTACATATGATGAATATGATGCTGCTTGTGCTCGCAAAGAAATTCCAGTAATTGATTTCAGATATATATCGTGGTGAAATATAGGAAGTTGGAGGTTAAAATGACGGATGAAGATAAAGCTTTGTTTCATGAAGCTATTGCGCTTTTAAAAGAAATTGCTGAATCAAGAGGACAATTTTATTCAGAAGAAGAGCATGCTGATTATTTTAAGCGTGTAGAAGATGTCATAAAAGGTGCAGAAGAAATGGAACCTAAAAAGTAGAAAATAAAATGGCAAATTATCTTCAATTAATGGACAATTCCAAGTTTGGACCAGAAGAAGAAGCTTTAGCCAGATATTTTGGTAAGGGTAATTATAAAACTTTTTATCGAAAGCAGATTGTCCAGAATAAATTAAAAATTACAAAAGATGATTTTATCTCAGGTGATATAAAAACCATGTATGCTGCAATGAGACAGCTTGGAATAGAATATTCTTATACAGATTACCCTGAAAGTCTTAGAAAATATTTACTTAGAAATGTTTGGCCTTCTACTATGAAAGCACTTCGTGACGAAATTTATGTTTCTGGATTTTTAGATAAACCTGTTTTTGTTAAGCCTCGTGATAATTTGAAGCGATTTACTGGATTTATATGTGAATCAGTCGATGACATAGCTCAAAATGCTAGAGGCGCTGGTAATAACGTAAAAATTTGGTATTCAGATGTGATTCATTTTACTTCAGAATATAGATGTCCCATTGTAAATGGAAAATTAAGAGGTTGCTACCATTATAGTAATCACAACCCTTATGATTATATAAAATATAGAGAGGCTTTATTTGAAACTGTCCAAAAAATGGCTGATGAAAATAAAGAGGGTAATTCTGCTTATTGTCTAGATGTTGGCATTACAAATAAGGGTGAAATTGCTCTTATTGAAATGACTGATGGATTTAGCTTTGGCAAATATGGCATGAGTGACAAATTATTAGCCGAGATTCTTATTACTCGATGGAATGAATTAAAGAATGGATGATGAATTACTGCTCTTAGAGCTTGAACACTTGCGCCAAATGTTGGAAATTGCAAGCTTAGATATAAGTAAGCTTATTAAATGCAAACCTGGTGACTATTTGCATGATTTAAGTACCAGAGACTATTATGAGGAGATAAAGCACAATGAGTAAAACTAGAAATATTGAAATTTGGTTGAGTACAGAATGGGGAATACTCGGCTATCTTAAAAGAGGAAAATAATGACAGAACTTACTCGATTACCTAAAATAGAACTTGAAAAAGTTCCCGAGACTTATAATCAATGTTCTAATTGTTATATTTATATTTATAATGGTTATGCTCAATGCCCTGGCTTAGAACCCGATTGTGTTTTGCATGACTGTCAATATTATGAGCCAATGTTTAGCATAAAAGAAAATGACTAAAGGAGAAAATATATGTCAGTAGAAAGTTTGTTAGCAGGTTTAGCTGTAAAAGCAGTTGATGCTGCAGCTGAAGATAAAACTTGTAAAAAATGTGAGCATTTAACTTCTAAACAGCTCAATATCATACTCACTATCGGTGGTGGCTTTAGCAGTTGTCCTTGTGATACTTGCAAAGATGGTAGTAATTTTGAAAGGAAAAGTCGTGAATCTAAAAGATAGATACATCATTAAATGCTTTGGGCCCGATGAGACAAGATATTATCTTCAAGATGCTGGAGCATATATTCTTTCTACAGATCCTAATAAAGCAATAGTTTATAAAAATAAGGATCATGCTCAATCAGTATGTGATACATATAATACATATGTCCTGCATGTAAAGTACCATACCTTAAATGGTGAAATTTTACCCAAAAATTGGTCATTAGATGTAATAAAATCATATATTGAAGAGGGTTAAAATGGGAAAAATACCACATGTAAAAGACTTAACAGGAATAGATCTTTCTACTTTAGATAAAGAAGAATTACTTCAGGCTGCTCTATCTTATAAAAGAGCATATTATATTGCTAAGAAAAATAATGTTGCTTGGAAAAATAGGCAGTTTGCAGCTCGAAGATGGTATGAGAATAATTTTATTACAAATCGTCTTTTTAAGAAGTTTGTTCTTAAATTTGTAAGCCATTGTCCTTTATATGATGATTTGCATAATTATATGCCTGAAAAATTTGAAGATGGAAAATATTATCGACCTGAAGAATATGACTGGAGGTATCAGAAATGAATCCTAAAAAAGTTTCACTTTGCTTAGGTTGTGAAAATGCTTTAGATGCTACTAGGATGTTTTGTCATACTTGCGATGGTGGAGTAAATTTTACTCTATGTAAAGGTCATCCAAATAGTGATTGTTTTAGGGTTTTTATGGAAACAGTTACCGAAGATATAGTACGTCCTGCTTTATATCAAATAAAACCTATGAAATGGACTAAGATGTAAAGTATATTCTATATATGACTTTTAGAGAAATTTTACCACTTGTAAAATATAATGAGTATATTTCTAGTTTAGGCAACCTTGGTGATGATTTCATTGAGGTTACTTTTTTCTATACATATTATAGTAAAAAAACTTCGTCATTCCATACAGTAGAAATTAATCCAGGTGAATATGGCACTTTAGGAATTTGGTTTGAAGATTTTGATAATGATATAGACAGAGATGACTATGATGAAGGTGCTGAAACAACTGAGATGTGGAATGAGCCAACTGAAGATGATACAATGGCAAATTGGATGGCTCATTTAGTTTGGCTTGGTCCTTCATATGATTGGCCGGATTGGCCTGAACTACATACTGATGATGTAGAGGTAGTAAAAAGTGCATGTAGTAGATTATATGCGAGAATAGAGGAATATAAAAAAGAACATGAACAATGATAAACGACTAATGTTAGAAGGCCTGTTTGTTACAGGAAATAAATATCTCTATCCAAAAGAAGTTCAAGAAATGATGAAGCATTATATGTATGTCATAAATCATGATGTATTTAAGCAACACAAATTCGGAAAAAAGCATCATAATTTCTTTTATAGAGCTCAGTCAATATCAGACCATTATTTATATCAGCTTAGTAATACTGCATCTAAATTATTTGATATGAAGAAAAAAGCGGCAAAAATTTTTAAAGACTATATGGCCTTCAAAAAAGAAGTTGTAGAATGCGGTTCTTATTCAGACCCAGTTATTAGAGATATTCTCAATAAAAAGAAAGATGCTTGGCGAGAAATTTCTATGGATATTATGAAAGCCAAAGATGCTCGTTATGCTTGTGAACTAGAGTATAATGCTTTAATGGAATATATTAATGCTACTAGAGAATATATTACATTTTTAGAACAAAATCAAAAAGAAAAGGTATAATCTAAATATGGGATTTTTTGATGATAGACATAAAAAGTCTAATAGACGAAAAGTAGAAATATTTAAATATATGATTCAATTTCTGGAGATTTATGGTAATGAAAACTTTGGAGAGTCTGCAGAAATTGATTGGCCTCGAGTATGGGAATATTGTTCAAAATGTGACATGCTTGATTTTAACTATGAGGTTGAAGATTTAGTTTATAATACAAAAGATGAAGAATTTCGCGATAAAGTATTTGCTTTCGTAGAAAAACAAGCTATTGAAGGTTATCCACTCTGGCGTTTATTTAAGATGTCAAAATGGCTTTATGACAAATGTGAGGCCGACCTTATGGCAGCTGAGCATGCAAAAGATGTTGAATATTTTAATAATACAAAATGCTATCGCTGTAAAAACTTTAAGAACAGTTTGCATATTGTATACTCAACGCCATTAGAACCTATTTTGATGGGTAACTTTGAGTCTGTTGAAGATTTTAGACGACAATATCCAGATGCACCAGTAAAATCTTATTCACATAATATGGTTTGTTTGGAGCGTGAAAAACAGCTTGATGAAGCTTATAAGAAAGCTTGTGAAAAAGACTCATTCCTTCGTCATCTTTTTGAAGAACGAGAATTTAAGCAAAATTATAAGTTTAAGTATAAAAAGTTTAATTACAGAGATGAGAGTCAGGATGACAGCTCAAGGGATTGGGTTTTATATCCTCTAGCTCTCAAAAGATGTAATTACTTTGTTGAATCTGATATGACTCCAGAAAAATTTGAAAAATTATGGAATGAAATTCCAAGGAGAGAAAAATGAAAAACTTTGATCATTTTATTATAGATTATCACTGTATTCCAGGAGTTGCAAATGTTGGAATGACTCTTGATTGTAGTAATTCTAAATGCTATGGCGTTTTTGAAATACCTGAAGAAGTTGAAAATCTTATTACTGGTAAGCCACTTCCATATCGCCTTAAAGTAAGTCATAATATACCATCACTCTGGGCAATGAACCCAGATTTTCATCCTAATCCTGAAGACTTTGAAAACCTTAAAAAAGAGTTTATCAAAGCTTGTGAAAATAAAGAAGTTGAATGGAGTGATCCAAATATTCAATGCCATCATTGTGGTAAATATTTTGACCCATCATATGACTTTATTGAAGATGAAGATTTATTAGCTTTTTGTATGGATGGCCATGATGAATATAAATATCCAAATTATTGTCCATCATGTATTCAAGAATTGTATGATTTCTGTAATGATGCAGAAGCTGCTTTTGCAGAAAGAGACGTAATCAAGGAGGAAAAATAATGGCATTTTTATGGCTTTTTATTGGTTGTTCTTTTGCAGTAATTTTTATTTATCTGACTGCAAAAGTTGTGTTAGCTAGCTGGTATTCTAAGGAATTTGCATTATCAGCTATTGCATTAGTTGTTATATCAGATTGTATAAGCTTATTTGCTACAATTTTCTTTTTCTATCAGTTCTATGGCGCGACAAAACTTTCACTTTAGCAAAGTATTTTATAAATGGTGGGACTCACAGCTAAAAGAGGCAAATCTTACTAGAAAAGACTTTTTCTCTGGAAAGTATTCATTTAATATACAGGGAGTATATGACGCTTTTAAAGCTGGTCAAGAAGCCAGCATAGAAACAAATAAATTTGAAAAAGAGTTTAGAACTCTTCAAAAGAAAATGAAAGCCGCTTATGATAAAGGTGATATTAAAACATTAGATGAATTAACTGAGGAGGTTATTTTCCTATGAGATGTGTAGATTGTGTAAATAGATATACTTATAATGATTCTGCTTTTGGTGAAGTTCAGCCTTGTGATGGTTGTAAAGATTTTAATTTTTTTAAGCCTTGCCAAAAAAGAAATTTTTATATGGGAACTGTAAGTAAAAACCCATGGAATTTCATGAAATGTGAGGTAAAAGTTTTAACTAAGAATAAGTTTAGATTTGAACTAGATTTAATTGGATATCATGAACGAGATATGAGCTTAAAAGGCGCATGCGAAAATGGACGGCTCTATTTTGACCATTTAGCTGGTCACACTGGTTTCTTAAGTAATGAGAGTACTAAAAAGTTTGTTAAACTTGATCCCGATGATATTTATATAAATTACAATATTGGTAAATTCATGGAAGTTGTCTCAAATGAAATTGCAAAAGATGAAAATCCATCATCTCATGAAATCTGTGAGACAACAATGGACTGTGGCTCTTGTGATTGGGACAAAAATCTAAAACTTCACATCAATGAGGTAGTATATGAGCATTAATTACCAAGAATTGTATAATACAGAAAAGCATAGAAGTGCAGGTCTTAGAGGTGAAAACACTAGATTAAGAAAAACAAATGCAGCTTTACAAGAAGACTTAAATCAGCTCAATAGACTTTTAGCTTCTTCAATTCCAGTTATTTGGCATGACTTAACAAAAAATCCTGGTGACCTTCCTGATTTTAAAGGAGTTTTAGATGAAAGAGGCCATAGAGTTTTTTACTCTTCATTGGATAACACTTGGTATGACTTAGATGAAGGTAGTATAAAGATTAGTCAACCATCTCATTGGTGTGATATTCCTTATTTGAAAAAATAATTATTATATAAGTATATTCTATAAATAGAGGTTTAACATGCTTCAGATGAAAATTAAAATGCAAGATTTTCCAGTTGGTAAGTGTAGACTTGCTTATACATTTGCAAAATATTGTCATTCAGAAATGGATCAAAAAAGAAAAGGTTCTGGTGAGCCTTATTTTGTTCATCCAAAAGGTGTTGCAAAAATTGTAATGGATAATGGTGGAAATGAAGACCAAATTTGTGCAGCTTTTTGTCATGACCTCTTAGAAGATGTTCCTTTTGTGTCCTATGAAGAACTTAAAAAAGGATTTAATCAGCATGTAGCAGATTTAGTACTTGAACTAACCAATGTTCGCGTAGAAATTGAAAAAGTAGGTAAAGAAGCTTATATGACAGATAAGCTTATGCATTTATCAAATGAAGCATTATTAATTAAACTCGCCGATATGCTTTATAATATCTCGGATCAAGCAACTGAAGCTCAGGAAATAAGAATGCTTCATAATATTTCGGCATTAATTGCTAATCGAAAAGATTTGACAGATAATACTAAGCAGCTTGCTATGATGGTATTTGGGAGTTAATTATGATTTCAATCAGTAGAGAAACTTTTGATTTAGACCTTTACCAAGGTCCATTTTTTAAAATGGTTTTTACTATTGAGGGCTGTTGTGAAGATGGCTTTCATATTACAACTTTGAGTAAAGAAGAAGTAGAAAAAAGATTTTATTCTATTTTAGATAAGGCTTCATCAAAAGTCTTTTTGCAAGAATATCATGGCGACACTTATATCACAATTCATTTCTTTGTTGAAAATTATATTTCAGATGAAGTTGAATATAGAGTTTATTTGTTAGTTGACCATAGATATCCAAAGTTTTTAAGAAAGGTCGCTGATGAAATTTGCTCATCTAACGATGAAAAACTTCTTAAATTTACTGGGCCTTATGAAGAATGGACATATTCTTGTAAGGAAGACATAAGAGTTCTTCTTAAAGAAGATAAAACTCAGGAAATTAAAAAATTAAATATTGAAGTTGATTATTGGAAAGAAGCCTATGAAACATTAAAGAAAAAATGTTTAGGTTTTTCTTCTATTATAGAAGATGTTGAAAATCAGGCACGTTGGCATAAAGAAAATGCTGAAAACCAACTAAAGAATGAAATAAAAGAGGACACTGAAAATGGACACTAAAGTTTATTTCAAAGATGGAGATAAATATTATCCTGCTGACCAGATGACTAGAGAGTTGGCAAATGGAATGACTATCAAAAATCTTCAATATATTTGTCAAACCTTAAATAACACACTTATGTGGTTTAAGAGAAAACAGCTTCCTTTGCTTCATAAGCAGTATATGGACTTAAAAAATAAGTCGGTTAAAGATTTTCAAAAGGAACTTAATACTGTAGACCCACAGATTTGTAATAATCAGCATTTTAATTATAAAGAAGCTCAGCTTCAGTTAAACGTAAAAATTGGATTAGCATATCATGATTATATGAATGCTATTAGAACATACCATAAAAGTAGACGTGACCTTCATCATAGAAATGAAGCATTAAAATATTGGAGTAAATATAATGAAAACAATTCGTAAAAATGTATTTGAAACAAACAGCTCAAGTTGCCATTCAATCACTTTTTCAGAAAAAGGAAGTGGTTGTCGCCCTGCTAAAGCATCTATCGATTTAAGAAGTAATGACTTTGGATGGGAAGAGGAAGAATATACAGATAGTCAGTCAAAGTTTGAATATTGGCTAGCTTGTTTTGAGGATTGTTCTGCACTTAGAATTCGTGAAAAGTTTGCAGAAGTTTTGCATAAGGATGCATGGAGCGCATATCCTTCTAAGGAAAGACCACTTCCTGAAAATGTTTGGGAAGAAGCATTTGAAGAAGTTTATGCACATTTTGTGGATGTTCTCTCTTATTTAAGAGATAATGGTGTTGAGTTTCTCATTAAATATAATGATTATACTCATGAGCTTGAAGAATACCTCACAGATTTCAACAGAAATAATGCATATGACCCAGAATTTGGACACTTTAATTTCCTTGTAGATATGGGTTATGGTATCGACCACCAGTCTGCACCTCATGAAGATAGAGATGCCTATAGTTTAGGATGGTCTTCTCCTGAAGAAGTATATGACTGGGTTTTTGGAGATGGCTCAGTAAAAACTGATAATGATAATCACTAATAGAACTTTTAGAATTATTAAAGTCTCAATAGTCGCCATTATGCTTTTAGTGGCGACTATTGCTATAGGAGTTTCATTATGAAATTATTTGATGAAAAGTTTGTTCATGTTTTATGGAATAATGATTTAGCTGGATCCAAAGGATTTGTGGCAAATAACATTCAAGAACTTATAGAAAAAGTTGAAGAAAAAAGACCTGACAAACAATTTGAAATTAGAAAAAGTGAAAATCCTAATGCTCAATTTTTTATGAGTGGAATAGGCTGTAGTTATCCTTTTGCTTATGTTGACCCATATTATGAGATTAAAGTTGCTTATTTAGATGGCAAGAAAATTGAATGGTATAATGTGTTTAAGGATTGCTGGTGTCTCATAGATAATGATACAAATTTTATTCTAGCTATTAATGAACAAAATAAGCTTAGAATAGCTAAAGATGATATAAAATATTGGGTAATTGCTACATACTCTCAATTTGCAGATATTAAAAACTATAACACATTTGGTCCATGCTATCATGTTGAGGAACAACAAGACAGTTATTCTCGTTCAAATCCGCCATTAGCAAAAGATTTTGAGTCTTATGAAGAAGCTCAGGAATGGTTGAAAAAATATTTACAAGATCAAAGAATCTATAAGCGTGTTGCCAACCTTATAAAAACACTTATAAAACAAATGGAATGTTTTTGTTCTCATTTAGAAAATAATGAACAAATCCCTAGAGATGAATTTGAAGCTTGCTTTGAGTCATTTTCTTTATCTTTAAATGGTGATGTTAATAATCAGTTAATATTTAAAAATAAGGAGGACGAAGAAGAATGACAAGTCAAGAATGGGCCGCTAAAACTGGCCGTGAAGAGTACAACGAAGTTTGGAAAGAATGCACAATTCTTTTTAAGGACAAAATTGAAAAGTGTCTTGATGGAACAGAAGATGACAAGTTTAAGTTGGAATATGTTGCTGAAGTAATCGAAGATGAAACAGGAGCATCACTACCAAATGAATATGAAGATCGCCGTTATATTGCACTTCTTACAGCTGGTAAGAATGGTGATGGAGATTGGATTGACTACCTCATTGATGCTCACAATATTTTTGCAGATCTCACCGACCCAGATGTTGGTGGCTTTGAAAAAGCATATCTTGTAAAGTGGGAAAATGATTGTGCTGATGATGTTTCCTATTTATATATAGGCCTTAAATAATCTTGAACTTTTCTTGAACAAATGGTATTATCCATATAAGAGGTAATAGATATGTTTGATACAATGCTAATGTGGAATAAAGCTTTGGAAGTTTCAAAAAATGCTTATTGTCCTTACTCAAAGTTTCCGGTTGGAGCTTGCGTTGAAGGTGATGATGGAAAGCTTTATGTTGGTTGTAACGTTGAAAATGCCTCATATGGATTAACCATTTGTGCAGAAAGAAATGCTATTTTCTGTGCAGTTGCTGCTGGTTGTAAAAAGATCAAAAAGGTTGTTTTGGTTGCCACTGCTGGTCACAATATTGGACCTTGTGGTGCATGTCGTACCGTAATTGATGAGTTTGCCGATGGAGATATTCCAGTTATTTTTGGAGAAGATCCAAATAATTTGATTGAAACAACATCAAAAACTCTTTACTCACCTGATTTTTAATGAAATTATCTGAATTAAAAAAGTTGACAAATAATGAACTCGCTATTCGTTTCCCATTCATAATCGTACGTAATTGGAATGGAGAATTAGCCAAAGATGAAGATGGAAATTATTACCTTGAAATTGATGGCATGAATGGATGGCGAGATCTTTTATTATGTTGGGCTGAAAAAGTAAAACCTATTTTTGATACTCTAGATAAAGAAGTTCAAAAAAACTTTTATATTATGGAATGTAAAGAAAAATGGGGTTGCCTTAGAATAGATACCACCTGTATTCCAACACCTAAAATTGATGAGTATACCTCAATGGCCGAGCATCTTTCTGAGTGGACTTGCTTAGAATGTGGTAAAATTACAAAAAGTTCAAATAATAAGCATATTATAATTTATCGTCATAAACAAAGAGTTGAAATTCCATTTTGTAAGAATTGTGCTAAAAAAGATGAATGGCATTCAAAAATTCTTTATAAAAGAGAAGTAGGTGATTGGTATGCTTGTTTCAAAAGATGGAAGCCTGATGGAACCACAGAATATGTTAAATATGACTGTCGAGAATTATTAGAAGGTGTATATGATTAGTAGTATTGCTTTTGTATTATATCTTGGAAAACTTTCATCTTGGATTTATAATCTGATAATGTCTAAATCTAAAGATAAACAAGTTGATAATTCTTATGAAAGAAGAAATGTTTGTCGAAAAACTGCAAATGCAAATTTTATTGAAATGACAACTTATGGTTTAATTGCTATCATTGCATTCATTTTAGGAAAATAAAATATGGAAAAATTAGACTTCAAAAAATTAAATGTTCCTACTGATGGACAGTCTGTAACTGAAGTTGAAATAGCAAAATCAGGTGTTATTTCTGAAGATACAGCAGACCAACTTGCGATGGAAGAACCTAAGGAAGATGAAACTAGTTTAAGCTATGTATTAAAACATGGCACTAAAATGGAATGGATGAATATAGATTGAAGGTGGTGAAAAATGGGTTATTTATTTTTATTTTTAATTTGTGTTGCATTTATTGCATATTTTATTTATGATTATGACCAAAATATCAAGTATTTTGGCTTTCTATTAGAAAGAAATAAAATTGGTGATTTTCTTAAAAAGCATGATTTTATTTATTTTATGACTTGTTTTTTTGGTACTGCAATTCCTGTTGTCGGAGCTATTTATTTCTTTATAAAACTATTTATATTTTTAATAAATAAAATACCTGGATAATAATTGAATTTTTTGAAAAAAATAAGTATAATCTTATTATGGTTTTTAGCAAATAACAAGCTATATGCTTGATTAAAAAATATTTATAGGAGATTCTT